CTTAAAGTGTTTAAATATGGTCTAAAATTAAAAATTAGCAAAAAATAGCCAATAGAAGAGGTTTGCAAAGTGTTTCACACCCTCCTCCCCCACCCTATAAGCAATACTACACTTATAAGATGAGATCGTCGGGGCGCTCGTGAGGCGACAGCGGGCTTTATTATTTTTTTATTTATTATATTATATATATATTATATATAGCAAACCCAATATAAAAGTATGCGTTGCAATTAAAGGCGGTGCCTCTAAAACTCTATTATTTAAAAGGCGTATATCTGTGTTATAGTATTATATAGACAGCCTTATTATTGTAATATTATATATATTTAAATAATAATTATCAGTCTATATACGAGGCGCCAAGTCCTCTCTTAACACATAAGAATTGGCTCAATCAGGTGACGGTTATTTGGAAAATAGCCTATACTTAATAATTATACGATAAATGTATAATCGCTTTAGGTTATCCTTATATATACTAGTATATACCAAATTAATAACCAGACATTAAAAAGTCCTTATAAAATCTACATTTTTGAAATCATAATTTTTTGATAAAAAAACACTAAAAAATACCCGGCATTTCTATTATACAAAAATAATGTATAAATAATTATTTTTAATTTCTTACCGCGGTAAATATATATTAAATGTAATATACCGGTGTAACAAGTTACACCGCTCCGCAATTTTTAATATAATAAATATATAATACGGCCCTCTGAAATAAATTCAGCAGGGCCTTTTCTATTCTATATATATAATATAATAAACACAATTAAAATAAAAAAAATTATTTTATTTTTTTACCGCACCGAGCTAACTTAACATGTAATATACCGGTGAACGACAGTTCACCGCTTGAAACTCACTTAAATCCAATCCCGGCATATAAAATATGTACGGGATATTTTTTTATAATTAATTAAAATTAATTAACCCGCCGTGCACTTGTGCACGGTAATATACTAGTGAACGAAGTTCACTACTCCCACAACCTAAGCATCCTGACCTAACGGCCAGGATTTTTTCATTATTAAGCATAAACAAAGTTGGCCCATTTTATAAATGCTCCAAACTCCTTCGCATTCGCTCGTCTGCTGTGAAGATAAACAACTCGCAGAGGATCGTACACGAACAACCGTTTAACGTATTCGGGCCTTAGCCCTCGGTACTACTTAATTATAATATATATAATTATTATTCTAATATTATTTAAATAAAAGATTTAAATAAGCGTCGCTATTATATAATTTAATTATTTAAATATATATAATTTATTTTAATGATATTAAAAAACCACTCGCCTAAAATATTCGGTGTCCATTCTCTCTATCCAGGACAACCTAGTAAAAGAGGAAACAGTATAACGCCGGAACCAGAGCAATAAATTCCAGCTAACTGGTTAGAGCTTTCAAACTCTAACAACTTGGAATGATTATTATAATATAATTAATGTATCCTAATAATAATTATAAATTAATTAATTATAATAAGCAGAGCCTTCGTCACGAACTATAACACAGAAAATTGTATGTACGCTACGCTAATACAACCAGCCAACTTCGCTGCGCTATCTTTCTCTGGACTGGATCAAGACATTCTTTTTTTATTAATATAATTTAAAAAGAATCAAAAGGGATTCGCCACCTGAAATAACCTTCGCTCCGATGGAGTTTCAGAACATTTATTCCTAGCGGAAATAACCGGCGGCTCAAAATAATTAAATTATTTAAATTCAATTCTAATCACTACTATTCACCTAATTGAATAACTAATAGTAGTGTCCTTAATGATATAACTAACTAATATAATCTTATTATATGTACATATATAATAATCTTAACTAACATTACTTTTAGATAAAGTAATACAAGATAGATATCGGGGGCGAAAAATATTCGAAATTTCCCAAGCCTCAATTTCAAATTTTTCAGCCCAGAATTTCGCTTTTATATAGTATTCGCCATAGTATACCGCTCACTACGTTCCTCGCTGACGCTCGTCTCTTACTGACAGCTTCACTGTGTTTGCTGTATAAGAACGTTTGCTATACGGCCTCACTTCGTTCGGCTTCCTTATACTATACATATAGATAGCTTAAGGCAGTCGCTTTAATCAGTCGCTCCCGCTCCCTCTTCGCTTCTTTATCTAACCTATCTATATCCTTCGGATCGACGCTAAAGCTTTAAGCTAAAAGCTTAATACTTATAACTTACTTCTCTTAAGAAGAGAAGATAACAAGAGAACTTAATATACTATATACTAAATATATACGCTCGCTAACGCTCGCTTATTATTAATATATAATATATATAATAATATACATACTTACTTTCTTAGAAAGAAAGATAACAAAGAATACTATACGCTCGCTTCGCTCGCTCCAAACAAATATAATAAATAAACACTTACTCTCTTAAGAAGAGAGTAAACAGAGAATTACTATATAATAATAAACACATACTTACTTTCTTAAGAAGAAAGATAACAAAGAATAGTAATACGGCTCGCTTACGCTCGCCTTGTTAAATAAATAAAATAAATTACCTACTCTCTTGAAAGAGAGATAGCAGAGAACTATTAACACCGGCCTCGCTTGCGCTCGGCCTGATCTACAACAAAAGCTTAATTCGCTCGCTCAAACAGAGCGCTCGTGTGGCTTTACCAAGGCGTAATAAACGCTCGCTATAAGTAATCATAGCCACCCAATTAAATATATGGCATATGCCACATATTAAATCAAAAAAAATAATTTTAGTATACATATATCTACTGGATTAAAAGCATACTCCAATACATATATGTATATTAAATAAATTCGGAATTCTATATACAGGACACCGCATCAAAAAAATATAGCTTTAGTCGGGAGCCATTAATACTCCAGACCAAAACTATTATATTTTATTTAAATAAAAAAATAAGAGTTTAGATAACAGATGCGACCCACTCCCGTGTGCTTCCATTATCTAAACTCTTTTAATTAACCTTGAGTTTCAGTTTGTTGTTCACCAGTAACCATAACGATATCATCGCTATTGTTACCAGTAGAACCAAAGCTCTTTTTGATAGAACGAATTTCATCAGACTTAGTCAATTCGCCCCAACTAGCTTTTGCTTCATCGACAATGACGGATGTTCCGCCAATGCCTAATTCAGCAACCTTTTTAAGGCCACCAAACAAGCCCTTACTAACAATCTTGATACCGCCGATACCAGCGTCTTTTGCGACGCCAGCTACAGTACCAATCTTTTTGCCACCCCAGTTAACTAATCCACCGGTAGTTGCTTTAAATTTTGCCATCTTATATGCAGACAAGATGTCTTCTACGACATCGTCTGCACATTCTACTGTAATAGCATTATTTTCTTCATCGATAGCTACAGAAGCATTAAATTCTTCTGTAGCTTTTTCATTGATATAGTTAAGAATAGATTTATTACTGTTAACAATTTTAAAAGTTGCCATTCTATGGTTCCTCCTTATTTAAATAAAAATAAGGGAGCCAAGTGGCCCCCTTTAAATTAGAATACGCCGTCAGCACTGTCGACTTTTTTGTTAGGAATTTCTCTAACCAAATTAAAAGTCTTGTTAACCAATGCATTAGTTGCACGGCTAGATGCTGTTTCAGGACGTTTAGCATAGAAAGTGCCGTCACGGCGAACAGCTACTGGATAGCTGTAATTACCTTCCATACCATTTTCAAATTTGATGCCATCTTCTGTAACACCATTTTTGAACACTAACATTTGGCCTTCTTCGACTACTACGTCTTCAGGCACTACAATGTTAAAGCCAGATAACTCGCTTTGACGAGTTACTCGAAGTTGGATACCAGCTTCTTTACTAGCTTCCAATGCTTCTGCTAATACTGCATAAGCTTGAGTATGCTCTGGAGTGTCATACTCAGAAGTCGCCAATTCTGCACTTTCTTCTGCAGAATTACCTTTAGCCAATAGACCCATTAATTGGAATGTCTTAATAGCTACAGAGTCAGGCAATACTAGTTGAACAGTCATGTTTTCATATTCGTCACGACGACCAACAAATGTGTTTACCATATCGCTAGTATGCAATACTGCGACAGGTACGAACTGACCATCACGTTTAGCAAGTTTTGTTGTATATTCTTTGCCCCAAGCTTGATAGCTCAAAGCAAAGCCACCTAATTTTGTACCGCAAAGACATGCTGTGATGATAATAGATTTTTTAGCCATGATAAGCTCCTTTTCTACTCGATGAGGGCCGAGTATCCCAAAATATTATTTAAATTACTGCCTCCCTTTAAGACAGTATCCAATATACTAATATATAATATATATTAATATACTCGATACTGCCGTCGTCTAGTTTTCACCGACGACAGTTATATGTAGTAGAGAGGAGGAGAACCAGATATTGTTACCTGGATAAATGACACAGTCCTGAATGAATAGGATTGTTTGTATATAGGAGTTCAGAAAGAGGTTTTTTAGGAACTCAAGACTATGTCATTTATCAAAATAACAAGACCCGCAAAGAAAATTTCGAGCCGGAGGCGCCCGAATGTCGTATCGTACTAAGCCGTAAATTACGCGAAAAAAAGAAGAAGGGGAAAGCAGATGCGATGATGCCTCCCCTTCTGAATTAACAATTAATTAAAACCAAGATTGTGGCCGTAAAACTCACCACAAATCCTAATTGGTATGCCAGCATTTTGTAGACGCTAGCAGAATTTTCTCTGGCTTTATTAAGACCAGAAATAGCTTCATTTATCATGATTACTTCCTCGTAATTTTTACTGCCAAGTCGGTAACCATATAGCCTAAAGCGAAAAAGAATAAACGGTAGGACCAAGGACTAATTTGATACCAAGTATTGAAATAATTTTTAACTGTAGACATTAGAATATCCTCCTTAAATAATAAATGATGCGGGCGCTAAATATTCATTTATCTAACGCCCATTAATAATTAATCTGCAGTTACAGTTCTGTAACCATATTCGTTACGAGAAATAAATTGAGCACCTGGATGCTCAGATAAGACACCATATACAGTGTCATCAGATAAAATAGACACATATTGGCCGTTAGCCAATAATAAAGTATAATTGTAAACCATAGTAATCATTTTAATTTCCTCCTTATGACCACGTATTGAATTGAGATGAGAGGGAAAGCCCCTCAAAGAAGATTTCGCCACGGAGTGGCTCCTTATTTAAATAAATCAACAAACGACTGAGGAAGCTTTTTATAATCTTCCTCTTCACATATAAACATAGGACGTCTTTCATAAGAGAAGAAACTCTCTTCTTCTTCGTCCCATATCTCGGCCCACGCCGAAATTTCCACGAATTCTATACCGGAAGTTTGTGTCATACAACCAGCACAAACACAATCAGTATAAAATTCATTAATTATTTTATCGTAAGCCTCTTTATAAGAATTAGCTTCGATAATTGTATCTTTATATAACTCACCGAAAAATATATATCTCATGATTTTTCCTCCTCATAAGAATAAAGTACTGAGAGAAAAATTCCCTCAAAGAAAATTTCGAGCCGGAGGCTAAAAGTCACACTAGTAAACTGATACCGCCGGATTAAATACATTAAATAAAAAAAGAAAGTTTAGATAAATATTATATACAGTACTACGCCGTAATCCAGAATAAGGTGACAGTCGAATATTTGACGACCAGAGACGAAATGATGCGGGCCACACCCCAATATCATGAGCGTCGGAAGTCAAATATGGTCCCGTGTGCGGGCGACTGTCACCGTTCTTTATTTAAAAAAATCGTATTTAGCTACAGATATAATAATCCATAACTAAATACGATTACATACTACTTAATAGTAGTAGCTTTTAATGCCATACGTTTACGTGGCATCTTAGAAGCACGTGCAACTAGTACACGACTTTCTTCTGGAGAAATGTCTTCTCCTAATACCCAGGAAGCAATGCTCCCTGGATAATATTGATTAGGACGTTTAAACTCGATATCGAGGCCGATGCCATTATCGATAGTATTAATAATAGTGGCGCGGTAAATGCCTCTATTATTTAACGCTAATCCTAATCCTAAAGTATTAACTACAGTATTCATGATATTCTCCTCTGCCGGTATTTTTACATGGAAACGGTCGCCATGAATATAAGTGTAATGAGAGAGAATTTCCCTCATAAATAATTTCGGGGCGGAGCCCTACTATCTTTAGATAGCATAACTCACGCCCCATAAAAAATAAAAAAAAGAAAAACAACCGTTAAGGGCACAGGAGAAATGTTTGATATTTTCTCCCGTAATCCCTAACGGGCCCCGAAGGGGGATCCTATGCTTTACGACACAATAGTACAGAACTATTAATATCGGATCCGCCGCTTTTGATTGTAGTGAACAATACTTTGTCTACTACAATTTTACCAGTGAACAGCTTTCTGTAATTCATAGCATCTTTGTTGCCCTTAACGCTATCAGTTGTGACTTCATCAACGTCACAAATCTTAACAGTTTTGCCGTTGAATTTGCCTTTGCGGCTAATAGCATAAATGCCATCTCCGGAAACTAATTCGCCTTTAAGATTGACAGCGCCTCTTTTTCTAGCTTCAGAACCAATAAGGAATTCGAGCTTATCTTTAATCTCAACTCCTTCTTGTTCTAATTTTTGGAATTTATTTATAATTTTTGTAAAATTATAATTGCTTCCAGATCTTAAGAAAAATTTACCATCCATTTCACCAGGACATTCTTCTGTATCCATGATATGTTGGACTATGAATACGATACCGTTCTTGATGAACAGTTCGTATTCGCCATTAACACTTTTGTGTGTATAAAGATTTTCATCTTCGGATACACCATCAACAAAATTAATTACGTCACCACGAGTATATTCTCCATCGATGAAGGAGCCATAGTTGAAGAATGCTCTCCATCCATTTTTGCGACCACAAACTTCGTGAAATTTCACTAAAGTTTCTGGTGCCTCATGTTGGCACACTTCTTCATATAATGCATCGTATGGAAACACTACTTCAGCGTAGTTTAATCCATTGATTTTGGATACTTCATATGCAAGAGCAGACTCTTCTGCATACAACATACGCAACATATTTTGTGCGTATGGCAAAACAGCAGAGAATGGAGACTCTGCCTTGTAAGAGTCATCTAACACACTGTCTGCATTTTTGCAGTCAGTGAGTGTCATGTTGATGACATCGATAATAGACTTAGACTTTTTATTTTCCTCGTCAAATGGGCTATCATAAGATAGTCCAAGTTCTGCGATGTACTCTTTCAAGTATTCACAGGATGTATTCATAACACTATCCATCACGTCATCCATTGCATCACGAATGACAATTTTTTCTTCATTATTTTTTGTTGTTTTTACGTCTTTCATTTTTGAACTCCTTTTCTTCGCTTTCGGTTGCGAATACAAACAAACCTTCATTTTTGATAAAAGATACTAAACTTGGATTGGATCTTCTCTTTTGAGAAATACCATCCATAAAACCGATAAATGGGCTAAACAAATCAAGTGCTGTTTTGGCCATATCGATAGTCATACCACCAACTGCTGCGCCAATATGTACGCAGTCAAGAAGATAGTTAAGAATACTTTCGTTGCTGCGATTAGAATCAACGAAAGCTTTGAACATATTTTTGAAGAATGCATTGCTTAGAACGCCTTCAGCAATGTCCTCGTCGTCAGAGAACAAACGAATATACTCTTTGTTGGTATGTTCTTCTTGAACTCTCTCAAGATTTTTACGAACTTTGTCCATTGCTAGAGCAGATTCTTCCTTGCCTTCAAGAATAGAACTAATGAAAGCTACTATTCTAGATTGCAACATCATTTGCTCATCAACTGTTGTAGTCGTTAATTTCAACAACATATGGAATGTTTTATTCAACATGTCATGACGACCTTTAAAGCTGATGAGTTCGCCTTCACCCATCTCAGCTGGAATAGCAACTGAGAAGTTTTGGCGATTCTCAAAGAACACTAAATCTGGACCGACAAAGATACAGAATTTATCTGTATCAAAGTCAGAGCCACCTGTACATGATTTAAAGTATTCTGAACCTGTCACCATTACACAGTTAATGTCCAGCATTGTAAGTTTTTCAATGCAATGATAGAATCTGCGTTCACAGATATGAGCAATCTGTTCACCTGTTAATTCTTTGCCATTTTCAGCAAGTTTTTCTTTAAGCTCTGCAATCATTTTAGTGATGATTTCATCTTTCTTTTCAGTAAGATTATTAATCATCATATTGACTGATAACAACTTGCCTTTATAGAACTCTCCACATGTAGGAGAGCGAAGAGCTGCAAAATCAACAGTTTTGTCTTCATTTGCATACTTCTTCATTTTGTTATATAAAGAATTGTGAATTATCGCTTGTCCTTCTTCAAGCACACCACCATCGATGTATTCTCTGAAGGAGTCTACTACGCCAACCAACAGACGAGACTCTTTAGCAAGAGACCCCTTAAGATCTCTTGTTTTCTTAGTCACATTCTTTGCAGCAGATGATATCTTTTGATATGCCACTTTTTTATCGGTAAACAATCTGTTACCATTTACGAATAGTAACTTGTCTTGAATTGCTCCATCAAAGCTTCCTTCAAAGCTTTCATGAATAGTGTTAATAACAGCATTTTGAATTGCATTTTCAAATGCAGTTTTAACTTTAAAACTTTTAACCTCTTTCATCTTTACCTCCTACAGTAAATTTCTTTTCACCTCGTCAAGAGCAGCGTATTGGCCACCTTGAGCGCCAATACGAGCTCTTGTTGTGTGATTGAATTTCATCACAATCAACACACGAGCATCATTATTTAACTTAATACGTGGAGATATTTTCCATGCATTAAGATCCAAGATGGAAATGCATTTTCCATCTGGATTTCCTACTACCCAGGCTGTGTATTGTTTCTCCGATGTATTAATTTCCATCGGTTCATCACAATACTTTACATTCTCGATAAGCTTAATGAATTCTTTTTCCTCTGTCAAAGTTTCCTCTGACACAGGATAACTGCCATCCTTAGAACAGTTCATTAACCGTCCTTGATGGTAGCTATTTACTTCTTGGGATGGTAAGCCGTATTCGCGGCAAAACCAATCATGGTTGTGCCACACCATCCCATCAAAAGAGTCCTGCTTATCGAAGGCTCTTTTTACAACGAAACAATATTTATCTAAATCGACAAACAAACGTTTGCCATCTACTTGGCTATGACCAGCACGAGTTGCCAACTTCTGTGCTTTGCCTGGAGTTAGGTCCACGCCTTCTTCATCGATGCCACCAACAATTTGGAAGCATCTCTCAAGATACGTATCCGCATAAGGCATGGAAGCCCAATTGGACTTACCTTGTCGAGCAGAGCTAGAAGACGTGTTGATGAACTTGCATCCAGTTTCAGGCATGAATTCTTTATATGCCTGAACTCTACTAAGAGCTTCTTCAGCATACACGCCTCCTTTAGACTGAATAATATCACCAACATCTATAGCGAATACTCCAGGCAGAGTATCCACTAGAGATGTTTGCTCAGCGTCCCACTCTATCTCTGCTTTTAAGGAGATCTTGCCTGTCTTTACAGGCATCTGTTTAACATGTTCTTCTATGAACATGCCTACAACAGAAATACGGGAAAGTTCTATGTTTGCATAGATATTATCTTTTTGATCAACATAAAACTTAAATGTTGGTATAGGTACTGATACCTTACCTTCAATAGAGTTAATATTATGGAGCGGATCATTCTTCGAGATATCCATCTGATCAAATGCCATGAAAGCATACTTCTTAAAGTCTTTCGACTTAAGCATACCTCTGCGGCACTGAGCAATTTTTGCATCATATTCTTGCGCCTTTTTAACTTCTGCAACTTTATTTAATACATTTAATAAGTTTTTCATTTTTATTCCTCCTCTATGAAAAACAATTAAAAATAGTTTAACGTCATTTCGGACAAGTGGCTATAAGGATTATTTAATTTGTTTTAAATCTGTATAGCCTTCAAAAGTTTTGGATGGAGCATGATTCTCTTTCATCCATGTTTTAGCTTCCTCTAAGCCATTGAAACCTTTATATTTGGCACTTTTGCCATTAGTAAGCTCTTTGCATCGAGTCCATTTGAGGACAAATCCAGTAAACTCTTTGCTGATAACAGCATAAAAGTTCTTATTTTGACCTTCTGGTCTAATAAATTCTCCATTGGCTTCAGTAACTTCTTTTTTTATGGTCGTATGTTTAGACCAGAAAAACTCATTCTTTTCTGGACCAGCAACGGCCATTAGCTTATCGTTTTTATAAGAAAATACTCCGCAGAAACGCGGATCTTTTTTAGAGACTCTTACTTCTGTTTCAATGCCTTTGCTTTCGTAATATTCGCAAGCGTCCATGCAGAACTTTTCTGCACTACGAATACTTTCCTCAACTACTTTACGATAAGAACCATTAGATAATACTTCGATAAAAATAACGTTAGTCATGACTTTTCCTCCTCGTCATAAATAAAATAAAGGGCATAACATATCCCTTATATAAGAGCTATATCCTATATATATTTATATAGCTCTTATATAAAGAATGAGTTAGTATTTATATAGCGTCCTAACTCACAACGCTTCCTCCTATCACACTAACATTACACTGTAATGAAGCGTGATAGGAATATCCCTCCTGCTGTTGCTAGACATGATAGCATAATAGAAAGAATAATGATAATAATAATATCTCTTCTCATAGTTTCACCTCCTATTCTATGTGACAAGATATATACTTAGCTATAGTTTATAGTCATACAGCTGGACTATGTTGTTAACGATAGATAGGAACAGCTACTTTGTCCCCAACTTGCAGTTGACGACTTTTCGCTCCTCCTTCCATTTTAGCTGATTCAGCTACTGCTGTTGCAACTGCATCACGAATATCGTAATTGCTATTCGAATTACGATTAGCATCTTCTATGATGCTTGTCATAGTTTCTCCGTAAGACACAACATGAAGTTGATACTTCACAGGTTGTTCTGGTTGCATAAACCATGCTGTTGTACCAAATGCTACGATTGTTGCTACTGTTGCTAATACTTTTTTCATAATTTCCTCCTGGTTGCTTTTAACGTCTTTCCAAGACTTAAAGATTAAAGAGCAGACATCGACATATATGTCTGCATGGTCTCGAGGCCCAGCTCTCCCTCGAATAACACCCTGAATTAAAGCAGGGGGGGCGAACTTTAGCCTCAAGACCGATTATATATAAAACACTTACCCCGTCTAAAAAATTTCAAAAATCATCCCCATATAGGAATTCTCAATTAGAAAGACAAAAATGAGAAACTCAAAAAAACTCAAACCCAATTTTTAGCTCCATATAGGAAAAATGAATACAGCATGAAATAGCAAACATAATTAACAATCTTACTCTTACTACACAAAATAAAAAAAGAAAGAGATGCACAAAAATAAAAACGCTCCGTTAATTTATTTAAAATAAAAATATATACACAAAAAATTTTCCTTATATGGCGAACATATGTACGATATAATAAGATATAAGAAAACCCGCAGCTATAGGTTGCTACGGGTTAATGATATTCTCTTAACTTAAATGTATTAGTGATAACATAATCGACTAATGTTTTATTATATTCTATGCGATTAAACAGATGAAATGCTATAAGAATACATCGTTTATCTTCTTTACTTAGTCTATATTTTATTTTCTTATGTCGCATAACGGTACATACATCGAATGTATTTTTTAGCTGCCATACTTGTGCTTTAGGATGAATCCGTTTCATGACCTCATAATAATAATTAAACACCATGAAGACAATAAATCCTTCGTCCTGAACGCGATAATTAATATATTTTTTGTGCTCCTTAATTAATTTGCGTATAAAGAGTACTATCTTGATTTCTCGAGCGCCGTTCATTACCGTCATTATTTAACCTTCTCCATATAATGCTGAGCTAGATCGACAAGATCTTTTAACTTAGAATTATTATATTCAGTTGCGTTATAGTTAAATAACGCAACGTTTATTATCTTCTTTTCTTTTTTAGACGGATAATATTTATTTTTTGCTTTATGAGACATAACGAGATTAAAATGAAATTTCGAGGCAATCGGTTGTATTCTATCTCTTGGACAAGATGCTTTAAACATGGCATAGAATAAATTATAAACGAAATGTACGACGAAACTCTTATCGTGTATCTTATATTTTCTATATCGAAAATTAGAATTAATAAGTTTATATATATATTCGACAAGTCCCTTTTGTCTATCCATCTATAACTTTCCTCCAAACAAATTTTTACTTCGTTCTATTATCATTTCGACAAGAGGAAAAAAGGCCCCTGGACGATAATAAAAAGAAATTAACGTAATCAATTTTCGATATTTTTCCGGTAAAATATATTTTGTATCTTGTTGAATTAAAAGATGTGATCTAATAGCACCAACATTTTTTAATACATGATGACAAGGCGATAATTCTCTTATTATATCTTTATAAATATAATAAATAGTACAGACTATATTTTCAGAAGCATTATTTATATACCGAGATTTAGCTGATTCTATAGAGTTAATATATTTAAGTACGGCTATCGTTCTATTTTTGGCATTCATATTTTCCTTCTCGTATTGTTTTACAAATTTTATCGGATAAGTTCCATGGCAGATCGCGAATATTATTATATAATAGATACGTAATTTTTATATAACGAAGTGCCTTTTCATCTTTAAATGAAGGAGGAAAATCATTGGCGATAACATCTCTTACATCGGCTTCATTTGCATCGCTAAGATTACCATAACGCACATTAACGAACTCGGATAACACGTCCAATAATATTCTATATAAATTAGATACAACTCTAAATTTATTTAAACTATTATTAAGCCGCCAGGAATCTTTATCGACCATTCTATATAAATAAAATATTAACGATATTCTAGTTTCGCAATAATCCATTATCTAACCTCATTTTCTTAATTATTATACCTGTTAAATCTTTATCTTGTCGATATTTGTTATAATATAAGATACTAAGTTCGATATATTTTTTCTCGCACTCGGTGAGCATATTTTTATTACTACAATCTATAATATAATAATAAATAGAAGTATAACTTATGGATCCGAGTTTTAAATAATCGCTATGAATAAAATCGGCAAGCGCAAGTACCGATAGATTATAGATATCGGCTACTTCATAATATCGTTGATTATAATGTTTAGAAGTCCACCACGTTTTCCATACAAGAGTGGCAATATAATGAATAATATCGAGCTTAAAATTCTCAATATTGCGTATATCTAAAGAATTTAACATCTCGTACTCCTCTTATTTTATCCTTGTAAAGATTAAAATATCGTTCATCACACCTATTAAACATATAGAACGAATTAACAAGCATCATAATAAGCACTTTAGTTCGTTTACCTATAATATCATAATTAGTATGTTCTCTATCGATAATACCTTGATAATCTAAAGCATATGACCGCATTTCGTTATATAACGGTATATTGTGTTCGTCTCTTACGATATCCATTAATAAACGAAACATTTCGTGCGATATCGATAAAAAATCGAGAGTGCCCCGAGTATAAGGAGCTAATTCAACTAGCATCATAAATAAAAATTTATGAACCATAGCGGCTCGTGGATATTTCATACTATTTCCTCCATAATAAAAAAATCCTTCATATAATATTATTATATCATATGAAGGATTAAAATCAAAGGTTGAATACGCTTATGTCGTCGCCATTTGGAGTGAGACCACGCATATATAAAGTATTACCTTCGACAAAGAAAGATTTTACTTCTTGTTCTCCCTGGTAACCAGCAATTACATCAGTTGTTATGCCTTTTATTAAGATGGCAAAACAACTTGTCCAATAGTGATACCAACCATCATCATTATCAGATGCTCGTTGTTGAATAGAAGAATAAACGATAATTTGATCCCAGTTTGCCGGAAGATCGCAAACTTTAAATTTTGGCTTAGAACGAGATCCTCTACTATTCCTAACAGTAACACGACCGCTCCAGATTTTATTAGCAGAAATCTTAGCAAATGTAGAGCCACCGCCACCTTTAGGCATATTACTTACTTTATTATTTAATGCTTCGATTTCTTCCTGAAGTGCAAATTGTTTAATTTCTTTTGTCGTAGAATTATACCAGCCTGGACGACTAACACAGCACAAATTAGTTTCGTAAGTGTTGCCGTCGTAATCACCTAAGTCTAGATGAGCTTTACCTTGCGCGATTTCTTCCAGCGTAGAGCCGGAACCAATACGATGGTATTTGCCAGTACCAGGGCCTGTTTCCATAAGAATCGGATTACTATAAGCAAATTTAAGAGGACCAGTGATAGTGTCGCCATTTTTATTTAACTTATTATTTAATTCTGTCGTTAAGCCATCGGAGAGTTTTTCTTTCGTAACAGAATGATCTCGTAATTTTCGAGTCGTAACACTAGCATCAGGATGATCGATTTCATCCAAAGTGCGATGTTTAAATAACTCTGTTTTGAGATCGTTAAGCTTTTTAACGGCTTCGCTACCGTTCGCATCTAAAGAGGATTTTAATTCATTCTTTAAGTTGGCGAGTAGCGAATCGATCTGATCTTTTAAATAATATTTAGCAATAAGATCGCCCAACAAGTTATCGACTTGATCTTTTGTATAATGATCTTTTAATAGTTTAGCTTTAGACGGGAATAATTTATTTAACAGAAATGCACTTAATGCTTTATCTTCGCTAAAGCCAGATTCGCCTTCGACATACTCGTCGGACGAAATAACTTCTTTTTTATCGACATGCTGTACTCTGTCTTTCAATCGATTAAGCATCTCGGCACGTTTAGGCTCGCTTTCGCGGACGCTAAACTCATAATCGTATATATTAGTTTCTGGCATATGAATATGTCCTTTCATAGATTTAAAATATATACTACTATATTACAGAAAAAATCCCCGCACTAAGTACGGGGATATATTTTATTATAAATGATCGTTAGGTTGTAAATAAACTATGCGCCAAGATCCAGGGCCTTCTGTCGACTCTGCGATATAAAGTGTATTATTTTCGATTATCATTTGTCCAGCAAACGCTGGTGCTTGTGTCATATCGGTTGCCATAAGTTTGTCGATGCGAACATAATCTTTTAATCTGTCGCTAACATCGGCAGCATTAACGACCCATTTAGTACCGTTCCAGAATACCGGCATATCGAGTGTTGTATCGAAATACTGTTGGCCGACAACTAAGTGCTCAGTCGGTCTTTTTTCTGTAGGACCAGAATGAATAATCGGAATTGTTTCATATGTCATCATACCCATAGTATTAACAGGTTTAGCCGGTGTGAAATAGATTTCCATAGTTAAGTCAGCTAATGAAGTAATAACATCGGATTTATAAGTCTCAGGTATCTCACACTTCATAGTTTTAGCTTCGACATCAGTTTCGGTAACCTTAAAGAGACCTTTACCCAATACATTCATTCCACTACCGACAGTAATCGGAGTGTCTTTTAATGTGCCGTTAGTCCATACTGGGAATTTATCGAAGCCAAAAGTCATTGTTCTATCACCATGGTTAGTAACAGAAGTAGGCTTATCAGCTGCCGGTAAATATTCAGTTCGTGTCGTATATCTATAAGTCGATACATAACCAAAGTGACCGGAGTTATTTGGCTTAGACTCTAAGTAAACATCGCCTGCGACGCCAGCAGTATAATTACTATAATCATGATCTTTAGCGTCTTTATAAGGAACACCGTTAGCACCGAAGAAGATAGCAGAACCTTCACCGTCGGCTAATTCATCTTTACTATCAATTTTTGCTTCATGAATAGTTCTATCATAACCTAAATAGATTCTTGTTTTAGCTGAATCTTCCGCTTTGATTTCATATTTTCTATTAAGGAAACCTCTAGAACTATATTCATCGACAGAACCTAAATTGTTAAATAAAGTTAATGCAGGATACTCGGTAACACCATTCGGAGAGATAGATAATTCTGGAGAATTGATCCAAGAGAATTTAGTGCCTTTTTGTATCCAGTAATCGAAGTTTTCTTGGAATTTATCGAATTTAAGATCACTTACTTTAACTTCGATCTTGGCACTTTCTGGTGATGTTAAATAGATAAATGCAGAAGGTTTTTCTTCTACAAGTACATGGTCGGCATTTTCATCAAGAGTAATATCTAACGTAACATTACTAATCTCCGCTCTTGGTCCAACGTTAATATACAATGGATTTTGATTAAGAGCCCATCTACCAGTCAATTTAAAATTTGATATTTTATTAGCATAGAAATTAGCCATAGTACCATTATTTAAATCGACAGTATCATCAAAATGAAGAGTAACTGTTTCGAAATCAGCATATGAGTATGTAGATAAACAATAAGTACAGTTATTAGAAACGATATTACTTATACTATTATTTATACCGTAACTATATTCTAGATATATAGCATACATACCATAATTAGTTTTTACATTATCGATAGTTAAATTATTACATTGAGCAGCTAAATCGATATTTTGACCAGCACAATCTTTAGTATTAGTCATTCGAAGATTTACTAATTTTACGTTAGTAAATAATAAACTACTAATAGTACTTTCTGAACCAATGAATTTAAAATTACTACCATCAGCATCTTGGTCTTTAACTTTGAAAATAAAACCATCGATTGTAGTATTGTAAGCATTTACTACTGTACCTTCCTCATTTTCTGGTACATTCCGAGTCAATACAAATCCGATATCGCCTTGAGATGCGTCGGTATAATCACATAAAATAGTAGCGCCATAAGTATTTTCAGATTTGACGACTAAAGAGCGACTCATTTTTTCTGGGCAGAAAATCTTTACGACGTTTTCGATCTTGTAAGTACCGTCAGGGAAAATTACTTCGTCATATTTTTCGGTACTAGCCTTAATGAAAATCTCGTTTAATTTAGCCGTTACATCGGTAGCACCTGTATTATCGACACCTTCTGTAACGACGTTAAGAGATTTTTTATTACCGACTAAACTTTGAACATCGGCTTTTTTAACGAAGAGTTCGTCGGTTTTAACTTTATTATAAATCGCTTTATCGTAATGATATGTCGTAAGTACCGTATAAGAATTAGTACCGTTATAATGTTTTAATTCTTTACCTAAGATAGTCGTTAAATTACGTTTGTCACCGACTTCTAAATTGTTATTAGCATTAATTTTAGCCATAACATAATTAGTAGCTTTATCGACAGATTGACCATGATAACCGACTTGGTTGCCGACTACGATACCGTTATTTAAAAAGTCGTTATTAATATTATTAAAGTAACTTCTTGCAAAATCGTACTTATAAATACGAATATAATCGTGGCTATTAGCTGCCATATAAATAGCACCATCGACTAATGCAAAGTCTTCAATTTCGGCCTTTGGTTCGAATTCAAGTTCACGAACGATAGTAGCCGTATTATCGTTAATTTCGACTTCTACGATACGTCTCATTAAGCTGAAGATAATTTTATTACCAATGAACAAAGCGCCGTTAGAATCGTTATTTTTCTCGTTTACGGTAACAATATATTCTTTACCGTCAGTTAAATCGCTATTCGCATAAATACGAATTTTTCGAGTATTGTTATCGGCTCCAGGAAGAATACTTACATATTGACCTGTTACTGGATTATAACCGACATTATAAAAATTATCGGTATAATCTTTGTATTCGCCAGGAGTTAAATCGTCGCTAACGCTGTAAATACGATTACCGTTAGCGGCACCATTAGTAGCACGAACCTTACCATCGAAGAATAAAGTATTACAATGACCAAGTTTATCGGCACCAGTATTCTCAACACTACGAGCGACAGTAAAATCTTTATTTAACTCATATAAGATTTGTGTCGTACTGTCAGCATTAATACAAGCTACGATAAATTTTTCTGTTTGAGGATTATAGGTAAACCCTTGGCACTGATTTACCTTTTCTTTATCGAAAGGAACTTCGGCTACGAGAGCGATATTCTCAGCATATTGCATAACAGGTTTTTGCGTCCTCTTGAGGACGGAACTAAGACTTTGTGCAATTTCAGAAATAATAGACATAGTGTCTCCTTATTATAAATAATTGATTCCGTTCATCTTAGCGATTTCACGAGCACGGTTACGAATCCAATTACCGCCTGCAGTATGTAAACCGTCTTCGGTACGAGTATGGCATTCTGGAACAAGTATATCAAGATCCCAACGTTCTGCCGGATAATCGTATAAGTCTTGACGTGCCAAACAGCGTTCACCGTGAGTGAATACTTGGCTTAACGGTAAACCCCAAGATACGCAACATAAATAAATAACAGTTGCCATAGCTTCAAGCTGTAATGCATTAACAGGCTCAGAACCTGGTATATATGTGGAATAACCAGTGAAGCCGTCGCCATTTAATTCGGAACCATAATTAGAGCACGCCGAAATACCAAAGTTATTTGTGTTTTCACGATAACAATGACTTGCACGATTATCTAAATCTTGCATTACATGTACGTTACCAGATCCATCGATACACATATGATAGTCATCGAACAACTGGTCGTAATGACCAGCTGTCCAATGCAAAGTAATCATAGTATTCGAAGAACCTTGTTGTTGAATAGTCGGATAAATATTTTTAATTACGTTATCACGAACCTGTTTTAATTGTTCTTCGTATGTCATATATTATTCACCCACATCAAAAATAATAAAACCATCATTGATGCCAAAATTTCCAATATATTTCTGTTTACCGGTAGAATCATAAAAATATGTTTCTAATGAAGATGGACATTGATAAGCAACAATATCTTTAAGATCTGCTGGAGTTACTTGACCAGATTTTATTCCATAATGATCGATTATATGATATTTTATAGGATTATTATTTTTGAATTCAATAGTCTTTTTAAAATTAATTTTAGAACTATTATAATCTCTAAGAACAGAATCTTTGTCAAAATATAATCCATCTTGATTATAATCTTTTGTTCGGTCAAATAATTCATTAAATTTTTGCTCTATATCTGCGCTAAAAGCTTGTGTCGAGATAATTGATCCGTAATCGCCCATTAGCTGTTTATTGTTCCAATCATAAATAGTTCCAGAATAAGTATTATTACTATCTAATAAATTTTTAATAGTAAGTGGAATTTCTATTTTAGAATTTTTCTTAATCTTTTGATTGTTAACATAAATATCGAATGGCGCTGTATTTTTAACAATAATTTTATTATTTAAAAATTCGGCTCTAAGAATATTTGATAAACTATCGTTATATATTTTTTTAGAAATTAAAAATTTATATAATCTATCTTCTTCTTCATAAGCAAGATCAAAAGTTTTGCTCTCAATATCTTCTTCTGCAGAAAAAGAATCAATAACAAAAGAAGAATCTTTTTCTGTTCTAAATGGTGCAGACTGAATTAATAAATTTAAAAAGATTTCATTTTGAGAGGAAACTTTTGCATTTTTAACAACAGTAGTCGCAATTCCATTATTATCAAAATTAACATCTTTACCATTGATATTAGCATAAGATTTAAAAGGCCCAGATAATTTTACTGTAATATCAGAGCCATTAAAGTCGTAAGAAATAATTTCAACGTTCGGGATATTTAATACGCTATTAAATAATCGTTGTATATATAAATCTGTTTGGTTTGCAAACGGAATGTTTTTGTCGGCTAAAAATTTCTCGAATTCTGGTTTAAAACCTTGAGAAAATAATGAAGCTATTAATTTAGAAATTTCTTGAATTTGATTGTTTTCAGACATATTAAATTATCCTTATATTATAATGAATTAAAAAATGTGCCTTTTATCACAAAACCTATAGCAGCTTCAATCGTAAAATCATCAATAAAATCACTATGTTCGCCAATTTTAAATATCAAATTATCTTGTGATTCAGTATTATAATTTATAATAAGATGATATGATCCATTCTTTTTATATGCTTTAATAGAGTTCACTGATTTAATGTTATCAACACCGCTAGTAATATTGTAATTATAAGTTGTTGTATATTGTTTATTTTGAGCAAACGGTATAATTTGTAATCCGCTAATATTTTTCGGTAAATTTTGAGAATTTATTAAATCGACAGCGCCAGATTCATCAGTTTCTTCTAATGTTTTAAAAACATTGTCGATAACATATACATATTTATTTATTTCAGTATTATATCCATAATCATTTTTTTGAAGATTTACTTTGTTGCCATCGAAGCCAAATTCTTTTAATTCATCAAATGTATACCATTGATAAAAAACATCGTCATTATTAAATAACTGTTGAATACAATCTTTACTAAGTATTGTATTACTTCGATCATGTCGTTGTTCTTTTATCCAAGGATATTTGAAATTATTTTTAATTTTTACTTTTACCTCGGTAGTCCCAGGTTTAATTTTAGACAACATACTTCCACGTATTTTATCGTCAAATTCCATTGATTTTTGTCCGACAGGAATCGTAAAAGTTTCACCTAAATATTCGACTTCTAATGGTTCATAATATCGATTAATAATATGGTGCGGATAATCAGAATTAGAACTAGAAAATAGTGACTGATTTATAAAGAAATATCGTCCAAAAACACTAGGCACAGTATATACTGTTGCGCTATCATCAGGAGCCGGAACATTTCTTGTGGAATGAAGGGCATCTTTAAATTTGCCTTTATAATTAGAAACAATATCGATACTATTTTTTAATTCATCGAATGTTTCCGCTAATCGTACGCCATCTTCAATCGTTGCAATACCGCCGCTATCGGCAGTGAATTTTATACCGTTAATTTCGTATTTTTTATTCGGGAGCAATCCACTAACTTTAAGAATTCTAGGATCGTTTTGATCTGGATATATAGAAACATTATCAGAGAATAAAAGTTCCGATGGATTTTCATAGAAAATATATCCAAATTTAACATAATTTTTATTTCTGTGTTCACTATCATCTGCCACAGGATAAGTAAAATTTTTAGAACAGTTTTCTAAGTATTTACTTTCTTCAGGTTTTTCATAACCTTCAGGAAGATTTTTGTTCATAGGAACCCATAAAATTTTAGCATATGGGAAAGGATTTTCTGCATCTTGTTTTACTGTTACAGTCAATGAACCAGATTCAGGAAATCTATATACAGTATTATTAATTTCGATATAGCTAAAAGGTTGCCCACTAAATGTTAAAATATAATTATCGTCTTGTTCTGTAACGACATTAATATTTACACCAGTACCATAAGCAACACCAATATTGCCAAATAACTTTTTTAAATAAAATTTTGTTTCTTCAGGAAATGGAGCATTAAGATCCTCTAAAACAGCTTTAACTAAAGAAAGAGTTGTGTTTGGTTTATAAGCTGTAATCTCGTTAGCTATATCTTGTATTTTATTATCAGGCATGTATACTCCTTATTTATTTAATCGATGCTTTTATTAATTTTACATTATTAGTAACAAAAATTGTCGGAGTGATTGATTTACCGATCATGTTTCCATCTTTGTCACAAATGAATATTTTTTTATTATTTTCATCTATAGCGAGAACTTCAGCCTTGGATACTGGAATACCACCGTTGGCTTCAGTTTGAGACGGTACTTTTATAACGGAGCCCATGAAATTAACATAGTATCCGGCTTCGCCGAAAAACTTAGTATTAGCAAGAATTGGTTTAATTCTTGCCGGGAACTCTTGATCGTTAGTTCTATCGATAGCAGTATTTACAGTTAATCGAACATTATTTAACTCTTCTTGAGTTAAAAGATCCATGATTTGAACATTCGATACGTTTGTTCCTTCTGAGTTATTTATATGAACTTGATTATATTCAGGATTTTTATAAACTTCTAAAAATTCATCTAAATCAAATGGAACATCGATAGAATTATTTTCTAAAAGAATATGTTCCTGATTGTTAAATACTATTTTTATTGGTACATTTGAACCATTTGTAAAATTAATAAATCCCTTACCTGTAGTATTTTGAGTGTCTAATTTACTTATCCAATGAGGTATTACATCGTAAGTAGCTTCAATATTGTTAAGATATTTTAATACGCCGATAGCAGGTTCTTCGATTTTTTCATATGTCATTAAAGCTGTAGAAGCTTCGATAGTGTCGATCATATCTTGAGTAGTTTTACTATTCGTATAATCGGCAGGTTTTTCTTTTTTATATGGGAAATTGACGACAGAAATATAGAAGTTAAGAATATCGTTTGCTTTAATTAAAACCGGTACGCTAAAATCTACTATTTTACCTTCGCTATCAAAATGAGTCGGAATTCCGTTAATTTCGATATAACTATCGAATGGACCTGTTAATGATACAATATAATTATTATTTTCTTTTCTAATAGAATCTACTGAAACTTGATTAGGGCTTACTCCTATATTCATAACTAACATATTTAAATAATGCGCAACGTTTTCGGGAAACGGCGCTTTGTTTGCTTTTAAGGCATCACTAAAGATCTTAAAAAAAATCTTATCTTTATATTCTAAAATTTCTTCAGAAATATTTTGTATTTGTTCGGACATATATATCTCCTTAACCTATGCGTTTCCACATATTAACAACGATATATGGAGGCATATTATTATGAGGTTGGTTTTTACCGATGCTACTTGTATTTACATTAATATCTTTACTTATACTAGAAGTACCAGTTTGTTTATTAATACTAGTAAATAAATTGTAACCTTCATTGTCGCTTTTCTGGTAACGATCATTACCGTGTTTAGAACCATTCCAACCTGTCCAGTATTTATCTTCAGGAAGTTTGAAACCGTTACGCATACTTCTATTACTATCGCTAGTTATAAAATCACCATTATTATCTATAATAGTACCGATAGCGTGATAATGTTCACCAGCATTCGGAACAGTAAAAGATATATTCGTATTTAAGTTATGTTGATGGCTCGGCATTTCATCTTCAGCAAGCTTATGTTCTTTTTCGCCACCGACTTGTCCAAGATGAAAACCGTCACCACTATTAACTAGCATACGACCAGAAGGCATACGTTCCCAACTACCACCAAAAATAGCAGAAGGATCAACATTATTAACATTCATATAAATAGAGCCAATCGGATATAATTGACCAGCTAATCGATTAAGTTGATCCAAAGTTGAACTTAATTTTTTATTTAACTGTCCTACCGTTACCGCATCGTTAGCTTCGACTCCGTCTGCGACATTACTAATAATACGTTTAGTCGTATCGTTGCCGACAGATACTTGATTGTTAATAGTCGCGACTGAATCCGCACCTAATGCAACACTATTTTCACCAGTTGCTGAAGCATTAACGCCAACGGAAGTACCACGGCCCAAAATAGAATTACCGATAGACATTGCCTTATCTCTGAGCTTGTACGCAATTGTCGTAGCGATTTTTGCACGACCGCTCTCAGTAGATATAGAAATATTATCGCCAGCAATAATGCCATTAACACCTGTTCTTTCATCGATCTCCTCTTTAGAATACGTTTCGTCACGGCCTATAAATAATTTAGCAGTTTGCGTCTTCGTATAATAAGGACTTAAATCGACTTCGGCACTAATTTCGTTATCACTATTAATGCTAATAGAACTACCGGCTTTTAGTTTATTTTGTTTCGATTCTTTTAAATTTTGAATATCTTCAAAATTCTGAATCATTTCGTCGGGATCTTGAATATAGATCTCGCTTTTTTTATATTTATTATTACTCTTAGCAGTCTTTAATTGCAATGCATTTAAAATATTGACCTTAAGAGATTCGACTTTTAATTTATTCACGCCTATATTCCTTTCGTCGTTAAATAATTGAACGCAAGTATATTACAATATTATTTAACACGTCTAAAGAAATTAATGCGATTTGCAAGCATACATCTTAAAGGATGTTTTGCTCCATTTGCGCTAATAAACTTATATCCCAGATAAATACTTTTTTTAAATAATCGACACCATCTGCGATCATCTTTAATACAGAAAATTTTATTTTTAGTATCGATAGCCACAAAGAAATCTTTTTCGTTGACGCAAACTTTTACGTCGGACGGGTTTACAGTTTTGCCAAAAACATAATAAGCAAACCCATAACCACAATTTCGATATAGCCAAGCACAACGACATACATATCGTTGGAATCTTTCTTTTAGAGTAAAGTTATCGTCGATAAGATCGACGTATCCAGGAATCATATATCCGTCGCCTTTGCTTTCAAAATGATATAGATAATGTTTATTAAAATCGTATTGAGCGAATTTTGGAACATTGTTTTCGTAGATCATCCAGGCGACATCTAAACAGTTATCGTAAGTTTGCCATAATTTAAATACTTGTGGAAGATTTCCATACCTGTCGGCAAATAAAACGACGAACCAATTTGTTAGATAGCATAATGCCATGCAGAGCAAATTTGCTCCGCATAACACTAACCATTTTAAATAATACTTATTCGGCATCATTTTTTTCCTTATAGCTACCAACTTCGCTATTATATTTACTATTAATAAATTTATTAGCGACTTGAGTAACGGCAGAACCACCGCCAGCTAAGCTAGCAAGTGTTTCATAGTGTTGCCAGTTGTGACCGGTAATAACTAAATATAACGTTACTCCGATCAACAAAAGCAACAAGGAGAAGGAGATGACACGCGTATAACTTAACTGTCCGTTTTCAAATAACATCATTCTAAATAATTTAGTCATCTTTCTTTTCCCTCAATTTAAGCTTAAGTTCGCCAAGAGAAACAGCCTCTAATCGATTCAATACAGCGTCGTCGAGTTTGGAAATTATATCCTGATTATATTTTATCAACATATAATTTTCTTTAAAACTCCACAACTCAGTCATAATAACTACTAAGTAGCATATGATAGAAATAGCATCGACTAACTGAGCAAATCCACTATGAACCGTAATCGGTATCTTAATTACGTCGATACCGAAGGCGAATAAGCATAATAAAGAATATTGAAAAAGTTTAAAAACAAAGCCGCGATAAAACACGCGGCTTGATTTTTGCTGTCCCCAACCACCCCAGAACACTTCTATGATGGTCTTGTAATGCCATAAGCTATGTTTAATTATTGTTAAACTAAATAACTTCATTATCGTATCGATAATAATAAGGATAAAGCTTATGCAAAAAAACATAACTAAGCGTTCTACGGCATCGGGGGCATAATTATTTAAAAATGTGAAAAAGTTAAATAATTGCATAGTCTTTTCCTTAAAGTGTAGACGAGAGAAGATTTAGAACTCTAAGGAAAGGCAATATATTATTCACCTTTTAATGCTTTAATTGCATCGAGAATAGGTTGCAAGTCAGCTTGAGTGATAAAGCCTTTTTCTTTTAACTTAGTTTCGATATCTTCAAGTTTTAAATATTTAGCTTCTGCTTGAGCTTGAGTTTCGTAAGCACTTAAATCTGGAGCATGGATTCCATCTACAGTATTTTTCAATTCTGTGATTTTGCCTTCCAACGCTTCTTTAGCTTCATTAACTTTACCTTCAGCAGTTGTAACAGCACCATTAACAAGAGCCTGTGCAGCTTCTTCGGTAACTAACTCGCCTTTAAGTTCAGCTTTAGCGTTGTCAATATCTTCATGAGATGCATAGCCTTTGCCGGTAAGGATTTCATCTAATTTAGTTTTTTGATCTTCAGTGAAATCTGTAGGAGCAGCTTTGCCTTCTAATGCAGTTACACGAGTATCGATAGCTGGAACAGTAGTATCTTTTAAAGTATTGATACTAGCTCTTAATTGACCAATGTTAGTATCCATGCTTGCACTATAACTACCAAGATCTGCATTTGTAGCATAGTTTTTATCACGAAGGATAGATTCTACTACACCTTTTTGATCTTCAGTTAAAGTATCTTTTGGACCATACTTAGCATCGGATTCAGCTTTTTTAGCATAAGGAGTTAAATCAACACTTACGCCAGAAGCTGTAACAGTTTTAGTACCTTCGTCATAAGATAAACCAGAACCGAATGTTAATTTATCTTGTTTACCGGCAATAGTCGGATCAGCTTCGATAATATCGGTTACGCCTTGAGCTGTTACATAAGTACCTTTAGTAGCATATAAACCGTCGGCAGTATCTTTATCTAAGAATGCTTTAGCCGTAATAGCATTGTTAATAGCGTTAGTAAATGCAGGACTAGTAGCAACATTATCTAAATCGCCACGAGTCATATAATCGCCACGAGCTTGGAATACGTTTTGAGCAGCTGTTAAATCAAGTTTACCAGCAAGAGCCGTATTCACTTCATCGATCTTAGATTTGTTTTTACCGATTTGATCGTCGACATATTCGATAGTAGCATAGTTACCTACGCCTTGATACAAACGATCGGATTCGTCTTTAGTGATATAACCATCTTTAAGAGTTTTAGTTAACTCTTCTTTAGTAACGTAGTTACCTTTAAGTTGGAAGATACCTTTAAGAGTTTCAAGGTTAGTAGCAAGTTTAGCATCGATAGCAGCATCTGTTTCGTTAGCTGTCATCATGTCATCTTTAATACGAGCAATTTCTGTACCGTATGTGTCGCGAGCCCAGTTTGCAAATTCTACTTTAGTTTGGTAAGCAGCAGCAGCTTCTTCAGACTTAGTTTTAATAGCTTCTTCTAAAGCAGTTTTAGCAGCAGCTAATGCATTTTCTTGAACTTTAATTGCAGCGTTAAGAGTTGTTTTAGCTTCTTCTAAATCAGTAGTTGCTACTTTGTCGTTAAGAGCATCTTTATCGGCTTTTTTAGCAAGTTCAGCAAGAATAGAATTTACGGCAGATTTATTATCGTTAACACCGGATTGGATGTTAGTGATAGTTTGTACTGCGTCTTTAATATCGCCTAATTTTTCATCGACGATACCTTCGACTTGAGCACGGTTAAGACCAGTGTTACCAGCAGCTAAAGTAGCGTTTTCTAATTCTTGTTTTGTTGCGAATTTACCGTCAGCATATCGCTTAATTTCAGTTTCTTTTTCACCGATTTCTGTAGTTACTTCTGCTTTCTTAGCGAATGTTTCAGCGTCGGCTTTCGCTACGTATACATCGCCTAAACCGCCTACAGCTGCAGCGATATCTTCTGTTACTTTAGCAGCTCGAGCATATACAACAAGATCAGCGTTGTGAACTAAATTATCTTTATCTAAACCTTCGATAGCAGCTTTATTAGCATCGGCAATATCTTTAACTTCAGTAAGTTTTTCAGCTGTAGCATATTCACCTTTAGGTTGATAATCGCGATCAACAGCTTCTTTCGTTACGTATTCACCTTTTTCTTGATAACCAGCTAATTTAGCAGTAAGCTTAGTGTCGATCAAGTTAGGAACAGTAGCTGTTTCTAAAGTATTTAATTTATTATCCACTTCGTTGGCTTTAGCTTCGAACACAGCTTTATCGGCTTTGTCCGCTAATGCGGATACATCAGCTTTACCCAATAAGTCAGAAGCATTTTTATCGGCTTTAGCTTGAACTGCAGTTAACGCACTAACATCAGCTTTATCGGCAAGCTTTTCGTTAAGTTTAGCTTCGCCTACAAATTTTTCTTGAGCTACGAGAGCATCGACAACTTCTTTTACTTTATCGGCTACAGCTTGTGCATCAAGGCCTGTGCCAGTACCACCATTAAGAGCAAGGTCGTTAACTTTAGTCGTTAATTTACCAAGATCCTCGATAGCTTTTTCGACTTTAATTTTAGCTTCTTCAAGGCCTGCAGCGTTTTCAGTTGCTTTAGCTTTAGCTTGTTGTGCAGTCGTATTTACTTCACGAACAGCTGCATCAGCTACATCTTTAGCAGCTTGAATATCTTCAGCTACTTTTGTTTTGTCGGCCTTATCGCCAAGTTTAGATTCGACGTCAGCTTTTTCTGCGTATTCAGAAAGAGCAGTTACGTCGGCTTTTGCCGCCAATTTTTCGTTAACTTCGTCTTTAGTGAATACTTTATTTAACTTATCGAGTACGACAGTTAAATCAGCATGACCAGCTAATTGTTGAGCAAGATCTTTAAGAGATTGAAGCGTAGCTGGGTCCAAAGAACCGATAGCTTGAACTTCGGCTTTAGTTGCATATTCACCTTTAGGTTGGTATGCTTCATCAGCAACAGCTTTAGTTACATAATTAACGAGAGCAGCTTCTACTTCTTTAGCTTTTGCATCTGCAGCTTCGGCTTTTGTCTTAGCTTCAGTTACGGCTTCACCAGTTTTAGCTTCCGTCTTCGCCGCTTCGGCTGCAGCTTTAGCAGCTTCGATAGCTTGAGTTAATTCGTCTTTAGCATCTTTTAATGCTTCTTTAGTAGCCAATGGTTCTAATGCAGTAGCATCAGCTTTACCTTCAAGAGCAGTATTTGCTTTAGCAGCTTCTTTGGCAGCATCGGTAGCAGCTTGTTTAGCTTCAGCAACGTCCGCTACGCTAGCTTTACCTTCGAGAGCAGTATTAACAGCTTCTTGGTCCGCCTTGCGGCTTAACGCTTTTTCGTTTTCTACTTTAGCTTGAGCCGCATCAATTTTAAGTTTGGATACATCGTCAGAGATACCTTTTACTTTTGCATCGTTAAGAGTATCGGCAGCTTTACGTTCAGCAGCTTCTGCAGCTACAGCAGCTTTGTTTGCATCGGCTTCTGCTTTAACGTTATCCAATGCTGTTTGATCAGCTTTAGTAGCAAGAGCAGTAGCGTCGGCTTTTGTTGCCACTTCTTCTTTTGTAGCAAGCGGAGTCAAATCGCTAGCGTTAGCTTTTTTAGCAAGCTCAGTTTCGATAGCAGCTTTATCGGCTTTATCGGCTAAATCAGATTTTTTAGCATATGTAGCTTCAACTTCAGCAGTTTTAGCATATGGAGTTAAATCGACAATAGCTTTAACTTTTTCAGTAAGTTCGGCAGCTTTAACTACGTCGTCAGCAGTAGCCGCTTTAGCGATAGCTTTTTCAAGATCGGTATCTTTATCGTTAAGTTTTTTAATCAACTTATCGATAGCATCTTTATCATATACTTTATCTTTATCGGCTTTTTTAGCGATTTCGGCAATGCTATCTGGGTTATCGCGAAGCAGTTCAATAGCATCTTTTAAAGTTTTAAGATCTTTAGCAGATACGCCACCAGTCGCTGTTTCGAGTTCTGCTTTAGTCGCAAATTTAGCAGCAGCAGCTTCGTCAGCTTTACCTTGAGCTTCGGTAATTTTTTCAGCTACTTTAGCATCGGTGATATATTCACCTTTAGGTTGATATTGAGCAGCAGCTTCAACTTTACTTAAAAAAGTAATAACGTCTTGTGCTTGTTTAGCAGCAAGATCGGCAGCTACTTTAGCAACGGCAGCTTTATTAGCTTCAGCTAATACTTTATTAGCAGCAGATGCTTCTTTGTTTGCGCTAGCTTGTTTTGTTACGTCTTCAACAGCTTTGTTATCGACTGGAGTAGTGGAACCACTTTGATTACCAGAACCACCAAGTTCAATACCTTTATCACGTTTTGGATCGTATAAACCAAAATGAGCTTTACCTACAAATTTTTTGGACATAGAATATTATCTCCTTTAATTCCAATAAATTAATTCAGCACTAAGTCTGTTTTTCAAATCATCGATAGATTTATTTAAATAATCGTCGACTTGCGCATGAATATATTCTTGCAATGCGTCGCCAATTATTTTTAACAACTGGTCTAATGTCGGTTGATAAATACGTTGATTCATTTGGTCGACAAATTTTGTTAACTCATCACGAACAGTATCTCTTACTTGATTAAAGTCCGGTTTCTTTTTAAGAGCTTCTATTAAATCCGTATAAGTATTAATAGAACCATCTTTTTCGAATTGCTTTAACGTATCAGCCCAGTATTCTAAATCATGGATATCTGGTTTATTATTAACGACACGAATAACTTCATTTAATTTATAAACCAGGTACTGAATACTCGTTTCATCTAACGAGGCTTGATCGATAAAATGTTTCATTCTCTTACCTCATAATTACGTTCGTAATAACTGACTGTTGATTTCCTGGTTCAATCGAACATTCGTCATCAGTGCATTTAATAAGAACTGCAAATTTTTCATTACCAACAGTAGTGGTCGAGTTCTTCTCTAAAATAGATACCGGAATAATTAAATCACCGATATTCGATTCTTCATATAAACCAGAAATAACGATTTCAGATTTATTGCTTAATAAGTATGCAGAATAAACGCCTTCATAACACAAAGTAGAGCAGGTATCATTTTCCAATAATACCTGCTCATCATTCACTAACAATTCGTCTGATAAAGATAATGAATTAGAGCCATAAGAGATTACGTCTCCGTCAAATATATTTTTACCGTTTAATTTTAATTCTTTTACGAATAAATTGTTAACCATTATCTTATCGTTACGTTGGTTTTTATTAAGATACTCGCTATTTATATTACTCAAAGTAATACCATTTTGGTCTAAATGTTCATTAATTTGAGTATGCGCTTGATTAATAATTTCAGATACACTATGATTTAAACTCATAAGTGAATCATTAATAGCACTTAATGAAATTTCATTCATTGAATAGTATCCTTTTATCTTATAAAAATATTAGAAACCTTTTCGACATTATCGATAATTAAGTTATTCTCTAGAATAGATACAATAATTGTTTGATCGATATCTTTATAAGTACCAGATTTTTTTACGATAAACAAATTGGAAACTTTATTATTATTTTTAAAAATAATATTTATTTCATGGGCATGAGATAAATCTATATTTTCTTTAATCGGGATTTCGACCCAGTCATAAGAATTATCATTTTTAGATAATAATTTTGTTCCGTTATATAATTTACCCGATAATTTTCTACCACCAAGCTCGATATGATCTTCATCGATATTTATACTTCCAATAATCTTTTGAGTATCCAAAGTATCGATTGAATAATCGTATCGTTTAGTTTTTTTATAATACTGATTATCGTCGATCGTATAGTTCTCGATATTAAGAGAAACCATATTGTCGATTATATCATTTTTTCTAGTATTTAAATAATCTTGAATTTCGATAATTTTATTTTGTAAGTCGGCAAGGTTAACAGAATCATCATGTATTAAACTAATCATATGTTACCTTTTATATATTTTAAATTCTTTATCGGATGAAATAATGCCATCTTTTATCGTGATAAGATTATTCTTAAAATCTTTTCCGCAATAATTAATAGTTAATGGGATAGAATATCCGCTTACGCTAACCAAAATATAATAGTCACCTTTTTCTAATTTAGATAAAGTATATTCTTTATATTCTAGTAATGCCATATCATAATTATTTTTAACGGATCGATTATTATAAGATAATCGTTGATCGAATGAAAGTGACTTATTGCCGACCAAGATTTCGTTAGAGCTAATCTTATTATTATTTAAAAATATAGATCCAGCAATATCGACAGTGTCGAGTGATAAATTATTTAACGTTTCATTTACCGAAATAAAGTTATCGTAAAAATCTAAGACATTAACATACTGATCATTATCGATAACGGTTGATTCGAGGCTATTTATTTTAGAAATAAGACTATTAATCTCGTTTCTCAATGTATTAATATCTATCGACATTTAATAATATATCCTCCTAAACCTTCCCAATAATCGCTATAACTACTATGATGTTTTTTACGTCGACGCCAAATCTCATGAACTTCGAATTTCCAGTTCCATGGATTTTGATCGATACGGGAAATTGTTTGATAGTTCTTATCGCCGCCATAATAGTTTTGGAACGATACCGACATATTTGTCATCGGGCTTGAATTATCGCTAACTTCATATGGATTATATTTTCGTTTATAAGCATCTTTGATCATAAAGAATACTGTATGGAAATCATTTTTATATGGGTTATATGCATATACTTCACGCCAATCATTTTTGTTCGATTCTCCAATGGAATTACCGTCTTTCCATTGAGGAAGTTTTACGAATTTACGATAATTGTTTTTAGTAATAATCGTTTTATCGGTAGCAAAACCATTATTATTTATTTCTAAATATTTGTTATTATCTTTTGCAATAACGAAAGGCCAAACAGAAATATCGACACCGTCAATCGTAAATAATACGCCATTAGATTTGTTAAATTTAATAGCTGGTTGATTACCAGAATTAATCGTTAAATTACCGTTAAGATTTAAATCATTATAACGAAGATAATCGCCGGCATTATTTTTATTTAAAAACTTATTATCTGATTCTTGTTTCGTATAATATCCAGAAAGTTTATTATTAATTAAAGCCAATAAATCATCTATAGATGTCGGAACAGTATTCGTCAAATAATCTTTCATTTGATTGATACGATTAGTATACTGATTAATTAAACCGTTAATGCCAGTTCCTTCAGCGGCGTCTCTAAAAGATTTTATGGCATCAATTATTTCATTTATTTTTCTTACTTGTAAAAACGTAGTCGTTCTACTTCTTAAATGTTCTATCATCGCCATAACACCTTCATAATATTGCCGTTATTACGACTTTGATTATACCCAGTAAATACAGGACCAGTCTTTTGAGTTAACTTAACATAAGATGCTGTTACCTCGACACCGACCGTAGAATACGGAGTTAAGAATTTAATCGGAACTTCGGCTCTACACATATATACATAAGCTGGCGCAATACGATGATCGTTTTGTAGGTCATGACCACCTTCGTGATATGTATTATCGACAATAAGAACTAAGTCGTTCCATTTCGCCGGTAATTGAACTGTACCGCCTACATTGTTAATAGAGCTATTCGGGATTTCGTTCCAAGCAGCCGGGATATAAGTACGCTCGCGTAGCTGGAAGATATCTTCACCTAGAGAACGTTGAGTGCCGGTATTAATATTCTTAGCATATAATTCAGATCCATCAGGATTGATTAATTTAAGCCAATCACCATCGATAATTAATTTTACACCGTTAAGGGTCATTAACGTGTTGCCATTTTTATGGCCTATAATTTTATTGTCGCTAGCAACTGTAAGTTTATGCTGATAGTCTAAATTTTGATTCTTTAAGATTGCATTATTTAAACTATCTTTTGTTAAATAACGAGCATCTTGTTCTTGTTTATTAAAATAAGACTTAATAGTTTCATTAAATCCGTTTTTGATATTTTCTAAAGACTCAGAAAAACTTTTTCTAGCATTATTATAAATCAAATTAATTTTATTAAACTCTTTGATAAAATCGTTTGTCGAAATTGTTTTATCAGAAGTATCTTTAATAATATCTTTTAAACTATCTATAATTTTATTAATTTCTTGTGTCGCTTTATATGACACAGAAAATTTTTCCATTCTTTTTGCCATACAAAACTCCTATCGATAATAAACTGCTTTTATAATACCGTTAAATCCTTCTTTACTCCAATCAAGATTAATAACGCCATTTTGTAAATTAATCGTACAATCTATATCCTTATAATAAGGTTGACCTAGACTTAATTCGATCAATATATGATTGATGTATAAATGTCCGTTATCATTGCCGTCATGATATTGGTATACGATTAATATTTGATTCGCATCGTCACCATATACTCTAGAATAGTTTACGTTTCGAGTATTTCGACTACCCGGAAGTTCGACCCACTCGCCTGGAGAAATGTAACTAACGCCAGTAACTATTTCTTGACCATTAATATAAGTAACACCATTTCTAATTTCAATCGGAACATTGCCGTCCGGAGAAATTATTTTAAAATATCCTGGGCGGACTTCCCAACTACCGTTGCCAAATTGAATGATTGGACCGCTAGTATTATTTAAACTAATATGACCGTTAACGTTAAAATTATTATTAATAGTTTCATCACGATCTTTGCGTAAATAACTATTCGCTGTAGAAGATGAAGCAAATAAATCGTTACTATTAGCTTTTGTATAATAGCTAGACAATTTATTAGCTATCGTATTCCTAAGATCATTTAATTTATTTTGTAGACCTTGAATAGCATCTTCGATAGCTTTTTTATTAGTTTTAATAAAATCTAATAAAGTCTGTTTTGTAACCGTTGTACCCGAGATACGTTTAAGATCTTCAATCTCAGTATCAAATTCGTTGATCTTCGCGTTAATTTCGCGAAGACCAACAAGTTCTTTTAATTTTTGAATCATACAGAATCACCGTAATTCAATACATCGTTTTGCTGAGTGTAGTATAGAATATACCCACGTTCTGGGAATACACTATGAAGAATTACTTTATTTGCATTATATTCAGGAGTAATCGTACTGAGTTTCTTATTAATACCGTCATAAATCACGACCTGAACAATTTCGACATTAGGAATATCTAAGGATAATTCATAATTGTCTTCACCTTGTTTAATCCATTTATTAGTGCCGAATTCTAATTTTTGAATAATAACGCTTTGATTAATTTTATCGACAACATTATTAGGAAGAACACTCTTACCATTTCTTACCAAAATCTCCCAGTCTGTTCCATTAAACCGATAGAGAGATCCTGCGGTATCTCCACCGTTAACAGCTACAACATTGCCAACTGTTGCATCTGGATATGTCGTATATAGTTCGGTTACAGAACCAACACTATTTTTCCAATCGTTATTATCATTAGCTTTTATAATAGCTGCATATAATTCGTCGCGCAACAAGAAGTCTTCGATCGGATGGCCCATAAATTTACGAGTATCTTCACTTAAATCACTTCTATCTGCAGTGCCGGCACGATCAGATAGTAAAGCATGATCGACAATTAAACGTCGGAATTTTTCTTCTAACGTTTCGCCGTCGCTAAACATAACTTGATCGGCCGTAGTTTTTCCGTAAAACGGATCCTTGCCGCCTGCGCCATTGTCGACAAGGATATTACCTTTAATATCTGCCATTTTATATTATCCTTTTCATAGGGTTTAAATAACATCGATTACAGAATTATATTACAAAGAAAGCCTGTCTATGACAGGCTAACTTTCTTAACAATCATCTTAGAATCAGATTCTTTTTTACCAGATAAATAGACTGTTTCATCATATTTAATATAAGGCAAATTATTTAGATAAATAGAACTAAAGACGATTAAATCGATTTCGACGCCGCCACCAACATCGCCCTTACAGAAGGCCATAAGATTACCAGACTTATCTTTGCGTTCATCGACTTTCGTTATCTTAACTTTAACATTTTCTACTTCTGTTTTATCTTCCATAGAAAACCATTCTGGTGTATATGTTACCGGACAATTTAATGTTTCCATTTCGAAGCTCATAATAAGTTCCTTTCCATAATCTTCATTATTTAAACGTTCATTTTTATCTTTTCTTAAATCGTAGAACTCATTCATTAATTCTAGACGATTATGCTTAATATTAGAGAAAGCCCCTGACTTAATTAAAGCTGAACCGACACGTTTATTAAATGCTTTTTTACCGATTTTATTCATAGCGTCTTCTAAAGAAGTATAAGGTCGATGTTCGATTATGGAAGGTATGGAAGATAGACCCACGCCCTTAATGGACCCAAGACCAAATAAGATAGTGTTTCCATTAGGAGTAAAATCAAGATTTGAAACATTAATGTCTGGAACTTCAACGTCAATCCCTTCCTTTCTAACTAATGGAATATAACGAACTAAATCTTCTAAAGATTGCATCGATAAATATGCAGCAAAGAATTCTACTGGATGATATAATTTAAGCCAAGTAGTAAGCATACTAGTAAAAGAATAAGCAACAGCATGCGAGCGATTAAACGCGTAGCTCGCGAATCCCATGATATAGTCGAAATAATCATTCATTTCTTTGACAGTATATCCATTAGCAATAGCTCCTTTAATTTCAGGACCATACTTACCTTTAGGATCATACCAAGGAGCACTATCATCTTGTTCCCAGCCTTCAGGACCTTCGCAATTTTTTTTCCCATAAATATGACAACGAATCATCATAGGGAACATACTAGCTTTCTTTTTGGCCGTGATTTTGCGAACAATTGAATCTGCTTGGTTATCATCGAAACCAGAAACCTGTTTTGATATTTGCATTAGCTGTTCTTGGTATGCAATTACTCCATAAGTATTATCAAGAATATTTTCAATATTTTTTAATGGTAATTCAACTTTTTCTAAACCATGTTTACGTTTTGCATATTGATGGTGCATGTTTGCGCTAAGTGGCCCTGGTCGCTTTTTGTTAAGTAAAATTTTCTTTCAAAAAATCATCTGTTAATTTATCAGTATATTTAATCCTTACTAATTTAATACCATGTTCTTCACATAGAATGTTTTTTGTTATATCCAAAAATATTCTATATAAAAAATCATTATTGCTTTTATAATATCTTTTTTCATTCCTAAAATGCTGTGGTCCATCATATTCCACAGCTAAATTCAGGTTAGGGAAAAAAGCATCTATTTTTAAAGAATAATTAGTAATTGGATTTTTTAACCAATCAAATGTTTTTTCTAAACAATAATCTTCATTTAAAAACTTTGAAACTTTATTAAAAACAATAGAACAATTTGTAGGTCTTCCTTTTTTATTTTCTTTTATACCCAATTTTTCCTTTAATTTATTGATACTACCGAATCTATCATAGTAACAAGTAGTAGAATATTTCGATTCTTTTGCTATTAAATCAGATGTAATTTCTTTATGCTTCTGATATAAATCAAGAAAATCTTTTATTAGATCTTCATCAGATGGAGATCTTCCTGATGGATGTCTTTGAATATTTAATTCATCATACATATTAGCAAAATTACCATAAATTCTATTTACAATTTTTGGTCCATAAATTGAATTTTTTTCCATAATTGGTTTACTAATATAACCAAATTTTTCAATCAAATTAAAGATTTCCTTATTTAATTCTTCTTTAGTAACAAATTTATGTACTTTTTCATCGTAAGGAATATTATACTTTTTACATAATTCTCGAATAGTAATATTAAATCTTTTATTTATGAAATCAACAGATATTTCAAAATCAGATTCTTTTATAAGTTTATCTGATATTTTTTGTTTTGGAAATTTTTCAAGTATTTTATCTTTAATTATTTCCAATGAATATATTTTTTTGTTGCGAGTATGATAAGCTAAATCAGTTTCAGAAGATATAGCATTGTTTATTGTTTTATACTTTTCAAGTAAATAATAATAAAAATTTTTGTTTATTTTTTTAATTAATAATGGTTTGAACTTATCTTTATGCTCTAAGCATATTTTTCTTAAGTAATAATTCATATGTACAATCCTTTTATGTTAAAAATATTTTACATATTATATATTACTATAAATAATCGGATAATGGTCCAAGACACATATTAAATTTTACTGCTAAGTAATTTCTTCTTAGCTCTTATATTTTCATATAAGTTCGGACTATATATTTAGCTAATTATTAGCATACTGGGGTTCCCAATATAGATCACTCTATATTGGGTGGGATATTCCCATAGTCTCTGAGGCGGAACTTATCGTGCCTGCTGATTGTCCAATCCTTAACATCGTTACTATTTAGTAGTTAAGGCTCTAAGGAGTTTCCAGCATATAACCCAGTTTATACTCGGCCGATATATTAACCGAGTGCTGTAGCAGCTGCAATATCATCGAAACAAGTTGGCTTCATTTCTTTTAAATAATCTTTAAACATATCAGATTCTAATTGAAATACGCAATCTGATTTAGCTTGTGCTAATAGCTTATATAATTTTTTATCTTCGATATCGAAGTTATTGTATAGCCATTGCACATCTTTATCTAAATGTTTTAATGTTGTTTCTATTATGGATAGTGTTTTAAGGCCGAGAATATCGAGTTTAACTGTGCCTAATTCTTCACATTCTGTACCGGTAAACAATGTAATGGTTACACCATCAGCATCGGTACGTGTCGGGAAATAATCATCGACACGACAAGGCATTGCTAATACGCCAGAAGCATGAACACCGAAGTTACGTTTAAGACCTTCAAATGCTCGAGCTAATCTAAATAATTCTTTATTGTCAGCTTCAAGTTTTTGCCATTTAATATATAAAGATTGTTCTGTAGTATTACCATCTTTTAATGCATCATAATGTTTAAATTTTGGTTGAGGTGGAACGACATCTTTAAAATCGTCGATAATTTTAGATAATGCATTCATTTTATCGAACGAGATTTTAAGGGCACGTCCAATATCCTTTAAGCCAGATTTAACGCCCATTTGAGAATATGTACCGATATGAGCTACATTATTTTCACCGTATAAACTTTTAATATGTTCGATAACCTTATCTCGGCCAAAGTAACTGAAGTCGCAATCTACATCTGGAAGTCCAGTTCTGTCTATCGTTAAGAAGCGACCGAACAATAAGTCATATTTAATAGGGTCGATATTTTTTGTTATGCCAATGCACCATAAAACAAGGCTTCCACAGGCCGATCCGCGACCTTGGTTTGTCATAATATCATTATCATCAGCCCATTTAACATATTCACGAACGATAAGCATGTAGTCGGCAAAATCTTTGTAATTAATAATATTAAGTTCATAAGCTAAACGTTGTTCATATCGTTTAATATCGTTAGCGATATAATCATATTTTTTAGCTAATTCATATAAGCCTTTATATGCTAATTCGCGTAATTTACGTTTAGTGTTTTTAACGCCAGGCAATTTCGGCATTAATGGTACATCGCTACCTAATTTATATTCGCCGACTTTATTAGTGATTTCTTGAGTATTATGCATTGCTTCTAAATATAAAGCGTATTTTGCACGAGCAACAGTTGCTTCAGTTTCGGAAGTATTAATTAGATATTTAAACCCGTCCTGCATTTCTTCTTCGCTCTTTAGCCAAAAGTTATGGTCGTATTTCATGCGATTAGGATTATAGATATCGGTACCAGTACCGACACATACTAATACATCATGATCTTTATTATCGGCTTTCAGCACATAATGTACATCGCTAGTCGCAACGAGTTTAATATTATATTTCTGGGACATTGTTAAATAAAAGTTATTTACTTTAACTTGGCCGTCAAATGCATTAGGTTGAACTTCGAGATAGAAGTCGTCGCCGAAGATATCTTTATATTCCAAGATGAGTTCTTCGGCTTTATCTAAATCGTCTTTGCGAACACGACTCGCTACCATGTTTGCAACACATGCTGTCGTGCAAATAACACCTTCACTATATTTACGAAGCATCGGCATATCGAACAAGAAGCGGCCGTTATATGTACATACTTTAGCGGATTCGCTTTGTAACTTAATTAAATTATTTAAACCTGTTTGATTTTTAGCTAATAAGATTAAATGATATTGTCTTGTATCATACATATGTTTTTCGGCACGAGCTTTAATATCTTTAATACCTTTAACACCTTTTTTACCGGATGATAAATCTTCAGCTTCTTTTTCGGTTAAGTCGCCAGCTTCTTTTGCTTTCAAGGCTGCATCAGCCCAACGTTCTTCAACAGGTTTAGATAGAGCAAGCGTATCCCATGTTTGATATCCTTCATAACCTAAGATAGGTTTAATATCTTGTTTTTTACATTCTTGTAAAAATTCATAGATACCACCCATATGATTATGGTCGGTAATAGCTAAGCTTTCCATACCAAGCTCTTTAGCACGGCTAACTAACTTTGGTATATGACAATAGCCATCTAAAAAGCTATATGATGTATGTACATGTAAATGCGTAAACATTTTACTATTCCTCCTTGAATATACTTTTCACATTTAAAGTATATAACCTAGGTTTCATAAAGTTTTTCTCGATATCACCACACATCGTAATTTTATCGCCAACTTTAATTCCGAGATCTCCTAATCTCCAAGCCCAGATACTTAATTTTGTTTTTCCGTCGAAGACTGTATAACATATATTGTCAGGGTTATTGCCACTAGGTTTAACGTCGAGAACGCTTAACCCAGATATTTTAACTTGTGGTTTAGTAAAAGTTAAACCATCGAACGAGAATAAGTTAAACGATTTATAGGATTCTAATGTTAAATCAGATAATGTAAGATCGATATACTCAGGTTCTTTTGGCTCGATAGCAACTTCTTCAGGTGTCACATAGGACAATATTTTTGCGCTCAGAGCGAGTTTAAACTCGTCTTGCATATCTTTATATATCGCAAAGCCACAAGCGGCTGCATGGCCGCCATATGAAGCCACAGAGGGTTCGTTAAACAATAACCAGTCTAATGGATATGTATTGCTTCGAGCAGAACCATGAATTACTTCGCTATCTGATAATCCGACAAAACTAGGTTTACCACTATATTCTTGAAGTCGTCCTGCAAGTATACCGATAATGCCAACTGGTATTTCGTCATTAACGACTAAAGCTATTTCACTATCGTCGTTTTGCTTATCGTACTGTTTAATGATTCTTTCACTAAAATCTTTAGTCAATTCCTTACGTCGAGTATTATATTCTTCGACAGTATTACATGTTTCGATCGGTTCTTCGCTTACGTCGAATAACTTAATAGAAGCATCGATATCGAATAATCGAGAACATGCATTTAATCGAGGAGCAATTTGCCAAGATACGAGATCGGCCGTAATAGCTTCTTTAGTGAGCATATCTAAAAATACTCGTAACGTATTCGGTATTTGCTTCTTCTGAATCTGATTAAAACCTTTACGAACGATAGCTTGATTAACATAACTGCTTAATGGCATTACGTCGGCAATCGTACCGATAGCCGTTAAATAAAGTAATTTATCGCTTTCATAATGATTATAACCTAATTCATTTTCGATAGCCCGACAAAAATAATAAGCAACACCAGCACCGCATATTGCTTTTGCCCAATGGTCGCTTTCGGTAATATGCTGATCGACAATGATTGTGTCTGGCAAGATTTCTTGCGGTAAATGATGATCGGTAATGAGTACCGGTATATTATATTTTTTACAAAGTTCGACTTCTTCGACTTTAGTAATACCGTTATCGACTGTCATAATAAGAGGCTTAATTCGCCGTTCATATTTTTTATTTATGTCTTCGATAAACTTAACACTTAAGCCATAACCATCGCTTCGCTCAGGAAAGTAAACTTCATTATGTGTCGGAACAATCTTCGATAAAAATTTTTTCATAATCGTTCCGCTTGTCATTCCATCGACATCATAGTCGGCATATACATAAATATCTCGACCTTCTTTAAAGTATTGTACTAAAAATTTGGCTGCTTTATCGATATTAACAATCGGTTCTTTCTCATCGATATTTAATATCTTATCTTGGTCGTATAGAATATTATATGCTACATCTAATGGAATTTGTTTTAGGGCCAATATCTGAGCCACTAAATCGTTAACTTTTAACGTTAACCTGTACTTATCTTTATCAATCATAAGTAACCACCTTTCTGATATATTATAACACATAAACAGAAAAAAGGCGAGCATTATTCGCTCGCCTTCAAAGGTTTTAAATATTTAGTTTTTAATCCTGTAGCTGCTTCCAACTTGCTTAATGCTAGTCGTCTATGTTTTCTATATTTGGCTTCAGATATGCCTAATTCTTTTTGGATATCTTTAGGTCGTTTAGTCTGAACGAATATCTTAACGATAATATTTCGTTCGAGTTCATTAAGTTCGTCGAATACGTCAGAACAAGTTAAACCCGATAACCAGGAATCACTAAAGTTTCCGTTGTCGTCGATCGTAACTTGATCTTCGATATTCATATGATGCATTGAATTATAACCGTTAAGGTTAACTTCTTCAAATGCCGTTCTATCGTAGCCGTTGTTAATTCTATCACGTAAGAATTTAGAAATAAAATGGAATAAACGATATTTAAACACATACGTTACAAACGTATTAAAGCTACGATTAGTCTTCTTATACGTTAACACCATTTGAGTAAATACATAATGAAGGTCAGTCATTACGTCATTATTCTTACCATAATTATCCCGAATTAAAGATAAAGATCGGTTTACTTCGTTGAATTCAGTTTTAGATAATCGAGTATTTCTAAAGATTTTAAAACGTAAATTTTTATCGGCTATATACAAGCAGATAAAATCACGAGATACTTTATTATTTAAATATGTTTTTTCGTTGACTAATAAATCATAAAACATATTAATAAATGGCTCGAATCTAATAATTAATTCTTGGAGTAACTCATCTTTTCTTTTGTTACATTTAGTTTGCTGACACTCTAATACGATCGCGTCAATTTCCTCCCAAGCTTCTTTTTGTCCTTCGAGAACTTTATATTCAGACATTATTTTTTCTTGGATTTCCTTTTTAATTTTTTAACGTCGTCTAGTTGCATCCATTGTCCATCATGAAACTGGATACATTCTAGAGTTAATTCGGGGAATTTATATTCGAATATCTTTTTCTTAAGATTAAAGTCGACCGTAGTTTTACCTTTAATATCGATGACACGAATACTTTTATCTAAATTCTTTACGACAAAGTCTGCTACGTAATTAATAGATCGAATTGTTTTCTTATTCTTTTTAAAGCTTGGTTGCAATTCGTAATTAACTTGTCGTTCAAATCCAGAGATTAATTTATCTTTAAGTTGTTGTTTTAAATAAATATAGTAGTTAGCTTCCATTAAGCTATCGAATTTAATATCGTCGACAATAGGTTTATAAGAAAAATATCGACTTTTCTTAATTCGATCTTTAACTTGTGGTAATTCAAAAGATTTAATTAATTTCTTTTTCTTATATTCTTTCCATAGAATATGAGTATCTTTTAAGGCTTTTGTCTTATAGACGCAGCCATCTATTTCATAAGGCATTATTATTTTCCTGTAAATGTTCTAGAGAGTTCTGGAATAAATCGACTCTTAGAAGATTCTTCTCGTACCGGGAAGAATATCTTTTGATCGATCCCCCGTAAAACATTATTAGCGATAAAGTTTAATCGTTCTATCGAACTAATATCACGATATGCAATAAATGTTTTTCTAGTTTTAGCATAATAAAACATAACGCCACTCAACTGAAAATCAAATGCATCGTATGCTGCTTTCCAGTGGAGAGTACAGTTAATATTACTATCACATTCTTCTTGTGAAAACGTATGAGAAAATACAGGATAAAATAAAAAGTATTTTCCGTTACGATATGCAATAGGGCCAATATCGACTTCAATTTCTCCTGAGTCAAATTCTAACGTATGAGAATGACCGATCGAAATAATATTAAGTTGTTCTTCACTACAGTATTCATAAAGACTAGAAAGGTAGTTAATACCTTTTAATACGTCTTTATTGTTAATACGATGAGGGGCAGTATTTAAATAATTATCTAACATTTGAGTCATTTCCGGAATGCCGATAATTTCTTTTTGGTAAATACTACCTAAAAATGCGTATGCTATATCATGCAAAAACGAGCGTAAAGTACGCTCGTCTGTCGGTATTGGAGTATTATATTTTATATTATAGTACCAAGGACTATCGAGATAGTCTAGGAACTGTTCGTTAGTTATTTTCATACAACTTAGTAATGCAACGAGCTACTTCATAAGATTCAGCAAATAGAGCATCAGGAGTATTAAGATTCGGCCTTAATTGAGGAATTTCAGTTTTTTGACCCAATACAGATTCTGCAGATTGAGCAATTTTTAATTTAAGATCTTCGATAAGAGCGCTGCCTTCAGCTACTTCTTCGTCGCTTAACGCGAGAGCAAGATCTTTATTTAAATAATCGCGCACTTTAAATATTTTTAAAGTATCGTCTACTTCATTATCTTTATTTAATACTAAAGTAGAAACATATTTAGCCGTTAACTTAAGAACGTCGAATACTACAGGAGCTGTAGGAAAACGTTCATTAGTCAAACCTTTAATAACCGTAATCCAGATACCTAAGAAATTTGATTTCTCCGTAGTAGTAGCTGGAAAACTATTTAATAAACTTTCAGAAAATGCTTCGTACACTTTTTCGTAAATAGTCATTTATTAACCTCGAATGATATTATTAAAACGCTCAGTATCTTGTTGATTAGCTTCTGTAGTATAAGAAAACTCAGGTACAAAGTAGAAGAAACTTCTACCTTTAAATTCGCTTCGTTTATTCTTGGCCCAATCTAGCTCTATAACAGGCTGAATGTCGGCATAGCCTTCTCTATTATAAAATACTTTAGCATTATTTTTATTTTTGCTCACATCGTTGTGAACAAGGAATACGACACTTGCATCGTATTGGTATCGTACTGACTCCTTAAGATCGTCAAGAGATGGTCGGCCATTATGATTTAATTTTCTTAAATGTGCCGTGCCGAATACCGGAACTTGTAAATCGACATTAGCCAATTTTTTAAGTTCTTCCGATAATGCTTCATGACGTTCTTGTGGTTTATTAAAAGTTCTATTTTTAAACCGCAAGTCAGATAAGGAGTCAATACCGATAATGATATTATTTTCCGGATTTACCGATTTGACAAATTCTTGAGCTCGTTTTGCGTGTTCGCAAATATCTTCAAAAGATTGAACTCGAGTTCCGTCGGTCATCATAAATTGATGGCTCTGTTCCTTTAATAGTTGAATGCCGTCTTTTCGACGTTGAAGTTGAGCTTTAATTCTTGCGAAATATTCTTCTTCTTCAGGGCATCGAGGAATAATCGATGATATTTTTTGGTAGCGTTTTGGTTTACCGGCAATCGCGATTGGAATTTGTTGGTCCATCGCAATAATACGAGGAATAACTTCTCCGACAGTATCGTCTAATGTATAGTAAATAGCTAATAGGTTATTCTTAGGATTAGTCCCTAAATCTTTTAATAGATTAGACATAATAGCTGTTTTACCGCCATTAGATTCACCGGCAAAAATATACAAACCTTTTGTTAGACCGCTTAGATTCTTATTAAACGAAGGGAATCTAATCGTATCATAACCCTCTTCTTCATCTTTTTCGCTTTCTATTTCATATTCTTCATAGGTCGCTAAAGACTCTTTATAAAAATCAATACTCATTTTTAACTCCATCTGTAGAAAATTTTATCTAAACCAGCTCTATGGTTATCCCAATAAATAGATTCGACTTTCTCAAGTGTATCTATTTCGTAATTAGTTAAGTTAAGTAAAGAACTAACTTCGTGTGCATGATCATCGATTAGATAAAGCAGAATATCTAATGAATCCATAAGTTGACGATTGTATCGATTTAATAAATAATCGATAGCACCGACATCTCGTTTTGCGTCCCGTATCGTTAAAGAATTAGCTTTCTTATAATAATAGGATAACAATTGTTCTTTCGTATAAGAAATTTTCATTTCTTTAAAAAACTTAACTTCTTCGACTTGAATATCGAGTCCGATATTAAGCTTAGGTGGTCGTGATAAAATTTGTAATTCTGGATGAAAATAATAAGTATCTCTTTTGATAAGTCCGTTCCAAAGAGAAGATGGCAGATCACAATATTTAATAAATTCTTTACGAAACGTGGACAAAATTTTTACGATATCGTTTGTACTGTAAAAATTATCGTATAAGTAATCTATCGTATATTGTGTAACATACGTTTTATCTGTCGTATGGCCTAATATATTTTCTTCGTACCATAATCCACTAACCATATAAAATATCCTCCGATTAAAAATAATACCTTCATGAGTTATTATAGCATAAGAATTCGAAAAAGAAAAGGCCCGGACACTAAGTCCGAACCTTTAAAAATTCTATACTATACATTGCTTTTTTAACCGGAATGTCGGCATAAAATACTTTTGTATTCCGAGAGATCTGATTAACGATATCTCGAGCATGCGTTTCGATCGGATATAATAAATTACCGTTAGATAAATAACTATATAATTTAATATCCATTTCGCTACATGTCGTGTTATGCTTACTATATCGATTACCGACTTCATCAGCAGTTTGATCAGATATAACAATATTATCGTTAATATACTTAATTAAATTTTTATATTCGTTCTTGATAACGATATTACTATTCTTCGTATCGAAGTTCGCATTATATAAATAAATGTGGCGCAATCCGAATGGATACATACCGAGATTATTTACGAACGTTAGTTTGAAGCTAAGCACCATTGTCTTAATACTATATGTATTATCGAATAAGATTCGTGTATCTTCTAATGGTTGATCATAATCGATAACGATAGCTTTGTTACTCAATTGAGTACCTGGTGTCGTAACAATCGTAATGTTCTTTAAAATAGATGCGCCCGCTAAGAACGGAGAAATTTCGATAGCGTTACAAGTCGCAGAACCAACAATAGGATTATCAGGAAACTCGATTGTTAGTGTAACAGTATCGGAAGAATATTGAGAGAATGTCGGCATCTTATTTAAGATTGTATCATGTTTTAGCACATCGATATATTCTTCTTTAACTTCTTCGTTAATAGAAACTGTTGCTGAATTTTTAAAGATATAACCAGCAGCAGAATTAAAGTTAAGTAAGTTATCTAAATTACCGACAATTTTAGGATGGATACAGTTACCATATTTCTCATAATTAGAATTAGCTTCTAATACTTTATTTGTATCGGCAAATAAAATCTTATTGGCATTATAAATATTCTTTTTTAATACTGTTTCACCGTCGAAAATAGTTTCGTTGATGCGGTTGCCATCCTTAAGAGAATCAATATAGCGAGACATCTGATTATTTAAATAATTACTATATTCTAATACAGCATTCATAATTTCGAGCTTCTTATCATAAGAATTATGTTGTTTGATAATCGATGTTTCTAAATCGTTATATTCTTGTTGCATTGACTCAACAAGTTCAGTAAAATACTTAGATGTATTTTTTAATTCCATATTATACCTCAATAGAAATTAGAATACTGACGATACGTTTTAGCTAAAATATTAGATTCGACTAATTTTTTATATGTATCGTTTATGGATTCATTTTGGGATTCTAACTTTAATAATTTTTCTTTAAGCAATTTAATTTCGTTAGCCAAATTATAATAATTCAATACGAACTTATCGTACTCCCAAGATCCATTAAATCTGATATTATACTTGATCATATTCGTTATACCTATTCTGTTTAATCGCTAAAGAATTAATTTTAAGAGTATTGCCAGACGGATTTTCAATTACGGCTACTGGATTATCGTAATTAACTTCTTTATCGTAAGTAATGATTTCTAGCATATTATCATAAGCACCGTCATAGAAAGTTCTAGAATAAATATGATTATTTTTAATAATACAGTTGTCGACAGCCGCAAAAACGATGCCATCAGTATTGAAAGATACTTGTCCATAAGGCGGCATTCTAAATTTAAAGTATTGCACTTTATCGGTAATCGTTACTAAATGATTATTAATATTAGTTTTAATAGGATCTAATGTAAAACTAAAATCAATATGCGTACCTTTATAGATATAAAATTCTACATCGTGTTCAGAAGGATTTTGAACGTTATTATATTGATTTAATTCTATACATTGATTATCGACTTTAATCATGTTATGGCCAGAATACAAATAATACTGAGACTTATACGTATCTTCAAATTTCTGCGGAAGCTGATAGCTACCGAAATATTTATTACCGGAGTCTAACGAGAAAAATTCTGTTTTAGTAATAGGCTCACCTGGAACTTGATATAACGATTCATTAGATTCGTAGTTAAGAATATTTTCTGTCGGCGATAATTCTAAAACTACGTTCGCATTGTTATCTTCTAGATTGGCTAAGAAAGCTAACGTAGACCCAGCATATGTCGTAAATGCTGGCAACTTAACGTAAGTCTTACCATCTTTATTCTTCATATCGAAGTTATTAGATTGGAAAACTAATGTATCGCCAAAGATAGCGATTGTTTCTAATTTAGATCGATTATAATATTGATTGGCAATACGCTCTAAATTACTTAATTTAATATTTACCAAATCTTTAGTATTATTAAATTTCTCGACAGTTAATTCATAAACAGTTCTGTATAATATTAATAAATCATTATATAAAACATATAATTCATTATTAAATTCGCTCACATTTAGTTTAGAACCTTCTTGAATGTAACGATGTTTAAATAATGCTAATTGAGTATCATATTCTTCTAAAGCAGAATCTAAAGCACTATCGCTAATGTACTCGCCAGATTTTAATGCTTGATCGATTAATCGTTGGCGATAATATTCTAATTTATAGATCTGATCTTTATACATTAGATACCTGCTTTCCTAAACATAATTTTAAATTAGCGATATATGGAGAATAATCGTAAGCAGTCGGCACGATCATAGCAATTTGCAATGTCGTAATTGGCTCATCGATATACTCAACATATTTTTCTTTAATAGGATTTTTAGAATACTTAACTAACTTAATTCCTTTTTTGTCGCTGTTAACAGGAACAACGTTATATGCGACACCATTAACGATCAGTTGATATTGAATATCTTGACGTAAAGCATCTTGTATAAAATCCGGAATATATTCATTACAGAATATACCGGCACATACTGCCTTACCAGAAGTTATAATATTTTGAGTCGTACCGGAACCATCTTTAAAAGAATTTCGTCGAGCTTGCATCGCATCGATCTTAATGAATTTACGGTATACACCGTCCTTTATTTGATCGTTAATCTTTATCTTTTTAGAATCGACAGCATTGCTATACATCGTAATTCTTAATAATTGAGTAACTGGGAATACTAATGCACCACTACCATAAATATACGTGAAATCAGAATAGCTATGATCTTGTTTATTCGGTTGAATATCGCCATTAAATACTGTACGCCATTCTACGTTATTATTGGAAACTTCAATCTTGGTGATATGTGTAGTTGCATCATCGTCGAACACAAGTTCGTTAAAACCATCTTCAGATTGAGACTCTAACGTAATTTGAACGGTGGCCGGTATATCGTCGATATTAATTAAATCACTTTTATTAACGGCATCATAGCTAAATAATCGGCTGTATTCCCAAGCACTGTTTCTAACGCCGTCAAAAACGTTTTCCGTCAAGGATGTATCGAATAATTCTTTTTGCAATACATCATATTGTTCCGAAACTACATATTCATTACCAGAATAACCGTTGCCGTTAATATTCACGATTTTAATCGGAATATCTTTTTCATAAGTTTTACTTGAAGTAATACAATTTCTATATTGATATAAATTAGATTTAATAGAAAAATGCCCAGACGTAATCGGAATAATAGAATTAAAATCGGAGATATTACCGCATATCATATTAATATCTTTTACGCGTTCATCTTCTGCATCTATCTTTTCTTGAATAGAGGCAATCTTTAAATCAACCTCGGACAATAAATTTTCGATATCGTATGCAGAATCGATACAATTAAAACTTAAATTCATAATATCGAAAATAGATTCTAACGTATTTTGATGTACTTCGGTATACTTAGGCTCATCTTCTTCGCTAAGATAATTAGGTTTAAATAAAGGAGTCTTGGAATCTTGCAAGCTTTTTTCTTTAAACTTATCCATGAGCTCTTCATCGGCTAATGCTTGAAGGTACGCATTTTTAACGGTCGTATTTTTTAAATCTTCCAATTTAATTTTCCTCCATGAGCATTAACAATAATATTATCTATCTTAACCGGATTTTTTCCGAAATAAATTCTTTTAATTAGTTTTACGGCAATACGATTATCGATCGGTTTAATTCTTTTAGCATCAAACGGTACATAACTAATAACCAATTCCTTAGATTTTTCTTTAAGAATATTATTTAAAGAATTAATGCCGACAAGATATTCATCATAATTAGCATATGTATTATATAATACTAAACCGTCTTTTGTTTTTTCGTGAATCGTAATCTGATAATTCTTATTAATTTTAAATCGAGTTTCAAGATTATAAAATAACTTCTCATATAATACTTGAGTTTGATTATACGGAAGAATCGGAACTTCTTTATTATTATCTAACAAATAGAATTCTAAAGAATATTGTTCATCTTTAGACTGTTCTTTTAACGACGTTATAAGTGTTACATAATCACAATTCTCTATCGTAATAAATTTAGAAATAATCCCGTTCACGCTAGTCGCGTTATTATAAGAGAATTTAATATTATTTATACCAAAATCATAAGAAACGACAGTAGAATCTAATTGAATATTTTTAATCTCGTCACGTCGAGGAATTGGTCGAGCAGTTGTACTGATCGTATCTTTATCGTCGAGTACGATACCGATATCTTTAACGATTAGAGATCGACTTATCTTTGTTTCTTCTGCCATTAGCTTCACCTATATATTTCGTGACATCATTTTCGTAATAAATTTTAGCCAAACGCTGTTCTTCTGTTTTTTCACTACCTTTATCAAAGTAGGCAATTCCAGCATAAGCGTTGTCCATAAATCCTTTAGATTTTGCATATAATACCTTCTTTTGTTTAACTTCAGGATTGCTAGAATTCAAAGTAATAACAATTAAAGATATTTCTTGCGGATCAAAATAAGAGTTAAAAGAATATTGATTAATACTATTATTAATCGTAAATGAGCCAGTACAATTTACTAAATCACAAGATATATAATTTAACATAATTGGCTCGCTTAATTTAATCATAAATGTAGCAGTTTTTTTATTTAACTCTGTAATCATATTACGCTCAAAAGATATAACTGCAGATCCATGATCTTTATCTATATTAACGGAATAAGCTTTCGTCGAGGAAATATTTTTAAATAAATCTATTTTACCTTCTTGTTGAACGACATAATCGACTTGAGATATTTGAGTGCCATCTCGGTCGTAAACAACTTTTGTATCGTCGAAATCTGGAGAATAAGAAATAAAATTTTTATTTTGATATAAAGAATAATTATTTTCTAACGCAATTAATTTATCGCTCAGTTCTTTATATTTCTTATCGACAATATCGTTAACATACGTAACCATATATTGATTACAATCTTCTAATGATCGTATCATTCCAGTTAAATCGTTAAGAGATTTTTCGATATCGGCATAATAGTTATTATATTCTTCAGAATCCATAATCTTAGAAATATCGTATGCCGGAATAGTAATCCCTTGTTTGATCACATTAAGTTGTTCTAAAAAATCTTTATGATCGGTAATCATAGTCAATCCTTTAAATAAAAAAGCCGAGAGCTTTCGCCCCCGGCTATAACAGTTCGTTATTCGAAATCAGAAGCAAAGCTTACTGTAATTTCTTTTAGGGAACCCATTTGTTCTTGTTTCGTGATAGAGCTATCACTTAATTCAGGATTTTCCCAGTATACTTGAACTTCGAAATCATTATAATCTACGACTTCTTGTCCTTCTTCATATAAAGGTGTTTCAAAGATCAAACGATCGCTAACGCCGTCCATATAACTATGAACGTCTTTAACGACTTCAGTAAGCGGAACAATGAATCGTTTAAACTGACTTTTAGTAATGATACCGTCTTTAAATTTATATTCACGTGCTTTAATAGCTACGACATAGCCGACACGATAAACAGGATCATTATCGTTAACCAATACTGGACTAATTGTCGTCATAGATTCTGTATTGAAACCTTTTACCTTCGTAATGTTTTCACCGATGATAACATCGACCGGCATAGAAATATCGGAAGGATCACCACGACGCAATTCCATTGGTTTATTAATTTCAGTTTTTAAACCTAATTCATGTACTGAATTAATTGTACCATTTTTTGGACTTCTTTTCAAGGTAATTGCTTCAGTCGTAAACAAAGATGGAGAACTTAAAGTACTAGCTTCATATAAGCCTTCACGTTTAATTCTTAATTCGACACGAGCTTTAGAAGCACGTTGCAATCTACGATTGTAAATATGTGCAGAATATAAACCTTCGTTTACAGGACTAGGTTGATTAGTTAATTTTTGTTGAGTTTTAAATTGGAAATAAAGATCACGTTTTTTAGTTTCGTCTGTTTCTGTTAATGCGTGAGCTACAGCAACATCGGATTTACGTTCATAATCATAAAAGATATTATTTAATTGAAGATCGCTCTTATTATGATTAATCAATTCGATTTCATAATAATTGTCAGTATTAACTTCCATGAACTCTACGATTAAACAGTAACGTGTAGGATCTTGATAATAATTATCAGGGATAATAGGATACTTACCGTCTTGTTGGAAACTAAATTTTACGTACTGACGTTCAACAGTTGCACTAACTGCTTTAGGTTGAGTCTTAGCAAAGAATTTAAACTTATCGTCTTTATTAGCTTGAGAAGACTTATAAGCCGCTTCAGCTTGTTGACCGTTTTTAAATAAATCGACATCTCGTGCGTCGATTAAATAACAGTTAACAGGGCCTGGATTACCGTAAGCTTTTAAACAAAGCTCGACAGTTTTTAAATAACCAGTTTTACCTTCGCTAAATTTTAAAGTAGTCGCATAACCAAAGCCTGGTTTCATCATCTTAACGAATTCACGACTTGTATCGTCAGTTTCGCCAGATGCATATTCTTCATCGCCCATTACTGTTTCTAAAGGACGAGCAAATAAGAAGTCGCCATTATAAATAGCACCATAAGATTTATATACTTGATAGTATTCTGCATTTTGAAGAATAACGCTATTCGCAATATTGCGATCTAATGTTAATTTAAAATTAGCTTTATCAACAGCAGCTACTTGACGAATACATTCTAACCCAGTATTGCTGTTTACGATAGCAATAAAATCATATTGAGAGAATTGATCCATATCAGTATTCGCTGGGAACACTAAAGATTTTCTATCGGTCTGAACTGTATTTTTAGTATTTGCTAATTCTTTATTTAAATGAACTTGGTTAAAATCATGGAAACAATCATAATATCCATCATAATAACCAATATCTTTTACGTAACCATTTTTAGCTAATTGACCACGAAGTTGATATAATTCGTCACGCAATGCTAAAATATCGCTACCAAATTTAGATTTAATATTTTCAGTTCTTTTATTTAAACTATTACCTGTCGTAGTAGTCATATAATCGGCAGCTAATTTACCGCCAAGTTTTAATGAGTTAGGAACTGTTTCACGATCACCGTCGATACTTACAGCGATGTGGTCGGCAGGAATACCACCGACCTTATCAACATCTTCTGCTTTAGTATCACTATGATCCCTACGGTATACCAAATTACCTTTTGCGATGACTGTTTCAGTAACAGCATCCATATCAATTTGGTTTATTGTAACTTTAGTAAAGTCTTGTGCCATTAAAGTCTCCTGCGTTATACGCGATAATCATAAGTGATATAATGTTTTATACTTGTTGTATATTCTGATTTTCCAGTACGCTTTTTCCACGCTTCCATCTTTTCAGGATTTTCATATAAATCGATATACAATGGATCATTAGCTAACAGCGCAGCGACTTTTCTATCAGTAAACGTAATACAGCTTTTATATTTATTTAAAACATATCCATTTACTATATTACGACTCAAACCAGTAAATAGACCATTTATATAGAATAAAACTTCATCCTTGGATTCGAGAACTTGAGGATCGATTTTGTAATCGTTAATCGGGAATTCTGGAACACGATTATAACGCATTTTAAATGTTTCTTCTTTACGTTTATAATCTTGACGAATTTCGATCGTAATTCTATCTGGTTGATGATGATGTACAGTATAAGACGTATCTGTTTCTTTCTTATAGAAAGATTCGTTAGGATAATTACTTGCTGTCGTACCAATATAAGGGCGATCAGAATTAATAATTTGAATTGTTTTATTCCCGATCAAAGTCCAATCTTCTTTTGGTAAACGAACACCGTTACGATATACGACTAATCGACCTGGATATAAATATAATTCTGTTTGCGCCGGAATTTCGTACACATTAGTGCCGATAGAATTAGTATTATCTAACGTAATAACGTCCATTACTTTAGAAGCACCAGTTTCTAATTGTTCGATCGTATAATGAATTTTTTCTCCGGCTTTAATATCGTTAGCAGGGCCTAAGAATTTAATAGACGCACCATCTTCATTTTCGATATAATCGATATCGAGAATTTGACGAACACCATTTCTAAATACTGTTAATGCATTTACACGAGGAGAATATTTATCGTATTGCATATAGAAAGATCGGTTAGTAGGATCAGTAGAGTCCATAATAAAATCACCAATCTTAATTGCATTTTCACTATCGCCAGCAAACTTATAAGCAAAGATGTCGATACTATCTTCCGGTAAAACAGGAATATTCATCTTAACTGCGGATACAGTATTTTCATAAGATGTACAGATAGTTTTAATATCTTTAAGTTCTTTATCGTTAGCAAGTCTCCAGATCTTTTTATAATCGTCGTAGATTTGAACGGTTGCAGCATCGGTTAAATCGTCAGGCATAAATAATACGACTTCGCCATCGGCCGTACTTTGTTCACGTTCTTTAGGAGATACCGGAGAAATTAATGGTTGTTGATTACATAATAGTTTGCCGTTATGATACACTAAACTGTCGCTTAATGCTCCAGTAAAATATGTATCCATAGCACTAGCGCCATCGAATAATCGATCGTCAGGATCTCGTAATAATAAATATTGTTGACCTGGGAATAAACCATCTTTAAGTGTTAAATAATGATAATCTTTATTCCATTCAATATTCTTAGGATTAATTAACATACCGTCTAAGAATAAAATGATTTCATCGGTATTCGTAATAACACGAGGATCGTAATAAATTACGTTTTGTCCGCTATGGCCGATTTGACCTTGTTGAACGATAAGAGAATGTTCACCATTATTATATAAGGCTGTCGCATCGATATTTGGTGTACCAGTTTCAGTCGCTAATGTACGATTAGTACCGGCAACAATATTATTATCGAAGTTTACAGTACCGGCAGCGTATGCATTTTCTTCACCTGGGATATACGCTTCGATGACTGTCCACGGCATATTTACTTTAGCACGAGGAACGAAGATTTTATCGTCGCGGAAAATTAAGCCACCGAATAATGGATGAATTAATTCACCGGCTACGAAAACTAACGGAGATTTAAATTTCTTGTGTAAGTAGATAACACCTTGATTATCCAAGTTTGTTTCTACGATATAGCCAGAGTCTTTAATATAATTTTTAAAGACATGCACTTCGTCTTCTTTATAAATCTTATCTTCGAGTTTTACTAGCTGATTTTTAACGTCGACATCGTAGAACTGTTCTTCGAGCATTAAACCATCGAAGAATAAATTAATAGATTCTGGAAGATCAGGGATATGAAAGCCTTCGAATAGGTTGCCATTATTTAATTTCTTTAAAGAACCAGTATAGTTAATCCAGTTAAAATCGTAAGTAACAGCTAAGATATAATCATAATTTTGAACGGTACGATAATTCAAAGAAATCTTTTTATGTAAGATAACATAATCACCAAAACGATTATCTGGATCATCTTTCATAGTAATATCTCGACGCATTGTTCTATTTTCAACAGTTACTTTATCTGGTTTATTATAATTAATTCCAGGATTTAATTGTGCATTAATTTTATCGACACTAGGAATACCGGAGGTATTATCTAAAGCTCTTGCTGTACTATGCGTTAATCCTGTTTCTACTTTTTCATAGTAAGGATATAAATGATCGCCTTTATTTTCGCCGGCTCTAAAACCATAGAACTCAGTATTATTAGGATTAATATCGATGATAGCATTTGTATTACTATCGTCTTTATTAATTTTAAATAAACGTTTAGTAATGTTAGATAATTTTTGTGCGTTAATATGTAATGCACTTAAATTCTTCTTCTGAGCTTTTACAGTCGGATATTGGAAGCAAACAGTATTTACTTTTTCATAATCATTAAGTAAACTGTTCTCCATAAAGATTCTATCGTGATTAACGTTAGGAATAACGTATTGTGTTCTATGATTAGGATCGACTAATTTATCGTGAGTCGGAGCCGTAAACGGATCTTCCCATTCAAAGTCAAACGTATCGACTTCTTCGACAGCATTCTTTTTAGAACGTTGATATCCAGTCTTCAACTCATTTTCATAGCGTTTAGAATCGCCATCCTGTAAGCTTGGTACAGTTACGTGTCCAACAGAAAGTAATGGACTAACGAGAGCAAAATCAGCGAATGCTGCTTCATTAAATTGTGCATCGTCAGCCGGGATCGATTTAATCGGTTTCCATTCTCGACCATCGAAATACAACATAATGCCGTTATAAATCCATAGCTGACCTTTAACAGGATTTACCGGAGTCGTTTCTTCGGTCAAATGTTCGATAATTTGGAATTTATTATCGAATACATTAACCCATTGTTTCTTGACGCCGTCGTAATATTTTAATTCATTTGTTCTATCTTTACGCCAGAGAGAACCATGAATATTGTTGTCAGGAACTGCACTAGCACCGACAATTTTTTCTTGCTCGGTGATATCTGGGTTAATATCTTTGACAGCAGTAAAGATATCATACAGCTCTTGATTTAAGAGTTGTTCAGATCCACGACCTTGTTTAAATGTTCGATTTTTCTTCATTGACTATCCCTTAACCCATATTCTTTGGAGCATAAATCATATATTGAAATTCGATATTGGCAGCACCGGTATTTCCGACATAAATAAAATTAGAATCTTTTTTAACCCATATATCGCCAGCTTTCGCTGCACTATGCAATGGTTTAATCGATACAAAATCAGGAGTAATCCCGACGTTTCTGTCATCATGTAAATTATGCGGAATTCTAACTTCGTTAGATTTACCTAAAAATGTAGCTTGGCCTACTTTATATAAAATAGTATTGCCACCAAATAATCTATATTTATTTTTATATTTTAAATAAAATCGTTTCTCGCCATTATGGAAATAAGCGTCGTTATTGTTATCAATATCAAAGTGATTATCGGTCGTAACAAATTTACTTATCTTATTGTTATATTTATCTTTATTAACTTTAGATACAAATCGATGAAGATTATTTGTCTTAATCGCTGTCGCGAGTATTTTAATCTTTTTAATTTCTTCGATACTGGCAAGTTTATCGAATAAGCCCAAGTTCTTAATCGCTTGGGCTTTATCGGCTAAATCATTTAAATTATAAAATATCGAAACGTATGTAGAAAATGCTAAATCTTTTATTTCGTCTTTTAATTTAATTGACCATTTCATCGATTAACACTTCCTAACGGATATACAATCATACATTGGAATGCACCAGTAAAAGAACCAGTATTGTAAATATTAATAAGCTCAGACGTGTAAGACACGGATACTTCACCAAGATCGCCGCCAGTATATTCGACACATTGAACGTCGACAAATACAGGAGAAATTAATGTACCATCTTCTCGTGTTTTAGTATTACGAATAATAGTCGGTTGAGAATTGCCGGAGAAAAATCCATTAACGATTTTAATATTATCGAGAGCAGAAGCGCCGCCAATAAGAACGTTTTTATTATTTAAACCGATATAAAATTTTTCGTTTACTTCATCGTAACCAATTTGATTTTCTTCCAAGTTTGTTTGAATTTCGACTGGTTTATTTAATTTATTATTCCAGTTATTCTTATCGCTATCGCTAACAAACTGATGATCGGCATCAGTTTGAATATTCTCTGGAGTAAATACATCTGGTAAGAACCCAGATTGAAGAGCTTCTTTAGAAATAAACTTATCGTATAAGCCAAGATTTGTAATAGCCGCATCTTTATCTTTTACATCAGATAAGTTTTTATTTCTATCAAGGATTTCGTCAGAAGATATCGGAACCCACTTTTTAAGTTTGTCGACATAAACACTAACTTTCATTTCGACCTCCTTAAACCACGGCAGGACCGGCTACACGAATAATGCGACACATTTGAGGTAAACCTTCTTTGCCGGTAAACGTATATGTTTCAGGTAACATAATAGTATGAATATTATCGCATGCAACAAATGCACCGTCTCGAATAGTTTTTACAGATGGCAAGAATACTGTATTTAAATTAATACAGTTTTTAAATGCAGAAGCATTAACGTTAGTAACAGCTGGGAACTCTAAATGCATAATTGTTTCACAATCGTGAACAGCATTAGAAGCAATACCGACATATGCTGTCGTTGCTTTCGCAGCATTTTCAGTATAGCTTGTAGAAATAGTATCGGCTTGAACGATAGTCGTAGAACCAGTTATGCTAAGAGTTTCGATAGCATCGTCAGACGTAATATCGTCGACTAAAGTACTTCCAAGACCAGACATATAAGATAACGTTTTAATAATGTCGACCGCATCAAGATCTTTTAAAGATTTTGCATAGTTATTGTTAGTTGCCATAGAAGCAAACTGAGTATTAACATTATTTAACTGTGCATTATTTGATGAAACAGAAACAGCGACATCTTTTAAACCTTTATATAAAGCGAATAAAGATTGAATAACAGTTGCCTTATTATTGGTATTAACATTATCTAATAAGTTTTGAATATAGCCTTGATATTCAATATTGTTAAGTAATGCATAATCGCCGACATAAGTCGCTTTTAACGTATCGACAAAACCAGTAGCCAATGCTTGATTAACGAGTGTATTAATACGAGCATTAATATTAGCGTTCAACTGATCGATCGTATTAAGCTTAGCTTGAATACTTGTATCGAGATCGGACATATTGATATCGTTATCTAAACGACGATATTCAGATAAGTCGTTTCTAACGACTACATTATCTAACTTATTATAATTAGACTGAAGGGAAATAATTGCTGGACGCAATGTATCGTTAACATCGTTTACGGTGATCTTTTGATCTTGTAAACGATAACGAGCATCGGCAAAATCTCTCGTAATAGCAGTGTTAGGTAAATCACTAATGATACGCTTTAATTGTTCGATATCGTTAGCGACAAAATTAAGACCGGCAAATGTTGTATTTAAAGCATTTACTTTATCTATAATATTACGAATTTGAGTTTGAAATTCCTCACTCAAATCTGTTAATTGAAGTTTTTCAGTTTTAGCACGATATTTATTATCGGCATCAGAGATATTTAATTTAGTTAATAATGCATCTGCGAAATCTTGCATATCGTCGATAAGAGATTGCATTTCAGCATTAAGCATTTCTTTCGTTAACTTATCGGAAGTTTTATTGAACCATCCTGTCTTCGTAGCAGAGTTTTTTTCAAGAGAAATTACTCGATTACGAATCTCGGAGTCATCATAAGAGATGACTCCTTGAGATGCGTTTCCGATATTCGTTAACAATGTTTTTAATGAAGCGTCCAATTGATCCATATGGACTTGAGTTAAATTGCTGACTTGATTGATCTTGTCTTGAAGATCTTTAGACAGCATAAATTCTTCTATTTTTTTAGCCATTGATTAACCTCTAGTACTAGAAATAATATATTATCGTTGTTATATTACGGGTTTTCTTCCGTATCAACTACTTTTTTATCGTTTAAAACAACGGCCATAGACTTATCAAATAATTGCTTTTCTGGCATATCTTTATTAATAAAAATATTATAACCAGGCTGAGTCATTTTATATATGTCGTAATATTGAACATCGACCCAGCATCCCGGAATTAATACATCGAGATCTATACCGATTCTTCGGCTCGTTAACTCTTGTAACTTATAATTCTTATCGTTACACTCTATCGTATTATTAATCGTAGCCGAGATTAAATTCTTGTTCTGGATATAAGATCCTTTATCGAGTTCAAATACAGCAAACCAATCCTTTTGGTAACGATAAATAAATTTATGCCGACGTTCATTTCTATGATTTATATAAGTAATCGTATCATTTTCTTTATCGATATCGATAACCAAAAATGGCTCTTTAATAATACGATTACCGTGAATAATCAAATTAGAATCTTTATTTAACACTTCTTCGACAGGAGTCCAATAAGTTTTGCCTTCTAATTTAATTTTTACTTTGCCGTTTTCTTCATCGATTAAAAGAGATCCATTTGGTAGCAGGTCCCATTTATAATCGCTATCACTATATACAAAAGTAGCTCGGCCATTACTTATTAATCGAGAAGTTATTTTTTTACTTTGTTTTATTGGCATTTATCTAACTCCTATAAATGATCTAAGTCACTGCTCGGGAATTCTAATACTTGATCGATATAAGAATAAGCCGATAATTCAAATATAATGTCAGATTTAGTTTCCCATGGATTATTAGGATTAGTACCAATATGATCTAAAATCTGGCTATACACAGGAACTAAATAAGTATATGTATTCCCGACCTGTTTAATTAAACGAATACGACCTTGAGTTCTAGTGTTATAAATCTTAGGAATAATTTGAACACTAGGAACACTATTAGGAACGATTAAGTTTAATTTCTGATACTTAACGCCGGCAATTACTTTTATTGGATCACTGCTTAATTCAAGCCGTGCTCTAATTTCTTTTATTCGCTTAGGTTGAATACTCGTCGTAACAACAGTTGATACGGCATTTTCTCTTGTATCACTAGCCATAAAAGATACATATTGCATATTATTAGATAATGTTACATTATACTGATAATCATAATATGTTTTACCGTCTTCTTCACCGTTGTTCGACGTAATGTATCTTAAATTTTCTGGATTATTAGAAGCAGTAATCAAAGTAAGTTCTTTATTATAAGTAGTACGAACAAATAATTTAGCTATTTGACTATAAGTATTAGGAACCATATATTCTTTAGAAACAATTCTAATCGGAATTTCGACAGGGTCTTTTGCTTCGATTAAGATCCGTTCTAAACTAAAAGATAACTTACCCTGCTTGTGTGCCGTAATGTCGACATAATAAGATTTATTCTTACGATCGAAACTTACGTCATATGCATTGTTTAAATCGTCCGGAACAAATCTAACATTAGAAGTATCGGCAGTGCTATATACAGTAAATTTTAAATCGGGTTCGCCAACTAAGTGTAAATTTATTTTATCTTTTGTTAACGATAAATTCTGTAATGCAATATTTACTTTAGAAGTAGAATGAATATCGCGAGTCACTTCATTGGTTAAATAATCATTATTCTCGCCGACAATTCTTAACGTATAAATTTCGTTATATGCCAACGGAACTTTAATCGTCGTCCAAGATCGATTACTTGTTTTTGTTGCAGCTAAATTCTCACCTTTATAAATTTTAAAAGTACTATTGCTAATCGACTTTAAAAGGATAGAAAGCTGCATACTATTATAATCGTATCGGATATACGGAGTAATAGGAAGCTTTTGCTTCATGTGTTCACTACGCTTACTATTAATCCAAAAATCACCAGGTTCAGGATTTACTGGTTCATCTTCTTGATTATAGAATCGAGGAACAGGGTTTCCGACATGATATCGTTCGATATAATATACATCGATTTCGCAACCTTGTTCTAACTGTGTAGAATTAAGAACAAAATGTGTGCTATCTAATTCTTTAAGAGTCTTAGTGGCCGGAGAACATTCTATCGCATTGTTAATTAATGCTTTAATATGATGATTACCCGGAATATATTCACCTTTATCTAACTCAAATACAAAGTTGTCTTGTCGAGTTAATTTAGATTCTTTATATACACCATTAATAGAATAATAAAGTTTACCTTCGATACGATCATAATCGATAAATATAATTTTCTCACAAACCATCCTAGAAGATTCTTCTACGATTAATGATTCACTAGCGGGTAGCTTAAGAGCTACCCAGCTAGGACCATATTTAGAGAATGGATCTTTAGGATCTTGATTATCGACATTATATTTTAATTTAATACCGATGTTATTATCTTTTGGATCGACAACTATCGTACCGAATTTTGCGGAGTTCCAATCATATGTTTCATAGTCATGATATATAATAGGAAGACCTATTGTTTTTTCAAAATAATCATTAAGCTTAGACATATTTAATTTTAACTCCTAAAACAGTTCTTTCTGTAGGGTTAGAAAAATCATTTTTAATATTTATTTCTTCTAACGCTGGCCATCTATATTTTTGAATATATTCTTTACTTCCAAGTAGTGACATCATATTCGAAGCAGGACTATACGTAAGAAATTCTTTAATATCTTGTGGCTGCATTCTATTAGACATTTTTATAACAAGTTTTTTTATTTTAATGTCATTTTTATTTACAGCATTGGAAAATAAAGCATAAAAAGTATTCCAGTCATTAATTTCTAATGTTTCAAGATTTGCATTAGTGATAGAATCTTGATCATTAAAATAGCTAATATCGATGCCACTTGTTGATCCACCAAAATCATCAAGATGTCTAGCCAGAACTAAAGGTTCTTCATATTTAAGATAATTATATCCAAAATCTATACGTGTTCCAGGTTTTGCAATATAAGAATGTTTTAAATTTGGCATATTAATTGTATGAATCGTACTATATGCACCAAAATTATCAAACATAAATATTTCATTATTTATTGCATTTATTTTATAATTGTCTGGATCATCATGAAGTTTTTGATTTTTTAAGAATCTGTCGCTCAAAATAATTGCTTTAACGCTATTAGAATTAATAACAAATTTTTCTAAAGGCACATCTAAAAATGCTTCAGAAAAAGATAATAAATTTGAATTATTTAATACGACTTCTTTAATGTTTTTTGCTCTACAAAAACATTCATGCACAAAATTAACAAAATTATCTTTTATTCTATTAAATGATTCTTGTGACATATTTGTTTCATAGAAAGCTTTATCTTTCATTTTTACAGGGAATTTATTGCCTTTTTCAATAGATTCAAGATAGCCATCATCAATAATGACTTCTTCTCCATAGTAATCTGTAGTTACAGTACGTTTTTCATATATAAAATCGGTAGCATTAGAACTAGCAAATGCACTATAATGAATAAAATTAAAATAATTCATATTTATAGGTGTTCGAAGTCTTTTTGTGTCATAGAATGAATTATAGCCAGCTATATTTGATGCAGATGTTATAAATCCAAGATTGTCTATTTCAGCTGCATAACAACTTGATAATGCATATTGTCCATCAATAGTTTCTTCATGATGATGTGAAATATATTTATCTGGAAAAATTATTTTTACTAATTCATTGTTTCCTGCAAATTCTCTTGTCTGTAAAAAATAATTTGTAAATTTTCTTAAGTCAATTTCTTTTAGTCTGGTATTAGCGAAATGACCCATCACATAATTACTATTAATAATAGATACTCCATCTGGAATATTATATCTATCTTTTACGGTATTAAATTTTCTGTTCATACCTAGAATTCTAGGAGTAGACGGAATATTTTTATAAGAAATAATTTCTCCAAATTCATCGATAAAAGTTATTGATGGAGATTCTATATCGAAAGATTTTATTGCAGAATTATTAAATAAAAGATCCGATATTTTTAAATGATTATTACCACATTTTATTTTTAAATCAAAATAATCAGAACCTGATTCATAAGAAGGAAATGGATATATTTTATCAAATACTGAATAATTCATATCTGAATTTAGATCGGCTAGCTTATATCTTACGCCATTATCAACATATTCTTCATCTTTTAATTTTATTGTTATAGTATCATTAGGCCCAATATTTTTTACTCTTGGTCCATTATAGCCAATAAAATAATTTGAAAAAGCAAAATTATTTAGTTCTCTTAACTTTGTATAATCTATTAAAACATATGAATTATTTAAAAATACAAATCCATTTTCAAGAACTCTTTCAACATTATTTGCTATTACGCCATTTTTTAATGCTCTATGATTATAATCGCCTAATAAAAACGATGGAATAGTTTTGCCAGAAAATTCAAATATTAAATTAGAAGAAGAAACTTGTTCTAAAAGTTTTCCATAAGTATCACTATTTTTTCTTATTCCAATTTCGTCAATTGATTTATAAAATTCTTTTATAAAATCACTATTATTAATTTTAACTCCAATTATATTCTCATTGTTAACATTACAATTTAAATATAACATAGGTGAAGTCCCATCATCATTAATTATATAATTACTATCATCTATACTAATAGATGCAAATAAGTATGAAAATCTTAATGGGAATAAAATTAAATCAGAAGAAAAATCAAGATGCTTAAAACGTGTATCAAAAATTTTCCCATCGACAATTATTTCATCATAATTATAATATTTTGAATTTCTATAATTATTATCAAGATATTTTTTTTCTTTTAATTTTGAGATAAGAGCGTCATATTTATTCTTAAAATATCTTTTCTCATATCTAATGTTTATAAACTTGATAAAATTAGGATGAATATATTTTATATTTTTATTGACAGAATAGCAATTATCGCTAACATTTGCTAAAGCACTATATACTGCTTTATGAAAAACATTATACTTAGTATTAATTTTATTTTCAATAGAACTATCTTTGTTAATACTTTTATCAAAATTTTTCCAATGAAGAATAGTAGTCGGGACATTAATATCGTTAGTTGCTTTATTGTTAACTTTAATATTAATATTTCTATTTTCCATTAAATCATAGAAATTATCGACTTTAAAGATAAAGTAATAAGACCCATTGTTGCCTTCATAAGCGTTAGATAAATAATCATTAATCTTAGGCAATACTGTTAATGTTTCTTCATTAGATAAATCATTTTTACCATAAAATTCTAAATAAGAAGTTTTAGAGCCGTTAATTTTATTTAAAAGATTTGACCCAAGATATTGAATAGGCTTAGCATTTGTTGCGCCATATGACAGTATTAAATTATTTTGAATTTCTGGGTGAGTATCGAGAGTTAAATGAACTTTATCTAAATCATCAGTCGTCTTATATAGTTTAAGTTCTAATACTTGATAAGCATCAGAATTATACATATCGGCATATGGATTAATAACGTAAGTATTTAATAGCTCAATTTGATGATCTGGTAAATGCGCGCCAACTACTATTCTCGTCACTTCTTGATCGTTATACAAAGGATGAGTACAAGTAAATCTTACAGTATAATCATTATTCTTTTGTTTGAAAGAATAATATCGTCCAGCAAAATAACGCATTGTTTCATCTGATGTTGTAACAATACTATCTGTATTATCTTTAGTTTTAATTATATTATTATTCGCATCATATGCCGTAATAGTCGATCCTTTTGCATAATCGAACGACACATCCCAAATTCTATTATTAAACGTTACATTATTTACATTAAAAGGAGTTTTTGCATTTACTTTTTTATATCCGTTAACAGTAACTGTTTTAGATTCAGGAACTTTATTAGTTTTATTAGCTTCTACCGTAAAAGTTTTTACTTCTGGATGATAGAATAACGGAATTCTATAAAGTGTTTCTTCGACAGATAAATTAGAAGGCTGTCTTGTGTGAATAATGGCACCGGAACTATCTTTAATTACGATAGTAGAACCTGATTCTGCCTGAATCGATAATGCATTTGTTCCTTCGTAATCACCTGTTAGAGAATCTTTTCCGTCGACTACATAAACAGAAAGAGGCGTAGCTGGAGTATGAAGTAATATTTCAATATCTTTACTAACGGTATTATCTGCTTTATCGTTAGAAACTGTTACCGTATATGTTTCAGCTTGTTGCGCCAAAGGAATATTTACTTTATATTTTCCGTTGTCACCGACAACAGCATCTCTAGCGATTACTCCACCGGCCATAGGACCAGTGCCCATAATCGTTATTTTTGACCCAGGCAAAGTTGTCACGACAACTTCTGTTCCCGAGGTCGTTGTGACATAACTAATATCGGCCGTTAAAATTATTTTTCGGCGGTCGACAGTTAATACTTTTTCTTTACTTAACCCATTACTAGGATTACGAACTATAACAGTAATATTGTATGAATCTTCTTCACGAGGTAAGTTATATTGAACACCCATACCAATATTTTGAGAAGCATATAATTTTTTACCGTCACGTTTAAATGTTACGATATTACCGATTTGTGTTTTTACAGAAGCTCGACCCATTAAAGCATTAGGATATAACATTTCAGCATCTAATGTTAATTTATCTGTTTCAGTTTGAGTACCTTTAATTAATGCTTTACTATAGTTAGTTTGATAACCAAAGTAAGTCGAGAAGAGATTTAGATAATAATCGTGTACTTTACGCGGCACTTTGAATTTAGTAATACTACGTTTAGTCACGTCATTAAAGTATTCGTCACGGCGATGTGTCGCAATTAATCGAGATTTTTTAGTCGTAAAAACTGTAACTTCAGCATGAGCTGGATCATCGGCTGGATAAGAAACTGTGTAGCTCATCGGTGTAATAGCCAAGCCATCTTCCGATACATTTTCTGCTGTATTAATCCAGATATCTTTATCTTCGAAGAACCAAGGGTATCTTTCTTGAATAAAGATAAACGGATATAACTCACTTAAACGTTCATAATTAATATAACGAACTGTAACCGTCGAACCTAATCGAATATCGTCGGCATCGATTTGGAAATACTTCATATTAATTTCTTCGAGACTATCGTCCAAAGTATTACATCTTACAGTATCGTTAATTAATACTTCTAATTGATTTGTTCCCGGAATATATAATCCAGAACCAACTTTAAATTGAGCCTTTCCGTCGATAAGCTTACCGATACGAGTAATTTCTTCTCGGTCATGATAATAGAATCGATTATGCTCTAATTCAAATTTAACGATCGTATAATATTCGACATTGATTATAGCATCTTTAACTAATTTATCTGTACCATCTTTTCGAATACCCATCGGTACCCAATCCGATTCACCAGTTAATTTAATACTAAGATTACCAGTCTTATCGTTTACTAATAACGATCCATCAGGAATATCGGCCCAATAATAGTTATCTTTTTCGCTATCAGTAATAATAATAGCTGTATCTTTACTTATGCTGTATTCATTTAATTTTCGAATACCCCAAGTAGGTTTCATTATTTAAAGGCCTCCTTAATAATAGACAACGTCACAAGTTAATTCTTTGAGATCGTTAATTTTATACTTAAGATCTTTCGGTAACTCTATTACGATATTAAAATCGTAATAATTATGTTCACTATCTCCTTTATTCGGAGCGCCACTAAGCACGACTTCATTCGTTAAGTTAACAGTTAATGTGTCGCTTAAACGAGTTGTCGGTAACTCAGTAGAATCTGCATTTAAGATTTTAATATAATCTAACAATACAGAATCTTCAATATCGGTGAAATAAAAATTAACACCGAAGTTTTTTAAGTCTGGCTGCTTCTCGATACCCATATAATTATTATATATACGAACCGGAATTACAGTACGAGAAGCCGAAGTAATAACTCCGGCTTTATAAGTACTATAAATATTAAATTCTTGTTCGTCGAGAACCATCCATGTCAATGTATTTTGCATGAATTACGCTCCAAAAGAAATAACCATAAATTTAAGTTTTCTTGTATTTCTAATTAGTCCGGCCGATAATTTAATCTTATTATTATCGACATAGACATAATCAGTACCATAGTTTAAGATCGTACTAATATTAGCGTTATCGATTTTATTAGTACCGACATATTGATCTAATAATACAAATGATAACTGTTTGTCGGTAACAGTATGTTGTAATGGATAAATCGTACTAGTTGGGTCAATCGTGATTTCATACTGTTGAATAGTTTTAAATAAACCATTCTTAACTTCGTCGTCCAACATAGACTTAGTAATCTTTTCACTACGCTTAATAAAGTTATCGGTATTAAGTGTCGAAGTTTTAAGATCTTGAATCGTCGTTTGCATTGCCGTAATTGCAGGATCGATAGAATCTGTAATACGACTATATTTATTATCGACTGCCGTAATCAGATCTTTGGTTTCCTTAATGCCGTTTTGTGCATTAGTAATGATAGATTCTAATTGTTCGTAAGACCAAGTATAATGAGAAATTCTATAAATGATGCGGTCGCCATATTTTAAGTTTACATTATTGTTAATAATAAACTTATTCGTTAATGTCGGATTAGGATTATCTTCAGTCGGAACTGGAAGCACTTCACTAAAGTCGACTTCATCAGAAGACCCATTATGTAACTTTAATCCATTTAAGAATACTTCAATTTGTTGTTTACCGTACTCATAATATGTAGGTAACTTAATAACACGAGTATTGTTAGGATAAGAATCTTCGTTATAAATAATACGTTTTTCTTCGACGAATACGGCAGCACGTTGGAATACACCGGATTCTTTACCTTTTTTAATTGTATGGCGAACGTTAACTTGTACGACAGTCGGTTCGTTTAATGCATAGTTTAATTTAAAACCGACACCTTTTACGATATCGCTCATTTTATATTTAGCGCTATCAGGTACGATTAAATGTTTGCCTTTAGCATCTTGTTCTTTAAGCATAACCATTTCGACGTACTGATCTTTCATAATATATCCTTGATCGATATATACGTCTAAAGAATTAGATCTCGGGATAAAGAACATGTTAACATCGTCTTCATCGAATACGAATGTTTGTTTTTCGTTTTCTTCGTCAGTTAAATTTTCATCTGGAATAAATAATTTAGTTTCGTGAAGATCCATCGTACTGTGTTCATTTACCGGAACCCATTGGTAATCTTCACCGTTAAATTGTCGCCAAATATATAGGATATTTGTATCGCTATCATACCATAAATCATTTGGCTCAGGATGTTCTGGTTGAATAAAGTAAATAAATTTACGTTGATTCTTAGAATATAATTTGCCGTAGAAATAAATATCGCCAAATTCATCGACATAAATAGCTCGAGTATTTCGGTTATCATAAAAGAATTTAACAGAGATACCTGTTTCATCGACTATCCAATAAGCCCAGCCTAATACGATATCGCCAGCATCTTCAAAGTTTTGCATTGGCGGGAATGCCGGTGATGCTGAAAAAATACCGTAATGATATTTAGGATATAATTCAGGAGTTTTATCGTTGTACGTAATTGTATCGATATGAGATGATGCATAGTGATATACGACACCGACTTTTCTGCCGACGTTTGCTTCTGGGTCTACGATATGAATAATCTGTTTATTAATAGAAGCAATCTGTAAACTCTCTTGAGTTTCTAGATCGTATACTCTAAATTCTTTTAAATCTGGAAGTTCACCTTGAACTCCGGAGATATATGCTACCTGTTTTAATTGAGATGGAGCATATACCGGGAAACGTAAGGTAATTTGTCCGCTAGCATCCAAAGTAAATTTTTCAAAATACTGAATAGCTTGTGGAGCACCTACGTTAATGGACGCAGCGTCAAGATTAATTCGATGGCCTTTTTTGTTGATTAATTCACCAGCTGCTACATCGATAATAAACTCATCGCCACGTCGACTGCATTCAAAACCGGACACAACGCCCCAGCCAGCAGACTGAAGACGTTCTGTATCGATCCAATCTTGAATCATTTCAAAATTGTCGTTAATAGGTTTAGCTTTTACGCCTTTGGTAAAATCAACCTTTGTTAAATAATTTTGTGCCATTTATTAATCCTTAAATAATAATACTGCTGCTTCCGACGAAGAAATATGTTTGTCAATTTGTTCCTGTAATTGGTCTCTATGACTTTCATATTTTTTAGGTAACGTGATTACCATAGAAGTACCAATTCTATACGGTCTGCCAAGTATATTACCTGTATCGATATATTCGTAATTGTCGAATTTACTAGATCCGCCACCAATTATTCTTGTATCGGTAGGCTCGATTTTTGTATCGAGTTTAATAATAATATCGGCAACTTTAATATCGTTAGATGGTTCATCGACCGGAAGAATATAAAATCTTTGGTCTTTTAATATGCCCGTATTCGTCATATATAAACTATAATTAGTTTTTATATTCGAGATATTAATAATCGTTTCTTCAGACTTAGCGATATTATATTTAGAACTATAATATTGACCGATAATTAGCTGAAGTTTTTCTTTATCATAATTATAACGTATAGAAGGTAACTGTTCAATGTTAAATAAAGAATAGTCGACATTATCGATAAATTTTAATTCTTGGTTTACGGTATAAATTAAAGATTCATTATTATCTTTTTTAGGCTCGTCGTCAATTACTTTTTTAAAATAAATATCACGGGAAGGTGTCGCATAATCGAAGATAACGTTTTCGTTTGTTGTTTCGACATAAACTAATTTATAATCGTGATTGTCGAGCGAAGTTAAAGAAGCGATATCTTTATCTAAATTAATTTGAGGATGTTTCATATTCAATCGATTATTTAAACTATAGTAATAATCGATTAAGTTATTAGAAATGAAAGTATTAATATAGCTGTCGGCTTTCTCTGGAATGCGATGGTAGCCAATGCTATAAGCGTAAACAATATTTTCAGCAAGAAATTGAATTAAACGAGGTTCAGTAAAGATTTCTTTACCGCACAATAAAATAGTTTTAAAATTTAACCGATCTTGCATGATGAGTATTGGAGTATGATTAATCGTTAATTTAATATAGTCATATGTAGCACGAGGGAATAACGACATTTCTAAATCATGATTGAAGATATCCCATGATGGTTCAATTACGTATTCAGATTGGTTAAATAAAACAGGTTTAGCTACGTCGAATATCTTAGGCTTGTTATAAAGAATCTTATTGCCGTAAGTAGAATTTACGATATAAATATTGCAATTATCTTTATAACCGCCGGCTTTCATGGCCTTTAAGAACTTATCTTCTCCGTTATAATATTTAATATCAGGATTATCGGTCACACTATTAAATTTAATATTGTTAGGAACTGTAATACCTTGCAACATAGACTTTACTTTTTCCATACCGGTAAAATCTATGTTGATATCCCAACTACGTCCAGAAGAAAACGGAATATTTCTTTGGAGAATATATTTATATCCGAATACTGTCGGACGATAAGAAGCTTTTTTAGACGTATCTTTTATCGTAATAATGCCGTCTTTATCCAAAAGGTAATCTTTTTGTTCTTTGGCCGGAACATAATTTTCTTTAAATAAAAGTAAATCTTTATCGATCTTTTGATATAAAGATATAGCTTCTTTTTTATTTAAACTTAATAAATCGTTATTGAATTTAATAACGGTATCAGCATAAACAGAATTATTAACCAAATAAGATAATGGCATATCCTGATCATCGAGCAATACAGTATTCGCTACTTTTTTCTTGTTTCTATAAATCTTCATACCGTTACCTCATAACAACATATTCATTTGGTATCATATTTAAATCTGTTATTCTATATTGATCGATCGCTTTAGTTTCTTTATTTTGATCGTAGATAATCTTAATATCTTTTTTATTAGAAGATACTTTCACTTCATAAAGATTAGAAGCTTCTTTCCCGATTAGTACATTATATTTTAAATCGTTAATGCAATAACTATCTGCTTTCAAGTATTCAATAATATAATGTTTATAATTATTATTATGGAGAACGATTTCATTTCTTTTAAAATCGATATCGAATTGACTATTGTCCAATACGTCATAATTAGTAACGGCCATTTTTACATCGGTCGTTTCTTTTTCCTTACGAACACGATAGAAATATTTTTCATCGATATCTTCATTTGTCGCATACACGATAATATTATTAAACGTATCGAGAATTGGTTTAGCTAACTTTAATTCTTTTTTAGTATTAGAAAATACTTCACGATTCCAGTTCGTAAACCGATACATATATTCTTCTGCATGCGGATATACAATAATAATATATTTATATTGTTTTCTAATTTCATTAGAAATGTTAATAGAATTATGCTTAATATCGACATCGGTATTATGATTAAAATCTAAATACACATATCCGACATCGGATAAAATAAATTTATCTAATGTTTTAGCTAATGGATTCACTTCGGTAAATTCTTTAATACCGACTACTTGGATATCTTCTAATTCATACACATTAAGTTTTTTAGATAAATTAATTGGTGTATATCGATTAAACATTTCTATTTGAGTAGAAGGGATAATAATTTCTCGATATGAAGAACTTAAATCGAGCGGCTCGTCATCTTTATCTAAACATAGAATAGGAGATGTTACTTCATCGGTTACATAAGAAATAAATTCACTTACGTTAAGAATGTCTTCGGTTTTATTTTCTTTGTTAGTAATAAGCAACTTAGATACATAAGCATCGATATTATAAAACATATCTAGATATCGAGAAGAATATTTATCTAAATGAACGTATCCACCTGGATATGCGATAGTTAATGATTCACGATCGTATACGATTCTAACGTCTTCATTAAGAGGAAGCTCAGGCGTATATTCACGGCCGTCATATTTAAAATAATAATATTTTAATTTATCGGCGATAGGTAATTTCTGAATATTAATAACGAGTTCGATTCTAGAAATGTTATCTAAATCGAAATGTAAATAGCTTCCTTCTTGTTTAGAACCGCTGCCAGAAGATGGAACGTATTCACTATTCTCATATTCCTGTAACGAAATATTTTTAACGGTACCATTTCTTCCCGCGAAGCGAATAGAAATGTCGGCGTCTTTTTCAAGAACTATTTTATTACCGTTTAACAATTCTTTTTTATTTATATCTGTACTGTCACTATTGGATTCAAAAACATAAGCGATAATATCGCCTTCGATATCGGCTTTTAAGAAGTACGTCCCTTTCTTAAGCGATATGAAATCAGTTTCTGTTTCCGCTTCATAAGTACAATTTTCAAATTGTATTGTATTATCATAATAATAGATCCTACCACCAACAGTACTGATAGAATTAGCAGCCCATCCAATAGGAAGACCAGTTGATATCTTGATAGATTTGATAGTATTTCCATACTGAGAATAAAATCCTATTTTATAATTATCGATGTCGATTTTAAATTTTTCGATAAATACGACTTTTTCTTTTTTAGTCTTTAAATAAAAATTAACTTCGTTATTTATTTTTTCTAGAACTAAAATAGCATCATCGTTGTTTATTAAATGCTTAAATTGTACGGTAGAATATTCTTGAATAGTTTGTGTGCTTGCTCCAAGCAAGTCGACAACTTTATCGATAACAGAATATTCATTGTCGCCAAGTTTAAACATATATTGTTTAGGAGATTTAAAAATGTCTTCGGCATCTTGAATTAACAAAATGCCGAATCCAGAATTAACATATTTTAATTGAAGTTCAATTCTACAATCTCCAGAATATAAATAATCGGCAGTTATAATATCTTGATCATAAAAATAACAACCATTATTTTTTGTTACACGAGCTTTATTAAAAAATATCATATAGCCGTTAATCCTATTCTGTTTAATTTAATAGTAGATTTATTATTTAATAACTCAATTTTAAATTGGAATGTATCGGTATCGGTAAACGATACAGGAGTTAATGTGCCAGATCGATATAAATCTTTCCAAGCCGTAAACTGATTATTCACACCTTGTTTACGTAATGATCTTACTTTAATGCTGACGTCGCCTTTAATGTCGGCATCGATCGTATCTAAATTATAAGTGCCTTTTTCAGATACCATAAATAATCGAGAAATAAAATCGCCGCCAGCAACAGGTAAGGACTCAATAGCCTGATCTTCTAATTCATCATAAATATTATATACGTCGATAGAACTAATAGAGCTATTCGCCGGAATATCGATTTCGAATCTAATATACTGTACTAATTTATCGTTAGATAAAAGAACATAGTCACCATTTTCGATAACGGCAATAGTTGCATATTTAGAATAATAGTTTTCAGAACCTAATACTTGAATCGTAAATTTATCTTCACTAAGAGTATTAATTTTCGCAGCCATATATAATATATTTTTAAGATATTTATACCAATCTTCAGATTTAGCTTTATATTGATTATGAATTAAATCAAAGATTTCTGTCGTAACAGTTCCTGGCTCATTCAACGTAATTAGTTTATTGCCGCGCAATAATACTTTATCTAACTGACAACGTTTTAAATCGGCTGTCGCTAATAACGTAGCGTCATAATCGATTGTTGTACCATATTGAATTACGTCGTTGTCATCGACATCAATATTATTATCTGTTGTATAGTTAAACGTATCGAAAATAATTTCGTTCGCAATACTGTTTTTCTTTTCGGTTAAATCCCAGCTATATTTATCGATATTTTTACTATGAGGTTCTGTTATTAATTTATCAGATAGAACGATTTCCTCGATCGAACCGACAGTACCAGTAACGACAATATAATAATAGAAATCTTTGTCGACATTAAATTGAGAGAAGGCAAAATCGTCATTAATGACGAAATCTTCTACTTTTTCTAAGAGCGGTTTCTTTTGCAATCTGAAGCCGTTTAATTTCTTTTCTTTGTACAAAGAAATTTTTAAGTTGCCGGCTTTTTTAATGTAACAATATGATGTAGCATATGCATACTTGTCGATTCTAAAAATAGCATATCCTTCTTTGTCGAATTTAAAATTAATAACGTAATTTTTATTTAATTCGATTAATGTTGGATCGCAATCTTGGAACGTCCAATTATTAAACGTATTTGCTGTCGTTAATGAGTGAAGCGATGAAATTTCGGAAACTTCTTTTTGTTCTTTAAAGTTAACATAACATAATGGATTTAATACTTTCATATCCATTAAACTATTCGGAATGAAGTTCTGTCTTTCTGTTTGCATCTTAACAAGACTACCTTGTTTCTTAGTGCTATTCAAATCGACATAATGTTCTTTATGATGATCGACTTCTGTTTCATATACCGGGAAATAATATTCCTTACCGGCTTCATAATAATAACCAGATTTAACAGCAACTTTATTATCTAAACTATTACGATATACAGACACGACATTATTTACGACGACTGCAGTAAAATTAGGGTCCAGTGCTTTGGCATATACTTTATCGATATCGTTATTAGCAATATTTAAGTTTTTAGAATCGCCATCCCTCATATCTTTAATCGTCATTAACGTTTCTGTGTCATAAGCATTAATATTATATTCGACTAGTTCATATAATTTATCTAAATTAGTGAATACGATTTTAGATGGATGCTTATAAGTATATGTTGCCTGCAAGCTTAATGAATCATGATCGTAAATAGAGTTTACTTGAATGATGCCTGGAGTTTCGTATAATACATATTCATCTTCGGCTAATGCTGTGCCGCCGATAGATAATTCAATATTATTAGAAGATACATTAGAGTATTTAAATTTACCTAGCCCATCTTCCGTTAATTCGATTGTTTCAGTATATCTTTTTTCATTATATACGATAGTAGCATATGAAGGAACCGATAGAATATATTCAGATAAATTATAATCGACATTATCGATTTGATATACATCTTGTAAGCTTAGCTCAGAAGCAAATAACGTTGTCTCTAATTTTTTATTAACCGAGATATTGTAATCTGATTCGTTATCATTCCACATATTGGCGAATATAGAAATTTCTGGTGTTAAGATATTAATATTATTACCTAATAAGCACCATTTAGATAAAACTTCTTTATTCTTATGTTGATATCGAATATACTGTGTCGATTGATTATAGCCGTCTGGCAAATTAATTTCGACAAAATAAACTTGTTCTGCCGACAACTTAGGAATAAAGTTATCCAAAATGATCGGATATTCTTTTTGGTTTTGAACGATCGTTTCAGAATGATGCAACGTATGGTTAGAAGAGTTCTTTGTCGCCAATAAAATTTTATATACTTTATTTTCGGTCGATGCCTCAGTCGTTTTAATTAAGCCTCGAGCATCGTGAATATAGTTAACTAATAGCGTCGCCGGAATTTCGGATATGATTTTATTATATTCAAGTTCAAAATATGCACCGAGAATATCGATTTCTTTAAACGCTGATTGGTCCATATTTTTATTATAAATAATTACACGGCCATCATAAGTAACGAATACAGCATCGTTTGATTTATCGAACGAATAATGATTAGTTAGTATATTTAATAACGATAGCGATTCAATTTGTTTCTCATAGTGATCGAACGTTAGCGTTATATATTTCGTTTCGCTATCAACATTAATATAATCGACATTGTGTTTGTTTATTTGACCTGTAAGGATAGGGAATTCACTCTTAGATATATTTTGTTTATCGACGAGTAAAGGAAGCCTTCCTGGGCCAATAAACGAATCGTAAGTATCATAATTATCGTCGATAATATTATTATCTTTATATAATTTTAATACTGTGTCTCTCGATTTAATCTTTAAATTAACTTGGCTATTAGGAGGAACCGTAATCGATTTTTCATAATATTTAAAGTTAGAATATTCACCAGCAATAGAAATATAATTAATTACTGGATTAGAGATACCGAGATAAGAATGAAGAGATAGTGTTAGTATTTTATTATCTGGATTATCGGGGATAGAATATGTATTTAAAGATTTAGATAATGGCTGCCCATTAATCGAAAATACTAAGCCATTTGCAGTAGCGTTAATATATTTAATCTTAAATCCGCGCTGACCGATTTTAACGATCGAAATATGTTTTCGTTTCGCATCTTCAGATTCGAAAGAGAATTTCATATTTTTAGTATCGGTATTTAATTCTTTAGACGCTAAAATATTATTATTGTCGTCAGTAATTAAAACACGACAAGAGCCGGTATTTGTTTCATTATCTAACTTATCGATTTCAAATTCGAGAGAAGTAATAATTTGATCGATATTGATTTGACCTTGAACGTCGGAATCAATATAAAGATAATTATCGGCTTGGTTATATTTAAAATTATTTAATTTAATTAAATCGAAGCGATTAATGATATTAACAGGAGTATCTTTAATAGAATAATTGATTGTTTTAAAACGCATATTATCTGTTAAAGGAATACTCAAAGTGCCGACAGTAGATTTAGAAGTGTCGAGCTTAATGCCGTCTTTCGTATTGATTGCATTAGAAGATGAAGCAAAATCGCTAATACGAGTACCGTAGAAATAATTATCTAAATAGGAGATGGCTCCATTTTCTTTAATAAAGTAATCGTTAGTGAATTCATTATTTAACTGTTCAGTATTATCAATTTTGAAAGAGGTTAAATAAATATTGCCGCCTTGATATTTAGGATAAGCAATAACTTTATATGTTACTTCTTTATTAGTATCGTTAATGAGTAAGCCTTTATTTTTAATCGTAACGTTTTTTGGACCGACTTCATAATCGACAAAGTCTTCTAGCGGTAAGCGATATTCACCGTTATAAGTCTTATAAGATTTAAAATTAATTGTCACAGGATCGATCTTAACCGTAGATGTCGCTTTTAAGTTGTATTCGACTTGTACCGGTTTAAGTTTTAAGTCGAACTTCTTTAATTCGATGCCGATATTTACGTTCTTGTTGCTATTTAATAAATACTGGCTAACCTTCTGATTAGATTTTTTATATCCGATAATTGATACGTCAGTTGTATCAGAAGAACTAATTAAATTAGAAGTCGTAATTTTCAAGCTATCATAATAGCCGACGCCGTCTAAATAATATTCGACAGGTTGATCCCAGATATGAGGAAGATAATCGAGTTTTTTAAATTCGTTTTCCCAGAATGTAATATCCCAGATCTTTTCTCTCGCAATATCTTTATTTAACTTAGCAATATAATCGTATACTTTCTGATCTTTTATTACTTCTTGGATATTAATATTATTTAGTTTATCGATTTTAATATCTTTAAAAGCAATGCCGGCATAAGCCGATAATAAATTTTTAATTAAATATTTTAATCCGAATTCAGTCGAATTAAATCGATGTTTATATGTATTAAGAATATTAGGATCGTCAAATAAGATATTATTATTTTTATTATTTTTCGTTCTTAACGCATCATATGTTCTGTTAGATAAACTAAGATTAGACTCATTCGGAAGTCGATCGATTCCGGCAAACCATGCAAACTCATCGAAGATATTCCAAACAGGTTCTTGTTTTAAATTAACCGTATAATGAAACTTATTAATCGTATATCCGATTGGAGTACCGTCTACTTCATCAAGTTTAAAATAAAGGTTACCGTTTTCATAATAAGCATATTTTTTATTTTTATAAAACTCGTTCAAGTTTTCTGTAATAGTAAATTCATTATCTAACTTTAAACCATCTTCTAGCTTACCAATATTCGCTACATAGATTTGAGAGATAATAGAATCTTCTCGACCAGCATAATTTACTAAAAAGAAATCTTTAGTATATTCATCGACCTCTTTATAGATAGAGGTCATTTCTTCGATTACAGCTCTAAGTAGATGTCCGGATGTAGACTTGTATGGTCGGCGTCTAATTTGCATCCACTTTGGAAAATACTGCAAAGCTCTTGCAAAATTTTTATTAGTAATTGCATCCATTCATTAAACCTCTATCCATTGAATTGTATCGAGAATCATTTTGGATTTAATATCTTGTAACGATTTTAATGCCGTAACAGATACACCGTCTACAAATAATCCTGTAACATTAAAATAGCTTACGCCAGTTTCGTTAATGCCCATTTTATTAATTACTCCGATATCTAAATAAGAATCAGGAGGAATAGCATTAATATATTCTGCAATACGTTGTTCTAAATTCTTTTTGATATCGGCTAAATTAGAATTATCGTTAGATAAAGTAATAGACAATGTAACGGCTTTTAATGCCGGAGTCACATACTCTATATATAATGAAGGGCTTGTGACATTCTTTAAACGATCTTTTGCTTCATTTAGCGCGGCTTCAATTTTTTCGACAGTATATTCTTTAGGAATAACGTAACAAATAGCCGTACCTGTTCCATATACCATCGGTACATAGGTTACGTTAGAAGCATTTTGTAAATCTAATAACGCAGCATCAATTGCAATCGTATTAGATTTCTCGTTGATCAACGACCAGTTAATTAATCGATATAATAAGTTCTGATCACTTTCACCTTCTCGACGAGTGAAGCCACAGAACTTAACCATATCGTCTAAATTGGAGCCTTTTAAATTTGTGTATATATGAGGATTTTTATTGGACTCAATATACAAATACGCTTCTTCCATTTCTTTGGAATTAGCTAACATAAATAAATCGACAACAGAACCACGCTCAACAGTATCGTTAGTTAGTTTCTGAAAAATATTTTTAATCGATTCATGGATTTGTGTAAATGTCTTCATATAACGAATCCTTTTAAAACCTTTCCAGTTCTTTTATTAATAATCTTAATATGAATATTATGCCATGCCATAATTTGATGATCATCGACATTAGGTGTAACAGATGTATCGTATAATGAAGTGTCGACAATACTGTCGACAATTGCTTTTATCTCATATAGATTTGCTTTATCAAATTTATCTTCATGACGATATTCAACAAGTCTAGATCCATAATCAGAATAAGGCTGAACTTCACCTAATTCAGTTTTTAATCGTAACATAATTTGTTGGATTTCATAATCTTCATTATCTTTACATATGTCGACAGAAGATAACTTTTTATTTAAATAATCATCTTCTTTAGGCTTAATATTAAATTTAATATTTAAAGCATTTACTTTATGCTTTGGTCGAGTAACCGATTCAACAAAAAATTGAATCTTTAATTTATTTGTTTTTTGACCGATATTAAATTGAATAGCTAATGAATTAGATCGTCGACTCGGACCTAATATGATATCATCTTTATTTGTGTCTAATAAGAAATCGATCATTTGTTATCCTTAAATTTTAAATTTACCGAGTGCCGATTTAGCAATCTTACCAATTTGTTTACCGATAGCTCCAAGTGCCTTAGTCGCTAATTTAGTAACTTGTTCTGTCGCCCATGTTTTAGCACGATCTAAAGCTTTTTTAGCAATCTCGTTATACTTAACTAAATACTTATTAACACGTTCTACTTGTTTACTTACATAATCAATTTTAGATAATTGCAAATTCATATTAACGACTTTTGCAAATCCACCAATCTTTGTATTATCTAATCCTGATATAGCGGCATTTAATTTATCTTCCAGGGATATCGCCTTATCTAAATAAGTCTTACTCGTCTTATTAGCAATATCGAGATATTGAGTAGCTTTTGTATATAAATTATCTATTTGTTTTCCGCTCTTTTGTTGTGCAATTAATAGATATTTATTTTTAGCGTAATCGACTTCTTGATCAAGTTGTTTATTAATATTAGTCGACAATTCTTTAACAAGAGTATTTGCTAACTCTGGATTAGTATTTTTAATATGTTTATACGTTTTAATAATCGCTACAATTTGTGAACGTTTATCGCCGATTGCGGCCGGAACAGCTTTTAAGCTATCGACATGTAAAGTATCGTAAATACGTTGAGTAATTTGTTTATCTAAAAATTTGTCTAAAGCTAAATAAGCTAAATCTCTTTTATCGACATATTTAAGAATATCTTGCGCATTGACATCCTTAGATATTTCAGGAATATTTTTAATATCCTTAAGCACTTCTTTTGCTGCCTTAAGATCTTTTTTGCTTAATGCTTCAGCTAGTTTAGATTGTGTATCTTTAAGTTTTTTACGAATCGTATCATCGATTTTTATATTCTTATCATGCAACAAAGTATTAATTTTATTGTTGGCGCCATTAAAATCTTCCTTTGTCGGATTCTTTTTATAAATTTCATGATACTCTTTCGATACTTTATTCTTAGTTTCTTCACTAATCTTTCCTAGTATCTGATTATAGTTCATATTTATTTTCCTGTAAAAAAATTAAATCTAGTACCAGTATTATTACCAGTACTAGATTTATATTACAATTACTGCTTTTTGTTAGCATAATAATTTGTTGCTGCTTTTAACAATAAATCATATGCTTGAGTAGCTTGTTCTATTGAGTTTTTAGCACTAGCATCACCTTTAGAAACTTGTTCGTTAAAACCTTTAATAACGTTTTCTTTTTTAGTGTCTAATGCTTTTTTGAAATCATCTATAGTCTGATAATCAGAAACTTTTAAATCATAGATATTAGATTCTAAAACTTTTTGCTCAGCAGGATTAGCTTTTGCTAACGCTTCTTTTGCCGACTTCTCTGTAATTGGAGAATCCCCGGCAAGCATTGCTGCCGTAAACGGAGCAAAGTCTGTTACCAATTTAGTAGGATCTTTTAATTTTAATCCTTCAGCAATTTCGACAGTCGTCGTAGTTTTACCGAATAACGGTAAATAAATATCGCGACGGATTAAAACGTATCGAGCCAAATTAGGTTCCCATGATTTAACGAGAACAGTTCCTTTAACCATAAGATCGCCGATAATAGAACCTTCTTGATCTGGAAGTTCTCGGAAATCGGCAAGTTCAAATATTCTATTATTTAACTTATGGCCATTAATAATTAATTCGTCACAATCTAAATGAATTCGATTAGCTTTAATTCTATGTGTTTGAGATATAGAGCTAATGCTTCCTGAATCTAAAGATAGTTTTGTATCGTTACCGATAGATAAACCAATAGACTTACCCATCTTAATAACGATACTGGCTAAGAATCTTTTAATTGACCAATCTTTAATTCGATGTGGATGTTTAGAAGATTCTTCCATTTCAGTCGCATTAATTTTTAAATCTTGATATACTTTCTGATTATCGATCGCAGAACCGTCATCGGGAGTATCTTTAATTGCTTCAGATACTGCTTTGTCGGTTTTAGCGATATCGACGTTTTTAGACGTTTGATTTATTTCTGGCATTTAATATACTGAGCCTCCATTATCCTGACCATTTTCATCTGGGAAGATGTCACTCTTTAGCTCACTTTCTTGGTATATTTCAGTGCCGTAATCTGCAATCCAGCGACCAGTTACAAGAGGACGATCCCCATATGACTCTATTATAACATAATCTCCGCCTTTTGGGAACCAATCGTCAGGTGAATTTGTCTGTACTGGCATAGCAGGTTCAGTTATTGTTTCACCAGTTTGTGAAGTATAAGTTACCGAACAAGTACAAGTTTTAGGGTCAGATCCTAAAACTGACCCTTTCAACTTTGCAAATCCGTCATTACGGATCTGTTGTCCAGCATATGTATCTTTAAATTTATTTTGTATTGTCGACATTATACACCGAACTTAGGAATATTAACATTAACTTGATATACCTTACCATCGTCATTATCATATACTTGATAAGTCAGCTCATCTTTTTCTTTTAATGTATCCATAATAACTTTAAGATTTTCTTTAGATTCGCCATGAGCAATCAACGTAAAACCAAAACCAGACCCCGGGAATATTTTCTTAGTACCGAACAAGTAACAACTTGTTAGTGTTATATAATCATTCGATACTTTGTTAATATACGTATTTTGATCGGTCGTAGTTTTATAAGATAACATTTGTTCTGCTTGGAATATAATTTTACGAAGAGTATTTAAAGCAAATGGATGTAATAATGGAGCGTCGATAATTTCATTGCCGTCACCATCTTTACCTTTAATACCGATAACCTTAACAGGTTTACCGCCTTGGTTAATAGAGAATTCGACAGTATTTTTAGACTCTTCATTATTTAACGCCTTTTCATGACGTACAACGAAGAACTTAAATTGTTTAAAGATATCGAACTCAGGACCAGGAACTGGGACTAAAGGATCGAGAATGGACGTATTATCTTTTTGAACGTCTTCAATTTTATGCATGAATTGTTCAGCTCTCATTTTAATCTCTTGTTTATCCTTTTGATTTTCCTCGTTATTACGCATTAATAATTGTTCGACAGAACGAATGCTGCCACGTTGCAATAAGCCATCGACATAATTTTGATTTACGAGATATTCGTAATCGCCACCCATGTTATTAGCATACATATTGCCGTCAGCATTTAACTCATAACGTTGTAGAGCATCGGCAGGACCGCCACCCATTGAAGCATTTAATAAGAAACTCAATGAACCGGCAATAGGATGATATCCTTCTTGATCTTGGAAACGATGATTAAATATAGTATCCATTAAATCTAATACTTGACCACGTTTTCCCCAGTTAGGGCTCATAAAGATTGTACCGCTATTACCTGCCCATGCTGGTATGAATGGCATACCGCGTTTAAGTAAAGGAGTAACACTTAATGTTTTATAGTTCTGAATAAAATCAGAAATCATGTCGCCCCATCTACCTAAAGTATATGCAGCAGCGATCATTAATACATTACCACCGATCTTACTGCCAAAATTTAATGCAGAAGATAAATATCGGCCGATCGTAGAACCAGCAATCTTATTAAATAATGCAGCAGCTCTACTTCTCATTAAAATATCTTTAGATGTAGCATCCAGAATTTTTTTAGTTATCTCAGGTTTAGCTTTTAATGCTGCAAGAGTTTCTTGACCTTTTTTAGTGTTATTTATACTTTGAACATCTTTAATTAAATTTTGGGTTTCTTTACTATATTCTTTTAATTTATTATATTTTTGATTATATAGATTTTCATAATTAGCGGTAGCTTTTTCTTTCGCCAATTTAATATGTTCTTCTGTATATTTACCACCAGTATCAAAAGCTGCATATTCTTTTTCGATAATTTCTTTATAATGTTTATCGATATAATTTTGTTTATTAGCCTTAAAGTTGTCCAACTCTTTGCTAAGCTTTTGAAATTCTTCAGCTCTTGATGCAAAAACTTTTTTAGCAATTTCTAAATTCGCTTTTTCAAAATTAGCACTAGCTTCTGACCAAGCATTTAATACTTTAGAGATACCTTCTCTTCCTTGAAGCTCGTATTTGTTTAATGCCAATGAAGACCTAATAGGATCATATTTTGCTAAACGAGTTTCTACTGTTAAAAGTTTAGCTTCTAACTCTGCAATTTTTGCTTCATCTTTCGCTTCTTTTGCCGCGTCTAACGCAGTTTTAATGCCTGTTTCTTTTGCTTTTAATCTTTTATGAATACTTTCTAATGTGTTCTGACGTTTCTTGACTTTATTTAAATCGTTTAAAGCTTTTTCTGCATATTCTGCCGCAGCCCAACCTTTAGCTCTAGCAAATAAACCCCAGCCATCATCGATAATGGCACGAACAATATAAGCTCGTTGCAAATTATAAACACCGAGAGCATATATTGCTATACGCATTAAAGTAGACGTAATAGCCATATTGACAGCTTGAGTCGTCTTATCGTTAAGCACATCGACAATCGCGTCTGGCGTAATTGTCGTAACAAAACCTGTCGTAGCCGATAACGTATGAACAACTTCACGAACTTTAGCTTGACCAGTCATACTACTAGGTTCGTCGAAAATAGAAATTCGATCGTGAGGTTTTACAGTAGGATCACCGTAAACTACAAGATTGCCAGAATAAATTTGTTCGACAGATTTTTTCAATCGAGACAATGTCATTAATCGAGCAGTTTGAGCATGATTATGTTCAGGACCACCATAGTTATCTGGAGCAAAATTAGATATTGCCCAAGAAGCAATATTTTTTAATCCCAATTCTATGCCTGTACCAATAGCTCCGCCAAGAGCGAAACCAGCACTAGCGCCGACAGAACCGCCACGAGCGCCGACAACCCCGCCAACAGCAGAACCGAATGCACCCGTAACTGTTGCATAGCTATCTAAAGAACCGATTTCGCTATCGATTCCGAATGTATTTTCAGAAGAAGTATGAACTTGTGTTCTACCATGTAACCATGTATCGACTACCATAGAACGTTGATATTCAGGATAAATGTCTCGGTCGAAATAAATATCAGGAGTCGATTTTTTAACTTCTTCAAACTGATACATACCTCTAGCTACTGTAGCTACTTTATTAGAATTAGTTTGAATTTGGTTAGATAAAATATCGTGATCCGACCAATACATATGGAATTGAGAATAAGGTTTCCGTTTCTCGAGAGTATTTAATTGGTTATTGTTCTTAATATATTTATAAGCATAATACCAGTTAGGTAATCCCATAAATACAGTACTTCTAAATCCGAAGTAATCAGTTGCACCAATATAGGATGGATTAGCACTTGCTGCGAACTGTAAGATATCCCATACTGTTCTACCTTGTGTTTTAATACTGATAAACTGATGACCTTGTTCTGGGGGATCGATCCCAATAACACTTCCTAATGAACGATACCAGGATTGCTGTCCTTGTTCAGATGCACCATTTTCAAATTGTAAGCTATCGCTATTAAATAAATTAGTGATATCAGTATTCTTACGGAAGTTGTAATAATGAGCAGAAGAGTCATTAGTAACTTCGTAAATATTTTGTACTGGTTCACCATTAACGAAAATATCACGATAATATGGATCACCATAATGGTAAATACCAAATGGATTATTAGAGAATACTCTCGATAAAACATTCCAATTCTTTTCACGGAACAATTGACTAAACCAGTTTTGGTCTTGACACGTTAAGAATGAACTTACTAATACTCGAGGGCTTACACCACCAAATGATAAACCGTAAGGAGATTCACCTAAATATTTTACGCCACGGTTTTTAATCTTATCGCCGAAATTATCTTCACGAATAGGGTTCGATAACTCAATGCCGTCGCCTTGGCCTACAATACTTACGACATCGCCACCTTGAATCTCGGTAACTGTACCGTTAAACATAACAGGTAGTTTAGCTGCATCGGCAGAGTAACCCATTCGAATATGCATACGAGCACCAGCAACTAATTTAATAGAATTTCTCTCAGGGATTAATGCTTGCTTTTCACTTAAATTACGAACATAGGTACGAGGATTAAAAATACTATCGTATAGATTTTCAAGTCCGGCAACACCGTATTGTAATTGTGTCGTAAAATTATCACCTTGTCCGTCATCTTCATATTCAGATAATATGTTTTGATACAAATTATTTAACTGAATAATAGCTGTATCGGCCGCAATATTTTTAGACTTAACGACTTGAATAGAGCTTACTGCATTCGTACTATAGAAACTATCGTGCATTTTCCAGAATCCCGATGAAGCACCTTCATCGATAAACATGATCTGGAATGTCGGGAATCCTCGAAGCATTCTACCACGAACATCGGTTTGAACCATATTAAGATATGAATCTCGAATACGTCGTGCCAATGCTTTTGGCGTCATTGCATTTGCTTCTAATTCTAATTGCTGCATAAACTCACGTTGAATTTGAGCGATAGGATTATCGGTCGCAATATCGATACCGAGTTCTTCAATTTTTTCTACGAGGCCGGAAAGAACTAAACCGTATAATAATTTTCTTAGGTTTACTTCATCGTTCGTTAATGGAGCTGTTGTCGTAATATTCGGCGTAATTACTTTATGTGTTAACGCATTTAATGCATTATAGTCACGAGTAATAATTTTCTTAATTAAAGAAGAATCTTTACACATTAACGATAATGCTGTCGCTACAAATAATTTGCCTTTAACGAATTTATCTTGATTATCTTTAACGAAATTCTTAAGAGTATTTACATTCTTTTCTTGAACATCGTTAGCTAAATTCATGTCTTTCATGAACTCATATGCAGAAGCTTCACTTATCGCATTTTGAAACATGATATCGGTCATGTAATTAGGATAAATATTTTTCTTAATTAAAACACATAACCAATATAAAACGTTCCGCAAGAAAGCATGTTTTGCATAATTCATATCATGCATACAATATTTCATGTATTGAATTGTTTCACTATGATCAGATGTTTGATAATAAGGATCTAAGAAGTAATATCGATCGGACGCCTCGAACGTAAAACCTTTATCTAAAAACTTTTTGCGACGTTTATTATAATCGATCGGTAAGAATTGAAGCATAGGATTATCTTCGAATTCTTTTTGAGTAAAGCAAGGAATACTATAAGGACCTAATTCAGTACAAGAACCATATGCATAAAAATCAGAGGTATCGTCCAAATGACGAACATAAGTTAATCCGTTAATTGTATATCGTGTCGGTTTAAAGTTTTTTACGTTAAATTCTAAAACGCCTTTTTCCTGATCATTCTTATCTTTATTGTAATTAGGATCATTAAAAAGACTATTTGATTTTCCGTTAAGTTTTACAGATTGTCCCCATAAACCATACTGGCCGCCATTTTCTTGAGCACCATTAGCTAAAGCTTGACCTAAATACATAATGATGCTTTTTGCTTTTTCTGGTTCAAGATCAGTAGAGAACCCAGAAGCAAGTGCAGACCAAGCAAATTTATTTAACCAATCATTAATGTCGGCATTCCATTTGGAAGTTAAAGTAGTATCGACAGATTTTGTTTCGACAATAATATTTTTAAAATATTGAATTAAAGCTTCTTCAGAACCTTCATCTTCAATACAAGTTTCCGCTAGGAATTTAAGAGCTTTGTCGGCTTCCCATTGAAAGACATTAATACTGTCAATAATTACAGATTTAAGAGCGTTTTCATTTGCTTTTGTTGCATTTTCTTTTGCTTTTTGTTCTTTAGCTTTTGCATCTGCAGTAGCTTTATCATATTCTTCTTTGTTTTCTTTATAGACAATAGAATTTCTATCTACTTGAGTTCTGGGATCTATGATTCCTTGACCAGGACTAGATTTTTTAACGCCACCTTTACCATCTGGTGATGTATCTTTAACAGCTTCTTTGGCTTTTTCTACTTCTTTTTGGCCTTCTTCTGTGTTTAAGTTATGATATAACCATGCATAATAAGGTTCTAAGAAAGTAACACCGATAGATTTGCCGACTTTCCATTGACCAGTAGCGATACCAGATTTGAAGAGTTTCATACGTTGTTCGTTCTCTTCTTTTTTCATCTGGTTAAGTTTTTCTTGTGTTAATTGCCAATCTTTAGCCGTCATTTCAGATATGCCACCATTTTGTGCTATCATACCATGACGCATAGAATATTGAGCAGCTTCACTAAGATCGGAGAGCACTTTTAATTCGCCAGATGGATTACCATCTTCATCTGGCTTAGCAAACATTTGTAACATCTTACTATCTTGTAAGATACAATCTCTTAATAATTCAGAGAATAAATGTTCATGATAGAAGAAATAAAAATCAGGATCGACGAATACTTGATCACGAGGATTTTTATAACGGATAAATTCGAAACCTAATTCACCGAGTTCTTTAATTGTCGGTAATTCTAAGTCTGGATATAATTCGGCTTTAGATAAATTTTGATCGATCTCGAAGTAACCTAATGCAGCTTGTGCAGCACGTTGAGCCGTTGCTTCTTTTGACGCAAAATTATTTTGTTCGAATTGTTTATAAATAGCAAAACGATTACGAATCGTTCTATCTGTTTGTCGTAATGTTACATTTATTTGATATAAACCAGGATAATTTACGACAGTCGAAATAGATACTTGTTCTACGATTACTTCGAAAATACCTAATAGGCGGGTAAACTCAGAATCAATTCTAAATGGATAACTCGGTAATGCATTAGGATATTTCTTTTTAAAATAAGAAATAATCTTAGGAATCTTATCGAAGCGGTCGACAGTTTCTCTGTCGTATGTCATTACAGAGAATGTTAATGTTGCATCTTGGCCACCCATAAATTGAGGAGCTTGACCATGATATGTATTCAATGTCATATTTGCATACGTATTAGAAAAGTTTGCCGTTAAACCTTGTACTAATACATCTTCTAAGTATGTTACATATTGAATAGAACCGATGCGTTCAAATTCAGAATCTTCATAATTTTCATATGTCTCTTGATTGCCAGACATTTGAACAGAACCATCGGCATTTTGTACGGCCGCAAACTGAGATGCACAATATTCTAAGAATTTAGAATCGCCATCATAAGGAGAATATTCTAACGTACATTGACCATTATTTTGTTTTAATATGATTCTAAAATTAAATGCATTATCGGCAAATACCATATCATAATAATTAGTCTGTAAATCGATACCGGATTGGTCGGTATTGCGAATATTATCAGACATATTCTGATTGCCACCACTCGTTAAAGTGGAAACAAATTGTTGTCTTAATAATAAAGATTCATCTCGACTGTTATAATCGACAGCCGGAATGATTTTAATTTTTAAATAATCATTATCTGGATCCTCATCGAAACTGTATTGAGGTTTAGCTTGTCCGCCGCCAGCAACTGATAAAGTGTAATCTCGAACAGATTTTACGACGTCGATATGTTTTTCTAAAATAGAATAATCGGACGGTATATTTAATGCTCGTAAGTAATCGACGATCTCACGACCTGCAGTCGACATAACAGAAGCTTTATCGCTATAATTAAATTTATATTTTTTAAGAATATTATTAATTTGATCGCTATGAATCGTTTTATAATATTGATTTGCAATCGCGAATAATTCTTTATCTTTTTCAGATGGACGATAATAGTTAGGAGCCTTATTGTTACTATGAGTAAAAGTCTGTCTAACCTTTTCCATCTTAACAAGTTTACCTTCATCAGGCATATAAATGTTAATTCTAGGATTTAATGTGTCGACCGGCATATAAGCAGATCGATTCGCGAATAATGTTTTCTTCATAAAATCTTTAGAAGAAATGTTCATTTTCCGATCGTGAAGATCTTGTCCTAGTTGCAATGGTCGTTGAATATACCAACGCAATAAATCATAATTAATTGTCTTCGCAAAGAAGTTACGATAAATATCGATAACGCCATCTTGTAAATCACGTTGCTTAGGAACTTGAGGCATAAATACCTGATAATCAAATTCCTTAAGTAATAAAGTAACCTTTAATAGTTTAGGATAATTCGGAACTGTCGCTACCGACATCGATTCAAAACAAATAGCATCGATATCAAGAACTTCGTTAATATATTTATTCTCGATTGGCATATATGGAGCAAAATGGAATTCCGAGAGTAATGCTCTGAATCCATTCATATGATATACGACTTTTTTCTTCTTATCACTAAGATTTGTATACCATTCTACAGGTTGCCCGTTAATGCCACGATCTTCGTTAAAGTATAATTCTAACTGTAAGAATCGTTCAGGTTTTGCATTTTCAATATTTGCAGAACCTTTTGCACGAAGTAACGGAACAGAATTTGTATAAGCTTGTGTTACCGTATTAATAGAAATTGGTGGAACAAATAACGTTACATCACCGATCGTACAAGTCCAGTCGGAGATAGAATTTAATCCTTTTGTAATATTGTTCCAACCAAACGCTTTATTCTGAATATCGTGACGATTATCGTATTGTGATGTAGCGTTCCATACTGCATCAGTCCAAGCTTTTGTGTCATATTGATACGCCCAAGGTTTAAGATGAGGATTTGTAAAATCTGAATACTTTAAAATAGAAGTATTACGATGGCGAGCAATGATATATTTATTTAAATTAATCCATTGTCCATCTTTATCTTTTACGAAAATAACAGCTAAGTTACGACGATAATGTTCTAAACCATATGCGTTAATACCTGTTTCTTGAAATACGGTAGGATCTTGTCCAGTAAAGAATTTATTAAATGTATTAAAATAATTAGCCAATAATCCATTACCAGGGAAGCTAATCATATTCTTAGGATATGCCGTAGTTTGGTCTTGCTTAGAAGAACCATTAATATCGATAACGGCACGAACTTCTTGTGCGTTCTTTACCATATTTACAACGTCGTTAGCTGCAGCATATGCTACTTCTAATGTCCCGTAATTAGTTCCGTCAGCCATTAAACCAAATACAGGTTTACGTCCATTTAATAAAACAGAAGATCCGCCAAAACGTCTTTCTGTTAAATAATCGTTTACTTGGATCCATTTATTGTCGAACTCACCGATTTGAGCAATCGTAATAGTATCGCTATCTTTATAGCGCTCCCATTTAGAACCATTTTTATTGCCGCTAGCATCATAAGCCTTCGTTAAAAAAGCTTGATAATTTTGAACGGCTTCACCATATGTAACTTGTTTTACATCGGTTGCATATACGATAGACCAGTGATGAACTTCTGGTGCATCGTAGAATAAGAAACGAAAGCCCATATCATAATCAAGGCTTCTGTTTTCGTCTTTTACTTTATTCGCGTCCAAAACATCTTCTGTCGCTTTTTTATTGCCAGCTAACCATGCTCTCATGTTTTGCTGACCGACACATAAGTACTCTAATAATTCTGGATCTTTTACTTCTGCTTTTCTTAGGTCGGCATATAAAGTATCGCCATCGACAAAACCAGCATGTAAATCTTCATCTGTAATTCTGAAAGCAGATGGAGGAAGGCTGACCATAGCCAGCCCTCTCAATCTATCGATACCGGTATTTTCTAATGGAGGATTTTCTTTATAGAACAAAGCCTGTTCTTTTGAATCGCCCATCTTCTTAGCGAGCTCTTCATAAATTCTCATGTCGACTGCGCCTTCTTCGAAGTCGGCCAATTCAGGTAGACTCATTTGAGTATCTCGAACCATCTGATCAAATTCTTCTTTTAATCCTTCAGTCGGATTATTAGGAGTATCTTCCTGTTTTGTTTCGACTTGATCAGAAGCCTTCTTGCCGACTTTTTGACCTAAATGTTGAGTCGCATAGTTGACACCTGGCTTTTTATCTTCCGCCATAGAATTTCCTTTCATTTATAATACACTATCTAAATAATTGCTAATATCGTTAGCATTCATATCTTCATATTTAGATGTAACTCTTGTCGTAACAGTTGCGCTACCGCCAGAACCAACAATGTTCGGCATAGCATTTAATGCAGCAACTGCAGCTTGTGGATCTTGACTTGTCGAAGTTGCTACATTGATTATATAACCACCATTAGCAGCACCTTGTTGAGGTTGAACTAAACGAACTGACGTATTAGAATTATTAATTTGCTGAGCCGGAGTATTATCGACATCCGGAATCGGAGAAGCCGATCCATAGCCAGCAACAAGAATCGAAGAACCTAAAGCAGCCATTGCACCTAAAACCGATTTACTTCGTGCCTTACGAACAATATCCATAGCTTTAACTTCGCCACTTCTTAATTTTGCCATACGTTCAGCAACACCGGAACCAATTAAAGACTCATTCATTTTAACAGCTTGAATTTGTTCTTCAGGATTATTTACGATAGGCGCCATATTATTTAAAGCAGCGTTATTTATAATCGCTTCTTGAGATGCACTATGAACATCGGTTGCACTTTTAAACGTAGCATGTCGATCGCCAGTAACGCTTACACCAAGGTCTAATTGAGACATTGTAAAATTAAGATTTAACTTATTTTTCTCCATGTAAGAAGCAGTTATCTCAAACATATTAGATACATGTTGCTTATATTGTTGACGAACATATTCATCGGCAGCACCTTGAATCTCTTCAGCACTTTTGCCTTGCAAACCACTGTTTGCAATAAAATCAGAGTTATTAGCAACGGCATCGACCATTGTCGATAAGGATTCTTGTTTACGTTTCATTTCAGACCATATAGCTTTATTATATGTATCATCTGTAACAAGTCTGCCAATATCACGGATATCTTCAGCCGTTTTACCGTGTCTTGTTAAATCGGTGAATACATCGGCAAACTGATTCATTATATCGGCAGTCGCACTACCGGCATTCTTCGCCGACAAACGAGCTTCTTGAACACCGATAGCTACAGTAGAAGCTGTATGCCCTAATCGCATTCCGCCAGAATATTGAGTCATAAACTCTTCATTAAATCCGACGTCGTTAACTACTTTTTGTAAATTCTTTAATGGGTTATATGTTTCACCAGCATAGCTTGAAGCTTTTTGAGTTTTGGCAAGAGTATTACCATCTGCACCTTCTATTGTAACATCACTTACAGTTTTTGTCGATGGATCATAACTTCTTCTTGCTGTTTCTTGGAATGTTACAGCACTATTATCCATGGAAGATGCAAGTAATAAACTATCGTCTGTCATACCAGAATTAGTGATGATATCTTCGTTCATCTTAATTAATTTAATTTGGTCGCCGTCATAGTCGAGGCCTTTACCTTTAGCCATGAGTTGGTTAGTTCTTACTTCATTCTCGGCAAGACCTTTATTTAAATAAAGTTTGCCGAAGTCGACGGATGTAGGATAGTCGAATGGATAACGTCCGATGCCCATTGCCATACCTTCAGTTTCGAGTTGTTTAATCTTAGCAGCTCGACCTGCAGCATCTAAACCGTCAAATACGCCGAGCTTTTCGAACACATCGATAGAAGCTTCACCAAAGCTTGTACTTAAGCCGGCCTTTTGGGCCTCTTTAATCGTCATGCCGCCAGCAAATTTTCTCGACGAAATAAAGTTATCGTCGAAGTCGAATACGTTTGTAGCAGCTGCTTGAATGCTTTCACCGAGATAAGCAGAACTTGTCGATTCTAATATATGACCTTTGCCTCTTAAATTTTTAGTAACATTGTCACGTAAACTATTATAGGCTTCGTCCATATTATTTTTTAATTTAGCAGCTTCTTCAGTATATTGAACGCCGTCCTGAACTTCCATTTCGGCAAGCTTTTGTGCCGAATCAAAGAACGATTTAACTTGCGCTCTCGTTTCTGGACTATGAGCACTTTGCGGAATAAACATTTCATATTTTCTTCCGCCGATTGTTTCACTAAATTTACCTGATTTATATTCACCAGTCTTGTTATAGTGATTAATCATTTCGTCGAGAGTAAGAGGAGTATCTATATCGTTAAGAGCTTTTTTAAATACTTCTCTTTCTTTGTCGGTACCACGACTACCGGCAATGATATCGGCAAAATCTTTAGTATCGTCGGCCATGCGACCGCCTTTATTGTTACGGTAGTCGGCGGCATGGTGAGATAACCGTTCAGCAAATTCTTCGACATAATCTTTAGTAGCTTTAATACCTTTTTCGTCGAATAAATCATATACGAATTTTTCTAATGAAGTGTCGGCAAAGTCGTCAGCCTGAGCAAGTTTTTGACGAGATTTTCTAGCAGCACGAGAATAACGAGTTCCGTTCATTGCTGCATCAGATAATTTTTCACCGTAATTGATTTCACCGGTTATATTATCGTATACACCAGTTGCCGCTAAAGATTCTTGTAATGTTCCAGTCGGATCTATTACTTTTAATAATTCTTTAGCTGTTTTCGCACCGACTTTTAACTCTCTTACTTTCATTAACTCGTTTTGGTTAAATACAGCATGTTGTAGTTCACCAATATAATCTTTTGAATACGCCGTAACTTGTTGAGCCGTTACCTTGCCAGAAACACCCATAGTCAATTTATCGACGTCGCTAAGTTTTTGTACGAGTTTTTCGTCCTGATCTTTAAGCATAATCTTAAAGATGTCGCCAAGATTCTTACCGTCTTTTATTTCGTATACACCGTCAGTAAACATAATTCTATTTAATTTCTCATCGAAATAAATAGCACCTTTGTTAAATAATTCTATGGAACCAGATTCATTTAAATTATCGACGGCTTTTCTCATAAATACACGTTTAACATCCATAGGCTCGTCAGCAATATTATCTAACCATTGTTGTGTTAAGCCTACGATATCTTTACGTTTAACCATTTCTTGTTCACCTTGAATGATATCGATCGGTGATCCATGGTTAACGGTTTTAGCTAATGCATTAACAATAACGTTACGTTCAATATTAATACGTTTTTTAATCGCGCTATACGCTTCTTCTTTAGATGCATTCTGTGTTAAACCAACTTCGAGCAGTAAACGTTTACGCATTTCTTTTAAATTCTGAGCTCGTTGACCTTTGTCGCCAGAATAATAACGATAGGCAATTTCATTAAGGTCGCCAGATAAGAATTTAGCGATACCTTCTGTATCGAATTTCAATCCGACCATATTACCAAAACCTGTTTCATTTAAAATTTTAGCAATATTTTTATCGACTTCACCTAAACCAAAACCTAATGTCGACGTTGTTTGTTTAGCATTGCCGACAAACAATTTACGAGTCGTATCTCTGAAGTTATGTAATACCATTCTAGTATCAATGCCTTTAGACTTAAGTGCATCGATCATACCTTTAATATCGTCAGGTTTATTTTGAACACTTAACTCTTGTAACATCTTCGATATCTTAGACTCAGAAACAATATTATTGTCGGCATCGACGAAATGAATTCGACCAAATAAATCACTCTTAGCCGTTTTAGATGTTGCACCAGAGAACTCTGTATCCATCGAAGTCTCGACAATATCTTGACCTCGTAAGAATACTGCATCAGATACTTCTTTTAATTCGAATTTGCCATCGGCATTCATTTTAATCGGAACATGACGCTCAATAAATTCCTTGCTAATATCTTTATTACCGGCTAAGTTAATAGCTTCACCACCATGTAATCCATAAGTAGCTTGGCCTAATGCATCGGCAAGTTCTGGAGAAATTTTAGCAGAACCTTCAATACCAGATTTTAAAGCTCGAGAATATTCGCCATACAATTTATCGACTTCGTTAGAACTTAAAGTACGATGATACTCGTTTTCAATACTCGTTACGATTTCATTAAAAGACTTATCGATGATTTCTTGTCCTTCTTTATCGTGTTGTAACAATAAAGTATTCGTATTCAGTACTGCTTTATTCGTATCTATTTTAGTCGAGCCTATCCAAGATTTATCGGTATAATAACGAGCAGGATCGTCACCATGATCGAGAGCGACTTGTTCAACGCCTTCTTTTAATAGTGTTCGAGATTGACCAGAAGATTGTTGATAACTACGTTCGTTACCCGGACTAATAGCAGAAGCATTCGTTGCCGTATCGTATCGCTTAGCACCTTTAAGCACTTTAGCATAATGATTTGTTTCGCTCTTAGTAATATTTTGTTCTTCATATTCTGTATCAGATAGAATAGAATATTCACTGCCAGAATATCGAGTACTTGTTTTTAATGTGCCATCATCGTTAAGAATGATTTTACCGTTGTCGTCATATTTAAAATCATAAATATCGACGCCGACAAAATTCCTTTCGATAAAATCTTCATCGTGAAGTACTGCATTTAATCCTTTAGACGGATCTTTAGGGTTAAGCAATGCATTAATTGCATTCTGGGATTTACTAGACGGAGCCATATCTTTAAATAAATCTCCGGTCTTACCATCCCATGCTGGATTAATTGTCTTAAAGAAATTAATTACGTCGTCTCGGCTAGCGCTCTGTTCAACAACGCCCATCTTAACAAAATGGTCGACAGTTAATACGTTAGTGTTAAATAACTCAGGAAGAGATCTCATGATCTCTGCTTTATGGTCGATAAGATTTTTTTGTGCGATATTTAAATCGGACAGGCTTAATAATTCTGGCTTAGTTGCATCAAAACCTTTATCTCCAGGAGATAAACCTATTTTATTAGGATTTGCTTGAGCATTTTTAAGAACGTTAGTTAATACTTCACCGATACTAGCATTCTTATCGGTTTTTAACCATCCTTTAACAGACGGAAGAATATGATCGAAATTAGATAATTCTCTTGCTACATATTGTAATGCCGGTTTTACTTTTGCCTCGCTGCCGTCCATATGAATAGATCTAACAGCTCGCGTTGTAAAGCTCATATCAACAACACTGTTACCGTGTTGGAAAGCAAAATTACCGCCATTAGCATATACTACTCGAGATAAATATTTACTGATATCGTAGAACTTATTACCTTCGACAATAGCGACAGTATTACCTCTAATCGATAAGTTAGCATTATTACCAAGACTAGCTACGATTTGATTAGCAATACCTTGCATTTGTTTTTCGATCGTATTAAATCGAGCTGATAATACTTTATCAGGCACAAGACCTTTATAACGATCGATAAACATATCTTCTGTAAGGCCATTCATTAAATAGCCTTTTAATCGTTCACTTGCATCAAGAGGGCTTTTACTTAAACCATTTGCAGCAGATTTAGCTACCGATCTTAATACGGTCTTTTGAGCATCAGAAGTTATAATCGCTTTACCCGGAGTTAAATCGAAACTTCTAAATGCTTCGTCGTGAGGATTACGTTGTTGATATGTTTGTAACTCTCGTATGAAGAATTCAGACATATCTCTAAAAGATACATCGTCTTTAGCTTTTAAATCGTTAAAACGTTTAGTAATGTTAGATAATGCTCCGCCACGTTTTTCGAGCTTAGTCGCAAAATAATTAAAGCGATCGATTAACTGTGTCGGAGTAATCGTCTTATTGGTACCGTAAGTCCTAAGCTTCTTCTCGAGTGTCGCAGCAGCCATATTAAAGTCTTTTTCTTTTAGGCTTAAACTAAACTCTACGCCGCTAAGATTTTGAGGGCCGGCGAGTCCTGCCAAGAATTTATCGTCAATTCTAAAACGAGAATCATAAGATACTTCATGATTACGAATCATACGAGTATATTCATTCATAACAGATTGCATTACATAATCGGATGCAATCTTATCATGTTCTAATCCACTTGCCGCGATTTCTCTTGCGGCTGTCGAGATTAAGAAATGATTATCTTTAGAATTAATATTATTTAAAATTTCTTTAACGGCACCGAATGATGGGATATATCCTTTTTCAGGATTATATCGTTCTTTCATGCCTGCCGCTATTCTTTCGATTGAACGAGCGAATGCTCCCTTATCGATACCGCCAAGATCTTCTATCGAATATCCTGACATCGCTTCAGCAACAGATTTACCTAACTCGATATGATCTTGAAGAATTGTTGCGGCTGCTAACTGTTGTTTTTTAGTAGAGAACGTACTAACGATAGGATCGATAACAAAGTTTTCTCGACTATAAGTCGCAGACTGAATTTTATCGATAACGTTACCACGAGATTGTCGTTGATAAGAATGTACTAATAAGTTATTAAAAGTATCTTCTGCCGTATTTGCCATACCGATACCTAAAGAATTAGTCGCAATTTTCATGCCAGGCATATTATATTGCATACCGTCTTTAGTGCGTTGAGCAATCGGTACAAAAGATTCCATAAATTGATTTTCTAAATTTTCTTTTGTTCCGACAATATATCGTAATGCACCATCGCCACCAGTTAATTCTACCATGTGTAAATCATGGCTACCGTTAATACCGAGTTGGCCAGCATTCTCTGCAATATAACGACCGAGATTAAGATCGTTATGATCGAGCTTCATTACTTTACTTACTTCATAAACACTATTCGTTTTAAAAGTAGAACCTCGATATGCCGTATAATTTTTACCGTCGACATGACGCATATTATATTCTGGGAAAATATATTCTCCGCCATTACGTTCAAACGTTAATAGTCCAGAGTTTCTTCCCCATACAGAATTAATATTGCTTACAAATGTACCAGCTTTAATTTCTTGCATTGTCGATTTATTTTCGGCAATTATTTTAGATGCTGACTCTAAATATGATCGAAAGTATTCATTGTTATATAATTGCTCTAATGCAGAGATATCGGCGCCAGCATCATGGGCCTTAGATACGTCAATACCGAGCATACGAGCAAAATCTTCTTGTCGTAAGCTAGAACCTTTAATATAATATGCTCCAAGACGACCATTTTTAGTTTGTTTAGCTCCACGCAATATAGAATCTTTATAAGCTCGAGACATCGCTTCAGGGTCTAACGTAATAGCTGTTTTAATCGTCTTAAAAATATCGAAATGATTTTTAGTCGCTATTTTATTAACTGCTCTTGTCCCTAATGTTCTCGTGATATCAGGAGACTCACGCAAAGCAGTCGATACTTTGTTTACGTCGAAGAACTGACTGTTAAAACCGATTACCTGTGTACCAGAAGAAATATGTTGATCTATTTCTCTAGCTATATTATTTAAACCATCTTGATGATTGTTAGATAAATAATCGATACCACGCCCAATTAATTTGGTCTTATCGTCGGCATCTGTTAGTGCTTCAAGTGCACCGCCAGAACTCATATTATTTGCGTTCTTACCGATACGAGCTAGTGTATCGTAAGCAACTTTTTCTTCTCGAGTCGCAGTATCGTAATTAAATGTGCCGTTATCAAATTTCAATCTTAATAAAGATGCTTGATCTTTTGTTAAGCCATTCATAACGACACGAGTACCGCTCTCGTCTTTTGCAGCATATTGCCAAATAATATCTGGCGTTCTAACTGCTCTATCTTGACCGTCGACATTTACGAGTACAGACGGGATTGTTTCGATATCAAAGAAATAAGGTTTTGCATCAGGAGACGGCAATACCTTAGCTTTATTATTTAACGATAAAGCGGAATTAGACGCTGACTCAATAGCCAGCGTCATATCCTTTCTTTTATTTAAATTTGCTTTTTCTAATAATTCAATAAGATGACTAGGTGCCCCAAACGATTCTTTATTAAAAGCATCGTATGTCGGTCTCCTAGTTATATAAGTAAAATCTTGATCCATTATTTAATCCTTCTATAAGAATGATAACGCTTTGTCTATTTTGTAACCAAGAACAGAAGTTACATTGGTTACTATATCTATTATACCATCTTGTTGCGTAGGATTCACCTGTATTTGTTTCTCGGTTAAACCGATACCACTTAATACAGTATTAATTTTAGCTCGGACAGTAATAGGATCATCGCCGTTCCTAATATTCTCTATATTAGGAGCATTGATAACTTCTGGATCTTCATATGTCGAAGAATAAATTCCGAAGTCTGCAAATTGCATTCCTTCGTTATATATTACTTTTGCCTTAATATCTTCAAGGTTAGAAGATGCTTCCCAACCTTGCCATAATGGCCCAGGAAGATTATGAGTCGTGAAGTATGATTCATTAGATTCTGTTTCAGTTTCTTCTTGATACCATACAAGTCTTAATGCTTTAGCTAACGATGGAGATACATTACGTAAGATAGCTCGGCGCTGTTTTTCGTTCGTTACTTTAGCAAATTCGACGAAATATTCTTTTTCGGTGCTAGGTAATGCACGAATAATATCGGAATATTCACTATCTTTATTTAACGCATATACAGTAGATTCAGCTACTTGATGATACATAATAGCTTGTTCTGTCCATTCACCGGCAGCAAGCGTTGTCATATCTTCACTTAAACGACCGAACTTTTTATTAATCCATTGAGCTAACGGATCGTTAGACGGAGTACCAGAAGTTAATACGGATGCCATCATATCGGTAATCGATACATCGCCATCCATTTCGGCACGAAGAGCTTCTTGATGTTGATATAATTTATCGACATCGACGCCTTCTTCGGCTTTAGCTTTTTCTTTAGCGGCTTCGTATAAACCCATGTATTTTATATAACGAAGTCTATCGAAGTATTCTTCTGTGTCCCAACGTTTTTCTACGTTATCAGGAGTATATACATGATCGAGACCTAATGCCTCGGTAATAGGGTTATTCTTAGCTAATGCAATCGCTAAACCAGTACCGGCAAAAGCTGCAGCTTGTAGCATACGGCTAGCACGAGTTCGTTTAGCAAAATCGACTAATTTTTCAATACCTTTATTATCGACATTACCAAAGATACCTTCGGCAAACCTTCCGATAACAGATTCATCAGAAACGAATTTGTCGAATAGATTTAAATGACTTCCGATATCGTAACCCATACGTCCCCATGCATATGTTGCATACATAGGATCGTCGGTCGATGTTGCCATTGCAAATGCATTACCTGCAAATCTAAATGCACGAGATAATTTTTCTTTTCGTTCTACGGCATTAGCACCGACGAAAGTAAAACGACCTGTGATTTCACCGGCCAGTGCTGGGCCATCTAAATATGTCGAAGCAAATTTAGCGACAGCTAATCTAGATTTAGAAACATTATTTAAAGTCCGACTATTGATTCCTTTATAATAACGATATGCACTATCGGCTACTAAATCTCTTATAAACGATGTTTTACTTTGTTCGAATGTCGGAACAAGCATTGTATCGACAATGTCTTCCCATGAAGCAAAACCACTACCGTATAATTGATCGCTACGATATTCTTCTAATGGATCATTAATTCTCATAAACTGACTATGGAGAATCGGAATTTGTGCATGCGTTACTAATTCGGCAGCACTACCAAAAATACGTCCAAACGTATTATAGTTAGCATATGCACCAGCCGCAGAACTATCATCCATATCGTATTCAGCTAAACCTACTTCTCGTAATGTATCTGAAATATTTTCACCATTCAAGAATAACGCCGCACGAATCGGAGCTTGTGGCGCATCTGGATTATCGGTACGTTCTTCGTCGTCGATACGCATCGTTACTCGTTGTCCAGGTTGGATAACTTGCAATAACTGTTGTTTCGACATAAAGCCATTTTCTTTAAATTTAACACCGGCAATTTGATATAAACGATCATCGCCAGCAATTTTAAATTTACCGTTAGACAATACTTCTTCGATATGGCCTTCTTGTGATACAGTAGTTTTACCCAAGAATTTATAATTAAAGAAATCGTGTTTCTTACCCTGATGTTTAACCATTTCTTCAGTATCTTGTAATACTTTTTTAGCTTCATCAGAGTTCATCATCTTAACAATTTGTTTCCAGTATTTATACTCTGGACTATTAGGAGCTATATCGGCTAATATTTTGTATCGGTCAATGGCGCCGTATCCATCAGAAGCAAATTGGTCTGGATGCAACTGGTTAATAGCTTCATACCCTGCACCAGGAAGACGAGCCTCACCATTTATAACTTTCGTATAAGCATCGCCCATATAGAATTTTTCTGGAAGCCAAGCATGCTGATCTGCCATCGTATTCATTAATGGATTAACACGACGTCTTCTTGAAAATTCTGGTAAGAAACGACGACCGATTTCAGCTGTTTCGCCACCGAGACCACCTACACCAGCATCCCAGAATTGACGAGTAAATGAATCGATATCGCCAGCATTAGCGATAAACTTAGATTCATCACGGCCAAATACACTAGAACCAATATAACCATAAATACCGGTTAATAATCTCGAAGTAGTTTGTAACTCATCTAAATAATCACGACCTCCATTTGAATTCATCAAATTATTATATAGGTCAGCATTATTTAAAATTTCTTCGAGAGATCCTTTAGATCTACCACGTCGAACACGTTGTTGAATATACATACCATTAGGATTAGTATAAGGAGAGCTACCAGAATAAATAGCATTATTCATTGCCGAAATAGCACTACCAGTACCACTTGTTACCGGTTGTAAACTTGCTACTTCAGGATTTACTGTTCCGTCAGGATTGATATATTTAACGTAATCAGCGGCTGACGCATACATCGGAGCTTGTGGTGCATATTGTTGATCGCCACTTTGTACATATTCATTAGCAGTAGGATGATCGAATGCTGTAAAATCATATACACCGAGACGTCCATTTTGGAATATTAGATAACGAGTATCTTGTGATTGCTCTTGTATCTGTTGATTCATATGGTACATGACTGCTTTGACGTCACGACCGAACCACATTCTATCCTCATGGTATTTTTTCTTCGGCTTAATTATTTCGCCTAATGTCGGATTAAGAATTAAACCTTGAAGAGTATTAGATTCGAATAGAGGACCTGATTCTAAATAAGGTCTATCTTCTGAATGCATCTCTTCTAACCAATAAGGATTAAGAGCGTATATTAATGGAGATAAAGGGTTAGATAATGTCGGTATTGGACTGTGCATCCATTTATTAAAATAGCCGCCATAAATACCTTCAGTCTTATAATCAGACTTAGCTAATTTTAAACTATTGTCTTCCCAGTATGAAATACTAGAACCACGGAATTCATTCGAAGAACCCCATACCCAATAACGACCAGCTCTAATCGGGTCTTTACCGTTTTGATAATAATCTAATCGTTCTTCATAAGATTGATAAGGACGATAGTCACCGCTGATATATTGAGCCATCGGGTTAGCCATTTTAGCTAACTTAAATGCATCAGTTAATCCTGTAGCATCGGTAAATTTTCTAAAGCCTAAATCGATGTTGGCTAAACCAGTCTGGAAGTTTTCATTTAAATTAAATGTATCGTCAGCCCAGTCTAATTGAGTATATAAAAAACTAGCTGGCAATACACGTTTAAATAAAAGTTTATCGATGATTTCTAAACTACTTCTTGTAGCATTTTCATGTAGACCAAAACCATGTCCAATATTAACAAACTGAGCAATGCCTCTAGTTAACCAGTTATTTACGACACCAGTAAATGCGCCAGGATCAAGCATATTAAGGCCACCGCTTAAACGATGTCCCATCTTATATAAATATGCTCCAGCTATCGATAAATCATTACCAGTCGTATTATTAGAAAAATCTAAATGACCGCCAGTAATTTTACCTAAGAATGTTGTTTGACTTAATTTAGAGTTAGCAAATAATCCTTTAGCAGAATCAGAAATGCCCTGCATTATTCCGTCAAGGTCGCCACTGTTCCAAGACGTAATTATCTTCTTAACGTCGAGTGATTTTCTTGCTAAAACTGACGCGGCAGCATTTCCCTTTTTACCAAAATCAAAATGGATATCTTTACCGTTACCTAAATAATGACCGAGTATTCTATCGGCTTCAGGACTATCGTCTAACGTTCTTTGTATCTTATCGAATACAGCAGAACCGATATCCTGTTTATCTCGATTAAAGTTATGTCTATCTTTAATAACATTAATGCCAGATTCTTTTTTATACTTTTCAATAGTATACATATCTTTCAGTTTTTGTTTTTCACCTGGAGATATGTTTAAAGAATCTATTTTAGCATAAGCTTCGGATTGTGTTTTGCCCAAAGAGTCGACAGCATTTTTAACGACGGCTTCGTTAACTGTTTCTTCGACAGATTTAATTTTATATAATGCTTCACTACCGATACCGATACCGTCATCGCGTAAACGAGCATTAATTTTTTTACCGTCACGAGCGGCTTTAGTTACACTTAATAAATCCAAGTTATCGACCTGATCAACGTCGATATCTCGTAAGATTCTTCTTTTAGCACTTTCGCTTTTTGCATGATATACATCACGTATCTTAGAAAGTGTGTCTTTTTTAATGCCTTCTTTTGATGCTGCTAAATCGAGAACAATTTTTTCAGTATTCTTCTCTAAATCGATATCGATACTTTGTACGGCACGAGCATGAGAATAGGCACGTCTGCCTAATGCAGATAACTCTGATTCGTTTAACTGATCTATATTAATATTTCTTAATGCATATAAATTGTTGCCATCGACATCGGTTAATCGTTTAGCGCCTTCACTTCGGCCAAGCTGAGCCCAATTCGTTTTCTCTTGTTGAACTCCGTATTGGTTCATTAGACGACCATAATGAACGATGTCGTCATTAGCAGATTGCCAGTTATAACCGCTAATATCCATTTGTTCCATCTTACCGGTCGTAAGATCTTGACGATATAATTTATCGCGGTTACGAACTAATAATGTTCCTTCCTTTTGGAAGTTGGCCATACCGAGTTTAAACTGAGCATTAGAATAAACGTCGACACCCAATTGATTTCTAGGCGATAAATCATCGAGACCAAATAATTTACCGACTAATGTATCGCCGACAATTCCTCTCGCTTCAGATTTTATTTTATCTAAATTCGGAGTATTTAATACTTCGCCATCGACATATTTAGTACTATCATTATATTTAGCATTCTCTAATAGATCGGCTAAAAAAGCAGTTCTATCATTACTGCGTATCTTATCGAGAGCATTATCGATATCGATGATGTCTCGTTTACCGTTACGAGATACAATCGGAACATCGAGAGCGCCTTCATCGATAGAAGCATTAACTTGTTTTTCTTTTAAATAATCAGCAAGTGCAAAATCATGAATTTCGCCAGTCTTTTTAGCTTGATGTTTCGCTAATAATTCTCCGGCATCTTTAATCTGATTTTCGATAAAGTTGTCGACTATTTTTTCGCCACGGCTACCAACACTTTGCCAGTCTGCGAGACTTTCTTTTCTCGTTAAATTTTGAATAGCTCTTAATGCTACATCTGTGTCATCAAATGCTGCATGCTCTGATTCACCATCCATAACGACATCTCTTAATGTATTTTTAAGACGTTCAGAGAATCCGAGGCTACCGTCATATCGTTGAGACGGAGCAATGCTATTAATGGCGTCGACCATATTGTCGATCGTTGCTTGATTAACGCCGGCATCTTTAAAATCGGTTGCTATCGAATCCACTACTTGAGCATGATACAAATTTTGTGAATACTTTTCTGCATCAGCTTGTAGATTTAATATACGATTAGTCGTATCTCGAATAATATCGGTTTGTTTGTCGGCAGTTACGACAGATGAAGGTTTAGGAAAATTTCCTCGTAATGCTTGATTAGCATATCCTTCCAACTCGGATAGTGTAATCGCATTAGCACCATCATCAGTAATCTTTGAGAGTCTACGTTCTACTTGTCCTATAATAGGATCGAGTTTAGATAAAACTCTCGCCCCTCTTTTTGTTCTAGAAAAAGCAAAAGCGGCCCCGACGAGTCCGCCGGCAGCCGCTACTGTATCAACAAAAGAGTCGGCAGGACTATCGGAAGGAGCTTCTATTCCTTTAAATAAATAATCGTCAGCCATATTTTTCCCTTGTTATATTAATTTAATTATTATTTCTAAGTTCAGCTAACTCTGCAAGTGTCATATCATGAGGATTTTTACCACTTAATGCTACTTCACGAATAGAGTTTTCATCGCCTTGATTAACAAACGCCTCTGGGAACATAGCTTTTAGTTCGTCTTCAGACATTTGTTGTTTACGTCTTTGTGGACGTTTAACTGTTTGTTTTGGTTTTTTAATTTCTTCTGACGCAGGCTTTTCCCGTTGCTCTCTTAATTTATCGAAGTATTGTTTTTCTTCATTAAATAAACGAGGATCGTCTTGTTTAAATGATACATTGCTACCGGCATCGAGAAGTTTTTCCATGTCGAGACCGCCACGACCATGGATATTTTTTAAGATCCATTCGCTTCTTGCTAAGAAATCCATTGTTCTAACCATATCCCAATTATCGATATCTTCTATATTATATTCAGGGAATGCTTCATGAATTACACAAGAGATTTGTTTATCGACATTTTCCATATTATCGACAGCGTTTAAATAAAGAATTTCTCGGCCTCGTTTACTCATAAAACTAGCGTCAAGAATCTTTTGTGCTAAATCGGCAATAAGACCGGCTGGTTGTGCACCGATATCGAAATTTTCAGGATATAAGATACAGTTGTAACAAACAATATCTTCCCGTTCAACATCCATTAGTTGTTCATTCTCAAATAATTCATAATATTGTGAACGAGTTAATGGTCGATAAATTACGATACCGTCTGGGAATCCTGTGTAAGTAAAAACAGTTTTATATTTATCTTTTAGTTGTGTGAATATTTCATCGAAACGTAATTCTTCCATATTAACACACCTTACAATGGGTTAGAAATAGTATTCTTTTCATAACCAGAGTTTACTAAAATTTCATTTACGACAGTATCGATAAAACCACCGAATGTTTCTTTACAGTATTCAATTCGTTCTGGGCGTGGAAACAAAACGAAATAACGAAGAATATTATCGCTACGCAAATCTTCTAATTTTTGGATTCGTTCTTCGTAATCTGTAATTGCATCGAATTCAGCTTGTTGTTCAAAAGATAAATTAGTCATAAGATGTTGTTCGGCACGAGTAATAATTTTATATACGATAAATTGATCGTTTAACATTCGAAAAAATCGAACGTTTTTATTTTCTTTACGAATACGAACAGCTTCACTATTCATTAAGTATTCGGTCTTGGAAGGGTCGAAATCATCGTCATGTTCAGTTGTCGTAACTTCGACAACATCGACACCACCTGTCATTTCACGATCGATATTGTCGACAGGATTATTTGTATCCTTTACGGATTGAGTTTCTTTAATATCGATACCTTTTTTATGTTGTTGATTATTAAACTTTTGTTTCTTCTTATTATTAGTTGTCATAAATCAGTTTGTCCTTAGCTATTAATTACCTTACGATCTCGAGCTAAAAATTGATATTGCTCTAACACTGGACGACCAGAAGAATCGAGTACTGTTTGTACATTCATTATATGACAGTCTAATAAAATAACATGTAATGGTTGGCCCATTACATCGTCATCTTGTCCATATACAATATCGATTTCAAACCCTTGTCTCCATATAGCATCATGCTCAGGATTAGATTGTACAGTTTGAGATAATCGATGTGGTTGAACAATTTCTTTATATTCGACTTCTTCTGTTTTATCTTCGGCGACAAGTGTCGCCTTTCGATATTTTTTAATCATATTATCGATATAAAGTGGCTCAGTAAAGTTAATCGTAAATGTACCTTGTACTAACCGATTACCGATAGCTAATTCGTCATAGATATAAGAATTATAACCGAATAATGGCATATCGTGTTGAGATAATCCATAATTAATATTCTGGATATCGGTAACTAATTTATCACCGAACCATACATTTGCATCGATCTGAGAATAATATCTTTTATATGTCGGAGTATTTTTAGTATACCCAGACGAAGATCGGGTTATTTCTTGTTCAACGTTTTTATTTGTATAGGACAATAGACTGCTTAAATGATTATCGAAGCGCTTTCGTCTCATAATATATTATACTCCATTTTTATTTAAAAGTCTATTTGGTTCTTAACTAGAACATTCCAATTAGCCAAATAATAATCGTTACCATTTCTCCATACTGTAACTAATCCAGTATGAGTTCTAGTTTCTTTATCGTATATAGATATTACAGTATAGTCTGCATCATCATATGTTATATATGCAGCATTATCTGTTACTTTTTTATATTCAAAACGATAGTTTTCTCCGCGTTTAAATTTAACGGCCGAGACTATCATATTCTTAATATCGTTCGGTATGATTACTCGATGAGATGTTTCTTGATTATATACATACATACCGATATCTTTATGTACTTGCTTAGAATAACGATATACATTTAAATAATGAATCATGTCGAGCAATTCATCGTACGGATTAATTTGTACAAATCGATCGATAACTTTATCGTAATAATTAGATAATGTTACATCGCTATTGCCGATACAATCTGTAAAATAATGATAATATTTATTTACGTCTTCTAATTCAAATTCTTCTTTTAAGAATGCTAATAAACCAGTTTGTTCATAGCGAAGAGTTTCTTCGATATATTTATGTTCGATATCTTGATCGATATTAAATAAACAAATCGGACTTAAAATATTATTATCTTTATCAGATAAATAACTAAAGTAATTGCCGTCATAAATAGAATTACCTTGTGTCGGCAAATCGATTACTAAATTATCGATTTCTTTTTTAACTAATACTTGATCGGCCGCCAATCCTTCTACATCTGTTATACAGAAATAAATCGGGCCGATATCTTGATACTGATTAGCGCCATCGATAAGTGCCGTTATTTCGCCGTCTTCGACTACGATCTTAGGCATTTGCAATACAGGATTATCGATATGCTTATTGAGTAACATACTAATCGCTAATTTTGTATCGTCGTCAAATGATTGATACGTTAACGGAAGATATCGAAGACTATCTGTTAAATCACTTATCTTAGTCGCAATTATATTTAATTTATCCCAGATAAGATTAGCCGACGTTAAAGATGGATGAATCGTATAATAAGAATTAACTATGTTCTGATCAATAATTAAATCGATACGATATAAATAATCTTTATCTAAAAATCCTAAATCGATATTTTCATCTTTAAACGTTATCGTATCTTGATACTCGTAAAACTTACCAGTAAACTTATATAAATTAATTTTACCTTCTAAGAATCCATTTACGATATTAGGATGCAATAATGATTGATTATCAGAGTTTAAATAAAATGAACTGTTATTATCGATATTGTTATAAAAATTATTAGCGTTATAATGTTTAATCGTCGCCAATAATAAATAGAATAATCGATACTTATTTTTCTCTTCTTGATTAGTCATATAAGAAAAATATAATGTTTCGACTAAATTAAGTCCGCGCTCATCTGATACTTTAATAATAAAATCTTTAAGTTCTTTATTTAATTCATAGTTAAAGATTAAATTATTTAAATATGTCAGCTGATATTCTAATCCTTCTGGATATACTTCGATATATTTATCTTCAGATTGTCCGTCAGGCCCCTTACTGAATACTCGATAGATTCCAGACTGTAAATCATTAATAATAGCAGTCGGTTCTTCTAATTCATATTTAGTTAATTCATTTCCGTCATCGACATATAGTTCTGTGTGACCGTTAAAATAATCGTTACAATAAAGGGCAACGAATGTTTCAAATTGCCACAAAAAAGTAATACTAGATGTGCTCAAGTTCTTCGTTGCCTCCTTCTTTTTTATTAGTAACGTTATCGGTAATAATCACGATATTTCCATTTTCGTCGAGACGATATTTAGTAGCGTCTTCTTCGTCGACAGTTTTAATATCTTTTCTAAAATTAGAATAATCTGGAAGTTTAGTATCTTTACGTTTTTCAGTTTTTCTAAATTCATCGTAAGACGGAATATTGCTATTATCCTTTTTAGGATCTAAACGATATTTACTATAATCAGGAATATCCTTAGAATCGCGAATTTTGCCGTCTAAGCGATATTTAGAGTAATCGGGTACATCACGTCTAGACGTATATAAAGATGTTCTAAAATTGTCATATTCTTTATTTATTTTAACTCTTTTATGTTCAAGGAATCTAACTTTCTTTTGTTTCTTAGAAAGTAATGCTTGAGATGGATAATACTGTTCAGCTTCTGTGCGCAAATCGTAATAATCTTTTTTAAGCTGAGCCATCTTTTCAGATTCTTTTTCGCCTATAAATTGATCGGCTAATTTTTTATATTTGCGATTAAGAGCTTCCATATAAGATTTAAAAGAATAATATCCGTCTTTAGATAATTCTAATACATGTTGCCCATATTGAATCTTAGGATTATAACGAGAGATTTTAGCATTCGTCGTCGTTAACCAAGGATTAGATTCGATAATACTTTTTTCGTTTATTTTATAATAGTCGTTAGACTCTGTCATATAATCGATATCGGTCGCATAATAATGATATGTATTTTCTGTTAAGATATCGTTAATCGACATAATCTGTCCTTCGTCTATAATCGTACAGTTATAAACGCTAATAGTAGATTGGTGGCCATATTCATTTGCAAAAGATAATGTTACGTCGAATACAGGTAATTCATCCATTAAATAATGTTTATTTAAATAATTGCCTCTTTTAGTAACTTCATCAAATATTTCATAGATAACATGTTTATCTAACACTGCAAATACAATAGAGCCGGCGATAGTTCTTGGGCCGCTTACATACGTAATAGCATTAACATCACCTAATGTTCGTATAGGAGACTTCTCTTGATGAATACTATAAGAGAAAGTTTGAACACTCCCGAAAACATAAGAAATCATATCTTGTCCTGGGATCGTGATATTTACAGATGCCACAATATCGCATCCACTATAGGATGTATAAGTTCTTGTATATTTAGAAGTCTGAATTACTTCCTTATTCCCTAAAGAATAATCAGTTGGCATATTTCACCTTTAAGTTGTATAGCTTCATATATTGTTTTACTCTGTTATCGACTAACGTGATAATATGAGTTTTGAGCTCGATGTTGTGCTCATCAATAATGTCATAGCAAACTTTTAACATTTCTGATTTCATATCGATAGGATATTCACCAGAAACTAGGACATCATTGATCAATGTTTGTAAGCCACGATTTAGATATAAAAAGATTTGATTTGTGTTTTCTTGAGGATTCACGCCTAATTCTCCTTAGAAAAAATAAAAAGGCGAGGAAAAACTTCCTCGCCAAATTTATTAATACTTGTTGTCAAGTAAATATTTATTTTCTACTGGTTGCAAGTAATCGACAGAGCGAGCAATGTAAGTACAAGCTTTATCAGTAGTTGTAGAATCTACGGAGAAGCTAGAAGCTTCGTTCAAAATTTCACAGCCATAGATAACCATAACTGCAGATTGACCATATTCGTTTGCAAAGGACAAAGTAATGTCGAATGGAGGAATTTCGTCAGAATATTTTGGCGTAGACTGAATAGCTACGTTTTGCGTAACTTTGAATGGATTAGTAGAAGCTACTTGGCTATCGTTACCATTGGAACCCAAGGAATTAACAACCATGTTAGTTAATTTTGTATCCCATTCAGTAATTGTATACGGTTGATAGTTAATATCCCCGCCAATACGTTGGAAGTAAGCTGCTTTAGCAGCACGAACTGCAAGAGCATCGACTAGAGCATCGCGATCAAACAATGTAAACACAATTGTACCGGCGATACCGCGCTTACCACGAGAAATGGAGCGAGGCTCTGCACTACCAAATGTGTATACAGGAGCTTTTTCACGATTAATAGAAACTGTAATACCTTGAATTTCAGCCACTACTTCGGAACCGAATGTAGCAACGATATCACAGCCGGAAAAAGTAGTATAACTACGAGTGTATTCAGACGCTGTAGTTACACCAGAGTTATTGCTGTAAGCCATGTGTTAAATTAAAAGGGCGGAAATAATCCGCCCCCTCCTTCTTTATCTAAAAAATACTAGGTACCAGGTTGACGAATTTGAATGTAGTTATTGATTTGACGAATTTCGTTAAATGGCATAATAGTGTAATTGATATCAATATAAGTATATTGAAGAGCAGTTACGTCATTAGCAATATCGAAAATGTAATCATATAATAAAACACCTTTAAGTTTATTCAACTCAGATGTCAAACCTGTGCGGATAGCATCACGAACGGAGTTTTTGTTTTGTTTACCGATGAATGGTTCACAAACACGGCGGATAGCACGTTCAACAGCACCGATGATGCGAACGCTATTTAAGCGAGACAACGCATCAGTAGGATCAGCCATTGTACAGCCATCAGTTACTACATAACCACGAGTGAATGTGTTTTTAACTGTTACGATACCTTTTTTAGTCAAATCAGAGATTTGAGTAGTAGTCAATTCGAACAATGGGTTAACACCGATTTTTTGGTTAGTAGGGGATTGTTCTACAGGCAATGCAGAAACCATACCAGCATAAGCACCAGCACCGTTGCCTACATAAGCATAAGTAGAATTGTAAACAGGTACATTATTTTGGAAGAAAGTACAAGAAATTGCACGACCAATATCGACAGGCATACCGTCATCATCGATTACGGATTGACCGTTAGCACGTTTCAAATCGAGATGTAAGTCAAGATTTTTAAGGTCTTGGAATTTTTGTTCTACGCCAGACAATGTATAGTCAGAGATACGTTCCATACCAATTACGCCATGAGTATGTGCAGTTTTTAATTCTGTGTACATACAATGTTGAGCGAATTGACGAGCGAAGTTATCTGGAGTACGGTAAGGGATACGCATAGTATAATCGTAATCGATTGTACGGTCAGCTTTAAGATCGGCTAACGCTACTTTACCGCCAACCAATACTGGTTCCAATACTTCTTCGATAAGAGCGTCTTTTTCTACGATACCGTTATCTGTCATTTCAACAGCAAATGTATCGGCAAAGTTTACATTATCTTTTAAGTCAGAAATGAATTCTGCTACAGTACGATAGTTAAAGTCTGTTACGGAAATAATAACACGGTTGTCGACACAATCGAAGTTTTCAACGTAAGCTAACACTTTGTCGTCACGAGATTCTTTATTAATAAGAATATCGTATTCTCCGATTGGAGTTACTTGACCGCCGTCATATTTACCGACATAAAGAACGTCGTTTACAGACAACAATACATATTTAGCAGTACCAGCAGTTGCAGCAGAAGCAGCAGCTGTAGTTGCATAATATGCAGCAGTAGTTGCATCAGCATCTGATAACAAACCATTCATAGCTGTATCGTATTGAAGATCGGTAAGAGCAGTAATATCTTTAAATGTTACTGTGTTACCAGTAGCAGGTTCAGCTTCAATAATTTTATCGCTAGTTACGAAATGTTTGAATTTTTGATGAGCAGATACTGCAGGTTGAAGTTTGCCATCAAAAGTAATAGATTTAACTTCTTTAGTATCTTGTAAGAAGAATGTTTGACCTACTTCGTAAGTTTTATTATCTAAATCGAGAGCTGCTTCATTAGCTACAGTCGGGATAACTGTAAATACTTCGTTTTGATAAATAGCATCGTCAACGATAGCATTAGCGTCATCGATTTTTACGAAACTAAATTTGTAAGAACGAGGTGCGTGTTTTACGTCTTTAGTATTAACTACTGGAGTCAATTTAAACATTTCTGTATCGACTACAGGAGCACCAGCTGCTACAGTATTAACCATAGCTACATCGATAGGGAATGCTTTTAAGAAATCTTTTGGTTTAGGTAAACGGCCACCAATTACTGTGTCAGCACAGATTTGAGAACCCAATACACGATAAGGCATATCAGCATTTTGCAATACAGAGTAAGCACCTTCACCGATAGCAGTGATGTATTGTTTATCTTTTACTTCAGATTCTTTAACACGAGGAGTTAAATATTGACCAGTAGAGTTTGTACGAGGGAATGCAGTTGCAGTTACTGCAAAACCGGAACCTAACTTCATGTATTTTTGGAAGTTAGTCATATTAGTATCTTCATAATCTTTATCGTCTTCTTCGAACGCTAATGCAGATGCGCCAGGAGTCAAAAGATAATCGTTATGAGAATACATTTTTAAACCGACAGTTACAAAAGCTTCATTAAGGTCTTTATCCATTACAGAATAAATTGGATATTCAGCATTAACGTCTGTGTTAATACGCAATGTATGGAAATATTTACCAGTGAAGGAACTAAAAGGTTTAGGAGATTTTTTGTTTTTAATTACATGTGTGCGAACTTCTGTGCGGCATGGAATCAAAGAACGTTTACGGCCGATGAAATATGTACCAGGGAAGATAGAACCCATAGCTAAATCATAAGAATCGTTACGAAGAGTAACGTCTTGGCCTTTTTTATTTACGATAGAAAGAGTTACGACGTTATTCAATTGGTGTTTGTTGATATAACGAATTACTTCGCTAATAGTAGTGTCGGCATTAAAACCTGCACCCATCAAACCTAATTGAATATCGATTTTGATCATTTCGTTTTCATCGTTAACCATTGCATTGTAACGTTCATAAGCAGTTGCTTTAGAAACTGGTTTATACAATGTGAAAACTTCTTGACCAGGAGTATTATCAAAAGTAAAGTATACTTGTTTTGCTTTATTGGAAGGGAAACGAGATTTTACACGTAAACGAAGAGTGTCGTCAGAACGTAATTTAAAATCTTTTTGAGCTTCGGAACCACCAATACGGAAACCATAAAGAGTACGGCAACCAGAGTTGTAAGCATCGGATAATGCTGCAGTCAAGTCTACTTCACGTTTAGTTGTGCGATCATAAGTATCGCCGTAAGTATATTTAGCATATGTCGGATCATAAATAGGTACTGGAACACCGTTAGGACCATCAAATGCTGTACCGATACAAAGAACTGCGTCAGTTGTACCGAATTGAGAATCGTCATAAAGTTTCTTCTTTACAGAATTGACTTCGACGAATACACCAGGAAGATCTCGAAGGATTTCCTCTTTAAAGGTGAAAGCCATATTTAAACCTCTTAAGAAATTATTTACCAAGATTTAGTAAACGTTCGATAAGTTTGCTAGTTACAACATACATTTTATCGATGTTTAAAGTATAGCGAACACTTCTAATAGAATATTTTTCACGATACATAACGTAGGATTCGTCAGTTAAGCGTTGATCGTAAAGTAATTCAGATACACCACGCATTTTTAAATAACCGGTGTAGTCTACCATAAGCTCTTCAAATTCTTTAAGAACTTTATTAGCTTGGTCATATGAAGTTGCGAAGATGTCAAATTGGATGACGTATCTGAATGCATGACGATACACATCAACACCTTCTTCTTCAATATTTTCTTTAACTGGATATTTATCGTCAGGACGATAATCAGGATTTCCGGGAGCACGACGAATCGTCGTTTCCATTAATCTTGGTTTTAAATCCTTAGCAGGTACACCGCTAATAATTTTAAAGAAAATATAAGGATGATTGATTTCCTGATCTCGGTCGTTAATCGTAACGCCTTCATCAGGACTCATCTTTACGTTATCTTCACGAAATGCTTTCTCTACGAGTTCTACGAGTAACGCAATAAATTCGTCGAAACTAATGGAACTGTCAGCCCGTAATCGGTCGAGACGTTTTCGACTATTCAGTATCCTACCGGGATTAGTGACTGCAACCAATTGTTCTTTTTGACGTCGTACTTGGTCGAGTACAAAACGTTCATTAATTTCTTGTGTCATAGTCTTTGCTCCGCAGTATAAGATTCTGTTGTAAATAATGGATATAATGTATATCGTAAAATGATGTCCACACCATATCCATGATTACTAATTTGTTCTTCGATACTATCGATATGATAATCGTAAAGAACAAAGCCAACATTATCTTTAAGTAAATTATCTAACCGTTCTTTTATTTTATTTAAATAAAATTTACGGTAGTTCTTACCTATATATTCTTCGAAGTCCATTTCTCTAATTAGGTAATTAATGATCCGCATTACCATAACAGATTTATTAGGATTTTCGTCAGATAAGTTAACTAAATTTTCAATAGTAGTACCAGTCCGATAGTTATTTTTGAAATAACAAACATTAGGAAGCATGTCTTTATAATCTATAATAAAGTCAATATCCTCATCATCGAAATCGGGGTACTTATTGATAGGCGTGGCTGCTAATTTCGCAGCTACAACTATATTACAGAAGTGCACATATTTCAGGTTGTTGCCGACAAAAATTATATTATCTAAGTATTTGTTTTTATTATTAATAGCAGTATACTCTGCTAACTTATTATTATAATCTTTATTAAATGCATCGATATCTTCGTATAATGAACTATGATTATCGGTAGCAAAAATAAAACTTCTATTCTTTACACAAGAAGAAGATAATAAATTTAAATAATGTTCGGTTAAATTCTTATTATATCGATCAGTATATTTATCGGAGAATTTAATCTGAGTCGGACAAATATAAGCGAAGTCGTAATCGATAAGTTGTTTTGCTATATTTTGAAAGTCAGATATCGTTCTCATATTAACTAAATATATGGATGGCGCACCATAATTTTTAGCTATTGTATATGCTTGATATAAATCAGAATCTTTCCCGTATTCTTCTTCGACTTGTGAGAGTAAATCGAATTTCTCGATTTTACAAGTTTTATTAGTAAAGTCGGAGTTGCCGATAATTAATAAGCTAGTATGCTTATCTTCCATTATCTAAACACCTCCGATCAATGCTTTAAAGTTTTTCATAAAGGCTTCTGGATTTCGTTTATAGTCGACACAATTAGCCTGATAATATACACAATCCATTGTATTAGAATGCCAATCCATAACATAAACGACATTCATAATTTTATCTTTAAAGACGATAATATCTCCAGGGAAAACCGGGAATTCGTTTCTAAGATATACGTCGTAACCGCGCATTAAAAACATTTTGTTGTCACCACTATCTGTTGCAAATAATGGTTGAAAATGTGCACGGATTTCTCGTATCGTTATTTTATGACCGAGACCTAAACAATTTTCACAAAATGGATCACCATGTTTTGATACAGGATCCATACAAGTGCAATTAATATGTTTATTAGGTTGGATCAGCCACATTGGCACTTCCATTAATTGGATTAAACCATTAATACGTTCATCGAGGTTTTTCATTATGTTTTCCTCAATGCTTTAAGAGAACGAGATAAATTATCTAACAAGTCTGTCGGGAATGTATGTAACTTACGTGCTTCAGTATAAGAACGTTTGCCGACACGAGGTTCAGCTCTACCCATAGTAAGGTACGTAGGATCGACAATTAGCTTCTGGAAAATCTCCATCTCAGCTTTAATCATTTTAATTAAATCAGATAAAGATGGAGCACCACTACCGCTAGAACTAGAAGAACTAGAACCACCGGACTCTGTCGAGCCAAAACTAATATTGCCGATATGACCAGAAATCTTACCAGACGTAGTAGTCATTACTGCATGTTTACTAACAAGACTTAACGTTGCTCTTAATTTACAAAATTGTTGTAAAAGATAAGGTAAGTCGGCTCTATTTTCATAACCAGGAATTTGGTCTAATAGAAACTGTGCAAACCGACTTGCTTCTTTTAATGCGTATAATACTTCTGTATCACTAGCATCGAATACATTGATTAGGTAATTAACATCGCCAAGCGTGTAAAAATTACTAATTTGTTCTGATGCTACTGTATATACTTGATACTTTAATACTTTTTTACCGTCGACGGATTCTAATTTTTTAATTCTGATTTCGTATAAAGAATCAGGTTTAGTTCCGCCAACCGGTTTTAATTCTAAACGATTACCAAATATCGTATACTCAAAAGGTTCTGCCATTAGAAATCCTTTCTGATGATTTCGATATTTTGTAGAATACCTTCATCTTTAATTTCGGCATCGAATTCAAATACAAATCCATCGTTAGTGCCTTGTCTAGGACGTCGAAGGACTTTTAATTCTTGAATAATTACTGGTTTAATGTCTTGACCGGCAGGAGTTTCATCGATAACGACACCAGGTTTGCCAGCAGTAGCTCTTGTTATTATAGTACCATCTGCTAGTTTAATAGTCGTTGCTGCATTATTACTATTACCATCTTTCATAATCTTTTCGATTGTTTCAGGCGTTAATGCAGTTGTCGATGTGTTTCCACTCGTTACTTCGTTAGATAAACCAAGAGAAGTAGCATCGTTAATCTCGTCTTTTGTCATAGAGCCTGGAGAAGTCGGATTTTGATCGAGATTAACTTTATTATTGTGCATATTACGTTTATAGTTATATGGAGCCCAAATAGATACTGGATCTATTTTATGAGGATTCTCTTCAGCTTTTTCAAGTCGATCTTTAATACGCTCAGGGCCATCATAAGTAAACGTAGCCAATTCAGACCATGCACCAAACTCACCGTCTTTTTCGACACGTACTCTAATATAATATTGTTGTTGTTTATTTAACTTAGGAAAACTAATCTGTTGTTTTTCGACTACTACTGTATCTATTTCAACAGGGTTAAATAAACTATTGTCGGCAATTTGGAGTCGATATTCTAATACAGGTTTTCTTCGTTTGTCTCGAAGTATTTCTTGCCATTGGCAGTTAAAAGTACCATCGACTAATTCATGATTAGCCGGGCTAAGAATTCTTACGTTAGAATAAATACTTGTATTAAAATATACGTGTCTAATTAAACTAGACTGTAATGGCGCACCAGTAATATCTTTAATCGTTCTGTTGATATCGAGACGATATTCTTCATTAGGAAGTACATCGTCTAATACAGTAATAATAACAAGCTTTTTACTTGTACGATATTTTAAACGATAAATTTTCTGTGATTCAGCATGAACCATAGCGATTGTATCGCTATTAATAGTGTCTGGATCGACATTGCCAGTAAAGAAAAGTTTGATTTGCTTTTCAATAGGGTTAACGGCCATGTCGACCAAAGCAAATTCTTTAAACATGCTACACCTTATTTACTAGCTTTTTTGCGACCACGTTTTTTAGGTTTTTCTTCGGAAGTTTCTTCCTCAGTAATTTCTACTTCTTCCGTTTCTAAAGAAACGTTTTCAGTTATAGATTCAGTTTCTGTAGGAATTTCTTCCTTGGTAGTTTCTTCGGCTGGAGCCTCAGGTTCTACTTGCAACCCTTCTTGCCCTTTTTCTTGCAAACCATCTTCAGTCACCTCTTCTTTTTTAACTTTAGGTTCTTCTGTTTTAACCACAGGAGCTTCAGCAATAATACCAGCACGCTTAGCTTCTTCTGCTACTTTTTCTTTAGCCTCTTCTGGATTAACGAAACCAGAGGAAACGATATCATAGTTAGTAGATTTAACTAATTTACGGATAAGTGGAGAATATGTACCTTGCTCTGCTGGAAGGATTCCATATACTAATACTAGACGACCCATGCGAACGGATTTACGAATATTAGTTAAATCCATCTTTTCATGGATGAAACCGTAAGGCTCTTTGCGAGATAAACGCATACGAGACAAGCGATCCCAATAGCCAGTTTCTCCAGAGGCCAATTTAACAATGGCAATTACTTCATGTTGTTGTTTCATATTATATAAATTCCTTTTATTTAAATTAAAAAGGAGGAGCTCCGAAAAGCTCCTCCAGTTAACTACTATTATTCAGTTACACGAACAACAGTTGGACGTGGATAGGATGGCATTGCGGAAATATTTTTAGCAACTGCGATACCTTTACCGTTATCCATGATGCCGATACCATAGCGTTCTTTAGCTTTGATAATACGAACATCGATTTCAGGATTAGTCCATTTTTCAACGGACAAGTCTTCACGTTGTACGATCGCACCAATGTTGTTGCGGTCGATAACATACATATCAAATGTTTTGTTTTGTTTGTCGAATTTAACGCGTGGGCTCAAGATTACGTTAATTGGCATTGGCAAATTGAAACGTGCTTGAGATTCGTTCAATACGAATTGTTGAGGGCCCATGTTGTTAGATAAACCAGCGAACCCACCAGTACCTTGAGTTGTGCCGAATGGGTTAACATTCATAGCGCCCATAGCACCGAATGTTAAGCCTTGACCTACCATTGCGTTACGAGCGAATACTAACCAGCAAAGTGGATGCATGATAACGTCTGTTGGTGTCTTATCGTTAGCCATCAATGCTAAGCACATAGACATAAAGTCTTCAACAGACAATGTGTTGTTTGGCAAGGAATCTTCGCCAAGACCTGTTGTAGCAGCATCTGGGTTTTGAGCAGCCAATGCATTATCGAATACGATATGGCCATGTTCGGAGAATTCACGAGCACACCATTCATCTTTATAACGAGCCATAGCGCCACCAATACGGGAAAGGTTAGCTTCCATGATGTCCCAATAGGAGTCCATGATAACTTCTTCGGAAAGAGTTACTTTAAGACCGATTTTTTTAGGACGAACTTCGATGGAATTGTATTCCAAAGTATTGATTTCTACAGCTTCATCGTTGTAAGCGCCACCTTCAGCAACTTCGTGAGCTTGCAATTCACCGATGATAGGTACTACTACAGTACCGTTAGTGTTACCAGCTTGAACTTTAGTGAAGAATGGAGAGATAACAGATTGAGTATCTTCAGCTTCGATCATTTTAGATTCAATGATACGAGGAACCAAATCAACTACGTCTGTTGTCATAATTGTTTCTTTGATGGAGAAATGTTTGTCGGACAAGTTTTGTTTATTTAATTTGCCGACCATATCTTTCATCATGTCATATTTTTTTACGGATTCTGTAATTTTTTCTGGAGATAAGCCTTCTTTTTTAGCAGCTTCAACAGCAGCAGAACGCTTCGTATTAACATCTTCCAAAAATTCTTTAATATTGATAGCCATTATTATGCGTTACTCCTATTATTTTTGCAACAATACTTTAACTGCGCCTACACAGCCGTCCCAATCCATGAATGTAGGAACACCTGCAAGACCTTCGCGAGTATAAGAAACTTTCACATCAACAGTTTCTTTAGGACCTGCTTTAATAATAGCGTCAGCTGCAGCACGATCTACAACTTTAAGACGAAGCAAGTTATCTTCTGTATTATAGTGAACTACTTCGAATGCATTAGCGATTAAACCACCTTTTACTACAGGAGTGTAAGCGGAACCGTTAATGGAAATTTGAAGTGTGCCAGGTTTTACAAAACGATCTGGAACTTGGAAGTTGAAATCTAAGTATTCTTTACCAGCTTCAGCAGCATGCATTTGACCTACGAGAACGTCTTTGAGTTCAGTAGATGCAACATTGCGGCCATCAGTTAAGCCAGGAATACCGATATATTCATATTTGGCACCCATACGAGAATCGTAAATGTCCAATTTATTATTGGAAGCATTCATGTTCAAGTCATGGTTAGAATACAAGGAATTATATTCGTAGTTATCCATGCCACGGAAGTAAGCATAATCTTCGTAAACATCTTCACCACGACGGTAAGAACGACCATAACCATCAGCTGCATATTGAGCTAATTCTTCTTGATCGCCAATAGCCCATTTCATCCATTTAGTGGAACCTTCAGGTACCAAGTTAGGATTTACTTCGTGTACTTGACCGATAACTTGTTGACGTTCGAATTCAACTTCAGCAGGAGTCATAGCAGCAAGAAGAGTTTCGTCGGACAATGGAGATTTAACGACACGGCCGTTTTCATCAGATTTTACTAGGTCACCAGGCAAGAATGCGCCATAAGCACTACCCCAAGGGTTTTGCTCTGCTTTATCTTTAAATAAGAAATGAGGCAATTCTACCATTACGTCAGTTTTAATAGCACCAGGAGTCATGCCGTTCCAAGCGTTTTCATCACGAGTAGCTTCGTTACGAGACATGATACCGATAGGCACGTTACCAGCACGATGAGCCATGGATGGTTTACCGTTTTCTTTTAAAAGACCAGTAACTTTATCTTTTTCTAAACCAGCATCAGTAGCCAAAGCACGAGGGCCTTTACCGCCAGCAAATGGTTGATAGAAATCAGCAGTATAAGCTGCAGCGTTTACTGGAGTCCATTCAACATCGATGTTTTCCAATGGTTGACCAACGCCGACAGGAGATACAAGACCAGTAGCAGCATTATAAGTATCGCCAGCTTTACGCAAACGAACAGGAGAACCGCCGTTAGCAAGTGTTAATACGTTTAAGAAAATTTCAGGATTTTCTTTTGCAGATTTTACGTCAGGATCTACGGCTACGATACGACCTTTTGGAATAACCAATTGGTTGTACATTTCAGCGTAGTTATAACGGAAAGCAACTGGCAAACGAGAATCCAACCAGTAAGATACGTTAGAAGTGTCATGGTTTGCAGTATTCAAGCGAACTTGAGTACGTGTTACACGACGTTCTTCGTTATTGAAAGCTTTGAAGCCAAGGCCTTTGAATACTTTACCGTTAGAACCAGTGGTGAAGCGATTAGGGCCTTTACTAAGATCAAAATTAGGCATTGTAATAGAGCTCCTTATTATTTAAAATATTTGTAAAGATCGGATAAGGATTCAGTTACTTCGACAACTGGCTTAACCTCAGTTTTCTTTACAGGATCTTCGACTTTGGAAGTGGAAAGTTCAATTGTTTTAATTTTTTCTTCCAAGGATTCTTTAACGGCTGTTACATTGTCTTGTAAAGCTTTTTCGCTTTCAGAGCGCAAAGTTTCAAGACCTTCTTTAACAGTTTTTACAGAATCAATTGCTTCTTGCAATTCTTCTTTAGAAGATACAACAGCTTGAAGTTGTTCACGAACTTCATTTTTATAAGCTAAGAAATCAGAAGCTAAATTTTTATAATCTTTTTCTACTTGTTCTTTAGCTTCGATAAGCTCTTGAACTTTAGCAGACAATTCTTCGAATTTAGTATCTTCGGATTCTTTAACCTCAGTAGGTTCTTCAACTTTAGCTGGAGTTTCTGTTTCTTCAGCAGGAGCTGGAGTTACTTCAGCAGATTCTTTTGCTTCGACTTCTGCTGGAATTACTTTAGGTTCTTTTTCCATGTGTTCTTTAACGACAATTTTATTGCCGTCATGTTCTCCTTCTAATGAGCTAATAGGAAGAACCGGTTCAACTTGAGCCGGCTCTGCATTATCATCATATACTTTAATATTCTTAGCATATGCATCAGATGGAACAATAACATAAGATAGCTCTTTAGGTTCTAATTTCTTAAAATCCCAATAGCACATCTCGCCGTCATATTTAGTTCCTCGAGCATGCTCACATAGACCATCGTTCGCTAAATCTTGTCCACAAATAGAACAACGAACTTCGTCGCCGCGAGCGCCAATGCTTACAGTATCTAACAAACCATTTTTAACTTCTTCTTGAGCGTCAGGTGTTAAAATATCGGCAGTTAATACTAATGCTTTCGTACCAGGTAATCGTTGAGATTCCTTAATTTCGGCATTAATAACGCGACCAATTGTCTCACCGTCTTCGTCGTTATGATGTTTAATAACTGGAATGTTATAAGGATAAGTCCATTTATGCAACGACTCTCTCATTGCAGATTCGTAATAACGTGTATCATTACGAGTAGCATACGGATAAAAATGTAGTGCTTCTATTTCTACTTTTAATCCTTTAGCTTTAACGTTGTTAGATAAAGAATGAGAGTGTGCGACTGCGGACTCTTTTACGTCTACAGGATTAAACCCAAGATATTCACGGAATTCCATGTTTATCCTTTCATTATAGGCTTAATTGAGCACTTACAATATGGAGTGTAAGCTGGAATATCTTCGATAGTAATCTTATCGATATCGAAATGGGTCATGCGGCCATTTTGATGATCGCTATTTTCGAATTGAATTTCGATTGTTTTTACACCGTCGGTTTTACATTGTTGAACGTAATTCCACCAGTAAGCTTTCTTCGTGAGATAATCACATAAGAATCTTAATCGATATTCTGTTTTCGAGAGTTGATTATCGATGTATATTTTATCTTTATTGTTTTTTGTCGTAGATTTTAAATCTTCGATTATCTTATTAATTTTTTTTGAAGAATAGTCTTCAAATGAATCGACTATCGGATCAATTATCTTTCCATTAGTTTTATTGTTCGCATGTGAATCGTTAACACCACGCCTTGCGGACTCTGTTAAATGTTTATTTAACTTTTTTAAGAGTTCGGTAACTACAGGCTTTGTAGAGCCACGACTCGCCAATATATTACCTAGTCGATTGTAACTTGCGTGTATATCGCTAAAATTTTTCTCATAATCTTTAATATTGTCTTCTAAAGATTCCTTCATTACGAATTCTTTCGCAATCGGATTATCTTGAATTGTATTTTGATTTTGAGGATTTGCATCGTTCGAGAAATATTTATTCGGAGTCGATTGTTTCTTTTTCCCGTTAAAGCTACGTTCATCTAAGCCGTCTTTACTTGATTGTTGAGCCGGTTGTAATTGCATTGTTTCTTTGGACGTTTTAATAGATGCATCTGCTTGTGCATCGATTTGTTCTAATTGAGATTCCAATGTAACTTTAAATGCATACATGTCCGTTTCAGATACTTCATTATCGAAGCCAAGTTCACGACGAGCTTCATCAAGAGTAATAACGTTACCTTGATATTTTTGAATAGTATGGGATTCAACTTTAATTTTTGTATCGATCGATACTTCGTTAAAGTCGAAGAATACATAATCGTCTTTATTAGTTAATGGATTAAATCCACCTTCTAATAATAATTCAGTAAATAAATATTTTTCGATAAAAGCAGAAATTATATTCTGGAACGCCTTTACTTCGTCATGCATTAATGCTTCCGTATTGTCGGCTGAGGATTGTCCACCACCTCGACCCATCGAAGATTTTGAAGCATTGAGACCAGTAAAAATACGTTGCTCCATATAAGATAAGAAATTTAATAAATCATTAGCTTTCATATCGGGAGTAACGGACGTAATTGTCGTTCTTTCATTCGTTACAATAAAGCCATCATTTGGCATATCTTGAAAAGCATTTCTTGCGTCGTCAATTTCTTTTTGTGTCGCATATTGACCTTCAGCAACATTACCTACTTTTATATGCAAAATAGGAGTGGCGAAACGATATAATATCGTCATAACCAATCCTTCAGCTTTCCGCAACATGGATGCATCTTCTAAAACGGTAAACATTCTAGAAGTACCATATTCGGCGTTATTCATTTTATCGATGTACAAATGAATTACATCGTTCGGAGAATACTCTTCTCCATCGATTAGGTAATGATCAATTCTTCCATCGTCTCCTCGCTGCACTGTGACATTGCAAGGATCTGCTAAGAATAAACCAGAGATCGAACCGCCTTTATAAATTTGATCTGCTTTAACTCCAAATTTTTGCGTATCATTATCTCTAGTTTTAATTATATACGAATTTGAGAAAGTATACAAGTCTTTTGCAATAGAAGTTATTAAAACATAAAAAGGAATTTTAGAACGGAATTCTATAATACGCAATCTGTCATTAATATAATCAGCTGCTGCTTCATTTTTAGATTTAATTTGATAGCCAGCTTTAGTAATTAATTGAGAAAACTTTCTAATTGCTACCGATAAATATGAATCGGTAAGGATTGCATTTTTAATTCTTTCTAAGTCGTATGTACGAGAACCTGGATTAGATCCTCGTCGATTAAACTGACCGAAAGCTATTGCTTTGGCCTTAATAAGATTCTCCTTGACAGTACTAACTGCTCTACCAAGTACAGAATCTTTTTTCTTTTTGGGCTGTTCAGCCTCATAAAAATCTGATATTTTCATTTACTTTCCTTGTAATGAAATGAACCCGGCATAATTTGTCCAACCACCCATTTCGTGGAAGTCGCTACCATGGACACCTTTATTTTGTGAAGATGAATTGCCATAATAGCCGCCTTGCCCATCGGCAATAACGACATGATTATATCCTTCTGCATCATTATGATATACTATTATATCACCTTTTTCCGGTGTTCCACTAGTCACGTGTTGTAATCCAGCAGCTCTAGCATTTTGCATCAATACGTCGACGTTAACGGTTCCTTTAGATAATTCATCGGCTAAGAATTTAGAGAAATAGGAACCGAACTTAGTAGCAAATTCTACACAGCCAACTGATCCATTGTTCATTGTTGAACCTACTAAACCAGACGCAACTGCTTTTGTAAAATCTGTATCGATAGCTCCAGTACCTCCACTACCATTTATAATTCTATCAGATAATGAACCAGGTTTCAAGTTACCATAATTACCGGTACTCGATAATCCGTTAGCACCAACTTTACCAGGGTCAGGAGCTAAGTTATTTAAATAAAAGACTGGATCTGGTTCCGGCGTTTTCTCGAACGGATTAATACCGTTATTAATTAATACACCTTTAGCAAATGCACTATTAACAGTTAAATCGAATACGTCTTTCGTTAATTCTGTAGACGACATCAATAATTTATTATATTGATATACACTATTAACATACTTCTGATCGTAAACTGCACGATTTTCTCGTAAGAAATCATTTTCGTATTGACTTAACATTGTCGGACAATACGATAAAAATTCATGATTATAATATTCTTGACGAGTTTGTGCCGCCGCTTCGATTGCTCGCATGAACTTAATTAATTCGTCAGCTCCATATAACTTAGCCATCATCTTAGCTTTTTCTCGAATCATTAAATCATTTCGAACAATGCTATCATGTGCTACTTTACATTTCTTACCCGAAACTGTTTTAACGGCTAAACCATCAAATACTAATAATAATATCGTTAAATCTTCTGCGCCGCACAATTGTACGGCATGGAACATTTTAGATAAATAATCTTGAAGATAATCTTTTAACTTATCGATCCAGTGCTTTTTAATGCGAACCAAATTACTTTTTGTCCATCGATATACAAGTTTATCGATCTTCTCAGATGGTTCCTGTTTAATATCGACAATCGGAACATCGGGGAACCCGAATGGGTCATCATGATTAGGTTCTGGTTTAGGAGCAATTGGTTTCGGCGTTTCGGGAACTTTAGGCTCGACCGGAATAAATTGTTTAGGATCTTCTGGCTCCGGAGGAAAAGGAGTTTCTGGATCTGGAGGATCGATACGGACAATCGTATCGGTCGTAATTGTTACAATCATCGTTTCGATAATTGGCCTAATCTGAATCGGAAAGTATGGTAACAAATTATATACCGTCTTTAAATCGGCTAATAATTCATCGACTTCACTTTTCTCAACTTCTTCTAGTGGCGTCCAAGGAATAGGATCGTTGAATACTCTAGAAGGAGTTTTTTCAAAAGTGGCGTCACTTTCATAATGTCGCTTAGGCTGTATATCGGGACGATAAATAATTTTATTATTGTCTTCCATATTTTCCTAAAATAATGTACGACTAAATTTATTTCGTGTATGAGATAATCTTCTCGATGGACGATCGAACGATTCGCCAGGGCCTAACTTACGCCAAGCTTCATCGGAAGACTCATACGTTTTCTTTTTATCTTCCCAAGGATTATCTAAATCTCGTTTTTCGTATGTCGGTAAAACAGATCCTCTATTAATAGAGTATGCTATATCGTGAGACGCTTTTTTAACGAGTTTAGTTAATTCAGGGAAATGTTCTACGAATGCTAAATAAGCAAGTCCTAACGCATCGACAAAGTGTTCGTTATTACTATTGTATACCGGAACACCAGCCGCCGTAATCTTTTCGACGCGATAATCGATCAATTGTTTAAAAATTACGTTATCGTAAGGACTCATAATTAAATTACCACGCTCAATAAGAATAGATAATTGATTTACCATAAATGGTTTTAAGTGTTTCTTTTCTAAAGTACCTGTAACAGGATCTTGAACGTCGATTTTTTCTGAGAACATCCAGCCTTTAATCTTTTTATCGAGTCCAGTTTCTGGATGTTGTTTACCATAAATCTTTAGAGATTCCATCTGATATTCCACGTTGTTATCCCAGAAGCTTTTTATCTCCTAGTTCTTATAGTTTCTTATAAGGTCGGCATACTTTTTCGTGTTAAATAATGTGAATACACGGTGCGGGCTCTTGGCAAGATTATATCTTTTCACTTGCTATGCTCTGCCCCTGACTTATTTAAAATAAGCCTTCGGTTCGAGTTACCATATTAATTATTTAACTTAGGTTTCTCGCTTAATACCGCACTACATTTATATTATATAGTTCACTTATAATATAAAGGGCAAATTTTTACCGGAACCGCGATCTATATAAATATAGCTAGGATTATAAATAGCATTCATATCAATAATCTTTTTCACGGCTTTATCAAATGTAAATTCTGAAGATTCAATTTCTGTACGATTAATAATTCTAAATTTATTAAATGAAGGATCATACTCTAACACCAGTATAGATGTTGGGGCCTGACTTTTGTCCCATATTCATATTTACATTGTATTCGCTACATACAATATGCTTAATATTACTATTAAGATTAGACTATATCATTAACCTTTAAATAAAGGTCACTTTCCGCTTCGAGCCGCTTGGCTCTACTCTCTTTCGAGATAGTCGTTGAACGTCTTTTATTTAAAAAAATAAAATTTCGCTGCTGATTGTCCTTATTAGGATGTTCCAGCAATTCAAAAAGTTTTCATTTATTAATTACTTAATAAAGGGACCGGGGTTAATCCACGCCCATACACCTGAATGGATTCGGCGTATATGTTCTTTTTCCAGGAGGAAGAATATGAACTTTTTTTACATTAGTGTCATCTAAATCAGGCCATATAGGCTTATAAAATTCTTTATCAAAATAAGTATAATTATCTATACGAGTAGCTTCTTCTAATTTATCTTTATCGAATACACCAGCATCTTCTACACCAAATTCTGCCAATACTTCATGAGTATAAGCATTTTGATCGTAAGTATTTCTAAATTCTTCCTCCATAGCATCTGACCACATAGGATTATGTTGTGTCGGGTGATAGTGTTCTCGGAAATTTAGCTCTTTCCGAGTACAAATTTCGTAGAATTTAGATCGTCGACCAGTCGGTGTAGAAGAGCAAGTTAATCCGATAGTGTCACGTTCCATACAAAGTGCGTATACAGTGTCGAAGTCGCCTTCGCCCATATAATCCATTTCATCCATTGAAATCCAGTCACTTCGCCATCCACGAATTGATGCAGCACTCATGCCAGATCCAGCACCTGTCGTGAATCCGACAATTTTAGAACCATTTGAAAATTCTATCAAATAAGGATTTGTTGTCGATCTAGTTACTTCTTTTTTAATAAGAGCAGAACTGTCGATTTTTTGACGAATATTATCAAAGATCATTCGAACTTGTGATTGATATGGCGTTACAAACATATGAATAAAATTCTTACGAGTAAAAACATTGTACAATGCTTCAACTACCATCGTTTCTGTTTTGCCGGTATTATGTGAAATAATATCGTTAGCAATAAAGTTACGGTAGCGTGGCACCGATATATCATATGTTTGTTGTTCGCCGAGGTATTCAATCGATACAACCGGATCCCAGAATATATCGCCATTAAGAATATCTTCGATTGATTCAAAACCTAAATGCTCGGCAAGTTCTTTTGCCTCAGCTTTATTAATAGTCTTGGATTCCAAATATTCTTCGAGCGTCAATCGTCCTGTTTTTAAATATTCAAAATTAGTTTTGCCTAATTCATGATATTTTAAATAAGATAAAAACATCTTATTTAATTTATCGGTCATAGGTTGAAACTTATATGAATAATAAACAGAGAACATATTCTTATGAGAATGATTTTTAATTCGATTATATTTTTTCTTATCGACAAACCCTAAAAAATAAGAATTTCGTTCTTTAACGATTTTTACGACGATACCGAATCGCATTAATAAGTGAGCTAACTGATAAGCTAACTGACCTGATTCTGAACAATATAAGCGATTGATCGGAACTTCGTCTTCTTCTTTATACGCATCTTTAATTAATTCAGAAACAAAGATCGACATCGATTCTTTATTTAAAGAAAATACTTCTTTCGGAATCGACTTATCAGAAGACGTATCTTTATTTAACTTCTGAGCCATTAATCTTAATTCTGATTCTTCAATAGAATCACTACCGAAATAATTAAGATGCATCGGAATAGCGATATTATCGCCGACCGTTAAATCTTTTAATTCCAACCATCCTAATTCTGTTAAGAATGGATGGTTATCGGTAGCATCAAATGTTCGACCTGTATTAGTCGTAATACGATATACTGGTTTAATACCGTTATCGTATACTTTAGCATTCGGCGCTATTTCGATTTGATAATTATCGTCGAGAGCAAGAATATTAAATTCTTTATTCTCGTCGAATAATTGTTTTACAGTTTTAAATAATCCTGTTTCTGGATCTTGTATTTTAAGATTACCAGTTACACAACGACGACCACATCGGAATACTTTACGAAGACTTCGATCACGAAGCATTTCGGCTTGATACCAACGTGGAGTCCAAGGAGCATATTTATCTAAATCAATATTATAGATTTGAATAAAAGATTTTGCCCACATAACTGGATCTCGTTTAATTACGACTAGCTTTCCTTTTTCACTGAGCTTAGTAAAATCTAATCTTACTAAGTCTTCCAAAGGCATTGCCATAAGTTCTTTTACAGAATAATCTTGTTCTTGTTTCATAATTTTTATTTATGGAATGCTTTACCTTCTTGACCCATCATAGTCGTTTGTAAACTATATTGGGATTGCTGAGCTAAGGCCATTCCTGCCTGTCTCATAGTTGCATATTGTTGTGAATTAACTGGATTAGTCCAAGAGAATGGACGATAACTTTGTTGCATTTGCTGACGACCTTGTTGAGCTAAATCGTTAGCAATGCCGACTAAAGCTGGTCCACCATAATAAGCAGCTTGAACTGCCATACCGGCTAATGGGCCTAACAATAAATCGGTACCCATACTAAAAGCAGCATCCTGTATTGCGTTAGCCTTAGTGCCACCTTCATCGAGCGTATCGTTATAAGTCCAGACTGCGTTGGCAGTCGCTAAGCCGGCATTAATTTTATTATCCCAAATTAAGTTACCGGCCGTACCCATGCTTTTAGTAGCATTACCGACATGTCCGACAGCAGATTTTACATTACCAGTTAATCCTTTTAGAATATTTAAACCTGCCATTATAATGTACCTGGTGCTTTAATATTGTTACGTCTTAATGCAAAATTAATATCGCCAGATGCACCCATATTATCGAATGCATTTTGTGGCGTTAATCCAGAACTAGCCGATACAACAGGATTAACAGTACCGACCGAAGCGATATTCGCTGTCGACGTCGGCTCCATTGCTGCTTCGATCATATTATTTGTTGCACCTAATGTAGCAGCACCACCTAATATCGTAGCACCGTATCCCGTTAATTTGTATCGATCCGGAATAGAATAATTATCTGGATTAGTGCTAACAAACTCTTTGTTAACTTTAAAATAATCGTTAGCACCGTCTTTAATAGCCGGAACTGTATTACGCATAGGACGATACTTAGAACTATAAGCTTCGACTTCTTCTTTAGAATATTGACTACCCATATCACCGAGAACTGTTTTTTGTTTCTCGAGATTAGAAACTTGTCTGTTAATAACTTTATTAGCTCCATTCGTTATAGCGTCGTCAGTTTTTCTAGCGATATAACCAGCACCTTCGATAACTTTTTCACCGGCAGTTTTTACGCCTTTAACTATACCTTTAAGCATAATTAAATACCCGGGATACCGATAATGTTAAATTCACCGTTCTTATCACGGTATAAACCGCCACCAGTAGCAACACGATAAGCGACACTACCAGCAACGACACCTTGAACACCGAGACGAGTCATATCGTATTTAGCATTATCTTTATAAAATGCAGATAATTCTTCTTTGGCAGCTTTAACGACTTCTTTATCTTCGCTACCCATACGTTGAGCAAATTCTGGCGACATAAACTTATTATCGAACATAGCTCTAGACTCTTTATTTAAATAAGAGTATTGTAATGCCTGAGATGTATCGAGCCCGGCAGCCCTACCTTTGGCCATTTGACCTAATGTATAGTTCGGACTAATAATTCTTTCGACAGAACCAATTTCGTCTAAGTTGGCATTCATATTATTAACGAATGTCTTCATACCTTGCTCAAATGCTGGAGCACCGGTTTTACCGATTTCTTTAGCAACTGCATTAGATCCAAAAGCTAATCTGCCGACTTCGGCTGTTTTACCAAATGCACTGCTAATAAGTTCTAACGCATTATTCACTTTCGCCATAAGCGTTTAACCTCGCATTTCTTTCTTCCTCGATTTGATCTTGTGACAAGAAGAAATCAGGATCATTAAGACTATTAATGAGGGCAGTGTCATGATTGGCGTCGTCGACGTTATTACGAATTTTATCTTTTCTAGTTGCAGCTAATAACTCAAATACTTTATCTCGTTTTTGTACGAGAGTCGTATATAATTCAATGCCTTTAGAAATCATTGGTTGAGTTATTTCTTGACCAGTTTCTGTCACATTCGTTACGACATCGATAACAGGATCATAATCTTTATTATTAATATATTGCATTGCCCTTGAAATCAGGAGGTCTAATGTAATTAATTCATGTACAAGAACATTATCGGTATAGGATGATTCATCGAGATTAAATTCTTTTTGATACTGCATAAATTTTTGAGCGATTAAAGTCGTTTCACAAATACATGGTTCACCGACTTTAACGAGGCCTGCTTTATGCAAAGGATCGTTTTTATAAATACAATTTTCACCTTTACATAAGATCGGCATCTTAGCATAGATCGCATGATCGGTTGCTAACATATGCATTGCTTTATCGAAGATGATTTTACCTTCTTCGCTATAGCCCCAAGAATTATAATCTTGAACGAACTTATCCATTTGCTCGATAAGCTCTTGCTTTCTATTAGAAAGTTCTTTTTTTGACATAAGGAATATCCCTCCTAATGCTCTATATTACCAGCATTACGAACTTTCTTGATTCTTTCCATAATATCGTCGACAGTAATTTCTAAATTTTCTTCTTCACGATCGACAGATTTAATCGGCTTAGACTTATCAGGTTCTGGTTCACCTTGATTTTTCCAATCAATCCATGCCGCCATTTTATCGGCAAAATCTTTAGCTGTTACTACTTTATTATATAAATTATAATAGATGTGCATTAACGCTTCAATTTTTAATGGCTCCATAGAGTCTTTAATAAATCCATAGATATTTTCTTCGACTTCGTTATCGAAAGATAGATCGGCCAATGTCCACACTGGAGTCCCGTCGTCTTCATAATGGAATTCAGAGATAACAACTTCGTGAGTTTTCTTATCTTCTTCAGAAGCAATTTGATTATTTTCGTTTAACGTAAGAATTTCATCTTCTTCAAAGATGTTATTAGCACCGAATTGAGGAATGTTAAATAAACCATATGGTTCATATGCATCTTTTACAGATTGTAAATACGGGCCGAATTCTTCTGTTTCGATAAACTCTTCATCGAAAAATGGAGTATCGAGCTTAAATTTATGAAGTTCATTCATAAAGAATAATACAAAGTTTAACTTATACATGTTAAGATCTTTGTAATCTGTGCATGCACGTTTACATGCTTTAGTAAGATTATTAATCATGTTTAACCTTTCTTGCGCAGCAAAAAAGACGATATAATAAATAAATACATCGTCTTAATTAAGCATTATTAAATTCCAGTACTGCCAATACCGCCGATGCGTTCACCGCCTGCATCATCGTCGTCCGTAATTAAAAATTTGTGGAATACGCCTTGAGCGACACATTCGCCTTTTTTAATATGAACGACATCATCATTATGAGATAACAAACCTAAAGAAATTTCACCTTCATTAGTTTCGTTATTATAGAAGTCGCTATCGATAACAGCGACACTATTAATCATACGTACACCACGTTTAAATGCTGCTGAAGAACGAATGTGAAGATACAATACTTCATCGTCTTCCATAGCTGCTTTAACGCCGGTCGGTAGTACATATAATTTATTAGGATACAATTCAATATCTTCGATAGCAAAGAAATCATAACCTGCAGATTTCTTAGTTTTACGTTTAGGAAGTTTAACTTCCATATCTTTACATCGAGATACTACTTCAAATTTTCTCACTTTTATCTACCTGCAATCTTATCTACTTCTTTAGAAATCTCGTTCATTAGCAAAGTTAATTCACTAACGGCAAATTCTTTTGAAATGCATCCATTATTATCTGAACCTCACATGATTAAAATCATATAATTCTAAAAATAACATAAAGTTATCTTATTAAGAAGTTTAATCTTCTAAGAGATCCTTATTCTTTTAGGCGTGTCCAGGGCGCCTCTACTGTATAAGATACTAAGATCTACAACACTACTTTTACGAAGAATATTTAATGCTCCATTGCAATCTGAATTAAAATAATAACCGTCTTTAGTTTTATACAGACCTCTTTTAACACGGCTACCACTAAATATATATTTTTGTGGATTATCCATGTTATAAACAGGTAAGTCGTCATTATCAAAAAAACTAGCTTTAGAAGTATAACTTTCTTCTTGTAAAACATAATTAATATTATATCGCTTACATAAGTATTCTAATTTTTCTCGAATCTTACCGAATGGTAACTGAGTAAAATTTTGATTATTCTTCTTAGACATGTTAGGTTTATATTGAAATGATTGGTTATATCCAATAACTAAAGTTCCAATATCGTTAGATAAACAATAATTAATGATATATCGACAAGTTTTGTTAATATAATCATCAACTCTATTCTTTCTTTTTCTGGAAATTAAAAATTGTTGTTTTGTTTGCTTCTTAATATTCTGTTTATCTTTAATTGACTGCAAATTAGCATTTTGTTTATTAAAGAATTGATTAATAGATTTTAACTTTCTTCCGTCAATAATAAAAGATTTACCTGTGTTAGTAACACAAGTACACAAATTATTTACACCTAAATCAATTGCTAGTGCATTGTTAGTATTTAAATTTATTTCTTCTTCTTGAATCTCATAAGTATATTGGATCTCGAAGAACCTAGCATTGAATTTAGGTATAATTTGTATTTCTTTTATCTTTTTATTTTCCAATATTTTAGGAATTTTAATTTGAATTTTTTTAATTTCTTTATGTTTTTTTTTGAAAGCATTAGAAAATGGAATAGTTAAAAAATTGTCTTGTCTAAGTCTAATTTGGCCAATAATCAAATTTGAATATGCATTTCTAGGCAAATACTTTGGTAATCGAATATGTCTAAAATTATATTTATTTTGTTTCGCTAATTTAATCAAAGCGAAAAATGATTTAAACATTGTATCAACATTTTTAAGAGTTTGTTGAGCCATATTAGAATTCAATAATTTATAATTTTCGCAACTTTTTAATTCGTAATAATTCGCTTCATATTTTAAAAATTGTTTTTCTTGAAAATAATGTTGTCGTACATTATAAATTGCTTGATTGGTTAAATTTTTGGCTGTTCGACACAATTCTCTTAAAATATTATATTCTTCTTTTTTTAAATGTTTTATTTGTTGCTTTACTGTTAGGTACATTATAATCACCTCGCTTTCTAATATTATATTACAAGATAATTATAGTATACTGTTACCAGAAAAGCAATTTTTTAGTAAAAATTTTACAGGACATTTTAGAATCATATTTTGTGAGGTCTCGTTCACATTAAAACGTCACTTTTAATGCAGCGCCATTACGCGCATCTCATGCTTTCACATGAGCACAGACTATATCTTATCCATATCGCTAACGCAACTTAGGCGACACCACTTCCACTACCATTATAGACTTGTAGTGTACGACCCTCACGAGGTCTAGTCGTTGAACCTTCCGTCGACAAATTGTCGACGACTTGGCTGCTGATTGTCCATTAATCTCGGTACTTAGGATTTAACCATATACCATCTCAGAGATTTGTTTCTACTTTCGTAGCTGTATTAATATTAATCAATAAAGCACTCTGAGCTTTAGGAGTTTCCAGCAATTCAGTGTCTTTGTTGGACGGGTAAGAACCGCCACTATCTACTAGTTTCCCAATAGACTTACTATTCTGCCAAAACATATTAATTATTTTGACGTCTTAATAACAGTGCATATGCCTTAACATGATCATAAGATAAATCAGAACAAAATTGATCGACAATCTTTTTATTTGGCCAATCTGTATCTAAGATACTATACACAATCTTATCTTTAGGATCATCCAAAAAAATTAAGATTTCGTCAGGAGAATACGCTACGTATTTCTTCATTCGATTTCCTTTCGCTAATTAAAATATATATATTGTAATTACACTTTAATTATACACGATTTTTTGATTGTAAGCAAATAGAGGGGAGAAAGGGAGGGAACGGTGCCGCGAAAGCGGTGCCGGATCCTCCCAGGTGACTGAACATTAGTGTTCTTCTATAGATTCCAATAATCTTTTCGGAATGCATTCTTCTGACAAAACAATCTTTTGTTTACCATCTTTAATATACTGAATGTCGATAGCTGTATTTTTGATATCAACAAGACCTATGAAGACAGCTGGTTTTTTGCCATGCAAAATAATTTCACCAGGTTGTACCTCATTCCAATTAACTTTCATTATCGTCCTCGCAACTTATTGTATAAGAACACCAATATATATATTAATGTAATGACAATAAAAGTATAAAATACCGTTATTAGTTGATCATCAAATATATTATATCGTGCTTCTGCTATTTGAGATAAACTAATAGCTAGAGATAATACAAATAAGTAATCTTTCATATTAACAAGTGGTTAAATAATTGTCGAGCTCCTCAATAGATTTTAATTCGACCTGTTCATTGATCCCGTCAAATGCCAATACAACATCTTGATAAATATCGAAATACCAAGTTACGTTATTTTTCTTAGCAATGATACGAGTACAATGATCTTTTTCAGAAATAATAGGAGATTCAAAACATTCAATGATTTTATTTAAAGCTAATTCCATTATTTAAATTCTCTTTCTTAAAAGAGTATGCATATCGTGGGCCCATATCTCTACGTATATTCCGACTCATTATACCGATATGCATACAGTCTTTTATATTACATAAATTCTTTGTATTCGTCAATAGTAATTTTATTATCTTTATATGTGACTTTCCATATATTCTGATTAGAAGATCCTCTAAATTTTAAGGACGGATCTTTTAATTCGTCGATAAATTTACCATCGACTAAAGCATCGACCAATTTTAATAGCTCGACCTTTTTAGGATCCACAATAATTTGATCGATCGTATATCCAGAATAACACCAGATATTTTTATTTTTAAACCAGTCTTGATCTTTTAAATATTTATTGATAAAAGATACAAGACCATCGACATTCTCAAATGGTTCACCACCTAATAATGTTAAGCCCGATACTTGAGGATGTTTTAAATAATCGACGAGTCTATGTGCCGCCACATCATCGAATAATTCACCGGCTTCATGGCTCCAGTATTCTTGATTAAAACAATTGAAACAATGATGAGAACATCCTGTTACAAACAATGTGACTCTAATACCAGGACCATTAGCAATATCGTATTCACGAATTTGTCCGTAATTCATTATTTTTCAACTACTTTCAATAATCCATTTTCGCTCTTAATAGAAATATGTGGAACTTCGTAAATCTTAGCAGTATGATGTTCGATGATGCAACCACGATATTGATTCCAATCATCTAAAAATACTGCTAAATCGGCATTCGCTAGCATCTTAATAGAATCACCAAGGGCAACTAAAGGTTCTTTACTCTTATTTTTAGGAGAGTAACTTTCGATAATTTCAATGTTCGTAGAGTCAAGATATTTAGTTAAAAATTCTTGAACTTCACGAATACTACTTAAAATTTCTTCGTGTGTTTTACCGCGCATCGGCTGAGATAAAAATACTTTCATAGCTTTTTCTCCTATCGAATAATGTGACTAACATTAATCACAATCATATCTTCACTTATTAAATTATTATCGATATACTCTTGTTTCTTTTCTTTTGCTTCATCTAAAGATTGAAATACACCCAACACAGAGTTATCATAATCATCAGAATAAGTAAATAATATATATACCGTATCAACCATATTTACCTTTTTATATAAATTACTGATTGCAATTTCTAAATCATCCATAATGCCAAGATAATCGTCATCAGGAGCATAACCAGAAACTTCTTTTTCTAATCTATTAAGCTCTAAAGCTATCGACATCTTTTCATTATATAAATAATCTTTTTTGTTTAACATAGTTATCACTCATTAAAGTCATTAATGTAGCAAGTTTTTACATAAATTTGATCTTCGGTATATCCATCTTCCAAGAAGTTCTGATATTCTTCACGAATATTTTCTTCGTTATACCAAAGAGATTCGATTTTGTCGTCGACCATTAAAATAAATACTTTTTCAGGGTTGTTCATCTAACACTCCACACTCCTTAACTTTTTTTAAAACTTCTTTTGCGATCACATCGATATCACGAATAACTTTATGATCGGCACAATTAATCATAATCGTACTATATCGGTTAGCTATTTTTTGATATGCATGATCGACTTTCTTTAAATATTCGATATCGTTTTCATGAATATCGCCAGTATTACCGCCAGTCTTGCCTTTCCGTTCTGCAAGTAAGTTTAACCGGATTCTGATAGGGAGGCGTAACATAATAAGTAAATCCGGTTTAGGTAATTGCAATAAGCGATATTCAAAATTTTCAAGCCATTGCAAAAACTGATCTTGTGCAGTTGCTTTTTCATAACGAACGACTTGATATAACTCATTAGATGTTGTATAACGATCACAAATAAGAATTGCGTCATCTTGATTTAATAATTCTTTATATTTGGTTTGAAATGCTGCATAGCGATCCATCGCAAAGAAAAGGGAGGCAATTTTGGGATTAACGGCGCCATTTCCACCAAACGTTCCATCTAAATAAGACTTAACGAATGCTGAATATTCAGATTCATAATCAGGAAAACTAATTAAATGAACATTATAGCCTTCTTTTTTTAAAGATTCATATAATTTATTGGCTTGAGTTGCTTTGCCGCAACCGTCGCCACCATCAATAACTATTAGTTTCATATAGTAATCCTTTTAATAGTAGAAAAGGCTCCAAGTGGAGCCTTTATTTAAAATAAGAAATTAAAACTATCTTTTGTAAGATTAGTTTCGTTTAAATTATAGTCGGCTTTTTCTGGATCTTCTGTAATAAGACCACCGCACATAGCGATTAAATCTTCTAACATTAATCGACTATCGATAGTCGAATTGATCGCCGAAGAAATTCCTTCTAGTTTTTGATTGTAAGTCGTAACGATTTGATCGCTTAATCGGCTACTGTAGAAAATAAATTCTTTCTTGCCGTCTTTATCGGCGCGAATAAGACCGAGCATTACTTCGTTACTTTCTAAAGTAAAATCTTTAATATATAAAGAATCAGAATCGATACTTAAAATAGTATCTTCATCTAATACTTCTTTATCAATAAACCAATTAAAGAATACATTAGTCGTAATATTTTTAAAGCCAGTAAAATTATCGACAGTTATAACGACAATATCGTCGGCAAATTCATCTTTAAAGTAAACAGCTTCTGCACCACCGTTAGGCTCTGGAGCATTAGTAACATCTCCAGTATAAGCAGCAGCATTATTTTTTAAATCGCAATTCCAACCAATATGCAATCTTTTAGATTCGGCATGTAAATCTAAATCAGTACGATATCCATTTTGATTAAGCCAATGAATACCGAAAGAGAATTTATTTGTCACATTAACCTTAGAACACATCGGAACATTACCGATGAAATTCTTTTCAGATGTCGGTACTGCATATTGAATATATTTAGATAATAAGAATTTTTTGCCTTCGACTTTATCTTTAAGATCTTCTCTAATAGAGTTAGCGATTAGAACTAAGCGACGTGCCGCAACCGATGTATAACATCTTTCACCGGATTTCTTAACAAATACTTTGCCGTTTCGAATATTATATAATTTATATTCTGACGGTGTTAACTCGCTAAGTAAATAATTATATAAAGAAATTTTCTTAAATAAAGTAACGTTCTTTAATTCTTTTATAATATCTTTATCTAAAACAAACGGACTTGCAATATTATCGAGAGGCAATTGTTTACAAGGAACATTTAATGTTCTTGCTAACTTAGATACTTTATTGATAATTTTAGCATTAGCTTTACTATCTTTTTTTAGCATAATCCAAAAATCGCGATAACGATTAAACGTTCTAGCAATTGTTTCGACACCGTAATTTTCAGCAAAAGAAGCTAAAAGTTTAGAACTGTTATAACGATAGCTGTTAACATTAAAACCTTGTTTATTATATTTACTACTGATTAAAAGAGTACTGCCAGTTTTTTTATAATAAATATAACGAATTAAATCAATCGCATTAGACGGAGTGTAATAACCGGCGTCAATTAAATACGCTTTAATTTCTTTATTCTTAAAATCGTCGATAGAAAATCTATTAGTATAAGACGGAATAATTTCCATTAATAATTCAATAGTTTCTTGTTTTAATGCAATACCAGATACAAGACCTTTAATTTTTTCGACGAGTTCATCGACCGTAATCGGATAAATGATCGTGAATTTAATAGGATCTTGATCGTTATCTAAACCTAAATATTCGTTAGGTAAATATGTCGACTCTTTATCGACAGGAATAGTACCGAAACAACTTCCGTCTTCTTGATGAGTAAATACGGATAAATAATGCAATGCTTGATGAAGTCTTAATTCATCTAAGTCCATAAGATCGACAGCTTTAACAGATCGATGTAATGTCGATTTATTAATTTGATCGATATATTGGTTACCGTAATAACTTACTAATGTATTGCTATCATTAGCTGTTAAATAATTTATGGCCTCGTCGACAAGATAGATGCCACTTTTAAACAGCTTATCTCGTTTAACTGGATTAACGCCGTCTTCGATTAAAATTCTTTTGAATAAACGAATAATCGCATCACGTTTCTTTTGATTAATCATATCTTTTCCTCCATATTTTTTTTATTTAATTCCGTAATATTCTAACAATTGTTTTACTGAAAAAGATGTTAATTCAATATTGTATTCTTTTAAAACATCTTTTAAAAACTGTTCATCAAATTGATCTTCTTCTTGATATTTACATGCTCTAAAAAGACAATCATCCAAGTAGCTACTAAGACTTCGATGACTATCTAACCATTTTCCAATACGTTTTTGCAAAGCTTTCTTTTTCTTTGCATCAGATTTACTGTTATGTTGCTTATAACAAAAAGCAGCAAATGCCTTTTTTATTGTTTTATATCCATAACCTTGAGCATCATCTAATATCTCTCCAGTGCGAGTATCAATCATTACATATCTATTATCATATGGTTTTGACAGCTCATCACTTTGAACAGCTTTTAAATATTTGTTTTCTATCTTTTCTTTTATCATTGTTAGCATCACTTTTAACCAGTATAATAAAAAAATGATGACTGTGACAAACAAAGACATAAAAGACCTTATTTGTCACAGCCATCATTCTTAAAATAATTGTCGGCGAGAAGTAATCGTTTTCAATTCCAATAATTATAAAAGGAACTTCTTTATGCCGACAGTTAAAATAATAATTAGGCGAAGAGTAAATCATTTTCTTCAGCTTTTTATAATTAAAAGGAACTCTTTTATGCCTAAGCTTATTATACTATCTTTAACAGTTAAATGCAACTATTAATTTTAAATATGGAGTACTCTAGATTGAATTTCTTTAGTTCGACCTTCGTTCCAGAAATTGTCTCCTAAATAACCACCTTGCATACCGCTAGTTTCCTAGTACTTTAACTCTATAATTTTATAGACGGTTTAGACTATACCACAAATATTATTTTTTATAATTTTTCCAAATTTTTTTTGAATTATGTCCATATCTAATGTAGGAGCAATATGCATTAAATATGATAACAATGTTAAATTATATTTAGAATCAATAGAGATATCATTTCTTTTTCCAACAAAATTTGCTTTTATATTATATTTATTAAATGCTTCAATTATTTCTTTCTTTTGATCAAGTGTTAAGATTTTAGATCCAACTATTAGGTTTCCATTCCTACTGTGATTAGAATACCAACCATCATCTAATAAATAAAACAATAAACCATAAATATTTATATTAGATATAACTTCATCTGTTGTTAAATCATAATATTCTTTTATTTGATTAGAGCAAGAATTAGAACTATATACTTCACAAGCTGTTCCATTATTTTTATCTATAATTTTTGTATTCTTATGATAAGATTGAATAATTAAATATTTCCATCTAGCATATTCTAATTCTTTTAAAGAATGAGATTCTCTATATTTATATAATTTATTTTTTATATTTTGAAAATAACCGTCACCAAGCTTAGCTCCTAAAAACATTTGATGGCGAAGTTCTAATGATTCTTTTGTTTCTTTTAAAAATAAATTTAAATTCCAATCAAGTTTTCCTCTTGATATGTTGTACTTTTTACATATATTAGATTTTTTATCTAACTTTGCTAATGCTTCATATGTAGCATTAAATAAATCATTTGTCATCTTGTTTCCTTAATATTTTGAATATAGTAGTCGTTGGGGGTTCACCTATACGGTGCTTCCCTACGGATTGCCCAATCTTTTAATCTTTTTACTATACATAGGTCATTACGCTATCCACTATTATCCTTTCGTCAATAGCTTAGTAATTAAAAGCTCTAAGGGGTTCCCCGAATATAATTCATTTATAGAACGCATGGTTTCGTCTACGTTCTTCGACAAACCTCGAGCTTGCTATGATCTTTATTGCCGCACTTAGGACATACCCAATCGCCATGTCCATCAGCAATAATTTCACCTTCGAATCCACATTCATGACAATAATCTGACTTGGTATTAAATTCTGCATAGATAATATTATCATAACAGAACTTAATAATACTTAATACAGCTTCAGTATTATTTTGCATAGAAGGCATTTCGATATAACTCAAGCATCCGCCAGTCGAAATTTCTTGGAATGGAGCTTCGAATTTTAATTTATCGAAAGCATTAATTTCTTCTCTTGGGTCTATATGGAATGAGTTCACATAAAAGCCTTTATCAGTTACATCTTTAATTTCACCGAATCGTTCACGATCTGCCTTACAGAAATTATGAGTTAAACTTTCACCAGGAGATCCATATAAACCAAATCCAATATTATATTCTTTATTCCATTGGTTACATTTATCTTTCATAAATGCGAGAATTCTAGTAACAAGATCTGGATGCATAGTATGAGATTCACCTGTTAACAAAATAGATACTTCATAGATTCCCATATAACCTAAAGACGCAGTACTATAACCATCGGAAATATATTTATCGATAACTTCACCTGGTTTTAATCGAGCTAATGCACCATCCTGCCAATGAATTGGAGAAATATCTGATGTCGTTCCTAGTAAACGATCATGTCTAAAGATTAATGCTTTCTTACATAATTCTAAGCGTTCTTCTAATAATTTAAAGAATGCTTGTTCTTTATCTTCTGCATCTCTAACAAGAATAGCAATTTGCGGAAGATTAATTGAAACGACACCGATATTTTCACGGCCGTCCCATTTGTATTTACCTGTCTCAGGATCTTTCCAATTAGAAAGGAAGCTTCTGCAACCCATGCAAGTAAATACTTCTCCATCATGTACTTCTTTTAATTTTTTAGCAGAAATATAATCAGGATACATTCTTTTAGCTGTACACTTAGCAGCTAATTCTGTTAAGTAATAATATTTAGAATCCTCATGGATATTATGTTCATCTAAACAATAAATTAGTTTAGGAAAACTTGGAGTAACATAAATGCCGTCTGCATTTTTTACACCTTTGATACGCTGTTTTAATACTTCTTCACAAATTAATGCAGCATAATTAGCATATTCACCATTAGGATTAAAATTCAAAAATAAAGTGACAAACGGTGCTTGCCCATTGCTCGTATTTAAGGTCTGGATCTGATATTGAATAGTTTGAATACCGTCTTTCAGTTCCTTCATCATCATACGTTCAGCAATTTTTTCTTTGTTTACTTCATCTTCAAAAATTTCTAAATATTTATCATAAGATTTTTTAAGATATGGCGCCAAAATTTCATCGAACCCATTAATTGATTGTCCCAATTCATATTAGAGTCGAATTCTCAAAATATGGTCTGACTATTCCTTATTGCAATAGAATTTTGCAATCAATACGTCTAGTCGATACAATTATTCAATAATATCAATTTTATATTTTTTATTAGTTACTTCACCGTCTATATATCTAGATGTCTGAGTCCAAGATAAGTCTAAAAACTTTGCCAATGCTTCAATTGTTTTAAATTCATATTTATCATTTAAAATTAATTTTTTAAATTTTCTTCTGGAATAAGCTTTGTTTTTCTTTCTATTAAGCACATCATATGCATGTTTATTGTTTTCTGATTGAGAAACCCATTCTAAATTAGTATAATAATTATTTAATGGATTTCCATCTTTATGGTTAACAGTATTTTTTTCTTCTGTTTTGCCTTCTACGAAACAAATTGCAACAAGTCTATGAACAGAAAGATTTTTATCTCCTATTTTAACATAGTATCTGCCAACTCTAGAATTTAAACAAGGTGTCATTAATGCATATTTATTATAAGTTTTTTTAAAAGAACAAATTTGTCCATCGTTTGATACATAAAAACCATTATGATTTGGAATTTCTTTCCAATTTTCATCGATATCAATATACTGCATCGAAGATTTGTTCATATATTCATTTCTTCTATCTTCTGCTTTTTTATGCATTCTGTTTTGATTTTCAACAATAGCATTTTTTATAATTTCATCACCAGAAGCAATTGTTCTTGAAATATACTCTGGTTTAACATTTAATATTTTTGCGATTTCAGAGACAGTAAAATCTTTATCTAATTTAGATTTTATAAACTCACGATGTTTATTTGCAAATTTTTGATTTGAAGGAGTTAAATAACTTTTTGATTTATTCTGTTTTAATTTCCACTCATTATTAATTGTTTTTGTTAATAATGATCTATTTAAGCCTAATAAATTAGCAATATAAGATTTATTTCTTCCTTCATCAGTATATAACTTTTCAATAGTATCCTTTAAAAAATATATTTTTTCTTTATTGGTCATTTCCAAACCTTCCTTGTTGAATAATCACGAGATTAGTCATTTCCAAACCTTCCTCGTTAGCCATGATATATATCATAACCTTTATAATAAAATATAAATTTGTATTGTTTTAATTCGGCAGATTATTCAGTTAAACCGAATTGTCCGGATGCTACTTGAGCTATGACTTGCGTGGTAATAGTACAAGCAGTTTGGAAAGATTTAGGTGTTTCAATTAATTTATTATTAATGCGAGTTCCATTATCTAACATATCTTTAAGATTGATTAAGCAGCAATTTGGAATCGGCTGGATTAAATAATCCATATCATGAATCCAAATGCTACGGTTATCATGAGCTTCTAAAATATCTCGAGGCAATAATTGTCGACGAGCAATATCTTTAGATACTTCGCCTGCGATTAAATCACGTTGAGTAGAAGCAGCTTTTGCATTCTTATTAGAATTTTCATTAATCGTATCGATATTTGTACCATCAATAAGGCCTAAAATAGCTTTATCAGATGTATTTTCTCTACGACGATATTCTTGAACAGCTCTATACGCTTCATAAGCACGAGCTACGTCTTTTTGTTTATGTTTAACGAGAAGATCGAATACCATCTTTTCGATACGTTTAATATCTAGTTCCTGGAGCATAAGAGCTTCTTGCGTTATTTCTTCGGCAATAGAATTAGCTATTTTTTCATTATCTTTAAGTAAAGAATGTTGTGCCTTACTTATGGCTACAACGATTTTAGATTTATCGAAATCGACCTTGCGGCCGTCTCTCTTAATTACGATCATTAATTAAACCTCATTCTTAATTAATAATTCGAAACCTTCGACGATAATAGAACGAGATCCATTAGCAAATTCGATAGAATATGCATCTTCTACAGTATCGGTAATATCGGTTACTTTCCAACCTTTATCGTATGTATTGAAACGAACAATGTCGCCAATTTGAATATCGGTTTTTTCTGTATTCTCAGTCATCCAATATACGTTAGAAGTAACCGTAACGATTCTTGTATCGTCAGCATACAAATGTTTTAACGTATAAACCTTTAAAGGTTGTTGTCCTTCGTATTTAAAACGTACATACTGTAGATTTCCGTTTGCATTAGGAATAAGCTCGTCTATACCTTCGATGAAGGTTCCGATCATCCTAGTGTCATTAGGTAGAGATATCCGGTTATCTCCGCCAAATAATACTTTCATATCATTAATCCTTTCTTGTTAATCGCGACAGTTAAAGAAAGTGTTCTATGCAATAGAGCAGAATATATATTACGCATAATATACTACATATTGTACTTAATAAAACATAGAACTACTAAATCTATTATACTAAATTAGTATAAGACAAACAAATGATTTTATGGTATATAAATCTCTTCATATATTTTACATGTGCCAAAAAATAAGATATAATAGTAATAGTTAATTATACTTATTTAATATGAGGTATTTTAAATAATATGGCAAATATAAATTATGAATCATTGTTCGCGGCAGAGCCAAACGAAGACTTAGTCTCTTGGTTATATCGCATGTATCTTGCTAAACAAGAAAACAATAAATTAACGGTAAAAAGAATTAGTGCTTTGGCTAAGACTTTTTTTGAAATAGATCTTGATGTTACGACGATTAATAGTTACTTCAACGATTTTAAAAAGAATCTAGCGCCAGCATCGACCGACGATAAACTAACGTCGGCAGCTGTAGATATGCTTCTTAACGCTCATGCTAAGAATGTGAATAGTAAAAACAGATCTGAACTTAATAAACATTTAAAATCGATTAGTGATCAATTCTTATTAAAAGAATTAATCGTCGAAGCGATTTCTAAAATCGAACCTCTTAAATACGAATTTAAAGATCTTCAAAGCGGCGAGTCTGAAGCTGTTTTGTTATTAAGTGATTGGCATCGTGGACAAGTAAGCGATAACTTCTTCAATAAATTTAACAATGAAATTTTCGATGAACGTGTCGAAAAATTAATGAATAAGACAAGAGAATATTGCTTACTAAATAATATTAAAACTATTCACATTTTAACGTTAGGCGATATGATTAACGGCGGCATTCATGTTCAAACACGAATCGAATCTCAAGAAAATCTTATCGAACAAACTATCGGTGTAACAGAAGCACTAAGTCATTTATTTAACAATCTTAGCCAAGAATTTAATTTAGAATTATATTTCTGTCGTGGCAATCATGATCGAGTAACTCCTTCTAAAGAAGAAGCTATGAACGGTGAATCTTTTAGCGATATCATCCCTTGGTTTTTAAAAGAACGACTAAAAGGAAATAATCGTATTCACTTCAACGAAAATACCGTCGACGATGAAATTATCACGGCTAATGTTTGTGGACAACGTATTATTGGTGTCCATGGCCATAAAGATAATTTTAATAAAGCTATCGATAATTTAGCATTATTTACGAAACAAATACCGGACTACATCGTAATGGGTCATTTTCATCATTCAAGAGAAGCCGATCTTAAAGGCGTCGAAATGATTATTAACCCATCTTTATGTGGTAGTGATCGTTATGCAGTAGACGGTCGTAAATTCTCTAAAGCCGGTCAAAAGCTTTTAATGTTAAATAAAGAAGATGGCCGATATGCCACTTACTTTATTAGCTTTTAAACATCCGATAAAAATAAATTATCATCGCGATAATAAATACTAAAAAGAAAAAATCGGCTATACCTTTCATATTATTTTCTCCAATCAAAAAAGCCTCCTATTCTTTGGGAGGCTTAATTTTTTTAACAATTTTTTCTAACGTATCAGGATTATTATCTAAACCGAATATAGTATCGATACCGAATAATTCTATAACATACGATGCTGCTCCTATTACGATAACAAGGAATGCAATCGATATTAGCACCGCCGATATTAAGGCTATCGGCATTAATAATATACTAAAAAACGAATTAAATAATTCAAAGAATTGTCCAAGAATTCCGAATCCTAACGTTAAAAATAAATATAGATAAAAACAGAATTGTTTAGTCTTCCTTGTCATAGCCAGAACCTGTACTATTGTGTAAACTAACAATTAAACAGCAGATCATAACTGCAAAGAACAAAATTATTAGACTCATTACAATCGTTGAAATAATCAATTAACTACTACCTCACCTTATTTTACTAACAAAGATAAAAACAAAAAGACTACGCCGACTAAAAGAATTCCTCTGTAGATTTTATTCTTTTTAGGATCTTGTTCTGTAAGACTAAATAGTCCTTGAACTCCGCCATAAATAATAGCGATAATAACTAATATTAAACTTATTCCAAACATTATGTTTGTAAACATATAAAAGCTCCTTTTATTTAAATAAATAACTAATTAATAATCCAGCTATAACGATAACAATGCCAAAGAACGAAAATACCAGCATAATTAAAGCTAAATCAGGTCCATCTTTAATTAAGTCATTAATAACATCTTTTAAGATAGAAATCAAAATTCCACCAACGCTAATTAAAAGAATTATTACGCCTATAGCAACAATAAATTTTCCTGCATCCATTATTTATAATCCACCTACTTTATTTTTTAGGATTAAAAAACATAAGCATATTGCATGCTTTTTTATAATTTACGTATCTAAATCTAAAAATCTTTTGTGGTTCACATCCACTAGCTGTCTTATATATAATTGTTTTTCCATTTAATTCTCCAGATACACTAGGAACAATATGGTCTATTGCATAGCTAGAACAGCATCGATAAATTTTATAACTATTTTTCTTTCTAAACTTTCGTATCATAATTATTTAACCATAATTAATTGCTATTAAATACTTCTTCGAAAATCTTCTTTAATTCTTCTCCAGAAATATTCTTTAATCTTTCTTTAAATCTTGCTTTATAAGAATCAATCATGTCATCATGCTCTTCTTTTGCTTCTTGCATAGCTTCTTCATAGCCATTATCATAACCATCATCGTATCCTTGATCGTATACATACTGATTACTTTTTTCTTCGACATTATTTTCTAGCCATAGAGCAAGATCTTCTTTATTATCTTCATTTCTTAAATCATAAATAATATCTTCAAGTGAAGTATTGTTTGTAAGATTTCTCATAACTAAATCTCCTTTAAAATATGAAATACGCAGCACTTAAAATAATGTAATGTATAAGCAGTTTTATATATGCAGAAAGATTACTATTAAAACTCACCTTTCTTAAATAAAATAAAACTAAATAGTGCTGCGTATTATAAAAATATCTTATTACAATATATATGTTATGTTTTGGGGAAACATTTTATATAATGCAATAAGACATAATGGTACTCCCTGCGGTAGTCGAAACCGCATTAAGCCGTTATAAGCGACCCGTTTTAACCATTAAACTAAGGGAGCATAAAAAAACGGCATATAGAATTAATACTGAATTCTACATACCGTTAATGATGGTGCACAGGGCTGGATTTGAACCAGCGTAGACAATGTCGTCAGATTTACAGTCTGATGCCTTTAACCACTCGGCCACCTGTACATATATATGGAGGAGAAGGTGAGATTCGAACTCACGGTACGTTTCCGTACGACAGTTTTCAAGACTGTAGCCTTAATCCACTCGGCCACTTCTCCATGGTCGCAGAGAATGGAATCAAACCATTTCAGACATGGATATGTTTACCATGCTGTTTTACTCTGCAATATAAAAATGGCTCCCCAGGCAAGACTCGAACTTGCGACTTACAGATTAACAGTCTGCCACTCTACCAACTGAGTTACTGGGGAACATTATGGAAGCGGGAGTAAGAGTCGAACTTACACTAGACGAGCTTATGAGACTCGTGTCTCTGCCATTTGGACTATCCCGCTAAGGAGCTGCGTATGCAGACCACAAGACAATTATAAGGAGAAAGGAGTTTATTATCAATTTTAGCGCTGTATTAAATTATACAGTTCTAAAACATAAAATCGACTGCCTTAGAGCTATATTTAACAGCACTTTACAGGGTCTAAAATCTAAATTATTTTAGAAGACTCCTGAAGGGATAAAATTTAAGCCCTATATCGGCTAATTAATTAATAATATTGTCGATTATTATCATGAAACGTTAGTTTATTATATAGAAAGGGAGGCAAACTAAACAGAAGACATGGGGTGTGTCTAGAATCACGCTATTAAGAGATTTTTCATATTTAGGAGGTTTGTCTTGTTTACGCACGATCTACATACGCGTATATAGAGGAGGAAAAGTATGATAGGCACCATGAAGACTATTACCTTCGTTGGTGCCATGGAAGTCCCTGAACACGGGGGGACGTTCAGGGATACTCCTCTTGTATTTAAGATAATGGGAGAACCTTAAATACAATTTTATTATACAGCAATTATTTAAATAATGCAAGTATATTATTTTTTAAAATCGGCAAAGTTTAATTGGCTGCCAGTTTTCATATACGCATTACAGTAATCTTGGAATACGCCAGGATACAAATCACCGATAGAACCATATGTGCCACCACGATTAGGCTCAGACCATACTTCGATATGAAGATGTTCATCATACGTTGCAGGACCATCAGGACCCATGCCACCGATTATTCCGATAGGTTGACCACGTTTAATAGTATCGCCAGCTTTAACGAATATTTGCGCCATATGCATATATACGATAGTTTTATTCGTTCCGTTAGCAGCATTAACCATTACAGCGTTATAGCCCCAGCCAGTATCCATTACTGTACCGTCACATATCGATAGAATTTCAGGCTTAGGAGAATCGGGAATAAATACGACGTCCATACCTTGATGTGTATGGCTAGAACGAACTTCACCAGGGAAACCAGATAAACTAATAGACGGGATATATTGAGCCGCAAAGAAGAAGCCCCATTTATCGTTATCGAATTCTGAAGCATAAAACTCTTTAGATAATTCTTTATATGCTACACATAATTCAATAAGTTTTTCTAAAGAATTATGCGGATCCATTGGTTCTTCACGCTTACCGGTAACGTTAATCGTATACGGTTCCCAGAATTGAGATAACGTCCAAGATCCTTGATTTTTAATATCGAGATTAAAATACTTCTTAGATTGGCCGCCACTATTATTATTACCAGAGTTATTTGTTAACGCATATACAAAGTCTAAACGAGTTTTAAGATCTTCATGCTTTTTAAGTTCGGTAGTCGGATCTTTAGTCGGTTTATCGCCGATAATATAAGCATCGTTATAATAATAAGCAAGCATTACGAGCAAAGGATTATCGATTAAAGATTCATCTTTAAGTTTCTTAGTAACACTTTTAATCTTGTTGATAATACCATCATAATCAGAAGTATTTAATAGACACATAAGAACGGCTAATACGACAGTATTGATACCTTTATGAACACCGGCATTTTTAATAGCTTCTTCCATCTTAACATAAGATTCTTTAGACTTAGCAATATTTTTAGCTTGATCCTTATAGCTACTTATTTTGCTTACCGCAGATTCAGCTGCTTTTTTAAATAATGGAATCTGTGATTTAAGGCATTCTTCAGCGGTTAAATAAAATAAATTATTAGTATCGCCAGTCATGGCCGCGCCAGCAGCCAACCCTGATCCATACATCGAAGGAGAATTCATCAGTTTAGATCCGTCATCGATAATTGATTGACGCCAATTAATAATCGGAACTTGTTCTTCGACAGGTACTAGTTTCCAGTCCATCTTAAACCCTTCAGGCCATTCATCTTTAAGATCTTTATGAGGATCGCTTTTAGTAAGAGATGCACCTTCAGCAATATTAGCTAATTTTAACGGCTCTTGATAACGTTTAATATCGATTAAATCACAGTAGTGTTTCATATTAGAATACGACAACTGATTATTATCCAATAAGACACTAAGATTAGCGCCAACCTGATTAAGGATTTCGTAAACCTGACCGATAATCGGTTCGATACGAGTACTTGTCATATACTGATCAATTTGAGTTTGCATACCGTCGGCAACTCTGTCGTCCGTAAGTTGACGAATAGCTCGATATTTTTCATAAAGAGTATTGCCGCCATAATACATATCGTTAATCGGGATGATACTCGCTAATCTAAATAGGTAACGTGTTACGGTCGACAAATGATTTTCGACTTGAACCATACGTTTCTCGACGTCGCCACCCATCTCGAGAAGAGCTTTAGCAGTACTGAGTTCGAACTCAGTTGCCTTAATACTTTCTTTTACGATACGAGGCATATGTAATTCTAAATCTCGAATACGTAAATCTGTCGGAAACGGATCTGTCGGATTTGGCACCATACCAGGAGTCGGTACCTTAACAGCATTATCATGCTTAGTCGGATCGAATTGAATCTGACGTTGTGCAATAGATTGCATGCGAGTCATCTGGTATTTAGCCGCTTCACTACCGTAAGCAGCTACCGACGTAATCGGTAGTCCGACGTTAAAACAGTCGTCGACATCGATTGTATCATAAGCATACAACGGAGGATTTAATTTCTGAGGACTTTTATCTTGAGCACTTAATGTATTGTTCTCGACTTTAGCATCTTCAGACTTTTTATCTGAATCTTCTTTCTTAGCTTCAGGAGTATTCTTATCATTAGTCTTAGTAACGTCACTTGTCGTACTATCGACAGGTTTATCTTTAGAATCTTCTTTTTTATCTTTACCGAATGTAACCTTATCGGCACTTAACGATTCAAAGCCAGTTTTACCGTCTTTAAGAGAAACCGATTTAACTTCGGTCGCATCCTTAACTTCTTTATTATCGGCAGTCGTTTTATCTAACGTTTTACCGAGTGCCCATTCTGGTACTTGATTATATACCGATACAATATCAGGATAAACAGGTTGACAAGGAGTTTTACCGATCGCTAACTTCTGAGCATTAAAAACATCGTAATACTTAGGAGTTTTCTTTTTCGTAACAAACGTACTTCTAGTACCGGTATCAGAAGGAGCTGTAGCATTATAAACACCACCGCCATTACCTGCACCACCTGTACTAGAACCAGAAGAAGCAGGTACTTCGCCTAACAGATCGTCGCTTAACGGAGTTCCTTTAACGAAATGATCATAAATCATTTGAGCATAGCCTTGACGTTCTGGAACGTTAGCCCCACCAGATCGTTCAAAACATTGCTCGAATGCTAATGTTGCTTGTGCAACATCGGTCATCTGTTTAATTTCGGGCCACTTAGGATAACCATCACCATTAACCGGAGTCCATTCTAAAGGACCGTTTTCTAACTCCCATAAACCGAAGTTCAACTGATCTTCTAGATTATCTTCGTTACCTTTAAACTCGTTAAGAAAATGTGGCCAACGATATTCTTTATCCCATTGGCATAATCCTCGATGTGTATTATTATCGGCATGAAGATTCCAAGTCGACTCTTGCATGATATTACCGAACCAAGCAGCTCTTGCTACTTCAGGAATATTTTTAGTGCCAAGATATTTCCAAGCCTGTTCTATTAATTGAGATATTTGAGCCATATACTATTTCCCTTCAAAACATTCGTATACGATACGATTATATTCTTGGTTTAAACAAATTAGTTCTTTCGGGATTATCTTAACATGATCTCGGCAATGCTTCTTAGTCGTAGTATAATCGAGAGATTGATTCGATATTCTTTCTAGAAAATCTTCTGAGTAGCTACGGTAGTTAGATAATGATTCACTAATATACTCTTTAATCCCATCATCCAATCGGCTACTATCTCCATCCGTATCATATAATACGAATTCCGAAGTATATCCTAATGGCATCGGGCCATTATATTCGACATAGAATTGACTAACAAATAATTCATCGTAATCATCTTCTGTAACGGTTAAATAATCAGCATATAACAAATATAATAGATATCGGAGTTTCTTAGGAGAAACATTTGGCGATTGTTCTTTAATATGCTGAATAACATCTTCTATATAATTCATAATTTCTCCATAAAAAAAGCCCTCATTCAAGGGCTTTAAAATATTCAGCAGCTTCTTTATATTCTAAAGAGTCCTGATCATATAATAATAAATCGATTAAATAATTGCATGCATCTTCTATATTCATATGATAATACCTTTAATTTAAATAAGAACTAATTACTAATTAAAGTATATCATAAATTTTTAAATAAAAAAAGAGCATCCTAGTAAGATGGCTCGGGATTTTGAGTATGTATTCCGCTGTATTCAAAATATATACTCGATTACTAGGACACTCTTTTCTGTAGTCATATCAAAAGGATGATAGAAAGGTATCATTTGACTACATCCTTATTATAGCACGATTATTTTTTATCGTCAACTGCTACAAGTTCTCCACCGACAACTTTCCATATTCTACCATCGGCAGCATCTTTACCGATAATATCTTCTCGAGTCATATAGTCGAGAGAATCGCTAAAGTCGTCATAGATTTCTTCTAAACCATCTTTAACGTAATTAATCATGAAAGCATTTTTATCGGGAAATGGATCGACAAAAGCTTCTTCAATTTGACCTTTACGAATACGATTATATTCTTCCATCGTCATAATACAACCGGTATTAACGTGTTCGATAAAGAATTCTGGATAGCGAATTTGATCGCCACTTAAACTCGAATAGAATCGGTCGCCTTGCCAAATAACTCGTCTAATCTGATATGCATCTCGCATAATATCACCTTTATTTAAATAATATAGATTTAATTCTGAAACATCTATATATTACTAATATCTTATTTAAATCGACTATAATTAAATAATCGACTTAAATAAGATATTATGCTGCCAGGTAAAAGGTTATGTGTATGTAAATTATCGAAACACTAGCAGCATAAATCTTAAATTTTTGTTACGTAATATAAATTAAATATTAAATATCACTAATTATTTTTGGGCGCAACTATAGCTATTAAATATTCTTTAAATATAGGCAGATTAGATTAAGTTTTCTTAAGATCACAACCAATCCACAAATTATTATTACTTTATCGATCTAAAGATACTCATATAAAGTATGAAACTGTTAAAAATCGGATTATACAAGTATCGTAACTTAATCATCTTAACTCACTCAATAAGCTTAATTAGCTTAAATATCATAATAGATTATTTATCTTAATTAGCTTAAACATCGTAATAGCTTATATTATTTAACCTATCCTAACAGGAAACGTTTGTAAGTACTAAAATTAATCTTATAGATTGAATATCGTATTCCATACAATAATAATCATTCTGCGAGAGAAACGTTAGCTACAGCTTATTAAGGAATCGCCGCCAGCTTATTTTAGAAGATTCATTCGCATTATTTAAACCGTTAAGCGACTGGCAAAGGTTTGCAAATTAAAAAGATGTTATGTGTGCAATCATAACATCTCATTATTTAAACTGTTCAAGCTGCCAGTCGAATCAAACGTTCTTAGCGAATGAATCATAGGATTCAGAATCATCAATATTGTATAGAGTATGTTGTTCTTGGTCACTCGCCATCATATAGCGTTCAAGCGACTGGCGAGAGTTTGTAAATTAAAAGAAGTTATGTTGTGCAGCATAACTTCTCATTATTTAACACTCACAATAGCCAGTCGAATCAAACATAAATGGCGAGTGAAAGCTATTCAAGATTCTTTATATCATACAAAATAGTATATTTTGTTTTTCTGTTTTATATAGACTAATCCCGTGGGGGCAAACGAATTAGTTAAAAATATATATACTATATATAAATATAGTATAGTTTTGCTTCACTAGAAATGATTGTTTCTTTATTACTAAAGCTCTTGATCATTTCCTACGATATTAGTCTGTAGTATACTCACGTATACCTCTAGTCTTTCCCGACATTTAGCGTTTCCGCACAATCGTAGATCCCGTCCTATTGCTGTATTCACCAATGAGGAGTGTCCTCTTATTTTTATTTGAGAGGAACGACTAGTCCCCCCGGGTCTTATTTAACCATGGTAGCTTTCTAAACTTAATTAAAATTCTTTATCTTAACTGCAATGTTTTGTGCATTCACTACTTTAGGCTGTATACGGACTTATAACCTATTTGCCCGCTGACGTTGATCCTGCTAGTTCCGACTTGAGTACACAAAATTACTCTTGCTGGTCCGGGATATAAACGGTATCGTATAGCTATCCTTTATATCCTATCCAACCACAAATCGCTATCGTTAACGACTGCAGATCCCTCGCTTTATTCATCGAGTATCGGCCTGCAAAATGTAGCTGATCACCGGGTCGATTTTCCTAGATGCGCTCGACCACACACCATCGTTACGCCTAACCTATATTAACTCATCAGAGCAGGATAGCATTATCATCACGACAAGGCTTTCATATCCTTTATAGGCTCGTAACCCGCGCCATCGGGGTCCATACTATAGAGTTTAAAAATACAGTGACTCTATAATACAATGCATTCATTTACGTTTCCATATGTATATTTGCACTCTTACGTTGCAACTAGTGACATATTTCCATCGTCAATCCCTGTGAATACACAAGCCAGTTGATAAATACGCTTATATTAAATCTTATCTTTATTATAATTTATAATTCGACTGTTGTCAAACTATATATTACACAAAATTAAAAACTAGATACGAAATTCTGCAATTCTTTTTTGTACGAATTTTCATTTCGGTATAACTTTTGGTTATGGCCAAATCGAGTACGCACGTCAAGAAGTAAATGATATTGGTTATCAAGATTAATCTTTTGTTTCTTTAACGGTTTCTTTGCTAGAATAATTCGATCGAGTTTAAAGCTATCCATATCGACAATCTTTTCGACTTTGTCGGCATACTTATTGATAGAAATGACGTCGTCATCATTTTCATATTCGACTTTATCCAACATTTCTTTATAGATAGCATTAGTATTATCTTGATTGCCACTTACAAGACTACTTAAACCTTCATCGTCAAAATCGCCTTCGAGAACTTTTACGCTCTTAAGTTTTTCGGCCATGAATTTAATTAAAGTTTCCTGAACGGTACCAGCATAATACATATAATAAATGCTTACGTTGTTCTTCTGATTTAATCGATAACTTCTTCGAGCTGCTTGACGCATCGTAAAGAAGTTTTGATCGAGTTCATAGAATACGATAGTCGTAAAATCTAATAAATCTAGACCAGTATCGACCATACCAGGGTTACAAATTACGACACGAACGCCTTCTTCTTTTTTCTTTTCGAACCATTCGATTCGTTTCATCGCAGAAGTCGAGCTCTTTAGAATGGCAGTTTTAATACCTTCCTGTTGCAAACGATCATAGATAATACTATTAATATCGTTATTTGTATCATAATAAGTGTATACTAGAACACATTCCTGATCATGATGGTTAATGATTTTCATTAATTCGTCGAGCTTATGATTATCACGAACACCGGTGCCACGATATTCGATATAATCGTCGGCAATGAAACATGGATTATCGCTCCAAGCTGCGAGCTTTTTAATCTCTTGATGTTTATATCGAGCCGGGACAATAGCGTTAGATAAATTACCGATTAAATTATTATAGGCTTCAAGATTTTCTTTATTTAACTCACATTTAATAATAGATTCATTATAAGCCGGAAGTTCAGAACTAACGTCATCCATCGACATAAATACACAACAATTACTTAACAACTTAATAAAGATATTAGGATTGATACCAGGAGCATCTTTTGTTTTAATCGTACATTCAACGTTAACATTAAAAACATCTGGTCTATCTTTTTCGATAAATTGAAGATCTAAATATCGGCCCCAATTATGACTAATTTTTATGTAATCGGCAGCATCTTCAATTCTATGAGTATGCCAATCATAAGGAGTATATTCAACTTCTTTATAGCTATAACGATCTTTAAATTGCTTTTTCATGCCGCCACGAAATTCAGGATCTTGTTTCATATATTCTTGATATTCTTTTTTAATTTTTTCAGGATAAAAATATAAGAACATATTATATAAATTTTCGGCATAACCATTAAATAGAGTACCGGTTAATCCTAAAATCTTTTTAGCGCAAGAAGCAAGTCGTTGTGCGCCATGACTTTGAGCACTACCGGTTAAGAATTCGTGCATCTCGTCGACAATTAGCATATCGACATTATGACGACCTTTACGTTGAATATACCAGTCAAGGCTTGCAAAATTAGAAGCTTCTTGCTCTTTAATATCGAGATCTTCGACATAATTATAAACTTTATATGACTGAGTATTTTTGCTATCAATTTTCTTGCTATCAATTAAAGAAGAGCAAGCTTTTATTTTTTGTCCAGCTAAGAAATCTTTGTAACAAATAAGCTCTTCTTTTTCACCTTTTTTATGAATACTTCTAGAAAAATATTCTAAGTAATGAAAGTATGCGTGTTCACTTCCGCGATCATTACGAACAGAAGCATTTTCTTTGCCTTTACTTTTCACATTCTTAGTATGACGTAAACAATCGATACTAGTCGTTCTAGTTTTAATCACAGATTGTTTAATACAATTAGGATTAACTAGAATATAGTTAGTCGATAATCGTTTAGTAATTTCAGGTTCAATCTGTTCGATATATTCTTTAGTGCTATTACACTCATATATTTTAGCATTAGGAGCTAAGATATTAATATCTTTACTCCATTTTTTAATTAAATGAGTCGGGCACACAACGAATACATTTTTATTTGAACTATTCTTCCATAGACTAGTAATACTAATAGCCATACTAGTTTTACCAGTGCCTGGTTGAGAAATTAAGAAGCCGGCCTTTTCTTTTTTAAGATGACGATGCATAGCATTAATAATATTTTTCTGGTTTGTAAACAAATTAAAATCTCGCTTATAACCGAGATAATCACTTAATGCTTGCACTTCTTTATCGAAGCCTTTATTTGGATCGAACGTAATATTAGTCGAATCATTTACAGTAGCCGACAATTCATTAATATTATTACAAATGAAATCGTTAATCGACATACCTTCATGAATATAATCAGGATTATCACCGTCGTCAGCTTTTTGAACTATATCGTTAACACTATTAGAATAACAAGTAGTAGATGGAAAATTGAAGATCGTAAAACCAAGTTCTTCATTTTCTTTAATAGAAGAACCACCTAATGCTTCTTCTGTATCGAAAAATAAATCGACCAAATTTTCGTTAAAGAATAAACCCTTGGAGTGCTTATTTAAAAATTTAATATAGTTAGAAACAAGTATTTTTTTATTCTCATGAATATAATCAACTCGAGAAAAATTCTTTTTATATTCTAAGATAACACTTTCTTTTATGCCATCGATTAAAAATAAAACATAAAATTTATTTTTTGTCTCAGCATAGAATCTATGCATTACAGACGGAAGACCGATCAGACTATTAGTCGATGTTTTTGTGCTTTCTCGTAATTCGATACGAAAATCGGTATTATGATTCTTTTCATAATACTCTAGCGTATCTTTTATTTTTTTATTATACGATTTAGAGCCAGTACTATATAGATCTAATAAGATAAATGTATTAAAATCTGTAAATACTTTGGCCGTTAAATCTTTATATTTTTTATCGAAATTAAAAAAGGCTCTCCCAGATTTTTTGGAGAGCTTTTTAATTTGATTAATATCTACTTTCATTAGTATAAATTACCTTTTTCAATCTTATTAACATAGTTGATATATGGTCGGCCAGACTCAACTGATTTAAATTTGTAATCACCGATATATTCGAAGTTAGTAAACTTTTTAGAACCACCGACAATATAATTGCCAGCAATTTTATTTTTAAGTTTATCGCTTAACATATACAAAGCAATATATTTTTTATCGACCGGCAATAAAGAATTAAATGGCTTATCTTTAATTTCGCCTGTCGTAAATTCGATATCGATAGCTTCATCAAGATAATCAACATAATTAGCATTGCTATAAACAAATTCTGGAATATCGGTAAGAGAAAACACTTTTATACCTTCTCGTTCTCCGATAAGTTGCCCATTGCTAATATCGACTTTGCTATCGACAAAAATAATAAATTTATTCTCGCCACGATTAATATCTGATGGCTGAGGATTAACCGCAATAATGTCAGGACAAACACGTCGATTGTGGAATTTATCACAGTAAAAACTTGTGAATGAAAGTGGATCTGTATTTTCTTTAATCTTTTTTAGATTTTTAAATAATATAATATCGTAATCTGTGTTAATCCAAAAATCGACAGAAGTTTCCATTTTATTTTTAATAAAACTATATGGATTAAATTTAATGTTTTCATAATCACAAAAACTTAAAATAATTTTAGTAAAATCTTTAATGAATGTATCATCGACATTTGGACAGATATTGCTAATTTCAGAAAATATTTCCCAGATTACAGAACGATAGAAGATAAAACGATGCAATGAGTTTTCGCCTAAAAAATTCGAATATAGTTTAATTTGAGTTGCAAATTCTTTTTTAATAGCATCGTTATTAAACTGCGCAAGATAATTCATTAAAATTCCCTCAAATTGCTCATGATCATTATCTTCTTCGTGTACAAAATTTATTACTGCCAAATATTCGTATAATTCCATATTGCCATAGTCTGATTCAAATACATCAAGACGTTTACAGATTCTATCGACAATAAAAAATCGCGTAAGAACTTGAGAATAATAACGGATACCTCTTTGACATAAATAATATTCTTTAATTTTTAAATCTGGAAAATATTTTGCAAACATTGAATTAAACTGTTTTATTGCTTCTTTCATAATACTTTAAGTATTCCCCCTGCTTGTCAAAATATTCTAAACGTTTATTGATGCCACAAAAATCATAATAGCAATTAACACAGTCTACATTATTTAAATATAACATATCTTCGTAGACACCCATTGCCAATAATTTTACGGCTGTTTTTTCTGGTAGAGATTTTAATTTAATTAAAATATCTTTCTTAGTGATCGATTTTATTTTTTGATACGTTTCTTTATCGACTAAGATATCGAAACCAAATATAAGCTCATCGTCGACAAAAATACTATTATAACTACTAGTACTTTTGATTTCTTTCCATCGTCGATTGATTACTTTTTCTTCTTTTTCTTCGACTTTAAAGAATTCATCTTTAAAATAATATCGTAAATAAGCTCCGATATAAATCATATAAGCATAAGCAATACCATGACTTTTATTGTAACTATATGACGTCGTATCAAGATAGATGTCGATAAGCTCTTTAATATTATTATCTTTAGCGATCTTCTCGACGCTCTCAAGATACTTATGATCTTTGTCTTTCATTAAACGATATGCGCTTTCTCCTGTCACATATTGTTCCATGATCTGAATAAATTGTTCTTGATATACAGCGATACCGTATGTTCTTGCAGTGTAATCCCATAAAGGACCCTTTAAAAGAATTTTTTGGCCGTTTTTTCTTTTTATATACGTATCTTTATGTTTAGATCGAATAATCGCTAGGCTATCGCTAAGCTCTTCGATATTACAAGGTTTAACTTGTTTAATGCAAGCAGAGCTATAATCTGTATCGATTTGAAATAATCCTTTAGCAGATTGCCATATCGATTTCCATACATCGGTATCGTTAAAATTAATTTTAATATTATATTCGTCGATAATCTTCTGATATTTACCGACAATAGAAGAACTTAATATATCGTACTTAGGAATGCTCTCAGATTGCAAAATTGCCATCTCTCCGCTCACTTCTTCAGCTTCGTATGTATTATGTCTATCGATACAGTAACTCACCGGATTAAGCCGTTTTTTACCGTTTTTGTCGATAGTGTATACTCGCCAAATGTGACCTTTATATTTACGATATAAATAACTAATTAATTCTTCTCTTCGATCGGCATCTATATCTAGATCGATGTCAGGCTTATGACCGCCAATAAAACGAGTAAAACTTAAGTTATATTTAATCGGATCCACTTTCGTGATTCCTAACAACCAAACAACGAGACTTCCGACGCTACTGCCTCTACCATAACCAGTAGCGATCTTTTTATCTCGACAAAATTTACAATAGTCGAATACTATTAATAAGTATTCTTCCATTTCTAGTTTAAATAATGTATTTAATTCGTCCTGCAAACGATCGACATATTCACCAGATAACTCTAGTTTATTTAAACGATCATAGCAGTAATCTGAAATGAATTTTTGAATATCGTTCATACAGGCCTCCTTTTATCTAATAAAAAAGAGCTCCATAAAGGAGCCCTTATCACATCACATATGAATTGCGTAAATACTCATATCTAACGATTAGAGTAATTTAGAATCTACATTAAATACATGATACTGAATTTGACCGAGAATTTCATACATCTGTAATGTTGTATCGATATTTTTTGTCGTTACAAGAATATCGCCCTTCTCGGTAACTTCAATTGTAAATTTTTTATTTTTATTTTCTTTTTTAGATTTTTTCATAATAGACACCTGCTAACACTAACAGCTAACATTAGCCGTTAATGTTAGCATTCAATTCTATATGTATATTTTAACATATTTTTTGCTTACCAGCAATCCGGACAAACAATTTTTTTAGTGTCTAAGTCGTATACAGCACAATCGTCACAAATTACTTTGCCACATTTACTGCATATCATTTTATATTCTTCTTCACATGGTTGACCACATTGTTCACAACGAAAATATCCTTCAGGAACTGGAGGTTGATCTGATGTGAGTTTGCGCCACCATGCTTTAATTTTCTTAATCATAGGCCATACCTCTTAAGTTCTTTATCGAGAATTACTTTAGCAGCACAATCTTCTTCGACGCTTCTCATCGCTATACTTAACTGATCTTTGTATTTATTAAGAACACGTTGGCGACAATCTTCATATTCGTTACTAAAATCTTTAAGTATATGCCGATAGTATGGAACTTGCCTATTCTTAATAAGACCAGGCAATTCGTATTTATAGATATTAGCCATATCGGCTAAATCTTTATCTTTGTCGAGCCATACAATATCGGGATACAGATCATATTTACCGAACATCTCGATAGCTTGATCGACGTCTTTTTCTCCATGCCAATCTCGATCGTAAACGATAACTGGCTTTAAACCAGTCGATTCGATAAGATTAACATGTTTGTCGTCTAATATGGTACCCATTGTACAAACACAATTTTGCAGCCCATATTTAGTTGCTAGTATAACGTCGAAACAACCTTCAGTTAGATAAATATAATCGAGGCTATAATTAATTTTATTTAACCCATATAAATAACGGCTTTTAGTAAAGAACTTATTCTTATTATCGACAAAATATTTATTAGCAACTTCATCGTCGATAGCTCTTTTACAGAAGCTAACTAGATGATTATATGCGTCATATAACGGAATCGTAATGCGACCACGAGTATCGTAACCTAAATTCCATTCACGAACATCGCTACCAACTAATCCACGACTTAAAATATACTTCTGAGCTTTTTCGCTATGCTTAAGATTTTCTATATAGCCTTGATTTTCCTTTTCATTCGATTCGAGATAAGCAGTTTCTTCATTCTGAGGTTTTAACCCAGTAATCTGAATCGCTTTCTCGATAGCATCTTGGAAGCTTGCTTTTTTGTCGCCGTGGTTCATCATCCACCAGATAAAAGCTATAGCATTACTGCCGAATAGCCTTTTTTCGGTGTTCTGCTTACCGACATGACAACCGAAGCAAGCCCAAGTTTGAGCGCCATGCTTATTCCAAATTTTAAAACTCGGAGTTTTATCGTTATGATCGGGATGAGGACAAGAAGCTTGCCATAGATTACCAACTTTTTGAACTTTGGTATACTGATTGGCAAGCTTAACAATGTCTATTTTTTCATTTAATCGACGGATAAACTCTGTAGTATATTTCATCATTTATCCTTTAAATTATTTAACGTAGAAAGCATCGTCACGATCTTCATATCGAACATTAGTTAATTCTTTACCGTTGAGTAACACTTTACCGTCGACAAACTCAAGATCTTTTTTAAGATTAGACCAAGAGAATTTAGTAACAGTTTTAAAGTATTTATCATCGTCAATACCTTTAACTTCTTTTTCGAGTTCAATATCGTCGTGATCGATAAGTTTTTCTTGCTTGCGATAGCCTGCAGTACCTTCAATAAACTTAACAGATTTTTTACCTGTTTGTTCGAGACTAGATTGAATATACGGCTCTAACATTTGTTGTAACCGTTCAATTTCGAAGTCGTAAGAACTGCATTTACTATCGACAAACATTTTAACTTTATCTTTGTAAAGCTTTAACATTCTTTCAGCTTCAGCAATATCGTGTTCTTTTTGTTCTTGAAGTTCTTTAATACGACGAATCGTATAATTTGCTTCATCGATAGTGCTGACGACAGCAAGATTCCGATTCTCTTCGTCGATGAAATTCTGAAGTTCTTCGGCAAAACCGAGTTCAGAATTCTTTTCTTCTTCGATAAGATTAAATCCTAACATATTAATTATCCTTTCTAATGATACGAGAATGATATCCTTCTTTTTTGTTTACGATCTTTAATGCGATCTCATCGTAACTGTCAGTAGCTATTAACTGATATACAAATACAGTATCGTGATTACTGCTAGCTCTTTCGATACGCCCATGACGCTGAGTTTGAATTAAATAACTATCTGCTGGTTCCATCTCGATGAGATACTTAGCAGATGATGCGTTGAGGCCTTCTGAAGCTGCGTTAGAAGCAATTAGGATATTACATTCTTTTGTATTATTAAATTTTTGCAATTGATTATATCGTTCTTCACTTGAGTGAGACCCATTAATAAAGGCGATTTGAATTCCTTTAAAACGATTTTCTAAATACGTTTTAAGAATCCCTTGTGCTGTTCTATACTTACAGAATACAACAACTTTTTCGCCTTCGCTTAAAATACTCTCGACTAAGTCTAAAAACAATTCAATCTTTTCAGATTTTTCACCACTTACGTATTCTTGTGCCGCTTTACTATCGCTTAGTAACAATAACTCATCGCTAATCGTAAGCTCTTGAGCGAATGTTTGTTTCATTAAGATCATGTTGTCGATCTTATTAAACTCTTCATTTTTTCTTGCTTCTTCAATCGAATTAAATCGTTCAAGCATAACTTCTTGTTGCGCTTTAAGATCTTTAATCTCGTCGAGAAGCTGATCGCTCATAGTTTGCGTTTTTCTACCTAAAGAGCAGAATTTTTGGGTGACGACAAGTTTAGGTAAGTGACTACTTACTTCTTCTTTTGTTCGGATAATTAAATTATGTTTAATTTTATCGGTTAACTCTCGTTCATTACGAGAGCCGATAATGTATCCAAGACTATTCTTTTTGACATACTGCTTATCGAATTTGTTTATATTAGTAAACAAATCTTTCTTGATAAATCTATATATGCCAAATATATCTCGAGGATTTTTTTGAATCGGAGTTGCTGTTGCTCCGAAAGTATATTTTACATTATTAAATTTATATAGGCTTTTACTTCGCTTAGCCTGATAGCTTTTTACGTATTGTACTTCGTCGGCAAATATATATTCTAATTTCATTGCCAATAAACGCTCTCGAACTTTTTCGTCGTTAAGCGTTTCATAGTTACAGATAAGTAAATCGCCGACAAACTGATTGTCGAAGTTTTTCTTAGCCTTTGCTGAAGTTTCTAAAATACTCGGTGTAAGATCACTAAACTTTTGAACTTCATGGAACCACTGAACTTTTAAACTACTTTTTACTACGATTAAACCTGGACCCTTTATTTTCTTACGATCTAAAAGTTCCAAGTATAGATCGATAGCTATTAACGTTTTGCCAGCCCCGCAACTTGCGACGATTAAGCTGCCTTCATCGATATCGAGAAGTTCTTTTACGGCTGTCTTTTGATAGTTATAGAGTTCATATTTACATTTACCGATATCTTCGATGCTAAAATTCGGACAGTATAATAGCAATTTATGGATATCGTTAACCTTCCATTTACCTTGTTCGACGAAGTTTGATGTCTTTCCGAGCCCGTAAAGAATTTTATTTAAATCTTCTTTATTTAAATTTTTAGGAACAACAACATTATTTAATTTGTCAATTATCAGATTATCACCACCTTTACAGTATATAATTATATTATACACTATTTAGATCTTAATCTTCAATTGATTTATCGAAATTTCAATACCGGCAACATTAAGCTTTATACCGTCTTCTCGAGGTTTCAGGTATGTATACCTTTTCCAAGGCTTTTTCGAGCTCTTGTAATTTTTCCATGTTTTGTTTGATGCATTCATGATCTGTATGTACCTTCAACAATCTTTTAATGCCGCCAATATATGACATAATATCTAGAATTTGTTGCCGAGTAGTATAATATTGATTTTTTAACATTGTTTCTTCCTCGGCTATAAATTGACTAATTTCGTAGTTAATGTCTCTTGTTAACATAGTCGTTATACAATTCCCTTAACTGAATGATATTACAATTAGGATCGTAATTCATTTCTTTTAAAAACTGAATGAACAAAGAATCTTGTTCTTTAATTGTATTAAATAGACCTGGAGTCTTTTCACAAGTACGCTTATTAATGTGATCGAGCTTGGCTAATTTAATATCTTCTGGCATAGATTCGTCGAATAATATTTCTTTAAATGATTGGAATGTTTTTCGACGACGCTTCCATGTATTATAATGATCACATTTAACTTTGTACATTTTGCCAGCATTATCGGTAATTACATAACCTTCGATATCTTCGGAGCCGCCAGTAAGCTTTTCGACACCGAGTTCGAACTGATATGGAGCGTAAACCATCTCTTGTTTAACGAAACTGAATATAGTTTCGTAAGTCAGATTAATATTTTTACTTAACTCTCTTTTTAATGCTTCACTTAGATCTCGATCGATATTTCTACCATTAGCAATATGTAAAACATTCGGCACAAAATCTAAAAGATACATGCGTTTTTTACCATGATAATTAACGATATGAGGATCGTCTGGATGAATTACTTCGAATACGGCAGAACAATTACTTTGTTTAAGAATTTTAATAATTTGTTCTTTAACTTCTTCTGAAACTAATTTCCAAACATCTTTAATATATCCAGCATGTTCGCCTTCAGTAGTCGATTTACTAGCAATAATTAATTCGTTACGACGATGGTCCCAGCTTAGAATACCTAAGAAGCCATTTTCTTTCATCGCAAGTCTAACAGGATATTCTAATTCTTTAATCTCGTCTTCACTATCGTTACGTTCGCCAACATTAAAGAACTTATCGTAACTTCTTGCGAGAACTTCGCCAGTAATAGCGTCTACAAATAAACCTCTAGCTTTAATAGTGATATCATTCCAAATAGAATGATAGAACATTTCTTCACTAAAGTTAAGACTTAAAATATTATTAGGTAACTTTTTAACTTTTACATGTCGACTATTAGCAATAGCATTTACTTCGAAGTCGTCAGTGTTATAATATTCACCTTTAAAGTCTTCGAGAAGTCTTTGATTCGTTTCGATATAGTTCTTATCGTAAACTTCATTTCGAATGCCGTCATATTCTTCGCCGTCTTTACTCAACACAAAGTATTTTAAGTATCCGCCGAATTCGACTTGACCTTCTAATGGAATATTGTGCTCAGTACGTCTTGCACCACGATGGCCGAAAATCTGATTGATCTTAGTATCGCTTTTTTCATAGCATAATTCATAGAAAGACGTTACATCGCTTTCATAAGCACCATGACCATTAATATACTGTTCTGCTGCCATAAGATCGACTGGTTGAGTCATTAAGCCAGCATGGTTAACACAATATTTTTTATCGCCAAATTTAAAATAGAATGCCGGGATCATATCGCGATACAAAATTCTTAATTTTTTAGATAATTCTTTATCGCTAGTATATTCCTTTTGCCATTCTTTTAAAGTTGTTAACTTGAAGCGCGTCATTCCATTGTCTGTTCGTTGGTCGGATTCGCCAAATGCCCAATCAGACCAATGCGCTTCATGATTGCCTTCAAGAAGGACGACATTCTTTTTATCTTGAACTTTAAATAAAGTATTGAGCACTCCTAAGTTTTCGATGCCACGATCGAAATAATCGCCGACAAAAATATATAGATTTTTATCGTTATCGATACTATATTTTTCGTCGTAAATTAATTTTTCTAATACAGTATTACAACCATGAATATCGCCGACACAGATTACTTTATCGTAGACTTCAGATAAATCTTTATTTAAACCCTCGAAATCACTTCGGAATGCTAGTTTATCTAATTTAGTAATACCGGATGGCATCTTAGTACTTACCCAGTTATTATACATAATCCTAATAATATGTTCAGGAACATAGTCTAAATTAGGCCGTATTTCATTTCTTTGAAGATATACTTCTAAATCCTGACGTTCTGGCTCCCAGTAAAACAATCGATATTTATAACGTTTAGCTAATTCTTTATATCGATTAATCTGTTTTGAGTGCCACTTCTGAGAACTACAATGAGTAGCATCAATAATAGTCGGAGAACCAGTTTTCATTCGATTAACGAGCATTCTATCCAAAAGTTCGAATACTAACGCGTTGTCTTTTTGGCTAACACTGACATCGCCAGCGATACTTAATTCTGGAGCTCTTAACATTAATCGAATACTGTCAGGAGATAAAGTATATGCTTCAAGGCCAGCAGCTTTAATAGCTGAGCTTTTCCCAGATCCGGGGCAGCCTCGCATAATAATTAAATCTCGCATAACTATTTAAAATCCTCTAATTTAAAAATTTGTAACCCATTTTTAATGGCATACTCTAATTCTGTCATGCAACCATTACTATGGATATAATCTCCGCACATAACGATAGCATCACAGTGCTTAAGTAAATCCATACAAATTTCCAAGCCGTCATCATAATTTAATTGACCATCTAAAGTGCCAAAATTATGGATTGGGCTAATAAAAACAAAATTGCTTTTATGTTTTAATACTAAATTTGCTAAAACTTTATTAACAGAATTTAAATTATCTTGTACATTGCCATGAGTTAAAAATGGATGACTAATATATACTAAAGTTTTTTTCTCCATATTTCACCTACTTTTTAATGGCATCAGCAATAATATTCACGTAATCATTTAGATTGGCTTTAAACGCTTCATTTGCAGCACTAATATTATCTGGTGTAACATAGCTAGAGGCAATCATAGCAACTAACATTTCTTTAGAAGGAATAAAAATAATACATAGAATACTAAAAATAGTTAGCGCAATTAAAGGTTTTTTGAGTTTATTTAAAAAATCCATTTCTTTTTTTGCACTTATATAAAGTTCTTCTTGAGTTTTTTTATAATCACCTATAGATTCGGGATAAACTTCAATGTATGAATCATATCCGTTAATAGTGCCTTTAACTAAAATAAAGTCAACAATCCAAACAACATTAGCAATCATAATAAAAACAAAAGCCCAGTGATTAAATTTATCTAAATTAACTAATGCTTGTAACCAAAATATAGTCCAAGGGCTAATAATAGGATCCATTATTTAAATCCTTTCTATTTCTTTAAATTTAAATCATTAGGATATTTACCATATGTATTATCCCAATCTTTAATTTTTTTATTTAATTCTGCGAAATAATGATAAGGATCATTATATTCTTCAAGATTAAATTCTAAATCTTTAATATTTGTAATTTCTTGGTCCCAAGAAGAGATAATATCAGATTTTAATTCATGAGCATATTGTGGTTCTACATTATAAAATACATATTCATATATTTGAATAAAATCTTTAATAAAAGATGTCGGTAATTCGATATCTAAGACATCTTCAATTTCGTCGAGAATATATTCACATTCTATGTAAATTTCACGATCGGTAATTTCGATGCCATTAATAGAACCTTTGAATTTTTGAATTATTTTTGCGTTCATCTATTCGACCTTTCCATCAACAACTGAATAACCATATTCATTATAATAATGTTCGACATCAGCAGATTTATCAGGATGAACAGTTACGACATATAAATAAGTAACATCGCTACTATAATTAAAAACAAAAATACGGTTATTAAAATCTTTTTCATTGTAAGCAATTTCTTCTAAGCAGTCTTCATTAAAATTTTTAAGATCTTTTTTAATAGCTTCTATTGCTAATTTTTTATAATGATCGTGTATAAACATAGTTAATCCGCAAATTTGCAAATGCTTTCATCATTTGCATAATCCGTAATCCAAATTTGATATGTTTCTCCATTAATTAAATGACGAACATATTTTTCGATAGAACATGCTTCTAAGAAGCCTTTTTTAGATTTCCAAATAATATTTCGAATATCATCAGTTTCACTATCAATTACTTCGAGCCTAAATTCCAAATAATCATCTTCATACCAATTTAAAAGTTCTTCTTTAATGCGGCTTTCAAACTTGGCTAATTTTTCATTTAAATCGTCATTTTTATCTATAACATATGTTCTATATAGACCAGATAATCTGTTATGTAAATTGATTATATACATATAAATCACCTTTATTTAAATTAAAAGCCTCCCAATTAAGGGAGGCTATTATTAATTATTTATTAGTATAAGTTTTAGTACCATAATCATCACGTTTCATATGAGTGAATGGATCATCGTTTTTATTCACACGTAAACGTTCTGTTTTATGAACAGAGTTATCTTTACCAGCTACAGTATCGATACGATAACGCATGATTTTATTTACTTCTTCAAGTTCTGGTTCAAATTCTTTAATAGCTTTAGCCATTTGAGCGTCGATAATAGCACCATTGTTTACAGCTCTCCAAAGAGCGGCAGCGAATTCGTAACGAGTCATTTTAGCATCGCCTTTAAATGTACCATCTGGATAGCCATTTAAATAACCTTTATCAGATAATTTTTTAACGAAATCATATGCCCAATGATCTTTAGGAAGATCGTTATATTCGAAGTCTACATCTTGACCTGCTTTTTGAGCAGAAAGATTTTTAACTAAGTTGTCATATTTTTGAGAAATAGCACTTAATTGTAATTTAAGATCTTGAACTTCTTTAGCGACAGCTACTTGTTTATTAGTAGTCATAGAGCTATGAGAACCGAAACGAACAGTTGCACCGGCATTAATCATATTTTCACCAGTGCCTAAAGTAGTACCAACACTTAACAATACGTTTTCGTTAGGTTGGTAGAAAGCACCTAAAGCAGTAGCATTTTTACCTTTATAGTTACCAAAACCTACACTAAATTGCCATTTTTCATCGGCATTAAAATCTAATGGATGTAACGCACTTAAAGCGGCCGCATTAGCGCCAACTTTAGCAACTTGACTATCGGTATAAGATTTAGATTGATTTAATATATTACCAGCAGTAGAATTAATTTTGTTATCTAAATCCTTAACGTCGCTTTCTAAAACAGTAATTCGACCTTCATGATCAAGAATTGTATGTTCAGCTGTACGAATATCATTAGCGTTTGTAGTCACTCTTTGGTCTAAACCATTAATACGACCTGTTAATTGATCTTTAGCATTATTAAGTTGAGACACATTAACTGCGTCAGTATCATTTTGACCAGCTGTTACATTAGTGATTGTTTTATTGCCAGCGTTAATGCCGTTATTATTAATAGCTACGCCATTATTAAATTGAATAGAGTTCATATTAGTTAAATCTTTATTGACATGAACTGCGAATTCTTTACCACCATCAATATTTTTTGTTTCTGTAACAGTTGTGTTAGTTCCATCAACAACAGTAGTAAATTTAAGAGCATTAATCACTGCGTTAAGTTGGGAACCATTAATTGCATCAGTAGATGTATCATCTATTCTACCTGCTGCAACATTTGTTAATGTTCTTTTATAATTTTGAACACCACTAAAACCAGCTTTTCCATTAGCACCGATAGACACAGTACTATTAGCTACAGCGCCAGCAAAATTATATTTTTCACCATTAATATAAATGCTGTCTGTAGATACTGCTTCTTCTGTCGTAGAATTAGTTCCTAATGCTACAGAATTTTGTACATCAGCTAAAGTATTATTACCAATTGCAACAGCATCTTGTGCAATTGCTTGACCATGGGTGCCAACTACAATGGCACCTTGATTGTTAGTTGTAGAATTAGAACCAAAAATAAGTTGTTCTGGTTTCTCACCTTTAACTGTGTTATTATAGCCAAATACAGCAGATTGGGCAGATTTAATTTCGCCATTATTGGCACCAACTACAACGGTATTGTCTGCATTAACTTTATTAGTTCTACCAAGTACTACACTAGAGACACCGTTAGCTTCAGAACCATTACCAATTGTGATAGTATCATGAGCAGAAGAAATTGCTTGAGTACCAATAGCTACAGTATAATCTTGATTAGCTTGAGCATTGCTACCAAATACAAAAGTATTTCGACCTAAAGCTTGAGCATTTTCACCGCCAACAAAAGCATTTTCGCCATGCGCTTTATTACTTGTACCACTAACTAAAACATTTTTAGCGGATACTTCATTGCCATAACCGCTAACTTGAACACCAGAAGCATTTTCTTTGATAATGTTTCCATAACCAGATACATTATTGTATTGCCCATCTACTTTATTTTTATAACCACTTACAGAAGAACTTCTTGCAGACACATTGTGTTTTTCACCATTTACTAAGGAATTTTCAGCAGATTGTTCAATAGTATTATTCATACCAATAACTAAAGAATTATTAGATTTATTTGTATTTTTATGGCCACTTACTAAAGAAGATGTTCCACTTACAGTATTTTCTGTGCCAACAGTTAAGTTATTTGCATTACTAATAATGTTAGAATGACCTGCGGTAAGAGTATTGGCACCAGATGTATGGTTTTTATATCCAGCAGTAAAAGAACTTGTTGCTGTAGAATCTGCTTGATTCTCTACACCAAGTACAAATCCATTATCACCATTAGATGTATTACCAATACCAATATTAGATCCTTGAGCAAATACATTACCAGTTGCTAAAGACGCCAATACTAAACCTGTTAATAAAATTTTGTTATTCATGATTTTTTTCCTTTTCTTTCATTAATTCAATAATATCATTTACTGTTTTTTTATGGAACTCATTATCAGCTACATACTCAAAAAATATTTTATTGTCGCCACTTTTTAAAATTCTAATACCATTATTAAAATCAATTTCATTTTCAGTGGTATGAATTAAAAATTCAAGGACTTGATAAAACAATGTATTTTTAAAGTCTTCGAACCATTGATTTGAATCTTTTACGAAAATCCCTTTTCTTGTAATCCTCATTTTGTTCCTTGTTCATTTAACAAAATATATAAATTATCTTTATCTTCTTCTGTTGGTAATTTATTTATTAATACATCTATTTCATGTTGAATAGCAGATGCTTCAGACAAATAAATACTATCGGTTCTTATTAATTGACCTGGACGAATACCTTTACCATAACGAGCAATTTCTCGGCCATGTTCTTCGATACGATTAGGATAAAATTCTGCATCGCCAAAGCCCAACAAAGTTGTTTTCCAAATGTAGCTAGAATTATCAAATATTAATTTATCGACAATATTTTTATAGCTATATTTTTCTTTATTATATTCAAACATAATATCTTTTTTTACATAGTAATAAATTCTTCTATTATCATAACTTTGTTATAATGCTTCCTAATAAAGTGTTCTTTGTATTGATATAGCAATCCCATAATATCATCTTTATTAGAACTAGAAGAAATAACAATTACATTATTATAAATTGATACATCAATTTTAATTTTTTCATTGTGTTTGTCTTCATAAACAAATACCTTGGTAAAAAATCCAACATTTTCATTATAAGAATAACCATAACAATTTCTGCTATTGTCATAAAGTAATGGATAATGTTTTTCATTTTCATCGACCAAATCAAAGAACGTTTTAGCCAAATCACCATTTTTAAATGCTAATGTAGTTCTTTGAATTCTTAATCTTTTTAACAATTCATCTGACATGTTATTTAACCTATTATTCCTTTTACTTTGTTATTGATGTCGCTAAAAACAATTTCGAAATCTTTATCTGATATCCATGAATATAAGATTCTATTCTTTTTGAATTCTTCTAACTGAAAGTCTTCAACATAATATGTCCCACTAATATTTGCTTTTTTAAAGACTTCTATCATAATCTCAAAAACTTTTGTTAACTTATCGTCATCAGTATTTTCAAGAACATCAACAAGATTAGGAGCATACTTTTCAATTAATGACCATGTAATAGAATCGTTTTCTTGAATATATTCAAACAATATTTGTAAGCCATATTCTGTTTTAAAATCGAAGTAGTCAAAACCGTCATCATGATTATTAATATTTTCAGCCGTATATTCTAATACATTTTCTTCACTTTTAATGATCGTCAATACTGTTTTAATCTCGTTGTTTGCTTCTTCAACTCCTGTTATTTCAATTTGACCGTTAAAATCGGCTAAATATTCACAGCCAGATTCAAAATCGCGACCTTCGACGATAGCACCAAAACCGATATAATCTTGAATACTATCAAAAGTAATAGGCATTTTGGCACTAGCGTCTTCGATATCTTTTTGACTAAAGCTTAATATCCATTTAAAACTATTTTCATATGACCATCTACCAATCGAAGTAAAGCTTAAAGGTTCTGAATGGACATAATCAAAATCTTCATCGATTTCAATATCGCTAGAGCCTAATTCAGTATTGCCATAATATCCAGGATATACTTCGCAGAATTCTTCGATAATTTTCTTAAATTTTTCTCGATTTTCAGGAGTATCTTCTAGACCTTTATGATAAAAAGTAATATCGCCATAAAAGCTCGACTCATTTGCCATTAAAATCCCCCTATTAAAAAATAAGCGGCATCCTTAATAGAATACCGCTAATTAATTAATTACGCATTAACTGCGTCTTTAGCAGTTTTAGATGCTTTAAATTTAAATGTTTTAGTTGCTGCAATGTGAATTTTTTCACCAGTTGCAGGATTGTGGCCCTCACGAGCTGCGCGTTCACCGCGTTCAAAAGAGCCGAAACCAGAGATAGCTACTTTTTCACCTTTAGCTACTTCGTTAACGATCGTAGTAAATACTTCAGACACAATAGCTTCTGCAGCTACTTTAGTAGCTACTAATTCTTTTTCGACAAGTACTGCTGCAATTTCTTTTTTAGTCATGTGGATTTCCTCCATTAAAAACAAAAATAGTATACATTTAATATACATTAAAAATTGGTCATTGTCAATTTTTTATTATGTTTCTTAACAAAATTCTTTAATCGAAGATTCTCTTGATTGAGATCTTTTGCTAAAGAAATTAAAGTATCGACCTTTGATTGAATATCTTCGTTATTTTTAATATATTTATTAACAAGCTCGGAAAGACTAGCAATTTCTTTTTTGAGTCTTTCATTTTCTAATTGATACATATTAAGTTCTGCTTTAATATTATTTTTTTTAGAGCCAGACTTAATAATTTGTTGTAAATTATAAGAAATTGCTTGTCTCGATACTCCATATTGATTAGCAATATATTCTAAAGTGTGTCCTTCCAAATAGAGCTTAGCTCTATTTTTTCGAACAGGATCTAAAGAATTTAAATCGACATATTTCATTCGGTCTTTTCTTTCTTTAAGTTCTTGTTTTGAGCAAATATCTTGTTCTGATAATTTTTGTTTGCATTTCAAGCAAACATTGCCTTTGCTATTAGGCCCAAGCAAAGTTCCACAATCTTTACAATATTTAGATTCTTTTTTATACTTTACAATAAGATTATCTAAATCAGTATTTTTATTATTTCCATCTTTAAAACTGATAGAATAAATTGGTTTTCCTTCGGCTAAAAAAGCTTTAGCTTTTAAATGAGATACAGCAAAACGTTTATTATCTGAGTTTCTCATTACGATATAACCTCGCCTTTGGTCATATGTTCCTTTATTAACAGTATAACCAAAATGACGAGTAAATTGTACTATCTTATCTTTATAAACATAAAAGCCATCGACAATAATACAATTTTCGTTTTTAAGATCGTCACTAACCTGTAATGGCGTTAATCTAAACATTCTTTAACTCCATCATAATATTCTTTTGGCGTAATGCCTCGGATATATTTATAAGTAATACTATGTTTAATTGCTTTATTGAGTTCTTTAATTTTCTTATCGTCTAAATTAATCAAATCGGACCAAGATACTTTTAGATAACGAGTTATTCCACATTCTTTTACCATATAATAGAAAGAGATTTCTTGGCCGACAGTTTTTCTAATTATCGATACATTATTTAACTTTTCCATTAGATTTCTTTTCCATTTCTAGCATATTATTATAATCAAATTCGTCGTAAGTATCCAACGCTACTCTGAGAATTGTATCTAGTTTATTCTTAATATGAAAATAAGCTGGATCATGAATCTTAGCATAATAGTCTTTTTTGTGCTCTTCATCTAACCAATCTAATAAATTAGCAGAAATGTTCTCGATAATTTCTAGACGAGTTTCTTTATTCACCATTATCTTAATCTTCCTCGATATTTGAATTTAATAGGAACGAGATCATATTTCATAAATGGACGAATGTGTCCTTCTAATCTTAGCGCTTTTTGTCGATTTCGAATTCGGCCAAAACTATAGTCACTAATTTCTAAATAACGAGATGCTCTAAAATATGGAGATGGCCATGTCCAAGATTCCCATAAGAATTTTTCTCTTTCGTATTCATTATTTAAAGTTTTAAACACTTCGAAGAAATCGTCATATAGTTTTTGTTTTTGTAACACTTCGCACTCAACTGGTTCACCATCTGGATATGTATAAGCACCATCAATGTTTTCTAAGCTAGATGCATTTGTTCCGTATTCGGCTCCGATAATGATAATATATTTATCATTAGTTTCTTTATCAGTGATAATATATTTACATAGACGACCATCATAATTTTTAATACCAGGAGTTTCTGTTGTCATAATAACATGAACATCTTCATTTTCATATTCAACAGTATATTCTTTTTTATCACGATATTTTAACCATACGAGACTACAGTCTCGATTAAGTAAACTATCTAAACGATTTGGAATTAAAAGTTTATTTTGATGATCTATCAAAGTTAAAAAGCAACAATCATTTTTTAAAACAGATAGAACAAAGTTTTTTCCAAAAACTGCTCCATGCCCATCAATAAGCCTAGCATCTGGATTAAAAGCTTTTACAGAATATCCTTTCTCTTTTAAAGAATCAATATATTCTCTAGCTTTATTATTTTGATTTTTAGGCAATAATAGTTCGTCATTTTTCCAAATATAACAGCCATAGTCAATAAATGCCATTATGGAATCTCCTTTCTAATATCCTAATAATGTCATCGTTATTTTTGTCATTAATGCAATTAAGAACATGATAGTTATAATAATACAAAAACCAAATGATACTATCGACACACAAAAAGAAATATGTCTTAAATATGTAAATATTTTTTCTTCAGAATTTCTTGTTATAGTATAAATAAGAGAAAAGACACTGCCAATTAAAATAATAAGTAGGAAGCAAAAAACAAACATTTTACTTTGCATTTAACAATCCTTTCTTTAGTTCTCTATATTTTCTTCGCCAGTTTAAATTATGTTTTCGTTCTCTTATAATGCAATGAGCTAGCTCATGAACAAACGTATCTTCAACTTCGCCGGCGTCGAAATTAATATTAATAATTGCTGGACCATTTTCAAAGAATATAGATTCTCCGTATACAGAATCTTTTTTAGTTTCTCCGATCATAATCTCCAAATTGCAGCTATTTTTATATTTTTCAGCAATATACTGAAATTCTTTTATTCGTTTTTTTCTTAATTTATGATCGTAGTATATTTCCATTACTCAAAATTCCAGCGCTGAATAGTATAATCTCTCTCATTAACATTTTCTTTATATTCTTTTTGAGTACAAATACGAACATCATGAAGACTCTTTTCTTTTGTAATTGCTTCAATAAGATTATCACTGACTTCTTTTAATGTTTCATAATCAAATTTTTTTGCAGAATCTAGATTAAATTCACAATAAGACCATTTTTCGTTACCCGGCTCTTTGCCAGAACAATAAATGTGAATATTTTTTGTTCCGTCTTGATTGTCTTCAAGAACAATATTTTTTAATTCTTTCATTTTTTCCTCTATAATCATAATATATTTCTATTTATTATTTTCAACAACCACGATCATACCCTTTAGAATATCCATCTTTATAACCAGATTTATATTCTTCAGTATCAGTGCCAGCTTCATAACCTTCGTTATAAGCATCTTTAATTTCTTCTTCGGCATGCCAGATCATTGCATCGATACCTCTTGCAAGAAGCACACCGACGAGATATTTTCTATCCATTACATTTCTCCTTATGAATATCGAGTATCGGAATCACTACAGCCATCGAAAAAGCCTTTATTATAGCCGTCTTTATAGCCGTCGTCATACGTAGCTTTTTTCTTTCCTTTTTTAAAGCCTTTTTTATAAGAAGCATTAACTTTTTCTTCGATGACATCTAACATTCCATTTAATCCATTAGACCATAGCTTTTCTATAAGTTCATCTTTATTGATTTTAAGACTATCTTCTTTTTTCTTTTTGCTCATATTATAATCCTTTTATAAACAAAAAAAGACGACCCATTGAGGGCCGTCTTAATTGTAACCTACTAATTTATTGATACTATTTTTAAAACTCGCTGGGAATTTATCTAAAATCAATTGAGAATATTTATAGGTTTTATATTCCCAGAATATATCATGCCATTCTCGATATGGTACTTTAGTAAGTAAACTTAACTTAGTTAGCATACAAAATGGCATATCTTTTTTGCCGTTACAAATTCTTTTTAATTCGAACGGGCTTACGTTTAATAGCTTAGAAAAATCTTTTATATTATATCCACACGATTTTATATATTCATTTAGAACAAGACCAGGATTAATAATATCACACATTATCGTTGATAAGCTGTCCACATGATAGTGCCACCATCGATGTGAGCAGGGTTCATATCTTTTGTATGCACAATACCTTCGACACGTTTATATTGAACGCCATAGTTCACATAAGCTTTATTGTCGAGATATGTTGCACCGACTTTAATTTTTAAGTTCTTTTCATGGTTGATCTTATAAACGTCGACAGATTTTTCTTCTTCGATAATTTTAGTTTCGTCAGATTTTTCTTGAATCTTATTTTGAGTATCTTGAGAAATATAATCTGAACGTCCACCGCGAGCAACATGTTGAACTTCTCTTACGACAGTTACTGGCTGTTCTCCTTGAATATATTGAGTACGAACGACTTCTTGTACGATAGGAGTACTACGTTGCGAGATAAGATCTCTTCGTTCGTTCTCAAACTTTAATTTGGCGCCGCCTTTTAGCTTTGCCTGATCTTCTAAGCTATATGTTGTAACATGGTATTTACCATCATAAAATTTTTCTTGTAATTGATCGTATTTTTGTTTAAGACTTACTCCCCATGTAAGGATAGCAACAAAAACGGCTATAACAACCAAACACGCAAATACAAGCTTCTTATGTTCTTTAACCCATGTTACAAAAGAAGTAAATGCAAACATAATTCTAATCCTTATTTAAATAAAATATAAACTTTTATTAGGCACTATTTATATTACCAAGGAATTAGAATACGTCGTTTAACTCATTTACTTTTTCGACTTTAGGAGTTTCACTGTTATAAGATTTAAATACTTTATACTCAGACGGAATTTCTTTAACGAAGCGGCTTGGTTGCATACGTTTAGGCACGCCACCAATTACGCAATAATTAAAATAGCTAATCATCAACATTTCTTTAGCACGAGTCATAGCTACATACCATAAACGACGTTCTTCTTCGATACCATGTGGTTCATCGTAAGAGAACATATGCGGAACTGAACCTCACATGACTAAAATCATATGATTCTAAAAGGAATATGAAATTCCTTTATTAAGAAGTTTGATCTAATAGATCCTTATTCTTTTAGGCGTGTCCAGGGCGCCTCTACCGTATAAGACACTAAGATCTACAACGCTACTTTTACGAAGAATATTCAATGCTCCATTACAATCTGCATTAAAAAGATAACCATCTTTAGTTTGATACAAACCTCGTTTAACACGACTACCGCTAAACTCATAAGTTTGTGGATTATCCATGTTATATGTCGGTAAATTATCATTATCAAAGAAACTAGCTTTAGATGTATAAGATTCCTCTTGCAAAACATAATTAATATCATATCGTCTGCAAAGATATTCTAATTTTTCTCGAATTTTACCAAATGGTAACTGAGTAAAAATTTGATTATTTCTCTTACCTAAATTAGCTTTATTTTGAAACGATTGATTATATCCAATGACTAAAGTTCCAATATCGTTAGACAAACAATAATTAATAATATATCGACAAGTTTTGTTGATATAATCATCAACTCTATTTTTTCTCTTGCGAGAAATTAAATACTGTTGTTTTGTTTGCCGCTTAATATTTTGTTTATCTTTTATTGATTGTAATTTTGCATTTTGTTTATTAAAGAATTGATTAATAGACTTTAACTTTCTTCCATCGATAATAAAAGATTTACCTGTATTTGTAATACAAGTACATAAATTATTTACTCCTAAATCAATTGCTAGTGCATTGTTAGTATTTAATTTAATATTTTCTTCTTGAATCTCATAAATATATTGAATCTCGAAGAACCTAGCGTTAAATTTAGGAATAATTTGAATTTGTTTTACCTTTTTGTCTTCTAATATTTTAGGAACTTTAACCTGAATTTTAGTCTCATATTTTTTCTTAAAAGTATAAGAATATGGAATAGTTAAAGTATTATCATCTTTAATTTTAAAATCTGCAATGATTAAATTTGCATATCCATTTTTTGGTAAATAGTTAGGCAATTTTATATATCTAAAATTGTATTTACCTTGTTTTGCCAATTTAATTAAAGCAAAAAACGACTTAAACATTGTGTCAACATTTTTAAGAGTTTGCTGAGCCATATTAGAATTTAATAATTTATAACTTTGACAATTTTTCAATTCATGATAATTTGATTCATATCGCAAATATTGTTTCTCTTGAAAATAATGTTGTCTTACATTATAAATTGCTTGATTAGTCAAATTCTTGGCTATTCGACACAATTCTCTTAAAATATTATACTCTTCTTTAGTTAGATGCTTTACTTGTTGCTTTATTGTTAGGTACATATATTATAATCACCTCGCTTTCTAATATTATATTACAAGGTAATTATATCATAAGCTTACTGATAAAGCAAATTTTTAGTAAAGTTTTTACAGGACACTTTAGAACCATGTTTCTAAAATCAATTAGAGGTTTCGTTCAAGCAAAGACGCTACTCTTTACTCGGCGCCACTACGCGCACCCTTGATTTTCACCAAGGCACAGACTATATCTTATCCATATCGCTAATGCGACTTAGGCGACACCACTTCCCCGGGCTTCCGGGTACGATCCTCACGAGATCTAGTCGTTGAACGTTCTTCATATAAAAATATAAAGCTTCGCTGCTGATTGTCCATTGTATCAGTACTTAGGATTTAACCTTATACCATCTCAGAGATTTATTTCTACTTTCGTAGCCTTTGCTGTTATCAGCAAGGCACTCTGAGCTTTAGGAGTTTCCAGCAATTCAGTGTCTTAGTTGGACGGGTAAGAACCGCCACTAGATACTAGTTTCCCAATATCCTTACTATTTTGCCAAAATATATCTCATGACTAAAGTCACGAGTGTTATTTTAGCGTCTTAATAAATTTTCGTTACCACCGATAATGAATACAGCTTCGAATTCTAAGCCTTTAGAGGCATGAATAGTCATCATGCTAACAGCATTTTTCTCTTCGTCGATTTCAACGTCGAGACTTGTCGACATAGTAGCCTCAAGAACTTCTGGAATTGTCTCGAAAGCATCGGCAACACGAATTAATTCACGAACGTTTACCATACGTTCCATAGTATTACCATATACAGGACGTACATGAGATTCTTGATAGTCGAATAATTCTAAATATTTACGAATAATAAGACCTGGCAATACATTTTCTTCGGCATAAGCTTTAAGCTCATTCCATTTAAATAAAAATGTTTTTACGCCGGTATATGCTTTACCTTTAATATCGTTAAGATTAGAATTGGCTTTATTTAACACATTATTAGATTCTCCTACCATTAACTTATTAAAAGTAGCTTCACCGATACCGGCTTTAGGAATATTAATGATACGTTCTAATGCTTCTTCGTCACATTCGTTTAACAATAATCTTAATACACATAATAAGTCTTTAACTTCTTTACGAGTACAAAACTGTACACCCGAGATTAAATCGTAAGGGATAGCATTACGTAAGAAAGCTTTTTCAACTAATTCAAATTGCTTTCTAGTGCGAGCTAAAATAGCAATATCTTTATACTCGAAACCATTACGCAATAAAGATTTAATACCGCGAACAATATAATTAGCTTCGTCTTTATCGGACTTAACTTCTTTAATAAATACAGGAGCACCTTTTTCTTGTTCAGAGAAAGCTTTTTTGTCGATAATTTTAGGATTATTATCGACAACAGCATTACTAGCTTCTACGATAGTAGACGTAGAACGATAATTTTGTTCTAATACATATTGCTCGAAACCATCTTTAATAAGAGATTCACAAATGAAATCAATGTCGGCACCACGAAATGCATAAATACTTTGATTATTATCCATTACTGCGCATAAATTACCATTTCTGCGAATAATCCAATTGATGTATTCCCAATCTTTACGGGAACTATCTTGAAATTCATCCGCAATGACATATGTATATTTATTCCAAACATATTCCTGTACTTCGCTATACTTGCTAATTAATTCTAAACCATAGTTAGCTAAATCACCGAAATCCATCATATTATCGTTACGAAGTTTTTGTTGATATTTTTCATAAACTAAAAATACAGTAAAATGATCGTTTTGAATCGTTTTATCGTTACGAGCAACGTCGACTGTAATACCATGAGTCTTCCAGTCAGGAATTTGAGTTTTTGCGATATCGTATAATTTAGAATTTTTACCGCAAAAATCTTTAATAATTTTTTCTGTATCGTCGCTATCTGCGATAGTGAAGTTTTTATCGTAGCCAACTAGATGAGCAAAACGACGGAGCAACATAGAACTGAAAGCATGATACGTACAAATTGTAACGGCTTTTGCTTGCGGGCCAATTTTAGCAATCATACGTTCTTTCATTTCCATAGCAGCTTTACGAGTAAAAGTAAACATAAGAATAGAACCAGGATTAATACCTTGTTCGATCATATATGCTGTACGAGTAACGATAGTACTAGTTTTCAGATAGTTATTAACGTTAGGCTTTTTATCCTAACCTCTGGAACTTTCGTTCATTTTCATCGAATAGTCATTTCTATTCCAGCTTAGCGTACCTTTTCATCTCTCCCATAATGGCAAAGTCTAAACAAGTGATGGGGCCTCTTGGAGATATTATATTCTTTATTTAAATAAAGGTTCAATCTCTACGCGTTGCGCCTGTTAATAATTTTAAATATTAACTTCGGTCTCTGATTAGCATATGCTTTTGCACTTAGCCTTCCAGCTTAATTCCCCATTAATAATCTAAGATCTTCGTTTAGAAGTTGATCTTAGACGGCAATGATTTTTAATTAAATTTCAATACCAGATCCAGCACCTGCATTAACGATAAATTTACCTTCAAATTTCTTCGCAACAGGCAGTTGTTGTTCATTTAAATTTTTTAATAGTTCTGACATAATATATAATCCTCTCTAAATATTTTAATTACTTAGGTATACATCTTATTATATTATAGGCCATATGCCTAAATAATTAAAGCCGATAGAAATTAATCTATCGGCTCTATATATTATTAAATATTATTAATGAATTCAGGAACGCCATCATAGAATTCTTTTTTCTTAGAATCTTCTTCAGTTTTACCGTTCAACATAATTTTTTGAATTTCTTCTTGACAAGTTTGGCCTACGAAACCTTGAGTTTCATATTCAACAGTACCGTCAGCCTTAATAGTAACTTCGATTTTTTTCATTTGAAAACCTCCTAAAGATAGAAATAGCGGGGAACGAGTCCCCGCATATCATTATTTAAATTATTATGCCAAGCATTCCAATTTAATTTCTTGGTTACTTTGAGCAATAATATTAACCATATAACCAGCGGAACGAGCAGCTTTGACTACTTTATAAGAATTATAGATCATACCCAATTTTTCGCTGAATTGTTTAATATTAGTACCGGAACCATAGAAATCACCACGAACTTCGACAGAGAAGTCTTCGTTAAATACAAGACCTACATGAGCTTTATGATTACGATCATGGAAAGATACAGTAGCATTAACTTCGCGTTGGTCACGAGGAATAACGATCATACCGGACGCATCAAGAGTTTTGCCGTCAAAATCGATATCGAAGTCTTTGTTAAATTCTTTGTCCATCATTGCATCCATAAAGTCTTTGCGAGATACATCTTTAAGAGTTTCTACTTTTTGTTTTAAATATTGAGACATAGCTATGTCCTCCTTATAAAAAATATAGATCTATATGCAAACGGCAATATACCGTAATTGCTTAACTATTCTTACGAACAAATTCGAATTCTTTTGGAAAATATTTCTTAATGAATTCTTTTTTAACAGTATTTCTAATGTTTTCGCTGTCACCACTATTATAATGCGGATTGCCAGGAGTGTCAAGAAATATGTTATTTACACTAGATAATAGATCGACTAAAGTACTATATACGGGAACTGTTTGTTCAGTTAGGACTTTAAAATCTGAAATATTTTGAAGACAAATGTTAACGTCTCGAATCAAGATATCGAGCTCTTTTTTCATTTGTTCTTCCGCTTTTTTATCTAACTTTTCAAACAGTAATTCTGCCTTTTTACGATTGCTTATTTGTCGATTACTATTCGGATCGAAAGTAACGATTGCCAAGTTAAAAATCCTTTCTATTCAGTTAAATAATTAGATTTGCTAGACTTTTTTACTGGCTCGAGTAAGCTCGCTTTCTTTTCACTTGCATATACTGCAAATTTACGAGCATGTTCTTCCAAAGCTGCAATAGAATCAGAAGAACTTTTAACGACAGGAACAATTGTCATTACTGCTTCTTCGATAAGACCTTGAGTAACTTCTTTACGGTCGTTAACGAACAATACACGTTGAAGATTAATGACAGTTTGTTCGATTTCGGCACCAGTAAAACGATCGATGGCATTAACGAGATATTCTAAATCTGCTTTAGATTTGAATTTCAGGCCATACTTCTTAATATAAATAGATAGGATTTCTTGAGCTTCTTCGCTATTCGGAACACTAAAATACCATTGAGTATCGATACGACCAGCACGCATTAATTCTGGTGGTAACTTAGTAATATCGTTACTAGTAAATACGGTAAAACTATTTTCATTTTCGTGTAAAAAAGTCAACATACGACTCATTACACGAGCAAGAGTACCAGCGTCACTTTGGTGACTTGATGCATACATATGTTATTAACCTGTATATTTTTACATACAGCTCTGGAGGTTTCCCTCATTTTCATCGATTAGTCTATTCTAATCCAGTTTAGCGTAACTTTTCACCTTATTAAAAGATTCATAGGGTTGGGGCCTCTTGGTAGGATTATATCTTTTCACCTACTACGCGTTGCGGCTGGCTTAACTCTATTAAGCCTTCACCTCTGATTAGCATATTGTATATTAATACAATTTAGCCTTCCAGATTTTTTCCCCAAAGCTAGTCATCATCTTCTGAATCTTTGATGATGACGCGGCTATGCTTAACCGCCAAAGACTTTTTCAGCTTCGTCAACCAAAATGACACATTGTTTAAGTTCTCTTACTTGATTTAGTGCTCGTTCCATATTGCCTTCAGAGGCACCGACTAAACCTTGCATAATTTTACTTAAATTAATATTTACTAACGGTACTTTTAATGTGGCCGCAATAATACTTGCTGCTACAGTTTTAGAACAACCAGGAACACCGAAAGCAATAAAGCCTTTAGGCTTCTTAATCCCGAGTTGTTTCGCTTCATCTGTATAGAATTTAGGTAACGTGGAAACATACTTTTTAAAAGCATGATAGCCACCCATGTCATTTAAGGACATTGTAGGATGAGAAATTTCTAACATGCTACCATCGAAGTTTTCAGTTTTAAACTTATGAATATCGGCTACGCTTATATTACCAGATTTTGAACAGTATTCTAAACATTGAAGCATTTGAATATATGTTAAACCTAATAGTGCTTCGACGCATTGTAATTTTTCGTCGCCAGTGCGATATTTATTTAAATAAAGCTCGATTTCTTTAGCTGTCAAAGCATCTAAAGAAATTTTATAAGCGTACTCAGCAAGCTCTTCTGGAGGAGCAAATGTTGCGACTACAAACACTGGTGCACCAGTACCCTTAAAGGACATAACGTCTAAAAGAATTTTAGAATACATCGGATTCTTTAATGGCATAGGTTCTACAAACAAATGAGGACTTTTCTTCTTTTCTTCGTTACCGATTTCGAGAAGAACGTTTTCATATTTATTAAGATCAGGGTTCACTTCGTTCTTGATATCTTTAAGATAATTGAAGGAACACTGTTTATTATTCGAATCTAAATTTTTAAGTTCTACAGAACCGTATAGATAACGTTGAGCGCTAATATATACTTTTTTAATTTCTGAATTAGTAAATGCGGCTCCTAAAGAAAAATCTTCAAGATTTTGACCGGCATCATTTAAAGAATTCAAAACATAAGAAACGCCACGTTCTAATTCTAATGTTTGGATCCAAATGAGTGGACTATAACCACTTTTCATACCAGATTTAGATAACTTATTAAATTGCATACTTTTCCTTGTCTCCTTTTAGTCTGCTAAACTTCTTTGTTCATCTTCAGGCAATGCTGAATTAATTTTTTCGATAAAATCCATTACAGCAGAAGCCGTTAATGAAACTTTTAATTTAGTTTCTCTTGTAATGGAGTCTTTAGGCCAAGCTTCCATTTCTTTATACATTGTCGTAAATTCTTGGTCGCATTTGCTCCAAACTTGGTCCATTAAATTACGAGCCAGTAGAGAATCGACCATTACTTTAAATTCGTCCATTTTTTCTAAGGACGTTTTCTTAACGATTGCTTGTTTAAGCAAAGATTCGATTTCTTCGTCCCAATCAAAATGGTGTTCGAAATCGATATTTTCTTCGTTTACAACACCGGTAACTTTAAAAATAGCATCGTCTTTATTAATGGTCAACACCGAAGAAAGTTTAAATGCTTTTTCTTCCTGTTCGTAATTAAATTTATTATTAAAATAAGTATCCTTAATGATTACTTCCATTAAATCCAACGCCCCCGTCTTTTTTAATATACATATCTTCATATTGATTAATATTATTATAAGCTATAATAGTCTTATTATCTAAACTATATTTACTTAGATCGATTACTTTTTGATTATTACTACCGATAAAACTACGCATTACATTCGTATGAGTGTCGTCATAAATACGTTGATGCTCATCATATTGTCCATCGACAAGTACATCGATCGTGTTAAATAATTGTTCATATTTCTCTTTGTCATCACGCAACATATCTTCATATGTATGCCAACTGATTACGAGAATATGGTAATTATATTTTTTAAGTAATTTACATAACTCGATTAAACCGTCCAATTGATCGGTAGGTTCTCCTCCGACTATTGTAACGCTTTTAACGCTACACATTTCTTCTAAACGGTCTACGATAGACTGAATCGATACATGAGAGCCTTGCTCTCGTTGCCATAATTGATAATTAAAACAGCCTCGGCATGGATCTCCTTCCTCGGCCTTACGGCAACCAGCGAAATATAATTCACTTCTGAGATTACCTTGTAAACTTGGACCAGCAGTCTTAATGTTTATTCGGTAATCGTATAGATTAATATCCATACTTCCTCCAAAAAACAAAAAAGCCAGACCCTTATCGGATCTGACTTTTATAAACATCGTGCTTACAATTTAAGCAACGGAAAATATCTTTATCTTTAAGCTGTAAATATTCTTTTTGTCGAGCGTTATATCGAAACTCGTAAGTTTCGACTTTCTCAAACACACGTCCTCCACATCGAGGACATTTAAAATACAGCTTATCTTCAGGATCTGTGATTAACATATTATTCACCTAAGAAGTCTAAGAATAGACCCGCATATTTTGTCGTTAATACGTCGTTCGGTTCAATACCTTTAACTTGTGTAAATTCAGTTAATTTTTCGTTAAATGTCTTACCCATTTTATTTTTAAGAGTAACGATTTTTTTCATATTAACAAAATTCTTGATCATTTCGACATCTTCTGGTTTAAGAACGTCGATATCGAGATTTGCGGCACACCCTTTAAGAGCGCTACTTACTGCCGATTTATATCCACTTGCATAGTCGAAACGGCCTTTTTTATCTGATTTACGCGGACAGTTAGAACCAATATCTTCTTTTACGATAACGATTGGTTCACCATTTTTATCGTAAGTATTAATAGTCAAACGACCCTGAACGTAAAAATATTGATCGTGAATATTTTCCTTGCCTTGAACTTTTTCTTTATCGTAAGCTTCATAAACTTCAGTCCAGCTTTTAATAATCTCAAAAGACCATTGGCCGTCAAATAATTGGTTAAGTAATACGGTAACATCACCGATACTTAAATATTTGGCACCTTGGTTTAAATATTGATTAGATTTAAAAAAGTCTGAGCTAACATTTTCACTTCTGAAAATATCTTTAAGAGTAATCATAATAAAATCCTTTCTGTTAAGATACTAATTTATATATAGATATTATAACAGAAAGGATAGATTTTGTCTACTTATTTAATACTTTAAGTGCAGAACTTACGGTAATTAACAATTCTTTTTTGAATTGAATTTGTTTAAGAATGCCGTCAAGGAAATTATAACGACCACGAGTTTCAGCAATCAACTGGAATAAATCGACAGTATTTTTACCGATTTTATATTTTTGAGCGGCCGTAACGCCAGATGCTTTACGTTCTGTTTCGTTAGAACCTTTAGCATTAGTTGCTTTAATAACGGTAAGAACGCCGTCTTCTTTATTCGTTAAATTATCTAACGCCGTTTTTGTTTCCATGAATTTATCATGGATATAGCTATGTAAGCTATCTAGTTCAGATGATACTAACAACACAACATTCGGAGGAATGTTAGATTTAATTTTAATACCGTCAATACGAGTTAAGATTTCAGTCTTAAGATCTTCCCAATCCGGATCAGCAATCGGATTAGCAAAGAAATCGATGACGTTATTAAAAGAATCCCCTTTAGATTTTGATTTATCTGTTTTTTCACAAGATACAGTTTCCTTTTCGACTTCATCGACAACAAGTTCTTCTTTAGCGTCAGAAATAGTTTCCTCAACTACTGGAGCAGAAGTTTCTTCGACTACAGGAGCAACTTCTTCAGTAGTTTCTTCTGCCAAAAGATCAAGAGAATCTTCTTTCATATCCGCTGTATCGTCAGCGAGAAGATCGATAGGTTCTTCTTCTGATGCTAGAATTTGATCGTCGTTTTCATTAACGACAATGTCTTCCATATCGTCGAAAATATTAAAACCTTTTTCACTCATTACTTTTCCCCTTTAATTAATTCAGGATGATGCTCCTTGATATCATCAATTAAAGCATCGATATCTTTTAATAATTCAGCTTGGACAGCGTTTTTATTTTCTCCGTCGAAAGTAGCTAAATAATTTAAGCTATATAACGGGAAAAAATCGTTGCCAAGTAAATTAAATTTTTTACCATGCTCTTCTAAGATAGAAGGGCCATCTTTAAACATCTTTAATGAAATATTGCCGAAAAGTACAATCATTTTTGGCTTCATATTATCAATTAAAGCGTTTAGATATTGTTTAGCGACAGCTTGTTCAGAAGTATTAGGTGGACGAACTTTGATTTCTTCGCCAACTCTAACTTCTGGACAATACGGAATACAATCAATCCAAATACTAGATTCTAATTTTAAATTCTTAGACTGAAGATATTTTAGAATGTTATAGTATTTGGAATCTTTCCCAAGAACTACAGATTCGCTTGCCATCGGATCTTTAACAAAGAGGATATCACAAGCGAATTCTTTATTTAAATTAATAGGAGTAGTTCTACGTTTAATAGTTTCAGGAATAGGATATTGATTGTAAGCTTCTAAGAATTCACTATATAATTCTTTCGCGCTATCTTTTCTATATTGTTTCAACAGGCTCATTTAACTTTTCCTTTAAAAGAGCAATCTCGGCTCTCAGTAAATTATTTTCAGCTATTGCCTTATCTTTTTCTAATGTAGCAAGCTTAATAAGATGATCGGCTCCTTGAGCCTTTCTTCTATCTTCGATCATAGTCTTAACCATCGACATAATAATCTCTTGATCGACTACGACAAATACATCGTCATCTGTTTCATGGAAACAAAACTTTAGATAATAGAACTCTTTATCTTGAGATTCTCGTTTTAATTTATCTAACCATTCCTTATGAATAGTAAATGTTTTCTTTCCACGAGCTTTGTCAGCTACTTTAGTTTTTAATTCTTCACTAATACTAATGATACCTTTAATTTCCTGATCGCCTTTAATCTTACCGGCTCCACTATTAGGAGTCATTCGATTAACGACGTCGTGAATTAATGCTTCGTTAGCATTGTGATTCTTCATTTCAAAAACAGAGCCCATCCTTTTATCGGGACGGGCTTTGAATTTGACTTGTTTTCTTTTATTTTTTGCGAGTTCATTATCGTGTTTAATACATTCGGTACACTTATTGCCAGTAATGCTTAAGCACGAATACCAGTCGTCGCCAAATAAACAAGACATAATTAACTTTCTTCTAGTTCTTCTAGCTTAGCCTCAGAGTCGCGAATTTCTTCGACTTCTTTTTCGCTAAGATCTTCGAACGTACCAGAAACCATGTTAAGCAACTTTTTAAATTTATCTGGATTAGCTAGCATATCTTCACGGAACGCCATTTTACCGTTCCATTTATCTAACACTTCTCCAGTATTAGAATCAATTTGTTGCATCCATGCACCAGCTTTATGAATGATACCCATATCGACTAATTCATCCAATGTACTTAAAATTTGTTCAATGCCTTGACCAAATATAGCAAAGTAGCTAAATTTACGATACGGGAATTCACCTGGAATACAGTGATTTTTAGTAATCTTGCAGTTAATCTTAATACCGTCTTCTTTGCCGATAGGATCGGTATCAAGAACACTACCTTTACGCATTTCGACAATCATCATGCTACCGGTTCTAATTGCTAGACCACCAGCTAACACAAGATTGTCGCCATACATACTAAAACCACCGATATTCGTAGTTAAATGCTGAATCAAAATCATAGCCGTATGATATTTACTAATTAAAGAAACAAACTTAGCTATAATTCTACTATTCATACGTGCTTGGCTTTAAGCCTATGGACTATATCATTATCCTATCATACATAGGATACCTAGTTTTTGGATTTAATGGAATTTCACCAACCCTAAATTGGGTCCTACTCCTTTTGCCATTTTTATATTTTAGCGTCTGGCCAATGGGATAGTCTCTGAACCTTATTCTTTTAAGAATATTGGCTGCTGATTATCTATTATTATGTCACTTAGCACTATTTCTAGCTTTTATTTCAGCATATGACAAACTAATTATTTTTTCTGTCTTTCGACAACATTCACACTTATTATTTCTAATTATGTTGTAGTTAATTAGTTATTAAGAACTTCCAGCAATTTTCTAGGTTTTCACACTGTATTACTACAATATGCCTTCCAGCACGTAGTTGGAGGCAACGCTTACGTCTTTAAGACTCTTATTTGCTTCAGATTCAGGAACTAAAGCTTTTAGAGTATTAATGCAGAACAAGTCTATAGCACCTGTCTGGATTAATGCTTCAGCTTGGTCAATACAATCTTCAGCTGTATGGTCTCGATCATATTGAATGAAATAGAATCGTTCAGGATCGATACCAAATTGATTAACCATATAATCTAAACTTAAAGATGCTTCACTTTCAATCCATAATGCAAAATGACCTTCTGGATTTTCACGATGCATTTTACCGATTGTTTCGAGAACTAAACTGGTTTTCCTTCATACCCTCGGTTTCCCGATATTTATTAGGGGAGTAGACTATATCATCATCTTAATTAAGATGTTCTGCGCTTCCGTTACAAATGTAACGTACTCCTTTCGGATAGTCGTTGGGGCGCGATTAAGCTGCCTGCTGATTACCTCATAGGGCTTCCCAGCATATCACAGAATTTGCATATAATTATCACTAATTATAGGGGCAAAATTACTTACCCGAGTCTGCAACGCCAGCAATAGTCGTAATTTTCCCGATCGGAAAACCACCGCCAGTTGCTGCATTAAAGTTAACAGATGGTGTCGGAATAAATTTAATATTAAGTTGTTCCTGAACTTTAGGATCGCTTAATCGACCGACAACCATATTGTTCTTTTTCTTAGCCAAGTTAGCCATTACAAGATCTAATCGTTTACGTCTTTCGACGTCAGTTAAAACTTGAGAATTGCTAACTTCGACAATTGATTCAGCTTTCTTTCTTGCCACTTGTACTTCCTTTCTTATCCTTAAAGGACTTAATGATATTATCTAAAAGATTAATAGCCTGAACGTAATCTTTATTAGTTTCGCCAGTAGCTTCTTCATAAAGATTATTTCGTTCTACTAAGTATCTTAATGATACACCAAGTACAGGTACAATTGCAAGGTCTTTTTCTGTCCCCTCAGCATTAAGAAGTTCTTCGATTACTTCAGAAAAAGCTTGAATAATTTGCTTATTTTTTTCTGTAGTATCGCCTTCTAATACTTCTGAGAACATACCGACGTAAGATGCTAAACTCTGTTTAATTGCGTCGATTTTCAATATTTTACACCTTTCACGAGTTCGTATTCTTCATACTCAAGTCCGTTAAATAATGGATGTATCTTATACATACCGTTATACTTCTTTTTATATGATTCGAAATCTTTATATTTAAGTAAGGTAATTTTGTAGTCGACGCCTAAAATATTATTATTTAAATTCGACATTACTAATGCAAATTTAAGTTTAGTTTTACCTAATGGTTTAGGAACTTTTCCTAGCTTACGCATAGGACCATCATCGACAAGTTTAACGTTATTAAATTCATCGATTAATAATAAACTATTAACCGACATATCTTCATTAAACTTATTAACGACTTTATATATTTCTTCTTTAGGTTCGAGCTTAACAAAATTAGCCTTACCCGATGATTTTTCTGTTATTCGAAGATGTTCGTTTTTAAATCCGATATCAACAATTAACATATGGTTTTGCGTCGTTAAACAATAGAAATAATTAGTATAAATCGGACAGATACTACAAATAGCATCGTCCTCTTCTAATTTAATTACTTTCTTCGTTCTTGTGATATCGAACATAACACCAGGAACACATTTATAATAGCCGTGTTTAGTCACGATAAGATAGTTAACTTCTTTATCGTAATTTAAATAATTATTATCTTTAGTATAGAAATAATATACACGATCTTCTATCTTTAAATATGTTTCTGGATTTTGCGCAACACGAAACACTTCGGCACCAGAAAAACGAATAATAGGTTTATTTAGATTTATCATCTGGTTCACCTATTAATGTTAAACGCTTATCATTTTTAAAATATTTTTTAAGAACATTTTGTAATTCACGTTTAACTTCCTCGAGAATCGAGGTACTATTTTTTAAAATGCCTTTAATTTCTTTGTTGCGAGCTTCCAATTCTTCTATCTTAGTATCATAATCTCGTTGACTTAATTTAGTAAAATCATTGATTTTCATACCTAAGATATAATCGGCCGCTTCTTCGCTGATATTAAGAAGTTTCATTAATTCACTTTTAGGTTCGTCGCTAGTTTTAATTAGTTCTAAAATTTTAGCACTATTAGCGATTGCCAATTTAATATTATTATATCTAAACAACAGTTTATTATTTTTATTTAACTCTAATGTTAATTTATTTTTAACAATATTATGATAATGAATTAATAACTTCTTAATAATAGAAACTAATGGCATATGTTCGATAACTTTATCGTTATGAATAATAGTAAAAATACTATTAAAACTATCTTCTAATTTCGTCTTCTTAAAGACCTGCTTAATTAAGTCATCGACAGATTGACCGCGTGCCGGTTTAATCGAAATATTAAGAACACCTTTTGCCGAGAAATTTTTAAATTCTCCGCACAATTTATTTTCTCTTAATTTCTTTAAACCAGACATAATAACACTAACATTAGTCGTATACGGAATAGAAGTAAATACTAATTCTTTTTTATTCTTAATCGTATATTGACCACGGATAATAAACTTACCTTTACCGCTATCATATACAGACTCTATATTGTCAGGATTCATAATAATTCCTTCAGTCGGAAAATCAGGTCCTTTGATATATTTCATTAAGAACTTAGTATTAATATCTTTACCTTTATTAACTTGATCGATCGTCTTGATTAAAGCCGTGATAACTTCTGTCGCATTATGAGACGGGATCATAGAACTTACACCGGCTGCAATACCATTAGTGTAATTACACAAAATATTCGGGAAAAATCCTCCTAAATATTTTGGTTCTAACCCTTCATTGTCATAAGTCGGCATCCATGGAACCGTAGCTTCGTTAGTGTCTCCTAGGAGTAGATCTCCAGTCTTGCTAAGTCTTGCTTCAGTGTACCTAAAGGCAGCTGGTGGATCATTCTCTATCGATCCAAAATTGCCGCTACCATCTCCTAATGGATATCTAGCAGAGAATGTTGCCGTCATATTAACTAGAGCACCATACGGGCCATCTAAGCTATGTGGATGATATTGACCGACAGTATCGCCGACAATCTTAGCTGATTTTCTATGAGGTTTATTATTATTTAAACCTAAATTATTCATCGACAATAATACACGTCGTTGAACTGGTTTTAAACCGTCGTTAAGTAACGGAATTGCTCGTTCATATACAATGTGATTAGCATATTTACTAAAATTCTTAACGAGCAAGTCGCTTAATTCAATTTCAATTTCCATTGCTAATTACCTTGATATCCTTAACGAGAACTTCATATGTCTCACGTTCACATTGATTAATTTTATCCCAGTATTTTCGATTAACGAACATACCTGTAATTTCGACATTCGTCTTTAACGGAATATCTCGTAAGATATTTGCATTGAGATTATGGCCGACACACGGAATAAAGTCTTTTTCGGTGCCATTATTACGTTCGACCATTATAATATCATTACAGATATTATGGCCACTCTTATTCGTAACTTTATTAATTTTAACGATTTTGCCTTTAAGCTTTGTTTCGTTAAACTGGGATACGTGTTGATTAGCCTGGGTTAAATAACCGTAAACTATTAATTTAACACCGGTATCTATTTTAATATTTTTAGTTCGAATTTCACCGAATGCGTTAATGTGAGAACCATCTTTAAGATTATATACTAATCGAACATTATCTTTAAAGTATACAGGAATCTTAATATTTCTTTTTTTAACTTTCATTGACACGAAAGCTTTATATATATCTTGGCCATGAACATCTTGATGAGATACAATGATCTCATCAATTGTCCCAGCTATATTTAGAAAATTATTCACTTTTTAATGTACTTTCTAAATTCTAATTTAAATCCCGATTTCTCATCAGTATCTTCTTTAGTATTAACTAGAGTAAAATCTCTAGTAATCTTACTATATGGGAATAATGTATCGCCAATTTTAAAATCTTCGACGACAGTTAAATAAACAGCATCACAATATTTTAAAAAATCTCGATAAATCGTTCCGCCGCCAATAACATAATAATCATATCCTTCTAACATAGTTGCTCTACATTCTTCGATCGAAGAAAATACTCGTACACCGGGATATAAAAAACCACTTTTACTAATTACCCAGTGCTCTCGATTAGGGAGAAGACCAGGCAAACTTTCGAAGGTTTTTCGGCCCATTATGATAACTTTATTTAAAGTTTTCTTCTTAAAGAATGCAAGATCTTTAGGAATATGATACAGTAATTCATTATTCTTGCCGATGTAATGAAACAAATTCATACATCCGATCATGTAGATCATACAGCTACCTCAAAAGGAATTTTACCGCTATGCTCATAGTCTTCGAGAATTAAATCGTCGATTCTAAAGTCATAAAAACTTTTTACACGAGATTTAATTTCGACTTTTGGAGCATAATGGCTAGCATTACCTACTTGAATGAATGCGCCACGCAAATGATTTTCATACACATGGGCATCATTAATCATAATCGTAAATAAACCTGGTTTTAAACCACAGGTTTGCGCCATTAACAATAGTAGGAATGCATATTGAGCCATATTGTATGGTAAGCCTACTAATGTATCGGAGCTGCGAATATTCAACAATAGATTAAGCTTTCCGTTAGTGACATTCCATTCAGTTAAGAATGCACAAGGTTGTAACGCCATATTATTTAAATCTTCGACGTTCCATAGACTAACTACCATACGACGACTATCTTTATTAAAATGAAGATCGTAAATTAACTTATCGACTTGGTTCATATAGATCTCACCATTTTTACCGAGTCGATAATTTTTAATTTTACCTTCTTTTTTAAGCGTCGCTACGTTTTCAACTAAGACATCAAAATATTTATATTCTTTTCCTAGTTGATAACCGTAAGCTAAGCCGATAGTACCGTCTTTGCGTTCCCATTCATCCCAAATGGTAACGTTATATTTATTACGCAATAGTTCAACACTATTACTTTGATCTTGCCAGATCCACAACATTTCTTTAATCGCTGTTTTAAGTCCGACAAATTTTGTCGTTAATAAAGGAAATTCATCTTCGAGATCGAATTGAAGCATCTTATGCGGTAAGCTAAACGCATTAATACCGGTACGATTTTCTTTCAATTCGCCTTTTTCGATGATTTCACTAATTAACGGAATATATTGCTCGTCAGCCGCATTCCGATAATCTTTATTAACGTCTTTAATAGTTTTAATTAATTGTTTAATGAAGCCCACTTAGTCAACTCCAAAATTATTTAACACAAGATTCTTTCTAGCTTCAGAATCTTTTCCCATTATATCAGATACCATCTTAGCACACTTTTCAGCGTCTTCGATCATAATCTTATATAAATGTCTTTTTTTAGGATCTAAAGTACTTTCCCATAATTGATCAGGATTCATCTCTCCTAATCCTTTTATGTATTGCACATGCCATTGGTCTTTTTCTTTATACTTAGCTAGTTCTTCTTTCGTATAGATATATTTATGGCTATTGCCTTTAACAAGTCTAAATAAAGGAGGAGCAGCTGCGTAAATATAACCATTCTCGATTAATTCTCGATAATGATTATAGAAGAACGTAGCCCAAAGGCAAATGATATGAGCCCCGTCGTCATCCGCATCTGACATTACGACAATCTTGTTATATTTTAAATCTTCAATATTGAATGATTTATCGATACCGCAACCTAATGCGTTAACAAGATCTAATAGTTTGTCAGACGTAACAGTACCACCATTCTTTTCGGTATTCATTACCTTACCGAAAATAGGAAGCACAGCTTGATATTCGGGGTCACGTGCTTGCTTACTAGAGCCACCCGCAGAATCTTAAGGTGATTTTGTTTGGACCATATCTTACTTGCCTAAATAAGTCCTACCTTTTCGATTTAAAAAATCTACTCTACTCAGTTTATATATACACTATATACTTTTCGATGGTCTCTGAACACGTTACAGATATCCGTTTTCTTTTTCCATTTGTTTTCTAAGTTGAATTGCCATCTCTATTGCTTCGTCTCTGCCATATTTATTTTTACTAAAAGATTTAGACATTTTCTTCTTATTAAGATCGTACCAATAACAAGATATACTATTTTTATCTTCTGTGATTCCTCGGCAATTAAAAATGTTAGTTTTCCTAACGTTAGTATTTCTATTATTAATAGAAACACTTACAACTCTTAGATTCTTCATTCTATTGTCTAAACCATTTTTATTAATATGATCGACAACTAATCCATCGTGTCTCTTTAAAGACATCACTATTCTATGAATTCTATCATTTTTATTTGCTGCATAATATGTTTTAGCATGATGATCTTTATAAACGGATATTTTCGATTTATTTAAAATTGAAACAGAATCTCTATCTACAATCATTTTCTTTACTCCATATGCTCTTGTATAGATAAAGAAAATACATATATTTTTATAGCATCTATAATAATCATAATATTTTATTCCATCTTTTAATGTCTTTTTTGCCAACTTAAGCGCAAAAGGTCCATATCTATTTATGGAATAAGTAAAAGTTTTATTATTATAATATACAGTATAATGATTTTTATTTTTACTAAGTACGATTCTATTCATTTTAAATAAACCTTTCTGTAATTTCGCTGCGGATAATTTATAGTTTTGACGATGTTACTATACCTAAGCCATTATGCTTCGCCATTATTATATCACTATAATAATTTAGTTGCCAACACTAATTTAAACTTCCCCGCAATTAGATAGGTTTAACGAGAGCAACTCTGCCTTTTACCCTCGACAATAAACAGTTCGCATTTTTTAGGATCGTCACTATGACAATCACTTAATTTTTCTACAACAGTAGACTTTAATGCTTTTTTTTGTTTTCTTGCATTTTCTCTTGCTTTTTTAGCATCGAGTCTAGCTTTAATACTAAGATTAATTTTACTAGCCAATTGCTTAGCAAAAGTTTTTTTCTTTTTAAGCTCATCGCCGAAAGACTCGGAAATTAATTCTTTAACTTGATCTCGAATCTCGGGCATCTGTAAATATAATTTATTTTGACCTTCGAATTTAGGTTCGATCGTCTTAATATTTACGATAGCTACAAGACCTTCGATCGCATCGTCTTGTGTTAAATCTTTAATATTTAACTCTTTTAATGCTTGTACAACACCAGCCTTAAACCCATTTAAATGATCGCCGCCGTTTAAGGTATTGATATTATTTACAAACGTTAAAATCGTGTTAGAATATAATCCATCACAATAATTTAATACGACATGAACAGATGTATTATCTTTTTTTCCTTTAAATTCTAATGGCTTACCAATAGTTTCTTTAGGAGTAATATCTTTTAGATAATCTAAAAGAGTCGAAGATTTTAAATTAATCCATCCGTTGCCTAAATTATATTTGATAGTAAGACCTTCGTTAAGGTAACTTAACTGTTTAAGCTTCTTCTCAAGATCTTTAATATTAATAGGATCTGGATATATTTCAGGATCTAATCGATATTCAATACGGGTACCCGTCTTTTTGGACTTACGTCCTTTTTTAAGTTCTTGACTTAAGATACCTTTTTTAAAACCGATAGTCCATTCATATCCATCACGCCATACTGTGGCATTAAAATATTCGGAGACTGCGTTAACGCAGCTACTTCCAACCGTTTCCTTCGACAAGATTCGCTAATTCTTGCCAGTTCTCTTATGAACTTCTTCATATTGCTATAAAGACGAGACTATATCTTCTAAGACTTCTGTTTCCAATTAAGGGGATTTCACCCACCGCTTGGTCGTACTCCTGTTGCCATATAGGCCAAAGGGATAGTCGTTGAACTTTTCATATGACTTAGCTGCTGATTGCCCGCCCATACGGGCTTTCCAGCAATTAAGAAGTTTTTACAACGGCATAAGTTTACCGTTTAATCCACCAGTAGCAGACATTTGTCCACTGATGGAATTAAATTTCAGTTTTGTTATCGCAAAGGCTTTTTATCCTCTGCTTCTTATAATTTCTTATAAGCTCAGCATATCTTTTCACGTATTAAATTCTGAAACGTGTTGCGGCCTCGTGGCAGGATTATATTCTCTTATGAGTTTCACCTACTATGCGTTGCCCCTGATTAGAATTTTAAATCTAATCTTCGGTTCGGATTAACATATGTATTTTTACACTTAGTCTTCCCGCTTAATTCCGCAATAATCATATCTATTCTTCATCAGAAATTGAATAGACACGGCTAATATTTTTTATTAACCACCGGCATGCAAAGACCCCAAAGCCAACTGCACTTGAGGAATTTTATATTTCTCATTAAGTGCTACCGGGATACCACGACCTTCGTCTGTGATAATCATTATTTGAGTATCGGGATTGTATTCTACAGTTATACATTTACCGAACCCAGTAACGAATTCGTCGACAGCGTTGTCGATAATCTCGTGAGCACAATGATTTGGGCCATTCAAGTACATTTCTTTTCGTAATCGAACATTGTCCGGATATTCGAGTACTAAAATTTCTTGTTCAGCCATTAATACACGTGATCCTCATCTGCAATTAAATCATAATATCGATACAATAATGCACGAACTGTTTCATTAATAGATTCGTGTAAGCTAACATCTTTATTTAAAGTTACCTCTGCTTTAAATTTTCTAGGTTTAACGATTAAACCATTAGAAGTTGTTAACATATCGATACGTCCATGTCTACCAGAAATACCAATTCTAAATACGAATTGGAACAGTCGTCCATCATAATCGACTTGATATGGTGTACCATATTTTTGTTTAGATAAAGCTTCGCCGACATGTCCAGCGATATTATCGAGGTCACTTTTCAGCTCTTGCTCTTTTTTAATAGCGTCTTCCCAGGCTTTAATTCCCTGGTCAATATTATCTAAATAATCCATTAGTATCCTTTCTTTTTAAAAAGAAAAACTGGGTGCAGCGATCACCACCACACCCAGTATACCATAGATTAACCTAATAAATCTACAACAGGTTTTGTGTCGGCTTTTGGAGCATCGGCAAAGCTATCGAAGTTAGAAGCTTCGGATGCACCAGAACCATCACGATGTTCAAAATACATGCTATCTACGATTACGTCAGTAGTATATACTTTAGTACCGTCTTCTTTTTCATAAGAACCAGTACGAATAGCACCTTGTACAATAATTTGTTGACCTTGGTTTTTGTGAATAAAATCGGCAGTCATGCCAAATGCTGTACATGTAATATTATCCCAATCTGGATATTCAGCATCTTTTGATTTGAAATTACGTTGAGAGGATAAAGAGAAACGCAACATAGATCTCTTTTCGCCCTCACCTGGTTTGTAAGTATAAATACCTTTACCTTCAGAATTAACACGGCCTTGAAGAATTACTTGATTTAACATAATAATAGTTTCCTTTCGATAATTAAAAAATTATTTAAATAATATATATCTTAAGCATTAAATTATGCTTTAAGAACAGATAAAATGGCTTCGATATTGTAACGATTTAATTGTTTAACATCGTTCAATACGCCACCAGATAATGCTTCCATAGCTTCTACGATTTGTTCGTCAGTATAACGATTAATTTCTTCACGCAAATCTAAATAGTGAGCTAAGTAATCCAAATAATACGGAGTGATATTAGACAAAGAGACTTGGTTTTTGTCTTCGTCTTCAAGAATTTCGTCTAAATATCCTTGTAATACTTTTTGATTTCCAGCATCTTCTTTTACGAACGTTCTGATTTTGACAATTTTAGCCGCCATTTCTTTAGCGATCATTTCTGTCATTTCATCTTCACGTTTGTATTTGCTAACATAGCAATCGAGCTGACGCTCATCAAATTTAAGAGCTTCGACTACTTCAGGATCAGCTTCACCCTTTTCTTCGAGTTCTGCTGTTTCTTCAGCAAAAGATTTAAAACCGTTATCGGCTTCATAGTCGGTATCTTCAGAACCTAAGAGTTCCATCGGAGATTTGTCTTCGATTGGATTACCGTCGAAGTCAGTCACTGGAACTTCTTCAGAGTCGAGGATTTCTTCGGTAGAAGTTTCTTCTACCTTTTCTGCAGGAGCTGGTTCTTCAACAATGACTTCTGATTCTTCAGCTTCAGTAGCAACTGGTTCACTTTCAGTTTCTTCCTTGACCAGTTCAGCTTTGGGCTTCCGACCACGCTTTTTAGGCTTTTCTTCCTTCGGCTTCGCCTCATCTTCAGCCTTTTCTTCGACTTCATGTTTTACAGCATGAGCATCGAGAGAAGAAATAATGCCACTATTATACATATCCAATAACAATTTACTAGATGCTGTATTAAAAGTGGCAGGGTCTTCGTCTAACAGACGTTTAGCAATGACCAACAAATGGTCAAATGCTTTTTCGGTGTAATTCAATTACTTTGCCTCCTTTAAATAATATGAATATTTATTATTAACATCTTCAGAAGTAATACGAATTTCTTTCGTATTCTCATCGATGTCGAATAATTTATCGTCGACTAAACCTTGTACGACACTTTTAAGTGCACGAGCACCTGTTTTTCTGTCATACGCAAGTTTAGCAATAGTATCGACAGTATCGTCATCGAAAGTAATTTCGATATCGTACATACCGATTAATTCTTTAATTTGCTTAAAGATTGCATGTTTCGGAGTCGTTAAAATTTGTTTTAAGTCTTCGACACTCAATTCTTTAAGCGGACAAATTACTGGTAAACGACCTAATAATTCTGGAATAATACCAAAATTATCGAGATCTTCAGGTAAGATATAATCGATTACGTCGTTATATTTAGATTTTTCCTCCAATACGTCTTTAGATGCTTCACTAGAGAAGCCGAGGCCAGTATCTAAATCTTTATTTAACCTTGCTGCAATCTTCTTTTCAATACCGGTAAATGCACCACCACAAATAAATAGAATATTAGTAGTATCGATTTCAACAGTAGGAGATGACATAGCAAATCCACCTTGTTGATCGTTAGACTTAATAGCGACTTTACCGCCTTCAACAAGTTTTAATAATTCGTATTGTACGTCACGACCACCGATATCACTACCTTGAGAACCAGCATTTTTAGGATCTCGAGCCGCAATCTTATCGATCTCATCTATGTAGACAATACCTTGTTGAGTTCGTTCGACATCGTTACCGGCTTCACGGTATAGTTTAGCTAAAATACTATTAACGTCTTCACCAACGACAATTTGTTACCCTATAGGCTTTTTATCCTATAGTTCTTACAGTCACCTGTAAGTTCAGCGTACATTTTTTCAGCAAAAATATTATACAAACTGAAGTAATCACTCTTGGGAATATTTTATTCTTATTATTAAGGTTCAATTCCTACGCGTTACGGTGTCAAAAGTCTTTTAAAACTTTTGATTACCTCGGTATTTTCCACATGGGCACTTCACCGATTTTGATTACTTTAATTACTCTGACTTATTTGTACTTTCATCAGAGAGGGCTCGTTTTAAAGATAAATATCTTTTCATTTTTCTATCAAGAAAAATAGAAGCATTAGAATATAAATAATCATAAAAAGATAATGTTAATTTTTTTTTATAAAGAACTAATTTTTTATATGTACCATAATCATCTATTTTAAATTCAAAATTTAACAATATTTGATTAATTGATTCTGCTAATAAAGAAGAGCCAATAACTATAACTGTTTGAA